TACCACCCGCCATGAATGCGAAATCACTTGTGAGGAAGTCGATATCATGCGTGAAGTATTCGTTACGAATAAAGCGAATGTTTGAGCTTTCGTTAACAAGCGCAGTTTCGAAACGATACTGACGACCCAAATCATCAGCGTAATCTTCCAGAGTGCATTGCATCTGTTCGATAGGCGCACTGCCTTGCTGATAGTTTTGGAAAACTTCTACGTAGAAAAGTTTCGCGTTATAGATTTTACGATCACGTACTGCATCCAAACCTTTTGGAACGGCTGGACGAATCTGAACGCTAATCTCGTTATTCCATTCGCCTGGGTTTTCGCAAATGATGTAACCAATAACGTTGTCATTGAGAACATCAGTTGGCAGGAAACCTAACTGTTTTGGATCGTCAACGCCAACAATATTTCCGGCATCATCCACGTAAGGAGTGATACTGATTTTTGGAACTACTGCTTCTGGATCATCGACTGACACAACCAGTACGGCATATTTTGCATTCTTCGTGAGTCGCACATAAAACAGTTGATTAGTCTGTTTAGAAATTTGACGCGCGATGTAAAGACTCAATCCGTATTTCGGATCGCGTTTACCGAAAGTATTGCTGAGAGCGGAAGGATTAAGAACAGGTACGCGTTGATTAACAGGCCCGCGTCTTGCTCCACCTACGATCCCAACGACTGACGTTGACAGCGTATTACCTTCACCCGCAGAAAGATCACGGACTCCAGTATAAACGCCAGCAGACGTATGATTGCTGTTAATTGGCATCTTCATATCTCCTATAAGGACTAATAAAAATTAGTGAGATCGCAGGAGAAATGAAAAAGGGCAGCACATTTGGCCGCCCTTTTGGATTAAATTTGAATCTGTTTGTAATCAGGATTAATGCTTGGATAAAACTTTTCAAAAGTTTCGCGAGGAATAACGCAACCTGAAGCATTAGGATGACCACTACCGCCGAAACTTTCCGCAACCATTTTAGCAGTGTACGGACTATCTGCATCACTACGAACAGAACAGAAAACTTTTTCAGGTTCAGCATTATTCGGTGCGCAACGAACAACCAGAACTAACTGAACGCCAGTTTGATCGCGAATACGTTGAGCGGCATCAGAACCGATTGCACGACTCGTACTCGTAATTGCGTGGCGGTGAGGAATGATTTCATTCGCTTCAAAGATTCCACCGTTAGCAGCATACAGTTTATCAATATGCTGATTACGTTCTTCGATACGTTCAAAACCACGAGCGATAATCTCTTCAACGTTACCGTTCAGAATCAGGTTACGCGCATAAGCAACAGTGTTAGGCACCGTCGAATACAGCACACCAGTTTCTTCTTTATCGGCAAACATTTCTTTCGCATAGCCGTCATAGAAAGCGAATGCGCGAGGCTTATCAGTCTGCCACGTATCGCGATCACTAACCAATTGAACAATGCGAATCAGATTTCCGATCATTGCCATAACGCGTGGCGATGAAGGAGAAAAATGAGTGAGTACGCCAAAATAACTTACCATCGCGCCGGAAACATTCGAGGCGAAAGTTACGTTAGTGCTTGGCTGAACAACAGGCGATTCACCGGAGTTTGGATTCGATACAGGAATTGCATTGCAACACTCGCGATACTTCTCAAGGTCACGCACATTGTGATGATCGAATACGTACAGGTTATTCTTATAGAACGCCGTCAAGTCTGCAAGTTGACGCTCATTAATTGAGAAGTCAACAAAGTACAATCGATCATAGGATCGAATTTCTGGATGCAGGTGAAGAGGAATTCCGTCTGCCGTAACGATATCAGAGTCATTAGGTTGAACATAGTCCAATGCGATGTAATGAATTTCATCCATTGGGAACGCCAGAGATATTGTTGCAGCAGCGAATGATCCATCAGAACAGGCATTATGATAAAGAATCAAAATTCGCATTAGGGGTATTCGCCTCGTAAGATTGCTCGCATTTCAGAGATTTTATTCCTGAGTGCAGCTTCGTATTGTTGTCTAGCAAAAGCACGTCCTTCTTCAATTTCCAGAAGGTGCAGCGCCCAGCTATTTGATTGACGGATTAAACGAATCTCATTTTCCAGAATAGCTTTACGCATACGCAATGCGATAAGTCTTTCCATGAGATTTGTTTTACCAAACGGTTTTCCAAATACTTTTTCGTAAATGGATTCCAGAACTTTTAAATTAAGGACTTCAAAGGCTTCGACAGCAGAACGGAACAAATGAACTTTGCTTGTGTTGCCACAACGATCCGGATGTGTTTTAGAAGCAATGGCGAGATAAAGTTTGCGGCATTTCTTACGCAGGGAAGCCGCAGTACCATCGTTGTGGTTGAAACCTTTATCATCTTCGTCAATGTCTGAAACTTCATCGCGGTCTTGAGCACCTTCCATAGCTTCACGCAGATAATCTTCAATATCCTTATCGGCACCGCTCTTGCCTTTCTTGTGGCGGTCGGTGTCGTCGTCCGGATCGTCTTCATCTTCGAGATCGTATTCAGAATCAACGTCTGAATACTTCTCTTCGATTTGAATTCCGAGTTCTTCGATTTCATCCAACAGTTCGGCAAATTCGTTCTCGTAATATTTACGAGTGTTCTCTGCGCGAACTTCTGTCATTTCCTTTTCGAATTCCAGACGCTCAATTTCTTGCGTGAGTTCTTCGTACTGAGACAAAGCATGTTCTTCTGCATCAGCAGTCATGACTGTTTGCGCTTCTTCGGTCAGGTAGTCAGTTTCAACGACGTGTTTAGAAGTGGATACAGGCACAAGGCTAAAAGATTTTTCCATTGATGTTGTCCAGTTAGGATTTTTCAGAGAGCAGAACCGAAAGCGGCATAGCCACCAATTCTTTGATTCGTGCCGGACACGTTGGATGGCGTTTGAGATTCTTTTCCAACCACTGCTTATTATTTCCTGAGCGCGAAACGCTGCAACGGAACGTAGGCAGATTGAGATCAGAGTTTTCCAAAAGAGCATTCAATTCATCCAGTAGTGTCATTATACGTTTTCCATCATCAAGTCGAGTAAGTTAGCTACAACGTTATCTGGCCCGATACTAAGAGCGCTATCGCATTCCAGATACAAACGGTTATTAAAAAGTTCAGTCGGATCAATCGTGCCGCCTGTCACAACGAGGCGAGGAATATCACCAAACATTGAAAGCAGATCACGAAGACGTTCCATTTTATACTGAGTGCTATCAATCACAACGTTACTGATAACAATAAAATTCGGGCGACCTGATTTCACACGTTCGTAATCAAGTTTATCGCCATACAACGTAACCCACTTCGGTTTACGTGAAGTTGCTATAGAATCCATATACGCATTACGCATAACATGAAGCGCGAACATCTTCGCTCGCGTATCATTCGGGAAACTACTCACAACATGGATGCCGTCAGCTTTCAACGGTTCATCCAAAAGTTTCGCGGCCAGATTTAGCTGCTTGCGTTTCGAAACAAGTTTTGTTTTGAAGTACGGTGAAATTGTTTTGTAATCTTGCACCGATTCCATCAAATCGTATTCACGCTTTTCGCCGAACAACATTCCTGGGTCACAGCCCAATGTACGCAGCTTGTTTGAAACTTCTGTTTTGAAAGCGAAATCCAAAAGTTTTGCAGACATAATCAAATCCAGTATTAAAGAGCTTATGCCTTATATTTACAGATCTGGAAACACACGTACCATGCTAAGAGTAAGTGTAGCCTGTCCTACCGCACGATCATAGAAACTGCCTTTATGATAAGTGCCGTCCGGATTAAAGAAAACATCACCCATATCGTAGGACACAGCATAGAGTTCGACAACGTTAGGGATAGCAATAATCCCTTCAATTTCGAAAGTTACAGGTTCATTAGTGCGAGAGAAAACACGCTTAACCGTATCGGCATAAATCTTTTGGATAAGGTGAGGTGGAATTTCAATAACGACTTTTGAAGTGCTGATAGTTGTAGGCATGAAGGGAATCTCTGTTACCAGTACGGCGTATCGTACTGAACTAACGAATAACTAAACGTAACTTTCCAACCTGAAGTTGATTTTTCAGAAGGGAAAATTTGATAGTCATGAATTAAGCTACGGCCTACTTCACCGTCCGGAACAGTCGCCATATATTGCTCATAGTATTTCGTTCCTTTAATTACTTCAGCAACTGCGTCTGGACTAATGCCCGTCTGCAAAGCTGTTTCAGGAATTTCATACGTGATTTTATGGCGTTGTGGAACGTGTGCAAAATAAGCGTCAACGTCTTTTGAGATCCATTCGAAATGGTTGAATCCCAACACACGAGCCACCTGAGCACTAAGCCCCGGAATCTCAATTTTCTGGAACAGGTGCTGAACTTGATCCTGTCTCATTCGTTTCCTCCACTGATTTACTCATGACAATGCTATCCGGATCAATTCGGAAAGAAACAAACATATCGAATGTTGATTCGTCTTCCTTATGAGCGCGGAATCTTACATCGCCGCAGATTGTAACCTTATCGCCGTAATCGAAAATTGAATTAACGATAGAACGCACAACAGATTCACGATGACAACATTCGTTGAAGGTTACAGTCACCTGACGATCACCAATGAAGCCATCGCTGGCCTCATGGGAGATTCGCATACTCTGTTCACGCCCCGCACGGATAATATCTTGAACCGAAATATCATACATACGTTTTATCCAAATAAACTTCTTCGTGATTGCTCGTCGTTAGGAGTAAAGTAATCCGGAAGACCATCACCTAAAACATCATCGCGATCAGTCACACCGAAATATTTCTCCAGTTTCGCCGGAGTACGTTTCGCTTTTTCGTAGCCAAACTTCCAACACATTTTTAATACCGACCGCGCAAAGCCCATAGACTTATCAAAGTTAGGATCGATAAACATTCGGATAACCGGAGTTTTCTTTCCTTCCATCGGCGTTAGAATACGACACGATTCCTGTTTCCAGTTCGGTTCGTTATTCATCGGCATTATGTAATACAGCGTATCCCATTTAGGAATGTTGATACCGCGCTGCATAAGTTTTCGCATTCCAACGATACAACGAATTTTACCTTCGCGAGCCGCATCAACAATCGGCTTACGACGTTTCGCCTCACGCGCACCGCCTAAGAATACTGCCGCCACTTCTTCGCAATAATGCTCGTTGATTCGACGCACAAGTTTATGCGCTTGGTCAGTAAACATAATCGGAATTGCAAGCGAACGACCTGCATCAAGATCTTTGATAATCCACTCAAAGATTTTGTCGTTACGATCTTTGTGGTTCGCAAGAAACTTATTGAGATAAGTCCAACCTGCTTTACCAGCAAATTTCTGTTTGCTATGAACGTGCTTCGAAGTTTTATGAATCGTAATCTTCGGAACCATTTCATCAACAAACGCTTCAGCAACCACAGGGCCAAACGTACTTTCGACGCGATAATGCAAACTGTCTTTTCGTTTTGGCGTTGCAGTCAGACCGTAACGATATTTCATTTTCAGGCTGGCAAGAATCTTCGTGTAAGTCGGAGCACCTGCCGCATGAATTTCATCAACTACGATTGTTCCAAAGTGTTTGTTCAGAAGTTTTAAACGCTTCTTCGCAACCTTACTTTTTTCCAGTAACGATTGATACGTTATCAGGATGATCTGGAAGTTCTCAAAGTCTTCGAGTTTTTTCGGGAAACCATAAAGTTTCTTCCCATGTTCTTCTTCCAGTTCAGGAAGATTCGTCATGCTTTCGATTGTCTCATAGAAACCATCGAGGAAGTCTTTCTGGTCAGCCATGATCACAGTTTTATATCCGTGCGTACACGCAACATAAGTACCGCAAACTGTTTTACCTGAACGTGGCGGCGCTTTTAATAATCCGCACAGTTCATCCATTAAATCGGATACAGGTTTTTTCTGATACTCACGCAACTCACCAGTGAATTTCACATCGTAGTCATAAGGTACGCGAGTAGTTTTATTAATGAAGCGTACACGATCTAATGGCAGTCCGGTCAACTTAGGGAAGCGGTGCATTTCGCCATATGGAATCGAAACAACTTTTTTCCCTTCTACCGTGTCAAGTTTACCCAACACAGTTACGCCGACCAAACCGCCAGTTTCGCAAACATTACATTCCGCGCTAGGGCGCAAAGGCCGAAACTCACACGTCTTACAAATACCATCTTCAAACTGGTAACGTGTGAGTTTTTTAATAATCTTCGGCGCATCTACGACTTTAACAGGAATATGTAAGCGACTATCCACGACGATACCAATTCGATCATCGTCTTTCTTTTTCTTCGCCACGATTATTTCCTATTCGTATTAGGTAGACCGTATTCACGCTGATTAATAATGCCTAAAGTATCGACCAACGATTTAAACGCATATCCAGCCTTGTCTATATCTTTTACATATAAATCAATTTTGGAAATCAACGTACTTAAATTATCGCAATAGCGGTAATACTCAGCCATAATATTTTTTACAGCACGTTCACGTTCTTTCGCTGCGCCTACCGCTTTCAGATCGTTGCCGTATGACACGGTGATATAATCTTGAAAGCGACTCAATAAATCTTCCAGCGTTTTATGACTGTTAGAAATGATGGCGAGAATTTCTGTCATGCGCGAACGATAGCTCTGGTCTTGCACGATACTTTCTGCCAGTTTATTGAGTGCGTCCTGACTACCAATGTTAATCGAGCGAACCTTACGCATTGCAAAAAGATCATCCACCTCCCGCGAGTATTCAGCGAGAGGCAACTGGAATAAATCTTCGTGCTTAAACAGCTTACGGATTTTCTTGTAACGCGGATCGTCTTTTACTTTCAGTCGAATGCGAGACAGATCATCCATTGGCGTTTTCTTTCCCATATCAATCCTTATCCGTAACAAGCAGACTACTTTCCGGAACCTTAGCAGGAACCGCAAAGAAACTTCCGCTGTTATCGTGGTAAACTAACAGCCCACCGGACTGCGCCTCCGTAGGACAAGTGAAAGTGTGAAGAATTTCGCTTGGTGGAGAGAACGCAACCGATAGACGATTGAACTTACACCAACGCGCAGTAACTTCTAAAAGTGATCCAACAATCGTACCCGACAAACGCAAATAAGATTGTTTGAAATTAGTTCCGTGTTGCAGTGGAGCAGCGCTATCACAATCTATTGAAGTTCCGTACACAGGCTTAGTGATAATGATGAACCTGCGAATCCCGCGACCACCTTCGATTTCAAAAAGTATATCGCGAGGGACTTCGGAAACAGGGCCAACAATTTGACCCCGACGAAATGAGATTGAACTCATACTGGAATGAATCCAAAGTAAACGAGTTTACCTTCTTTCAAATCATATTGTAGACTCATTGATTTGAATTTCTTCAGCGTACCGTGCAAACCTAAACGGTGTTCGTTTTCTTTGCCGATGTTACGCAGCATTTCACGCAGAATACGAATATCAAACTGCGTTGCGATTTCACGTTCAACCGCTTTTTCCAGATTGACACTATCACGAACGCTGCCGCTATCGTTATCAAAACCGATGTGCATGTTTTTCTTTTCGAACTTAACATCAACACGAGTATTCGCTTTCACGTCAACCAGCGTCATGATGTTTTCGAACGGCGCGGTAATATCACCTTTCAACGTGAGTGCAATAAGCGGAGCGCCCATTGCATTTTCCATCACGTCGATATACTGATAATCCTGATCGGTACTTTGAATCGGCGGTAACGTCAGAACAAATTCTTCTGACTCTGCCGCAAAGCTGTTTGAGTCTGCAAAGAAACTCACTTTGTTTTTACCGCAGAACTGCATAACCAGATCGAACATTTCAACCGACAAGCTGAAACGAAACGCCGCTACTTTTTCTTTCAGCTTCGTTGTGAACTTACTGCTTGCCCAATTCGAAACCGAAGACACGCGCATATCTTTCTGGTCACATTCAACGCGACAAATAATTGATTCTTGAGTGATCGTATCTTTCAGACGACACAGACGCACACCCTCAACCATTTTCTGAATAACTTCTTCAGACATTTCATTGCCGCCCTGCAAATGGTGACGCAGACCTTCGTTAACCATTGGAATCTGTTCAGGCGAAAGAGGACGCACTTTAAATTTAGTTTGATAACGTCCTTTCACTTCACGCATATCAACTTCGCGCCCTTCATACGTCGCAGTCATTGAACTACGTTTCGCAATCAGGCCAGCCAATTGAACCGGATCGATGTTGAATACCGTATCGCCATCTGCCATCGCATTTGGAAGCAGATAAGCAACAAACGTGTCCGGAGTACGACCGATAACAAACACTTGCGACTTGTAGCTACAAATTAAATGAATGTGCGTCAGCTTGTCGTTACTTTGAGAAAATCTTGTAACGTTATCGACTTTCTTTAAAACACCAGCCAACTCTTTGGCATCAAATTTAAATCCTACGCCCGTTGCTGGACGTTCAGGCAACTTACACTTTTTCATTCGACTCCACCACAAATTGAATTTGATCATTCACACGCACGGATACGATCCTCTTATTTGATTTACAGAAGAGGCCATTGATAATCCCAATGAAATCCGTTACGTGACTGCCTGAAGTAGCGGCGTAAACTTCAATATCTTCCGGAACATCGTTCGGATTAAGGTGCCACAAAGTTCGTAGCACCGCATTGAAAGTTTCGGATCGCTCTACAAGATTTCTGTTTAAAAACTCACAGACCTCTTCTATGCTAATCACTTTTTCGCAATTCCTTTCATCGCACGTTTGAGTAGTTTGGTACTGATTTTGATTTTCTCTTTGGTAGGCGCAGCAGCTTTAACCTGCGATGCTTTCCAATCAGCCAGCTTCTGCAAGTTGCTCGGAATCTCTTTCTTCCATTGCTCAACGTTTTTCTTATCTTCGTTGGTCAATGGATTCTTCTTAGACTTCGAACGCATTTCAATATCGTTTGCCCAAATCTGTTTCTTCATCCAGACGGACATGAGATCGTATTGGTCTTGCATAATGCTATCGAGAGTTTTCTCAACGTCCAGATCTTTCTCGCCCAATTCATCGCGCTTGATCTCCAGACCTTTACGCAGAATATCGAACAGAGCCTGATAGCTGAAATCCCAACCCTCAACATCTTTTTCCGACGCACCGATTTCAAAGTCGATTTCCGGAATAGACGTGAACTCAAATCCTGGGTGACGTTTCTGAACTTCCTCAACAACCGCACTTGTCATCGCACGTTCGATCATATCAAGCGCAAGGAAAATCCAGTTGTAATCACAGTCAACCGTCAAGCTATCGTGAACCGAAACGTTCAGAACGAAATCAGGATAAACACCGTTCGCTTTCCAGTATTCATATTTCATGCGATCAAGAATTCGAATTGCAGACATCATCAAGTCAGAACCGAAACCCTGAACAGGTGAGTTTACTGCGCGACGATCACAAGACGCATAAACGTTGTCGCTGTCCTGATGTGACTTAGGAAGCAAGAAGCCCCACAAGTGACGACGACGACCAACCGGAGATTCAACAAAGAAGTTTTTGTGTGCGAATCGTTTAACTGCATCAAACCACTTCAGACCTACAGGGAAACGTTTAAGGAACTTGCCTTTGATTTCCACAATCTCGTCAACTTCGCGTCCGGTACTCTTCGCAAGACCTTTATCGCCTTGCTGATAAATCAGACCAAAGATAACTGTCTTAACCGCGTTACGAATTGACTTCGTAACTTCCATGATATCAATACCAAAGAAGTACGCTGCGTTAATTTTGTGAACGTCACCCTCAACTTCTACGCGGTGCGCAATCCATTTGTCCGGAACAGTACGGAAACGACGACGCAAGATCGCGCCTTGTTCGAATACATCCGCAACGCCCTGATCGCCGGAAATAATTGACCAACCACGAACTTCGTGCGCAGAGTAGTCCACCTTAATGAGCATACGATTTTTACGCGCAATCAAAATACGCTTAATCAGTTTACCCATTTCAGAACGACTAGGAACCTGTTGGAGATTGGGGTCACGCGCAGAAGTACGACCTGTTACAACGCCGAGATATCCATACGACGGACGAATTGATCTGTCGTGTTTGAAATCGTCTGACTCACCCCAAAGTTTAAGCAGACTATTCACGTAAGCGTTTCGTAACTTGTACGCTTTATTCAGTTTCGAATACAGCGCCACCATTGGGTTATCGGCATATGCCGCTTGGAAATCTTTATCCAGTTTACCCATTGGCTTACCGTTAGGCCGGAGTTTGTCACTCTCTTTTAACGGTTTCAATTTCATCACGTCGAAGAACAGAATCTGTTTGTGCTCTTGTGAACTCAAATCAAACTTCTGAACATTCACCGCGCCCATCAAACCAAACTTCGGAATGTTCGAAGTCTTCAGAATGATTTGGTTCGCTTTCGCTACTTCCGGACTGTCTAAGAATTCGCGCTCAACGTTTTTGATTTCTTGGTTGATCGGACTGTTAGGCAGATTCAGTTTAAACAGATAGTCTATATCCGCGCCAGCACCTGTACTTTCCAGAATACTAAACGCATGAATCTGATCGCTAATCTGTTGACTGACCATCGACTCATATTTTTCGTAGCCGATATCCTTCGCACGTTGTATTTGTTTTTCGTGAATCAGGAACGGAATGATTACGTCAGCGCCAGCATACTCTTGCACCGATTCATCGAGATCAACATCCGCAATTGTTGCACGTTGCGCTTTACCAAACGCAAGATCCAAATACATTTCACAGCCATACTGCATAGTGAGGTTAGCTAAGTTGTAATAACCTTTGCCTGTTACCAGTTGCAATGACTTCGCGTTTTCATCGAACGCAAACTCACCCGCCTGAACATCCCATACGTCAGCTTTAAAACACCGTACTCCAAAGTTGCTACGAATAACGTTTAAATCAAACTTCGCGTTTGCGTAAATCTGATACTTGTTATCGTTCTCTTCGAAGTAGTCCTGAATCAAGCGCGAAATCTTTTTAAGTTCTTTCGGACTGAATGGACTGTCACGGTGGAACACAGGCAACACATACGCCGTCTTGCCGTCCGTACTAAACTGAAGCGTCAACACTTTGTTCACGATACGGTTGAGGTTTTCCGTTTCGCTATCGACTGCAACCTTTTCGGCTTTCTTCAGTTCTTCAAAAAGTTTTTTCACATGACTGTATTTAGTCAGATACTTCAACTTCCAGTTTCGATCCGCACCGCTTTTTACTTTGCGAATCTTGTAAGGCATTTCACAATCGTTGAACCACGGCAACATCCAACGCGCCATGTAACCCAGCGTGTAACTGGTGCCAACAATACTACGCGGATGTAACACACGTTCGTAACTCACGTTCGGCAAGTGAGTAAACTTGTGCGACTTGTCGCCGTACTTAACGCGTGTTGGAATTGTCACGCCGTACCAGTTACTGATATCGCCTTTCGCATCAACCGCACGTTGACCTTTTTCACGGTTCAATGCGTTGAATGGAGCGTAACCAAAAGTCAAAACGATTTCTGGCTTGTACGTTACGATGATATCTTTAATGCGATCCGCGAACGCCGCTTCTGCATCTGATTTAAACTGTTCCGACTTGTCGTAAGTCTTAAACATGTTGAAACTAACGACAATAAAATTCCAATCATCCAGCGTTGTTTTAAGCGGGAACGTATCTTCCAGATACTGAATTTGATTCAGAAAAGTTTGACCTGTTACGCCACTGAATATTTTGCCAGATTCCAAATCTTCAGACGGCATATGGTCAACGACAATCAGGGCTTTTTTCGCAGACTTCTTATCTGCTACGCCTTTGAGGATTCTGACGAAATCATACGTCTGTTGATCCTCAAATTCCTTTGGCGCATCATAATCAAGGTTTAGGTGTTTTGTTTTCATATCGCCCAATAGTCACAATAGACAATCACTCTGTATATTTACAGATTTGATCCGCAGAACAAATGAAAAAGGGGCGCAAAATGCACCCCAATTTATTAGGCAAACGCTTTAGGAACTTTGACTTTCGTAATCACGTCAATGGCAGCGAAGACAGATTTAGCTTTCAGCAAAAGTTTCAGTGCGAGCACGTTCTTTTTGCCTACAGCATTCGTCGCGTACTTTGCAGTTTTCGCGTCGTCTTTCAAAACTTCCATTACGTGAGACAGAACACTGGTGTCCAGTTCTTTCGATTTGATCAGCAGTTCAATTGTCTTCACAATCGTTTCGCCTTTCGCGCCAAACAAAACTTTCGCATTGGTATTCTGTTTCTTAGTCGCAGATTCAGACAGAAGAGTAATCGTACTCATTATTTCTTCCTCTGTTGAGTCCAGTTATTTTTCTGAGTCTGTTGCTGAGTTTTGGTTTCAACTTCCTCAACAACTTCTTCGTCCTCTTCAACTTCTTCCGGTTCCGGATCAATTACCGGTTCAGGTTTCACGTCGATTGGTGTTTCAACCAGTGAGGAAACTTTTGGCGCAGGAACATCAGCAACAACCGCAGTTGGTTTCGCTTCAGGTTCCGGCTGCGCGAAATGCTTATCAATGTGAGCGCAAGTAATCAACTCACCTTTCTCACACAGGATTTTTTCAATATCCTCTTTGGTCATTTTCAGACACTTGATATGCAATCCGCGATGCAAATAAATCAGACCTTTCGGCAAACGATCTTTACCAGTGAAAGGCAAGCCGTTAGACGGCACAGCAGGTTCAAAACTATCATCGAATTCCCACTTGCGTTTAGCGGCGATGCACTTCGGCCCCCACACACCATCACACGCGCCGTCATAAAATCCGAGGAACGTCATGATGACTTGAATCTGTTGATAAAATTCACCAAGCATAAAAACTCCTTAAAGAAAAGGAGGCCGAAGCCCCCTTATCAGTTTACGACGTTTTGGATTTATCTTTCGTCGCTTTGATCTTGTCCAGAGCAGCAACACATTTCTTCAAGTTGGTAACGGTGTAACCCGCTTTCACAATCTTGTTGATACGTGCTTTTGCTTTTGGAACAGTATTGACGAAACCGATCCACATACCAGCAGCTTTCTCGAACGTACCGAACTTACGAGTGTTTGGAATTTTCTTACCAACCAGTTTCGAAGTCATTGGGTTCGTTCCGTTGTCAATCATCAGGCGCAGACGATCTTCCATCACCATCGGATAAACTTTCAGGTGTTTCTTATCGCTTGCCGCACGGTGACGAACGGTGAAGAAGAGTTTCAGATCGGAAGCAACTTTAACAGACTGCTTCTGATTAAAGCTCATGCGTCCAGTATCAGAGAACACATCCATTACATGCTCAAGGCGTTTCGCACTGGCATTGTCGAATTCCATCTTCAGTTTTTCTTCCACATAATCGAGGAAGTTTTCGAAGTCAGAATAGTAATAGAAGTCAATGTACGTGTACGCACCGAATTCAACGAACTCTTGCTCTTTCAGCATCTTCGTATCCGGATCGGTTACGTCAGCATACAGAGAAATAAATCCGTTATAAACTGTCGGCGTAAGTTCAAACGCCATATCAGTTTTATCTTTCGGTTTCACTTTGTTATCGCGTGGAGAAATCACCGCAGGTTTGATAGTGTTGTCCAGAGGCTTCAGCGGTTTCGGTGCAGGACGCACTTTGCCAGCAGCTTCTGTAACGCCATCGTTGATCGGCTTACCTTCACGTTTGTTTTCTTCGCGTCTATTCTGGCGAGCAGCTTCGCGTTCAATCTTCGGAAGACGCTCGCGCGTTTCCTCTTTATTTTGCGCTTCTTTCTCGTCCTGAATCTGATCCTTAGCGCGTTTGTTGTTAGCAGTACGCACCGCACGTTTGCGTTCAGTTTCGTTCGCCCACGGCTTGTTCGTTTTGAAAAACTCTTCAAGCTGTTTCGGAGTTACTTTGAGCGCAAGGTGAATTTTCGTAGCAGGAATTGGAATCAATTCATCGCTTCCGTGAATACGAACTTTCACTGTACTAATCGGATCGTCAACGCGCAGACGGTTTGTGCCCGGCTCATTACGCACCTGAATACCAACAATCTGACCGTTACCAAATTCAGTAACTACTGGCATCATGTGCAGAGAACGACGCAGGATTTCGCCGTCAACAAATTCGTTCTGCTTAGTCCAATCGCGCAGACGCGTTAAGCCGTAACCATTGCGATCCGGAATTTTCTGGTTCGCAACAATCGGCGCAGCTTCCATTACTTTGAATCCTTTCAGTGGTTCGGAAGGAGTCAACGCAATCATCTGAGCAACGGTGGACTTACGCATGTCAGCAAACTCTTTCTGTTCGATAGAGTTAAGCTCTGCTTTCGCACTGAAGTAATCTGCGAAGTCATTCATTTCGTTATTCTGAATGAGCAGTTGCGCATTCATGCGAATTGGTTGCAGATCGTATTTGTCCAGCGGCTCGTACAGCTCGTTTCCTTTTTCATCGAACTGAGTTTTCTGAAGTGTTTTCCACATCAGTCGAGCAACTTTACCAACTTCCAAAGTTTTGTTCGTCATGATCCAGTCGATGAACACAACTTCACGCGCCATATCGCCCGGCTTGCCGTTTTCGTCCAGCGTTGCCGCAGAAACATCAGGACGGAAAATACGAGCGGTAGACTGATCGTAAACCCCAGGCGACCACGGAGTATCACAGCGGATGATACGACTACCCATCTGCATGTTGTGACCTTCGGAAATCGCTTGTTCGTTCGCAATCAGAATCTGAACCGATGGATCAGTTTTGAATGCGTCGAGGTTTGCAACTTTGTCCTGACCGAGTTTATTTACTTCGCCGTGGAACACTACAGCAATCTTTTTGTAGTTCGGCGGCAGCGCATTGTAGATCGCGTTTGCGGAACGAGTGTAGCGAGTAAACACGATCAGTTTACCAACCTTCTCTTCTTTCCAGTAATCCGGATCTTGTGGCGGTGGAGTCATAGACGGCGGCAGGTATTCACGACCGTAACCTTCGCTATGCTTACGTGCCAGATATTTTTTACCTTCGTAAACTGCGATATCCAATTCACGAGGTTCAACGCCAGCTTTCCATTCGAAAATCTGGTGAGTCTTAACTTCCGGATCACGCTTCGCCTGAACTTCGAAGTGTTGTTTGATTCGATCAATGATCGTAACAACTTTGGCAGACGTAAAGTTTTTAACGCCAGCAGCTTCGAAAGTTTCGCGAGCAATATCATCGCCCATTGGATCTGTCAGCATCTGTTCCATACGCTGAAAATAAACGTTCAACTCAACGTTATTCGCCAGCAGGGAACCGAGCACATCACCTTCTTCCTCTTCCGATGGATCGAAATCAGGGTTGCCGTCGTTGTCGTTATCGTCGGAACCACCTTCATCATCATCGTCGCCAGTTTTCTTCTTCGCAGTTTCAGCAGCTTCATTCAACATATCGAAAAGCTGTTGATACATTGCTTCGTAAACTTGCTTGTGCAAGTCAGAATGCGGCACAGTTGAATCATCAATATCAACCGGATAGAAAGTATCAATTGGTGACGGCAGCATGAATGCCCAATGCTTACGTTTGTACGCGATGAATGCCGTGTGGTTAGACAGTCGAGAGTGCGCACGACGAATCGCAGCAAGATCACCATCGCCTTTATCCAGCGTAGAAAGATCGTTACCGAAAATTGTCGGTGACATTAACGCGGCCTGACCTACAACGTCCGTCACGATATCCGTAACCAGAGTGCCAGTTGCGATACGCGCATAACGAACAGAAGGAACGGTGAATACTGCTTTGGTGTTCAGGTGAACAGCAGAACCGCCAGCCATGTTTTTCGCTTTGTGACTTTCATCCAGCAGAACGTAACTGAAGTTGAAACGCTTAACGAATTCAACCGCGCCACGAATACGAACACGCACACCGCCGATATCAACGTCGAGCGTACCAGTAGACAGGAAAGAAAGACCTGCAACGAAAATTGTGTTTTGTGGTGCCTGAGTGATTACGTCATACAGACGATCTTCGCCCCAAGTTTTCACAGTGTCGCTTGTGATTGGTACGGCGTTCCAACCATCAGCAATTTTGTGCAAATCATCACACCAGTTTGCAACGAGGTTTGACGGACACAGAATCAACGGACGAATTTGTTCCGCACCCATATCCTCAAGCTCTTTCATCATACAGCCGATATCCATCAGGCCGATGATTGTTTTACCGCCGCCCGGTGCAATAAAGATCGTTGCATAACGAGGACGACGACGCAGAGTTTGATGCGCACCCAACTGGTGAGGCATTAACGCAGTACCAGATTTCAACCCAGGGAATTGAATATCTTCCGCAGTGATTGAAGTGTCTGGTTTCAAACGCGCAACTTCTTCTTCCGCAGCACTGAAAATTTCCAATGCGTTTGGAGCGCAACGTGCGTACAGAGTTGCGAACGGCAGAGTTACGTGTTGCAGACGGTTACTGTTTGGAGCGTCGATTGATTCTGCCAGAGTCGCATAAAGTTTCTTACGATTCAGATTCAGAATTTGTTCACACGCTTCACGGAAAATTGCGCCGCCGAGGTAGTTAACCAAGTGACCCATATCCGCCAGTTTCGCGTCTTTGCCAGTTTTGAAATAATGCGGATCTTCTTCCATTGCTTCTACAGCAGCAGAGATAGAGCCAGTTTCAGCAATCAAAGTTGCCAGCAGGTTTGAACCACGCAGACCCGCAGCATCGTTCAGAGTACGAACCATCAGACGGAACAGCGCACGTTCAATCGGCATTTGGCCGTTTACTGTCAGATCGTTTTCGATAATGCCCGCGTAAATTCCGCGATCATAATTCGAGTCTGCGAGATTGCTACCTTCTTCGTAGCCCAACGCAGCGCAAGCATTCTTAACCAGTTGTTGCAGGTTAGGAAGTTTCGCGTGGAGAGAAAGATAGCCGTAAGTCGCTGCAACTTCAGCGCACAGTTTCAGAATTTCTTCTGTACCACTTCCAGATTCACCCATCAGAGAAATGGATTTCGCAGAACTTCCGCTAATGATTTTTCCTGGGCTTGCTTCAGCAGCGCCAGAGTCATTAAACAGAATTGTTGCGGCAGTGTGGCTTTCAGAAGCAGAGTGATAAAGCGACTGAAGAATTTCGCCAGAACTACGGAAGTTTGGAGATTCGCCCGGCTCTGCAAAATCGAAACCGAGAATATCAGCAGTGTCCAAACTTGTTGGCGCTTTCGCACCGATAGTACGAGAACTTGCAATACCGATAGACATTGCAGCAGAACGAACGATAGTGGAGAAGTCCGGATCAACGCCCAAACAAATACCACGATATTTCGCCAGTGACGTAGCACGATCCTGAGTGTTGCGTTCAAACGACAAATCATTTTCGAACACAGTGAAAACATCAGAACGTAGTGACTGGTGAGATTCACTGAACGGAATGCCTTTGGAATAAAGTTCTTCCAGTACGCTGTTAAATTCGCTTTCGAATTTCGCAACGGTATCCATATCAATATCGTCACGCTTTGGCAGAACCGCTGGCATACCATTCGGCATCATGGTCAGACCGTTTTCATCTGCCTGAGTATCCGTAACGCTATAGCCGCAATCTTTACGCACGTCTTGCAGTTTCGGAATTGAAGTTGCAGAAGTTACGTAACGAGGAATCTGAGAAATTTTTGTGTACAGGCGATTCGCACCAGTAGCACCTTTTTTCTTTTTCGAACGTCCAGCCGTCATGTAGTAGCTGGCCCAGCCAGTGTACCAACGATACAGGCACAGAGTTTTCAGTGCGGTGTCGCCTTGTGAAATGTATTCCACAAACTCTTTACGCAGAGAAAGAACCAGACCAGATTCAGCTTCGATTTGCAGCGAGTGGGCTACAGGGTTAACGTCGATATCGCCTTTATCCGCTCGCATGTTTTGCATCTGGCGAATAACCATAGATTTAGACGGCATCAGACGAACACCGATAGACATAAAGCTACCGATAACTTTCGTCATCTTCGGATCTGCATCGCGGAAAACTTCTACGTCAAGTTGTCCCAGCGTCGGATGAATTGCAGAAATGATCGCGTTAAGTTGTGACCATTTGAAATTCAACTGAATAACTTTCGTATCAGGCGAGAACATCGCACGACCTTCAGGACGTTTAGTGCCGATGATCGCTTGATACAATTGATTCGCAGCACGAATAGCAGCCTGAGAAATTTCCGCAGAGTAAATGCGAGTGTTGGCCTGTTCAAAGTTCGCGTCAATGCGTGAATCAATTCCAGCCGCAGGATTCGGACGAATCATGGTGAAGTTACCAGACGCCGCCAGTTCACTCGTTGCGCATGGAATACCGGAGTTGATGATATCGCTACCGCCTGGATAACGTGCGGAATTTTTTACGACCAGACCGGATGGATATTGCAGATTCTGAGAAAGCACACCCAACATATCAGAAGAAGGTGCAGCAGTAATAGATTCAATGCGCGAAACACTTTCCCAAAGGAAGCGACGACACACGGAATAGAATCCATCAGGATCAACTTCTAACAGGTCTTCCATTTCTGCCGATCTTATAACAAGCATATTCAGGAAGTTGAAAGCGATTTGAATACGCGCCGAAGTTTCAGCCGCAAACAAACCGAGTTGTGCATAGAGTTTTTTGTTCGCTGCCGAAACATAAAGCTCTTTGTATTTTTCGTCGTCTTCCGGCGGCAACTGATTGACGCTTAAAACTTTCGTAATAGCTTCAGTAAGTTGACCCGTGCTCGACTGTTGAGGTGCAGAGGTGCTAAAAATTCGCATTATTTATTCCCTACAGTTTCCCGCGATTGTTGAGAATGGAACGCCACAGATATGGTTGATTTACAATTTTGCGATCAGTTGCCATATCGTTTAATACCATTGCGAGTGCGTAACGTTCAGCATCTGAAGCCAACGCAGCGAAAGAATCTTTCAGATCGTAATCGAGAAGTTCCTTGTTCGTTTTCGGTTCAAGTTCTTCTTTATAGTGCGCGATGTGATCTGACAGACTTAAATCATTTCCGTCTTCTGCTTCGGAGGCCGATTTAATGGCGAGAAGAATATCGGAACTTTTAGCCAGAATCGCAAGCAGGTCTTCTTGCGTGTACGCGATCTTGCTTTCGATGATACCCATATCCATCAGAGTAATGACAGAATCGGGAAGCGCGATAGCTGGCAGATCAGCAGAAAGAGATTCCTGCAAACTACCTGCAATCACACTGTATCCTCTGTTGGATCGCGCAAGCTCACCTAACAGAGTTTTCAATGAAGATTGAAAGTTTTGTTGTGACACGTTTCTTCTCCTAAACGAAGACTTGTTTAATGCTCCGATTAATCAGACGTTCAACTTCGGATTGCTTGTGCTTCCCTAAGAAGAAAATTTGATGTTCTAAGCGAATGCGAACGGTAAATGAATTTCCTTTTGTGCGGCAACAATCAACGCCTAACGATTGGTTCCATTCAGCCATTAACTTCCGCTTACCGATTACTGAAACTAAATTCGGATAAGTATCGGGAACATTTTGTTGAGCCGATTTAGCTAATAACTTTGTTAAATTATCAGTTTTGAATACTGAGGCAGGACTTTTTCCCGAAAACCACAATTGTTTATTGGCATTCAGTATCTCACCAATCTTTTGTTTCGCAGAGATAGGAATAAAAGTCATGTAGACTTCAGCCGTCAGCACAATGCAATTGGCTACCGGATTGTAGATCGAATTGATACGAGTGCGAACATCGGCAACACGCATATTGCGGCGAACCAGCATACGCGCAAAGAACTCATTAACTTCTTTGTATCGAAGTTTCAAAAAGGATTGATAACGTTCGAGAGAAGTTTTTGAAACCCCAGGAATGTTTCGAATCTGAGGTTTTGAAACTGTACGATTCAGGCCACTAATAAATCCCTGTACCGCATACAGCATTCCATTCTTTCCGCTATTGAAAAGATCTTGTGCTGTTTGAGTATCAACGTATGCCGTCCATGCTTCGAAATATTCAGGCGCAAGAGCATCCGGAAAAGCATTTGCATCCAGACGATCACCAGCGCCGTAGTCTTTTGCTTTAATCACTTAACGGCCTCCGTGTAAAAGTTTGGAACCGCGTTTGTTTGCGCTACCGAGTTTCTTTTTATCGCATTCGTAACAGACCAGCATTAAGTTTCGTCTTGCATTGCTGCCGCCCTGCGCATGAGTAACGATGTGATCGAGGATTAATTGTGAAGTTGGTGTTCCACATTTCTCGCAAGCACAACCACGTTCAGCCATAATATCAGCTTTCAGTGACGACCACTCGCTACGTTCCATTCGCGCATTTGTTCCGGCGCGTAAACGATCCATACTTGAAACGCCAGCAATTCGTTGTGCTGTAGAACGTTTCCCGAACCCGCCATTTTGACGAGCAGCAATTCCACCACGCGGTCTGTACGCCATAGATTTTACCCGAACACTTCAATAGTTTTATTCAATGCCGCTTCGTAAGAGATTTGGAAATCTTTTGCGGTGCGACGTAAAATTGCTTCGATTGCGGTCTTACTGTTTTCGATCATTGACAGGTCATCGCAGTTGGATTTGATCCATGCGTTAATTTCCTGCGCCATCTTAACGAGTCCGTTACCGCCTAACTGCGCAAACGGTGTGACAACTTCCGTACTGATTACTTCGCCTAACTGACCAACATCACGCAGAGCGCGTAAGTCAGCAATCAGTTCGCGCATTTGGTTGTACACTTGCATAAGCGGATAAAGGTCACGGCCTTGCCCACTTTGCAGATATTGATTTTCAGCTTTACGCACAATCAATTTAAGCTGTTCGAACATACGAATGTATTCATCAATCTGTTCGTTTTCCTGACGCACAATATCAGGAATAGCTTCAATGTATTGTTGTGCTTCGTTCTCCAGCGCCGCAGTATCCAGCGTTGCAGGAACTTGCTTCTTTTTACTTTTCTTTTCCTTTGGATCTTTCTTCTTTTTATCAGTAGCTTTCTTTCCTGCCGCTGCCGCTTCATCGTAGAGCGTTACAGGATCGAGAGCGACTTTCAAATCTTCAATCTTGTCTTCTTTCTTTGTTTTCTTTTTCTTTTTAATCTTCACCGCCGAAACAGTCTTTGCTTTTTTAGCAGTAGATTTTGCTTTGACAGTTGCACCGGATTTTTTCTTTTTAGGAGACTTTCCGGAACCTGAAGAATCCCAATCGTCCAGAGAAATTGCTGGCATAAAAATTTACCCCTAAATGCAAAAAGGGGAACCATTGTGGCTCCCCCATTTCGTACAGGCTTAGAAGCCGTGATTACGGATAATGTTTTCCAGCTTGCTCATATACTCCGGCGAGTAGTTGAACACCTGACGATAGTAGTTCACCAGTTTTTCAACGGTGGCGCTACCAGCAGCGGAAACAGAATCCATTTCAGGGAAATGACGTTCTTCGATCTCGTCGCCGTTTAACAGGCAGACCATAGACAGGGAAGAAATCACTTCAGCGTTGCCAGCTTTATCAACAACTGAGAAGCCGTGATTTTCGCCGTCTTGAACTTCAGCAACAACGAAACCAACACGCAGTTCGCCAGATTCGGAAACATAGCTAACCATGTCGCCGCCCTGAGCGCCAGCCAGATCCAGATTGAAACGATCCATTGCGCGAGCAACGTCTGGATTGGTGCCGCGAATGCCAGCCGGATTCACGTTTGAAACTGAACGGATCATATCCATCAGTTCTTGAGTGTCGTTCATGTCGCTAGTGCGAACAAGAATATCCTGACCGCTTTCGCTATGACGAACAGCCCACATGCGTTTGGCTTTATCCATATACATGTTTGCAGACAGCGCTTGCATTTCGCGAGCGTCTTCCAGAGGCAGAATGTCAGTAGCGCGTTGCATGATAGTGCGAACGAAACTCTGAGTGCGCCCCTGTTGAATATTTACAGTTGCGCCAGCGACCGGAACAAATTCGCGAGAAGTTGATTCAGAAACTACGCCAGCAAAGTTATCAGAAATATCTTCGCCAGCAGCGTGAGTTACCTGAACGAGAACGACACACTGATTCGCAGAAATCGAATCAATCTGTTTAATAGTAGTTTGCATCAGAAAAATCTCCCAATTGGATTCGTATTCAAAATTAGTATTTGCGTTCACTTAGTTGGAACGATAGCGAGCGTTATTCCAGATACTACGGTTGCCAGTGGTTGCGTACTTCGTAGTTGGACTGTTAATAACTCCGAGTCTGCCGAGACTGCGAGAGCCATCAATTGCTTTACCGCCTTGTGATCCGTCGCCATCGTTAACACCAGCTTTCGTCAGCAAACGTTTCAAGTTTGTAACTGGCCCTTGAATCTGAGTTTCGATTCTTCCTAACGCAGCTTCGATAGAAGGAGTTCGATCCATATTCAAGTTAACAACCTGTCCGGTAAAATCAAATGCAAGTTGTCCTTCAGCTTGCAACTGCGCAGCGAGTGCGTAATAACACGAACACGTTACCCAACCGTCCATGATTGTTCCCTGCATATTGGTTCCATAAAAACCAGTAACGCGAGGGCCAATCTGATTGAAGAGAGCAAGACCGCGATACAAATATCCGAGAATATCTGCTTGTGTGTATTCCAATTCAGGAATCACATTTCGCGCTCGTGCTTTGTCGATATGATCTTCAATCAAACTTGCAGCAATAAGAATTTGCGGAGTGACAACCCATAACTTATAGGTGTACATGCGTTCAATTTTACGATCACCGCGCAGATGTTTTGCAATCAACGACATTGGTTCGAGGCGATAACTTGCAGCCCACAATGGAACTCTGAAGGAACAAGTCTTCGCACGGTTCGCCGTCATTTGAACACCCGCTTCTTTGTGGGAAACGTTATCCATTAAGATTTCGTTGTTCAGTGATAACTGAAACTTCAACTCGTCCTTTTGAATGTTCAAATGGAAAGGCAACATAACGTCGAACGTTGTATCTTCACCGAAGAGACAGACAATATCTGTCACACGGTTTTCCATTGCAGGTTCTACAGTCAGATCCTGCTTGGCGCGTAATAAACCTTCTTCAGTTTCGTAGCGCCAGCGAATCGTCATGATCGTATCATCGACCAATTCCATATCAGGAACAGCAAGGTCTGCCGTCCAACCGCCTGGAATTTCGGAAGTGGTTGCCACAACTTCAGCAACTATTTCACCGTCCGGATCGATAAGAGTTACGATTGGCCCCATGCTGTCATCGCGCGGGTAAATCGGTTCGTCGTTGTCATCAAGAAAAACTTCATCCACAGAGATAACGTTGCCTTCTACTACACGCATATCACACCTCTGTCAGATTGATGTAAGCAATTAAATTTTTCAATTGCTCGTTGTACGAACCTGAGATAAACGCTTTTGCCATCGCAGTGTGATTCGAAGAAAGGTACTGAACGATCTTCGATTGATACTCCGGAAGGTTTTGGAAATTCTGCATCAGTTTGTAAAAGAAAGCGCGAGTAAAGTTCACACGCCCAACCTGATTCGCTTCCATTTCCGAAGCGTCCTGCGCTTCACCTACCAGAGCATATAACGCTGCATACAGTTCGGGGCTATCTTCAGGATATCCGGTTACGATTGTTGCGCTCATTTTCATGAAGCCACGCGCCAGAAATTCTGATACTTTCGTTTCCACATATTCAGTTGCTGTCTTTCCGAGATCCGGAATGTACAGACTGTTACTCAAATACATGAGGAAGTAGAGCGGAAAGTTTTTATCCAGCAAATCGGGAGAAATACAAACAGAATAATTCTTCCAAACAGTCAGGTTGTATTGCCACTCTTCATAAGAGACATTTCGAACCATATGCTGAATAGATTGATCGCGATAAAGATCCGCCATCGTGCTTATATCGTGGGTGACATATGCAGGAGTAAATGAAGGAGTCGAAACTTTTTGCACATAGTTGCGCGTTACCATTCCAATTGTGTTGTACAACACATTCAGAAATTCAATTCCGTTTCCATTCAGACCAAACACGTAAGAACGAGGAATACTGATTGTCAGATATTCGCTCGCACTTTTCTCACCCCACAGTCTCCAATACTTAGCCATTCCAATTGACTGAGTAGGAGTAGGCAACTTCCTATTCTGCCGTGCTTTCAAACAGAATGTGAAAACCAAACCCGTATCAACCATAATGACGGACGGATCTGGAATGCCTGAATATCCCATCGACATTTCATTGTCTGGTGAATAGACGTTCACTAAGCAGAAGTTTTGTTCCAGTTTGAAAGGCGCTTTCGCTGCAATCATTTCTTCGATTACTTTTTTCAGAATCGGCGCAACAATATAAGGCGAAGCACTTCTCATTTGGTTCGGGCGATACTGCCCGATATAAGCACCTTCTTTGAACGTCCGGTCTACTTTGTGATGCTGCATTATTTCACGGACTGTTTCAGCAGACGTTTCTGATCGTTAGTTAAACCTAACGCTTCAGACAGTTGATCAATTTTCGCCAGCGTCAGTGTTCCTTTCGCTGCGCCGCCGCTTGTGGTCAATGCGATTTCGATAAACTCACGACCGCCGCGACCTTTAACGAAGCGATGAATCAAACTGTTTTTACCGGACATGCCAGCGCGTAATGCGGTAGATGCTTGCGCCAGAATTTCTTCGGTTGCGATCTGACGTTCTTGTTTAGATAACCCAGGAACCAGACGCACATAAAGTTTGTCATTCTGTACGCGAATGTTGTCGAAGATTTCCAGCGACTTGCCTTTCACCATTACGCTACCGCCGCCTAACATTGTAGTGTTACGCAGAGCATTGGTGCCTTTGTTAATCGGCTTGCGTTCGCTGAAGTTCAGGAAGCCATCAATAGCAAGCAAGCTGTTAATTGCTTTCTTCATTTGCGCAGGAGTTTCAACGGTACGACCCAGCGGGAAACTGCCTGGAACTTTATCATCAACCAGAGTTGTAATGTAGTTCGCAGAAATACCGGAAGCGACTGCAACAGACGTTGAGATAACTACTGCATAGTTCTGATAATGAATGCCATCAGAGTTAACAAAGTTATCGACGAAAACATACGTCTGGAAAATAATTGGATCGACTGCCGACGCAACGAAAGTACGAATACGAATATTTGAATACTGTTCTTTGTTCAGAATGGTTTTCAAATAGTTTGCAATAGAGCCAGCGAGTTTGGTGTGTTCCGGAGGCGCGTCTTTCTTAACGTCAATGCTCATAACACGAACGAGATTTGTGCGCAGGTCAGTTGCTTCTTTGATGATGTTCAGCAGGTGTTGCGCCGCTTTGCCCTGATCTTTAAAAGCAGTGAATGCTTTGCTGTTCAGGATTGTGTAAGCGGAATTCAGTTCAGCGATTGCCTGAGAAAGCTGATTGACCTGACGATTATATTTCGCTTTGTCGCGAACGTTATTCAGATCGATTTTTGAAATATCAATTACGCTATTCAAGTCCAGAGTTTTGGTCTGCGCTGTCTTAACGCCAGGTTTGATATCAGAAAGTTCAATTGCTTTAGCAGAAAGAGAAAGCAGGTTGCGCGGAACTTTCACGGATGATACTGATTCAACAACGCCATCCAGAATTTTTTTGAACTCCGTAGCGGTTCGCGCATTGCGGAGTGCGTTCATATTCTTGGAGTTATAATCTACAGAAGCACTGAGTTGCGCCTCATTGGTAGAAGTTTTCATAGTTTTCCTCTACGAATGTATTACGGAATGTACACGGTTAAATTACTGTCTAAATAGAGTTTACAGAAAATAAAAATTCGCAGCAGAAACGAAAAAAGGAGAGCCGAAGCCCTCCTTTCTGATCAGCGCCGTTGAAGATTAAACTTCTACGGAACCTTTTTTCTTGGTTTTCGCAGCCTGAGTTGCGCCTTTCTTCTGAGCGGCAGTGCCTTTCTTACCTTTGTGTTTGGTAGTCACGATCTTGCCATCTTTCAGATGCGGCATCGGCTTCAGGGTAGGCTTGACGATTTTCACTTTGGTCTTCTTCGCTTTAGGCGTGGTGATTTTGCCTTTCACGATTGCTGGCTTACGAGCCAGACGCTGCGCCATACGTGCTTTCTGACGAGCCAGCAGGTTGGTTTTTGCAGCAGACTGTTTTGCAGCCAGGTTGCCGCGAGCAACTTTCTGACGCGCTACCAGCAGTTTACGAACCAGACCCTGAGATTTTTTAGCTTTCTTCAGGCCGTTGCTGTACAGTTCCAGACGTTTTTTCAGGCGCTGTTCCAGAGAAGCAGCTTTGCCTTTTTTACGCTGAGTTGCCAGATGCTTGTTACGCTCTTTGTCGAATTTTTTATCCGCAGCGTCTTTCTCTTTCGGCTTACGGCCAGGTTTTGCTTTCGCAGTGGTCGCGGGTTTGGTGCTGGTTTTCTTACCAGTGGTTTTCGGCTTGGAAGTAGTAGCCGGTTTGGTAGATGCTTTTTTCTTAGAACCGCCTTTAACCGGATCGGTTGGGCTGGTCAGTTTACGATTTACTTTAGCCATGATGGTATATCCTCATTAATAAAAACATTTCTCTATGCACAAAGAAATTATTATTTCAATTCAGAAAATGAAATTAAATCTCTTACAATTAAATTAGTATTTGATTTAAGATTTTTCTCAAAAGAAATATTTCGTTACGCACTATATCCGATCTCCGACAGGATTGCATCTACCTCGTTAGCCGCCTCGATGCGCAGAGATTTTTTTATCCCAGACGCCTTGAGAAATTGCTTCAAGCCATCTTTAGGATGTATGTCAGAGAGAACTTTCTCTGAAATATCTACTTCCATTATATTATTGAGATCCGCGTTTTTATTTGCAGAAGTCAGAAGAGAAATGTTCGGTACACGTACACGGATATCAGCAGGAATCTGAACACCGTCTGCAACAATAACACGATAACGAATTGCAGGATTCGCTTCAAGCACCGACCAATCTTTCTGGTCTTCAATCACAACAGTTTGCAAACGGAACCCAGGTTTACTGTCAACGAATTTATGTTTGACAATAAGTTTCTTTCCTTTGTATCCCGCTTTGATATGAACGAAACCTTTTGGCAATCCTTCACCGTAGGTTTTCTGATAAGGTGAGCCGCAATAAAGAAAACGCTTCTTAATTAAATCCTGATATAAGTGAATGTGACCGCTGATTGTGTAATCGCGTTCGTTCACCTTAATATCTTTTTTCGTTTTCAGTGGACGACCGTTATCACCTAACGCACCGATTGCTTCAACGTGACAGAAATTCAAACACGGTTTTTTATGTTTGATACTTTCTTCAGCAGGGTGAGGAAGGAAGTTAACAATCACTCCGTCAATTTCAATTTGTTCAGGACGCAACATAATCTTGAGTGTCTTCAAGAAATTCCACTCACAGAAACTTTTAATCAGATCCATACTGGTTTGAGTTTTGTCGCCCCAATCGTGGTTGCCTCCGCAGTACCACGAATTAATAATGCCGTCATACTTCATGAAGAATTTCATGAGCAGATATTTTGTATCGTCGCTCATACGATACTTGTCAGTGATATCGCCTGGGATAATCACATGATCAATTCCGTTTTCAATCGCGTACTGGTAGATACGATCTATCGTTTCCAACTGACGCTCAACATGATCGTTAGGGAAATGATTTGCGAGTCCTTCCAAATGCCAGTCAGAGCAGACAACAGCTTCTAAAAATTCTTTCATTGTTTCGAACCGCCGAGTTTTCTTATCTACTCTTTACAGAAATAAAAATGGGCAGCACTTAGGCCACCCATTTGTTTTACATCAAATCTGAAATAGATCGAGACTTAGATTTCAGTGTTGCAAATCTTCCTGTCTCTTTAAACGAGAGCCAATCTTTCCACAAGTTAACTACAGGAACTTGTTGCTGGATTGCAAAATCAATACAGTTCTGCGTACCAGACTTTGCGCCACATGCCAGAGCGAATAACGTATCGCTTTCTTTCACAATCATTTGATTGCGGTAGTCTAACGCAAAGGGAATGTTGTCGATTGTTTCCATCACATCTTTCGTAATGCACACACGAACTTCGCTACTCTGATTTAGAATGCCGTCCAATTCGAAAACACTTTCAACAGGCCAGTTTTTATTGAAACCTAAAAACGGAACCATGCTGATTACCTTGTGTCCTTGCTCAATCGCGGCGGTCGCTATCGCCTGATCGAAACCAAGAGCGCATCCTTGCACTATCGTAACGTCGTCATCCATCCTCAACAAAATTCGGTGTGCAAAACGATACAACTTTTTCTTAGCGCATGAGGAATATCCTCCAAGTCTGTTTGGTCGGTGTCCTGTAAATCCGAGAATCATTTTTGAATCCTCTTAATAAGCATAGACACTTTACAGATTTGGAAAATTAAGTCACATAGTAGCGCACGGAATCAATTGCATTTTCAACTTCTTCTTCTTCGCCCTCATATCTCACCATCGGGATATGAGTTTTCTCGTCTTCGTAAATAGTAAACTCAACACTGATATCATCTTCTTCCAGAGCTTCGGTCAACGTACCGTGTTCTCTTCCGCGCCTATCAACCAACAGAAGATCTTTTCCATCGTTAATTACACGACAGTTTTTATACGGAATTGTTTCGGTATACGTTTCTCCGTTAGAAGGATCTTCAATTGCCTTTTGAACAAGAGAAAGAATTTCTTCTTTAGATACTGGTACATCGAAACCTAAATAGATGGGAGTGTCTGACGGGGCAGAAATCGTTGCCACTTTCAACACTGGAGGATTTTCCATTTCCTCTAATGCTTCGTCAATTACATCCCACGAACGGTAGCGATCTTTGTAGCCACTGATTCCGTAATCCTTGAGTGTGAACTCAATTAAATTCTTATCCTTTTTACTAAGGAAGAATTTAAAGATCTCAGTTACATGCCGAGGAATAGTTTCCTTCGCTTTCTTCAAAGACTTCAATGTGGTGAACGGTGATTGGATTTCCGAAATAGCTTTGAACGCTGGAACATAAGACGCGTACATGTTATCTCGTCTTGATTGATCTTCAATATCCTCAAGCGTTTCAAGATCAGTAGTCTGCGAGAGAACGCGCCAGAAAGTTTCATCAGGTATATTCGTTAGCTGCGCAAGATTGGAAGCAACATCAAACACCGCTTGAGGTTTAGCTGGATCGTTATACAATTTACCAATTACAGAATCAAGCGCACCTGAAAGAATAAACTCAGGCAGATCAATATACTCACCTGCTACACGCAAGGAATCGAAATCACGCTCCGCAACCAAACCGCCAAGAACACGATCCGGGAGTGACGAGTTTTGACGTGAAGCCAACTCCGCAAAAACTTTCGAAACCAATTCCAACTTATTTGGTTTACTCTGAATAGACTTCGCCCAAATCTTTCCAACCTGCATTGAGAATCTGGAAATATTTTTCGCAAGAATAGCTTGCGGTGAAGTTTTAAAGAGTTTGCCGATTGAAGCAGGATTGAAGTTGTTAGTTCTGGCTCTCGGAAGTTTCGCAAGAATGCCATCAAGAATTTTCTCAACCTGCGCCAGAGTTTTATCCCCAAGCTGTCCGAGGTTAGTGAAAATGTAATCAGAGTTGTCGTCGTTGTACACCTGCGCAGATTTACGCATTACAGTAGTGGTACGAGTCCTGTCTGATTGTGTGTTAATATTTTCATCAACCCACTCCTGAACTTTCGTCAGGAACATTTTATCTTTGGCGTCCGGATAGACAACTTCTGCAATATAGCGGTACGAATCGCCAGAGGTTGCAAAATATTTCTTCAACAACACGCGCATGATCGGTGCATTAATATTCTTATCGTCTTCGTTGATCAGATAGGCGATAAGCGTATTCGCTTCCACATCAGCTTTAACATATTGCTTGTTTGAACCAGAAACTAAGTTCATGCAACTTGTCCAGCCGCGATCCGTACTCATACCTGCAACGTCATACGGGTGCATACTTAAACACACCAGTTTATTTCCTTTGGACGCTGTAACAATCTGACGACGATTTGCATCGTTATCAAAAAGTTTTTTCAGGTCAGGCTGTTTAGAAAGAACTTTACCCAAACGCGTTACACGTTCATGCTTATCCTTTACTGTACCTGCGGCGTAATCCAAAAGCTGATATCCATTTTGCTGAAGGAACGCGGTAATCTGCGAAGGAATTTGTGCATCAGAAATTCGAATATCTTTATCCGTGGCGTAGTCGAAATAAATTCGAAACGCTTTCTTTCCGCGCTTGTGGGATTGCTTCTCAAATATTTCCAGCAATTGCGGATCTGGTTTCCAGCCCTTTGCGTATTGGCGATATTGAGAAAGTTGCAGCGCACTAAGGCTTACCAGTATTTCCATGTTATTGATCCGTTAATTGATAGGCAGTATCCAACAGAGACTCCGCAACAACGAACAGGAATTCAGCCTGATCATTATGACGAATAGTAGGATAGAACGTTACCATTGATTCGCGATGACGTTCGCGGAAATAATTGAAGCCCATTGATTCGCCGTTGGCTTTCAGCATTTCTTCGAAGCGTTTATCATGGCTCCACTTCAGACACGCTTGAAGCATATCGTCTTCGTTCATTGCTGCAAAGAATTTCTGTTTCATGCCGTCAGAGAATTCTTTCTCATAAACACGATACATGAACGTTCCGATATTAACTTCTTTGATCTGATCTGTATCGTATGCCAGCGCCAGCGCTTTGAGTTTATGTTCCGGACGATTGAAGTAACTTGCATAATCCACAACCGTATCAAACTCAATATACTTCTCAAACTTTTTAATGTAGTGGACGAAACTATCAAGTTCCATAAAGTGCGTGAGTTCACCACACAGCAGAGCGAAGGATCGAATAAACAATCCTCTGTCTTTGATATACTCGTGCATTTGAGGAACGAGGTCTTCAAAGAATTGCAGACGCGCATCAGTATCACGCAGACGCGGTTCCAGTACACCAATGTTTCGTCCTAAGTCTCGCATCAAAACATCAATCTCAGGAGTACGCCCACACAAGCGTAAGAAACTATATGAGCGATAATAGAGCGACATATAGAAAACAGTGTTAACCAAATAGTTTCGTTTGGTACGCATCATGTACGCGCCCATACTCAACATCATGCGATCAAATTTCTCTTTGGAGAGAACGTCACGCATTGCATCGCAGAACAGAACCAGAGTGGAGTTATTAAACTTATCAGGTTCGCCAACGCGAGCTTCAGTAAACACCATTGAAAATAAATCTTCGCCAAAACGACGAGCAAGCATAGGCCATTGCTGATCTGGAACAAGCGTAGGAGAGTATGTTCCGAGAATATTTTTCACACGTTCCGGATCTGAATCTTTCATACTCAAATCAGGGAAGATGTTTGTGTTCGTATCGGAATACAGATCTTCATGCAGACGATACGTAACGTCTTCCATCGCTTTATCGCCGATAAGCGGTTTGTTGATATGCTCGTTAATGAATTCCTGAACCGAAGAAATAAACGGTTCGTTCGGAGTCGGATAAACGCGCTCAACATGATAGAAGAAATCTTTTTTGTTCATCGCGTAAAAACGTTTAATCAGTACGCGAGACAAAGGACGTTTCAAATCTTTGTCCGAGGAATCGATCAGATAGGCAACCAGAGTGTGATGCTTAATATCGTCAGCCACATACTGTTTATTTATGCCGTCATCCAGATTCATACAACTTGTCCAACCACGGCCTGTACTCATGCCAGCAATATCGTATGGGTGCATACTCAGGCAAACAGTTTTCTTGCCACGCGTAACACTCACGATTGCTTTACGGTTTGGATCGGTTTCAAAAGTTTTAGCCAGTTCAGGCTGTTTGGAAAGAATCTTCCCGATACGCACAACGCGATCATGTTTATCGCGAGCCGTTCCGGAAACATAGTCCTCAAGCACAAAACCCTTCTCAACCAAATAATCTTTGATCTCTGAAGGGCATTCGGGCGCAAAGTTTTTAAGCAGCTTGTCGCTTTGAAAATCGAAGTACAAACGCATTGCACGATTTCCGATACGACCGCTTATTTTCTGAAACAGTTTCAGCAGTTGCGGATCAGGCTTAAACATTTTCATGAATGGCCTGTACTGCGAAGGAGTCAATGCGCTTAGACTTACTTCGATTTCCATTGCGAATCTCCTTACGCTTTAACTTCGATAGAGTGATCGTTGCTGTTCCAGATCAGTTCACGAATGTTGCGCGGCATAATAATGCAACCACTGGAAGCAGTCCCAGGATTTTTAACACTGTCACCGTGAATCTGGAAACTTCCGCGACCAAACATTTTATTGTTTGCATCAGGCGTAAGATCCATCGCGTATGGTCCGGTCTTCGCACTGGTGCGCGGCGCATTGATTTTATAAATGCCAATCGGCAGTGGCCCTTCATTAACGATATGCGTATCTGCAACAACGTTTTTGTGAGCGCCTTTACCGCTGTAGCCTTTTGCAACTTGCTTGCCGTTTTTATCCAGCATTACGCCAGTTGAAATATGATAAGTCCACATCAACATTTTCCTCTGTATCTGAAATAGTTTTGCAGGCAATCGAACACCGCATCTTTCGTGCCGAGTACAGGACGTTGATCCTGACACGATGGATCTTCCATGCGGATTTCAATTTTCTCCGCACTCCAATCTACACCAACCCACTTGAGAGGAATTGCAATTTCAAACTTCAATTTCCAATCACGAAGAATGTCATCTAAGTCTGGAGTTTTTTCGATACCGAAATCAGAAAGCGGATAGATGAACGAGCAGAGAGGGGGAGGAGCGGAAAGACTTTTGCCAGCGCTATCAAATTTATCGAAAGCCTTATCTACGTGCCAAAGAGTTTCTTCCGTAGAAAGAGGTTCAACTTTACGCAGCACAAATTTATTCGCTACAAGTCCAGCTTGTGACAGAGTAGCGCGGCAGACAACGTAATCGCCGTCTGCATTTATATATGCGAAAAGATAAAGCGTGTTGCTGATCTTACGGGAAGCAACAACGCGAACATCAAGTTTTCCACGGTTCAAAACTTCTTGCAAGGCGCGATCAGACAGGTTCGCTGAAAGGGAAATAAAAATTTCCATTTGTGCCTCACACTGAGCAGTGATTATTTATCCAGACGTTTGAACGTCACGCCATTTTCGCCTCGCGTAAAGCGAATAATACCGGGGATCTCGAATCCGTTTTTCAGCTTAGTCACTGGAATCTTTTTATCTTCCAAGTGCATCTGCATTTCGGTCATTACGATGTTATTTTTACCCACGGAGGTTTTGCGTTCGCCCTGAATGTTATACATCAGTTTGCCAGATTTTTTGGTCTGGTCAAAAGTAATGCCTACGTCATCGAGAATCTTAGGCATCTGTTTTTCAACTTTGGCGGCAATCTTACGCGCGTCCTCTACGCGAGCTTTAGTACGTTTCTTTGCTTCTGCGTTGCTGCGAATTTTTGAATCTTCGCGACGGCGGCGACTAGCCGGAGTTGATACCATGCTGTCTTCGATTTCGTCCAGAGATTTGAAACCAGACTTGCGAGTAGAGCCGTCTTTGTTCTTCACTTCTTTCACAGTTTTGCCAGTGATAACATCGTCTTTCACAGAAACGATGGTCTTAACAAAACCAGACATGCCCTTAACTTTCAGACCTTCGAAAGTTTTCATCTTCGCAGATTTTGCTTTCGTTGGTGAGCACAGATCTTCAGTGGAGAACGGAACAGTGATAGCCAAACCGAAGTTCGATTTCAGAAGTTTTGACGCTTCAGAGTTATACTGCTTGATCAGTTTTTTGGTGTCTGCAATTTTACCTTTTGCAGTTTTCACCAGACCGCGCATATGATCTTTGTTCATCGCAGTTGCTTTGGAAAGTTTTTCCTGCGCGTTTTCCAGATTTGCACGTTGCTTTTGCAGAACGCCAACGCCTTTATGTGCCTTAGCTGCAAGGCCGAGAGCTTTCTTGAAATCACGGGAAGCAGACTTAGCAACCGTCAGAGATTTCTTTGCGCCAACTTTGGTGATTTTGAACTTTGGGGTTTTAGCAGCAGACAGAGAAGAAGTTTCTTCTGCAAGATTAATCATCAATTTCATTTTGGTTTCCCTTAAATATTAACGCACACGGCGGGTAGGTTTCAGAGACTCAGCATCAGCAGGAGTTACGTTGAACTTAGCGAGTTTGGCGCGAGACATTTTCAATTTCTTACCAGTTGGCGGAACCATAATCAGACCACCATCATTCGATTCAACAATCGAGTAGGCTTTCAATTGGCTTGCAGTGAATTTTTCACCAAAGGCTTCACCCAAACGTTTGATAACAGTTGCAGGAGAAATCGCCTTACCTTTTGAATCGGCAGTGCGTCCTGAAGGTTTCACGCGTTTACGTCCAACTGTTTCAGGCTTTTTAACCGAGCGCAGTTTGGTAGGTGCCGCTTCCAGAGCTTCAAACTTTTCGTCAGCCATAAATTTCGGCGTGTAATCCGGATCGCGATGGCCAGGAATACTATGCAGATTTTTAAAGCGCAGTTTCTTCAAATCCAGACGATCCAGATCTGACTTAATACTCTTGGCGTTACCTTCCAGATCACGTTGAATGATCGGCAGAGAAACGCTGGACAGATTATTTTTACGCAGCAGGGCATGAGAATCGCTGTACAGCTTTTTCATTTCTGCGCGAAGATTTTTAGCAGTAGTGCCCGAAGTTTTCTTTTTATCTTTGAGCAGTTTCTTACGTGCCGGATCTTTGGCCTGACCCATAGCAACGTCTGCGCTATGTTCGTCGTGTTCAGCTTTAACCAGAGCACCAACTTTCTGTTTGATGGTTTTCAGGTTCGACATTACAGTAGCGATAACAGGCTTCATGCCAGAGCGGAATACCAGAACACGCTCACCTTTAGAGGTAATGAGTTTGGCGTTGATTTTTGCTTTCGGGGCAGAAGTAGAAACAGCAGCGCCAGAAAGATCTAAACTTACTTTCATTTTATTTTCCTGTAATATATTTGGCGTTACTTCACGCCCACGTTAGCAGTAATATTAACGACACGATTGAACCAACCGTACACGTTGGATTCTTGTGATTCATCTTTGGCAGCGATGTTATAAAGGAATGACAGACGCAGACCGTTATATACACGCGCAAGAATTTTCACGTCGCGCACTTTCGAATACGACTCAAGCGCAGCAATAGTTTTTGGCCCGATGTTCGCGGCAGGTGCAAAGTCCGGATAAAGTTTCTGACGATCATTCAGAACATTAAGCAGACCTTGCAGCGGAGCAATTGCGTTTGCAGGTGAAGAGTTAACGGCAAAATCGAAAACCCATACAGCAAGTTCTTCGCTGAATTTAGCGAGCTGATCGCACTTGCAGAAATCCCAAAAGTTTTTGCGGAAAATTTCAATCGCAACTTCTTGAGGTAAGGTTTCCATACTGCCTGTATACCCATACGCACGAGCAGTTTTTTCAGTGACTCCCCAACGAGTCGGGCCACCACGGTCGGCAGCACGGTTCGTATATTTTGAGCCACCTTCACGTTCGATGACTTCAATGATTGCTCGCGTACTTAATGCGTTAATCATTTGAATTCTCCAATAAGCTATACACGATAAAAATTAGCATTAGAAATGAAAAAGGGCAGCCGAAGCCACCCTTTGTATTAAAATTTAGATCCCCCGATTGGAAACTAGTTCATCGGTGACGTTTGCGATTTTCTCAACGTTACCTTTGATGTAGCCCAATTCGAAAACCTGAACACGATGTTTTATTACTGCCTGACCCATCGTAGAACAAACGCCTTTATTCAAATCAATAAAAGCATCACGCAAACGATAGGTAACAGGTTTTTCCAGAATAGAGATTAGCTTTGCCATGTTGCTATTGCTAATGCGTAAATCCAGAGCTTCAATATCCTCGCGAATATCTGTTTTGCATCCGGTGTAAATCCATTTGCAAATCAAACTGGTGATTGGTTTCTGGTGCGTCTTACTTGGCATCGTATAAATGAAAGTCATTAAATCATAGAACAGACTTCCCTCAATCGCACGATGTTTCAGATCTTTCAAATAAGATCCAACCGGAACCAACTTCGGACGAATAGGTTCAAGTTCCTGAACTCGCTTATCAACTTCCAGACCGTACTTTTCCAGAAGAACGCTATGACCAAACACAAAGAAAATGTGTTGAGGCATTTGGCGAATGCTCACCGCGTTTCGGTCGAACTCTTTCGTTCCAATCACGAAAATATGTTTGCGATATTTCTTATCCGGATCGAGTGCGATTCCTTGAGGGCAGTAAGTCACACGAACATCAGGATCTTCTTGCTTCAACCAACCGAGAACTTGCTCAGGGCTTTGTTTCGTAACCGCTACTACTGGCATACGTTCCTCACTAATAAACAGTTACCGAAGAAGTTTTGAAACTCTTCTTACTTTGTTCAACGGCATCACGAATTCGTTTGATGTTTTCCGGATGCGCGATGATGCAGTCATGGCACAAGTAGAAAGTGGGCAGCGGCTCAACCACTACCGTTTCTTTCTTGAGTCTGAAAACTTTCGCAACGATACGCATAAACCAGTTACGTTCGATAGGAACAAATTTGTTTTGCGTCATTGTGGCGTCTTCAATCAAACGATAGCCGTTAAACAAATAAGCGCTTTCACAAAGTTGATCGATACTGGACATTACATTTCCTTTCTAACAAGTTTGGAAACGCCCTTTGTCTTCTCAACTATCCATTGCTTGTCACTGAAACTATCAACACTCAATGGAGAGATCCAATAAACGTTTGGAACAATCTTTGTGAGAATGGGCAGGAAGTTTTCGATTAAGTGATCACGAACGGCATCACTACAGTTCGATTCAGGTTCATCCAGAATCATGAAGTCAGTACGACGAGATTCAGGCACAAACGGAAGAATACTGATCGCCCACAACAAACGGAAGCAGTTAGTTTCTGCGCCGCTCATAATACTGATATCGGTTGTGGTATCCGACGACACGCGAGTAACAGTTGCACCAACGCCTTGAGGACAAGTGAATAGATTGAACTTCATATTCTCAGGGTAAACCAAATGACTGTTCTCATTCAGCTTGTCTTGAATTAACTGCAAGCGTCCTTCCATTGCTTTCAGTTTTAATTCCGTGCCACTGTACGCTTTATAAAGTGTTTCGTACAACACACGCTTGTCAATCAATGGCTGCAACTTAGAAAGTTTTGTGCGCATTTCAACTAACGTGTCTTCGTAATGATCGTACTCCTGAACTTTCGAAATCACTTTCTGCATTTCACGCTCAAGTTCACCGATACTTGAGGTGAGCTTTTTAATCTTCTTATCGACTGCGTGATACTCTTCATCAATTTCCTGCGCCGACTTAGACGGACGCTTGAATGCTTTCAGTGACTGATTAAGATCGCGAAGTTGTTCCAGTTGCTCGATACGTTTTTCAACGTTCTTACACGGCTTCTTCGGTTCAGCAACTTCTTCCGGCTTCTCCAGAGCATCCAGCTTGGCCTGAATTGCATCACGTTTTTTAATCGTTTCGAATTCATCAGCGATAGCATCAATCTGCTTGCCGATCTTCTTCAAACGTTTTTGCAACTCTTCTTTGTCGTGCTTAGGCTTCTTAACTTTCTTCCCTTCGAGTTCTTTCAATTCTTCTTTGCAATCGAAATACTCTTGTTGCTTGCGCAGACTTTTGATCTCTTCTTCAGCTTTATCAGCAGCACGTTTCAGCGCTTTGAGATTCACGTCCTGACCGCACGTAGGACAAGTCTTGCCGTCAACCTTGTGAGAAAGTTTTTCGTAAGCGCGTACAACCGACTGCGCTTCAGTAAATGCTTCCTCCAGTTCTTCAGAAGTTTTCTTCGGCTTCTTCAATTTACCGAGTGCTTTGGTCAAACGTTTGATATCGTCTTTCCATTCGGTGTACGCCTCGATCTCTTCATCCAAACTTTCAAGCAGTTCTTCAATCTCTTCCTCTTCGGAAACCAGCTTAGAATGTTTCTTTGAGAGTGCTTTAGGATCTGCTTCAGATTCCGGAAGTTCTTTCAACTGCGCTTTGAATTCAGCCAAACGCTTTTTATATTTCTTCAGCGCTTCCTGATAGTCTTCGAATTTCTCAATACGCTTTAACACCGCATTAAGTTTTTCCAGTTCCTTCTTCGGATTCTCAGACACAATCTTCAGAGCAGAAATCTCTGCCATGATTTCGTAGTAGCGGCGAGCGTCCTTGCGCTCAGAAGTCAGTTCAGCAAAACGTTCATAAAGATCGTTGCGTTGCTCTTTAAGTGCATCGCTTTCTTTCTCCAGCTTCTTAGCTTTCTTGCGCGTCTTGTCTGTTACCTTCAGAGAGTCCTGCTTACGTGCAGTAACGTCGTAAAGATCGGCAACGCCTTTGCTTTCTTTCTCTGCGTCTTTCGCAGCATCCAGTTTGATTTTGACTGCGCTACGAATACGATCATAAACATCGAGGCCAAACAGTTCAGTCAAATATTTCAGACGCTCAGAAGGTTTCGCACGTTGGAACGGATGTGCGATCTGCGTTTGAATATAGCAGTACGAATAAAACTCGTCTTGCGAAAGCGGGAAATGTTTTTTAATCCACGTCTTCGCTACGTCCTGACGCTCAACCTTTTGGTCTTCGCCGTCCAAAGAAACTTTATACTTACTTGCCGTCTGTTCAATTTTGATCATCTGACCTAAAGGAGATTGCCACTCAAGTGAGATTGAACTTCCTTTCTTCAGCATATTTGTTTTGCTGCGTTTGGTAAGCGCAAGCGGATCTGCTTCATAAAATAAATTTGGAAGCGAACCAAACATCAGACTTTTTCCCACACCGTTTTTATTGTTGCGAACGTTTGGGCTGTCGTGGTTGTAACCGGAGATAGTTACGAATCCTTGCTGATCAAGTTCAGTCAGCTTTAATTCTTTGAACACCACAACGTTATTGAGTTCAATTGATTTGAGAGAAATCCCAGGCATAGTTACATCCAAACATCAGCAGGTTCAAACCATAGACTATCGTTCGGATAATCTTTCGAAAGTTTTTCCAATTCCTTTTCCGGATGCGCGAACACCTGACCAACGATTTCTTTTTGTGTTTCAGGTTCATTGGTGTACGGATTGATATCCAGAGCGTGACGGCAAATATGGAAACATGGAGTAGGGCGAGCATATGCAAACATAATGAATACCTTAGTTAAGTTTAAACCTATATTCATCTTTTTACAGATTTGGGCGTTAAAAAGGGCAGCCTAAGCCACCCTCAAAGTTACGGAAGTTCCGTGAAGAATTGATCTTTGTCGTAATAGCCGTCAAAAAGAAATGGCCCCGTCACGGCTTCGAGTCGAAGTTTTTCTTTCAGAAGTTTCATATAGCGTTCGCCATATGCGCCTAAGTCGGCTGGCCATTTACGTGCTGTTTCATCTACGTAACAAAGAAAAGTATAATCCCAACTTTGCTGCGCGAGATTCGGGGCGCTGGAAAGCGACACATAAATTTGCATAGTGATTCCTTAGTAACGACGTTTCTTGCGCTTGATTGTAGATTTAGGCAATTTGATTTTCTGCATTGCCTTACGTGCTTCTGCAATCTGTTCACGCAATTTCGTGCGGCGTTCTTCGTTCGTCTTTTTGTTAGTCTCGTTGTCTTCAACTTTCTCCAGACGTTCGAGTTCTGCAATAAGGCGATCAACGGTGGCGGCACGTCCGGTACGTTGTTGCTGCGTTCTTACTACTTCGGTTGCGCGACGACGTATCTTATTACGGATTCCCAATTCTTTTTTGGCACCATCAACATTCCGGTTTTCCTGTTGTCGTTGCTGAAGAGTATCTTGCGCCAGCTTAACACTGCGCTTTGCTTTCTCTTCATTGCTTTTCGCATTCTGCAAAACAACTTTTTGTTTCGGCAACGGGCTAACCATCTTGCTAAGACTGATTAGAATTTCCATAGCTTACTCCAGAATGTTTTCGGTGCGCGGTTTAAACGTACCTTTGTTTCCTACTGCCGATTTGATTTGCGTAGGACTAAACACAACGTAGAAGAAATGCTGTCCACGTTTTGCAATGATGCCATCCCTTCCGGTTGCAGCAGCGAACACTTCAGAGAAGCGCCACTGTTCAGGCTCACCTTTATAAATATCTTGGAACAGGTTGTTCCCTGCGTCGATCAGATCCATGCCGACGAAGTTTTCCAGATATTCTTGTTTCGCGCTTGCCAAACCTTGATAATCGAGATCGTAGTTTTCAGCAAGGAAGCGATTGAAGTGAGGACGAGTTAATCCGTTTGCAATTCTTGTTGCTTGCATAAGAGTCATGCGCGGTTGCTTTTCAAAAATGATCGGCTTCTGGATTTTCAAATACACTGGAAGCGTACTGCCGCTATTCTTGGCATAGTATTGCGCAAACTCAGGTGAGTCAGTGAAATAAAATCCGATGCCGTATTCATCGTTACCGGCGCTCAAACGTTTTTTATCAAACGTATCAAAGTCTCCTGTTGTGCCGTGATACACAACAAGCGGATTGCCTTGAGGATCTTTTACAACGGACTTTCCAAACCATTTGTCGAAAGCCGCTCGATCTTTTTCTGAAAATGCCGAAACAGCTTTCGACAAACTGATTAAAATTTCCATGATTCAGTTCCTATAAGAAAAGCGGGATTGCTCCCGCCTTTGGAAAATAGATTTCGGCACAACGTACCTCCCGCCGAAGTTTTACTTCTTGGCAGTAAAGAAGAGATAGGGATCACCTCCTTATTAGCCGAAGATTCTCCGGCTTGGGTACGACTTCATGCGATCAACGCCTGGAGAAACTCCGAGCGTAGAATAGTATTCTTCGAGTGCGCTAACATCCGGAAAATAAACTAACTGATCTTTCATCTTGCTCCATACGAGATAGGCAAGTTTGCGGCCTTCGGATTCAAACGAGAGATAGAAATCCCCTGCGCCGAAAGGAGTGCGTACCGGAACAGGCTTCATCGCGTTCATAAAGTCGGATGCCTGTTTAAAGGTCTTGTCGTTGAAAATGCAAACAACACCCTCGTCACCTGACGGAACAAACTTCAGTTCGCTTGTGCGAGACTTCAGAATTCCGATAGGAGACTTTCGGCAATCAACATTATTACCAAAAATCTTCTTGCAGATATGCTTCAGTTCGATAGGATTTAAATGCTCAGAATAAGTTGTCCAGAGCAGTTCCTCCGAAACTTTAGAAAGAGATAAGACGATTTGCATTTTGACGTAATTCCTGTGATTGTCCTTGTACCATGAAATTACTATCGAAACGAAAAATGGGCAGCACAAGGCCACCCATTTGTTTTACTTCAATTTGACTGAAAGTTTACCGGAATAGATATCCGACATTAAACCAGTGATTGTACTTTCAAACATCACTTCTACGGGAATGCTGGAACTATTGATCGCCAATTCAATATCACACAACGCTTTCTGCAAATAGATTACAGAGATAGGGGAAATTTCAAACTTGTTCTTTTTACGCACGTCATAGAATTTGCGCAGTTCAGCAGTTTGAAACTTATTCGTCTTCGCAATATCACCGAGGATATAATGCAAGAGCCAGCGTGTCTTGTGCAGCAGACCGCGAATATCACCTGTCGAACGAATGGTGCGAATAGTTTCAACCAGATCCATTTTCAAATAACCTGCCGTAAATTCTACAGCCAGATCACCTAAATTGATTTCCGGATCGGATGCCGCCATATCCAGCACCAAATCATTATTGAAAGTTTCACCACCTTTCACCGCGCTGTATACAGTCTGGAATAAACCGATAGCGCCACGCAACTGGCCGCCAGAATATTCAGCGATAGTTTCAATCGCTTCGTTTGCCGCTTTCAGTTCTTTCTTGTCTTTCGGCAGAATCTTTTCTTTCTTCGCCAGATAACGAATACGTTCAGCTATCACTTCCGGATCGATTGGGTTGATTGGCAGCTTAACGCAGCGAGAAAGAATTGTGCTCTTAATCTTTTGCGGATCGGTTGACACCAGAATCCAAACAGTATGCGGTGCCGGATTCTCTAACGGAATAAGGAATTTCGATTCCGCTTGAGAAGTCATCAAATGCGCTTCATCAAGAATGTATACGCGGCGACGATACATAGGAGACAAGTTACTGCTTTCGATAATGCGTTGAGCGCCGTCAACTTTACCGCTGTCGTTACCCATATCGTAGGTGAGAACATCGCGGTGACATTTTGCATCATACGCTTTACACGACGGACATTCACCGCAAGCATCAAGCGTATCGCAGTTAATTGTTTTAGCGATGATACCTGCGAACGTAGTTTTGCCGGAACCCAAATGCCCACTGATTAAAATAACCGATGGGAAAGTTTTAGTTTTCAACCAACCTGCATATTGTTTTTGAATATGAGGCTGACCGATGAAATCTTTAATGCTGGTCGGACGATACTTGTTTGCAAAGTTAATCGTAGACAGCACTTCCATTTCTACGCCTGACTTTTTCTTCTTCTTGACAACTTTACCTTCGCCGTCAAAAGAGCGTTTCTTTACTTTCGCCATTCTTTCAGTTCCATACCGGATTGATTGTATACATGGAATTTACAGATTTGGATCAAAAAAAAAGGGAACCGCGTCGTCTTCGGTTCCCTCCAGGGTAAAGTTAAATCTTATTTCATCATTTTAGTTTTGGACAAACTCCAAAGAAACTTTTTGTTAGTCGCTTTGGAGTTTGCCCGTAAGCTGTCGGAACCTCCGAACAAACCCCCACGCAGATTAAAGTGCCTTAGCGTGATAGGCACTTGGCGAGTCTTACTGCCATGTTGTGCGCTCCGTGTAAACGCACATATGCAAGCTCGCCGTACCACAACGAAACTTTTTTCTTGCGGTGCGAGATTAGAAATTAGAATAAATTTCCAACTTCTTATCCAGAACAGAAATAAAGTTTTCGTCGAATGCAAACACGCGGTCGAAAGGAAGTTCTTTGTTCCACGGCTGATCAAACAGAATAATATGTTCAGCATCTTCTTCGTTGTGCTCGCAGGTGAAGTGAGGTCGATCATCAAAGATAATAAAATCTTCGCCGTCGAACACTTCTTGCAGAAACTCAACTTTGTTTGGTGCAACAAACGGATCGAGGAAGTAATGCTCAGTGAAAAGATTCCACTCTTCTTCGGTGAAAAGTTTACGCGTGAGTACGTGACCCATGCGATGATAACCACGATGCGAACACGAATAAACTTCGTGACCTTCTGCAACCAGACGGCGAATCATTTCGATAAAGCCAGAGCGAATTTCAACTTTATCCATGAAGCTACCGGATTCCATCAGACCGAGGAAACCAGAGCCGCCGTTGTCTTTCGTGAAATACTGATCGAGCGGCAGATCATCGCCGTGAGTTTCTTTCAGAACTTTAACGTAGTAAGGATGCGTAAGCAGCGCAGTATCATCCCAATCAAAAACGAGTTTCATCAATGAATCCTTGTATCGAAAACAAACGGAACGCCAGAGATCATTCCGAGATTAAAATTGGCAGTCCTCGCATAAAAGCGAATTTCATCAGAGTTGAGAACTTTGCGAATATCTTCGCCAGCATTAAACTTGAATGAGATTTTTACCGGAGTGTATGAGTCGGTTTCAGTGTTGTACAGATGCGGATCTAAAATCCAAATGCCGTCACCGTAATCAGCAAGAGAGCCAACAAATATCATACCGTCCGTTTCGTATATTACGAGCGGAGTATCCAAAGTAATAGGGAAGACTTGATTATCTTCCCCTTTGCGATTCAGTGCGTCACTCAACATCCCCGCGAAACTCCTTAACAGTAAGGCGCACCTGTTTGTTTAGAGTTTTACCGAGATCCACACCCTGAACAAATCGGCAGAATGAATACGCAAATAAAGCTCGCGCACTTTTCATAGCTGACTTCTCAATATCAGGACGAGCATCGCTGACTTCCAATTCAGCGGGCCAGAACTTAACGATTTGCTCAGAGTCGTTTTGAGCAATCAACTCAAGTTCTTTCACCGTCATCAAACGCTGACGCGCAATGCTACGCAGAATGATATCAGTGAACGGCAGAAGTTCTTCCGACACTAAATTTTTCACATCCTTTGCATCGCCAGTTTTAATGAAGTCGTCGAGGAAACCGATCAAAGTTTCTTGATCAAGTTTCTGAACGTTACGCAATTTGTTCAGCAAAAGAATCCATTTGATTTTGCGTTTGGTCGGAACCAAATGCTGATAAACAGATTCACCGAGCGCCAGCAACATATTGTTGGTAACGTCTTGCGACAAGCTATCCTTAGTCACGCAAATGTTGAACACGTCATTCCATTCTTCTTTCTGGAATTTCGTTTTGAAGTCATGCGTTTTGCTACCGCCGCTCACCTGATTAAAGTTAATCTGTTTGCAACGACGCAGCGCTTCGGCAACGCCATACTTTTCAACAAACGCAGGAAACTTTTTACACGCGATGCGAATAGCTTTACCAACTTGTTCTTCACGTCCGTAAAGATTGAGCGCGGGCATTCCTGCAATTTGTTTCAGTCCAACGTGCGGCGTTACGCTCACACCGAAAACTTTTTGGCCAGGCTCAGGATCTTTTCCGAGGATGGCGAGGATATCGTATTTCGCGCTGAACTTGATTGTAGTTGGATCGGCAGTTGCAAGAGTGTTGACCAGATAGCCAACGCTTTTACCAGTTGCGAGAACCAAAACATTTTTGTTGCCACTGCGAACAACAAGATATTCACCAGTACGATGTTTCATAACTTTCCTTAATCGCCACCGCCACCGCCGCCACAATCACTACCTCCAGAATCAGAAGGAGTTGAATCGTATGACGGCGAACATGCAGGTGATGGAGTGTGATGCGTTACGTGATCGTGATGAATGGTATGCGAAACATCGCCAGCATAAACTTGCTGATAAGTTTCGTTACGCGCTTCACTACGAGGCGGCGCAGAGCGATTCAAATTTTGATGGCTCGTGCGTCCGGTTGTTACGCCACAACGTTCGAAACGTTTTTGACGGCTGTACTTGTACTCTTCGAAAACAAGTCGCAGACAGCGAATCGAATCAGGCGCTGGAATCGTGCCGCGAATCTTACCGAGAAATTCTGAATCTTCTTTCGGCATCAGATGAACTTTCATATCCTGAAACAGCGATTCAACTTTGAAGCTGACGACATTGAAATGCTGTTTGCTTTCAGTGAAAGTGTGCGCCGCAAATACAGGCTCCAGACCTTCCAGAATTTCTTCAATCGTTACGCTCATAGTGCCTCACGTAGACAGGTTGATCAGGTATTGATCATCAACGCCAACACGGAACATATCTTCCGCAAGTTTTTCGAAACGATTGTCTTGACCGCAGATCCATTCGGATTGGTCAACGATAACGAAAGAATATTTCTTTTCGCTGTCACGAATACGCTGACGCGCGCGACCGTAATCGGCAGGAGTGTCAACGCGAATAAAATCAATACGCGGTTCGATGGTGTCACCGTAAACGCGTTCTTCCTGACCCAAACGAATAATGTTTGCTTCAGGGAATTTTTCTAACAGATAGTCTGCCAGAAATTGAGACAACACCGACACGCCAGCACGTTGCGGAACAGTAACGGCGATGCGGCAGTAGTCACGAATGACGCGATGATCAGTGAAGCCTTTCGGCGCAGTGATTTCGCGAATTTGTTTTGAGTAGTTCATACTCGTTTCGATCACATTCAGAATTGAACGTTGAACCGGATTTAATTGCTCGATGGTAAGATCAGACATTTTCTGTCTCCTTAGTTTAGAAGCACAAAGCGAACCTGCTGAATGTAAGCCTCACCTAAAACGTCGCGGAACTTAATGAGTCTTTGTGCGAGGGATTCAATCCGTCCACCAAACTGATAAGCATCGTCAATAACGAACAGGGTAGGCTTGTCGCCAGATTCAAAAACTTTATGGTATAACTCACGCAACCGATTATGAGTGAAAGAATATTCACCAGTAATTGATTCGTGATCCATTGTTAAAAGAAAGGCGTTGTGTTTCTCTGCCAGTTCTTTTGCAAACGTACTATGACCGGTTCCCTTGCCCATGCGTAAGTGCATACTGCGCTTAGTAAGCAGCCACTCAGCATCAGGGAAGAAAGGATCGTTAGTGATAGCGAATGATTTTTCGAAGGCATTGAAAGTGTTCCAGAAAGTTTCGCGCATAAGAGCATGACGCTCGCGGATCAATTCCGCTAAACGTTCGTTACTACTCATAATTATCTTTCCCGAAAATAAGATAAAAGAAAAGCCTCCGAAGAGGCTTAAACTATTTAGAAAATTTACTCCGCTGGTATTCGATATCGCAATACTGAATCGCGACCGTATACACCAAAGGAGAAACGCGCTGGAAACTCACGCCAACAACTTTAAACGTCAGTGGTTCACCGCTCACAACTTTTCGAATAGCAATATCTTTGGCTTTACCGACAGTCAGAGAATCTTCTTGCAGTTTAAAAGAATCTTTCAGGTAGAACCGAGAGAGTTCTTTTTTAAACTCTTTGCTAGGATCGAATTTTACTTTATGTGCGTAGCCGTTAAGGGCGCTGACAACCAAACTGCGCGGAACATCTTCGAAGCCATGCTCTGCGCGAATTTGAGTAGCAAGTTTATTGCTGATTTTGTCCAGCTTGTACGGAGCGCGTTTGCCTAAAGTCTTGAGATAATCACGGGCAGCGATCAAAGTGCCATGCGCAACTTCACAATAGCGGTCTAAGATTTTTGCTTGCTCTGCGTTACACTCAATCTCGAAACAATACACTCCGTCCTTAACGGTAGATGCGTGACGCGAAAGAATATCGCCGCGCTTCTTTTTACGTTCGATCATCGTCTTAATGTAACCAGACCACACGTAAGAAAAACTTAGCATGATCGGATCATCCAGATCGATTTTCAAATGTTCGATGAACAACGGAATACTGATACCGACATAAATTTCCTTCTCGATAAGAGCGTGTCGAAACTCTCGAATGTCATCGTATTGATGTTGCACGAGAACGTTCTTATTTTCGCGTGAAGGTGTTGGATGATTTTTAAATAAACGATCAACTTCAGGCCACGATTCCAGATCAGAAGACTTAATATCTTTGACCAGTTCCGTAGCCTCTGCAATCGTTATTGGAGGACAGCGCGAATAATCTTCCAGCACGGTGTTACGATGATAATACTCGTATAGCGCAGCCAGTTGATAAATTTTCAACGTCCTCTCTTTTTTAATCTTCACCTTCGGTTTGGGTTTCACCTTTTTATCAGCAACCTCTTTTTCTTCAGGTTTCGATTTTACTTTCTTAACTTTCTTTACAGCCTTTGTTTCCGACGCTTCAGGAATGCGACCAGCGCGAATCTCTTCTTTCTGCCACGCAGGAAGCGGAGACTTTAATAGCACCTCTTTACGCATTTCCTCTTCTGTTAACGGTTTTTGCCGTGCTTTTTTAGTAGGCACGATATAATCTCCAACACTGCGGTATCTGAAACTTATTTACAGATTTTTGAAATATTGGTAAGAAGTTTCATCGAAAGGTTTACGAACCCATTCGATACCCTCAGACGAAACTTTCGCTCGACTGATTAACGCGCCATCGTGTTCAAAGGAAAAGACTTTAACATTGTTTGACAAAATCATATCGAACAAAAGTTTTGTTTCGATTCCAGTGATCATGTGACTCAGAATTTGTTTGCGAATTTTGTAGTCAATTGAATCGGAACGCCAAGAGAATCGCACACCGACTGCATTAGTTAACACGGAATTTTCTTTGACCTTGCGAGCCTTAGAAATATACGTATCACACAATGCTTCAAGCGCCAGAGTTAAAGATTCATTTTCTTTGTTCCAAATATCACGAATACGGAAAGTTTCTTTGACCATCAACTTGCGAGCCTTATCGATCACAGGTTGTAGCATTGAAAGATCCTTATATTTTTTCTTCAATTGTTTCGCCGCACGACGGATACACTCAGCGCGTTTTGATTTTGCAATCACGCGTAGAGGTTCGCTATGCCAACAAGACTTTGAGTGAAGCGCTTGACCAATACTAAACACCGTCGCATAGAAACAAACTTTCGTATCCTCTTTCGACAAACCGTAAGGTGCGCCAAAATCTGCAACGCTTTTAAAATCTCGAATTGAGTTACAACGAATATTGTTGCGCTCGAACTCAAGTTTTAAAATGTTTAGTTGGCTGCTTTTCATATCGTGGTTGTAGCCTTTAATGTGGCACCGCTCTTTAATGCTGCGCGGCATGTTTTGAAAACCGCCACCGCATTCATACAAACGACCGCCAACTGGACTCACACGATATGTAGGCAGATAAGAAATTTTCATTTCATCCAGATTGTGACACGTAAACTTTCCGGACAAAATATTCATTGTGTTGGAAAACACAAGACGATAACGCGAGCGTCCTTGCATACTAAAGAAATTGCTCAGGCGACTCAACTCTTCCGCAATTGGAAGAAGCGTTAACGTGATCGGTTCCTGACGAGATAAAACTTCCTTATAAAGTTTTCGTGCCTCACGATCCGTACTGCGATGCAGCGCTTCAAAATCGTGTGATGGCAAACCTAAAGCGTTAACCGATTTCTTTGCGAGAATATCAGTCAGCGTTTTCCCAATAGGAGTGCTGCGTAAAAACTTAGGACTGCAATATCTTGTCTTCCGGAGAATTTCATCCGGAGTTTTTGGACAGTGCGGATACATACCCTCAAACACTTCACGTTTGATGCGGAAAGTTCTACACTCCGATCCTGCTGCGCCAAACTTATAACCTGACACATCCAGAACATTTTCCCTAAGCCAATTCAAAGAGCGAGTAATTGCCGTTGACGATTTCCCTGAATAATTCGCTTTCGCCGTTGTCTCACTTCCAGATCCGAAAACTAAAGGCAGTTTAGCGGAACCTAAAACAAACGGGAAAGGAATAGCAGGAAGACGCTTAACGTTTTTGAACTTGCTGTTATAAAGTGTGCAGTGGAGAATATGCCAGAAGAAAGTAGAAATCTGATCCCTGAATTCCCACTCTTTTTCTGCTGGCCCGTCATAAGGACACGCAAAGATAACATTCTTGCGAACCCATTCGACCGTGGAAAGTTCCTGATATGCAGGATTCTTAATGATGAAAGTATCCATAACATACCTAAACATGATTTAACGAGAAACCAATGGATCTTTACAGAATTTTCCCGAACCTCGATCCCGATCCGCGCCTTTTCTTTTTGTATCTTTTATTTTAAAAACATTTAGAGGATAACAGAATATAGAACCTATATCCTCTGCGCTGTACGGCTGGGCCGGGCTGGCATGGGCCTGGTGGCTCCCGGCATTGCGCTCCGCTGTAGGTATAACTACACACTATACCTCTACTCAGTACACCCTACCCTAGACAGCGTAGAAACAGCAATCTACTCAAAAGAAGGCGAAAGCTCGTCAAACGAAACTCGTGCGTAATTTTTGCTTGATTCTGTAAGTCATTGATTTATGAGAAGAATGTCTGACTCTTAAAAAGAGCGGATCACGAAGTTGTGTAGAAGTGCCTTAAAACGCCCCCGTGACCCTATTCTACTCACTTTCGTTTTTTCTCGTTTAGTTGTTTTTGAAGTTTACGCCCGATCTGCGTCATAATCGACGCTACAGCATCGCCATCGTTCTTTCCAATGGCATTCGCCAATGCTTCGCCTTGTTCACGGCTCAATTCAGGCATGATCATCTTCAGCATTTTACTGCGAGCTAATGCGCTCTTAGATTTTGCTTTCGATTCACTTTGCATAATGCCTGATTTACGCTGAACAGATCCGCGCACAATGTTTTGCAGATCTTGCGCGAGGCCAGCAAACAAACGTTGGATCGGAGTAACTTCTTGCCCTTCCGGAACGCTATACAGTTCACGCAAGCGACACTCTTCCGCGTCACTCACCGCACGTACACTCGTTTCACGAACATCAACGGCATCGGCCTGACGCACATGATCTTTGCGTAGCGAAATTGTACCTTCACGCGAATCATCTTCAACCAAACTTTCGTTAGTCAGTTTGTTTTTCGCGTACCAATCCTTTGGAATATCGTCAACCGGATCGGGCGCATTTAAAACGATTTGTGTCTGCATGATTACCTCAAGTCATATCCTTTATTAATGTTGTACTGCAATTCCTTTCGCTGTACCGGACGCGTTGTGACAACCCATTCCCACGACTGATTTTTCGCAGTACGTTTCTTTGGTGCTTCAGTCACTTTTAAAACATAACGTTTAAACGGCAGAACGAGAATATCTTCAGGTTCGATCATACCACTACGCGCAGGAAGCACTACCGTAATATTACCGACTGTCAATTCTTGATCGTAGTTTAAAATGTTTGCTTCTTCGCTGATGTTTCCATTGATATCATCCACACCCAAATCAAAAATCAAAGTGGCGTGTGTGAACGCTTCAATATCTTTCACGCGAATGCGAATGTGCTGGCCTTTATACTTCTTCAGCAAATCCATACTCAACGCAGTTTCAGTTCCATTGATAACAGCGAGAAGTTTTTTCGAAGGAGAAAGAACAACATCGTTCACGCGAATACTAAACTGCGCTTTCTTGAAATACTTTGGAATCAGTGTATCGAATTCCACGTAACCAGTTTTACGCTCAAGACGAAACGTTGTTGGCGCGGTAGATTGATCCAGAGTGTAACCTGAAAGTTTTTGAACGTGGTGATGCGTCATTACGTTGTAGATATAACCCGTAGATTGGAACCCAGGCTGAAAACCTTGTCGATAGCAAATGCCGCAGTTAACTACGTTACCGCCATCCCAACGTTGATCTTCATCTTCGCCATCACTCAACATATCGGCTGCATCTAAAACCGCGTGAGCATTCGCAGGAATCATATCATCCAGTGCAATTGCTCCGCGATTTTTGCCGCCAAACATTGTGTTTCCAACGGGCTTAACTTCAATGCCGTTTCCACGCGCTTCGCCGTCACTTTCGCTCATGACACTTTTCATGCCACCTTCAAGCACATCATCGAAACTATTTTCTACGCGGTTGCAGCTACATACCAAACCGAATTTCGCTTTCTTGAAAATGATCACTTTGGTGCTGTCTACCGACAACGCCTGTTCAACTTTCGATTGGACAATTTCAATTACACTGTCCAATCTTTTCTGAACGCGATCATGTTCATAAGTTTTATGTCGCTTGTATGTGTTGCGCTGCTTTCCTCCAGTTAACCAACTCATAATTGCTTTCCTCTAATAGCACGCTATGTACCACCTAGCTGAAAATTACTGATAATATTTTATTCTACCTTTGCTTGTACGAATGATTATTTATAAGGACAAATAAAAGGAGATTCGTATGCGCATTTTATCTGGCGACCCAGGAAAAGTGAACTTCGCTCTCTCTGTTCTCAATGTTGACGGCAATAAACTTGATATCATTGGGACACGAATGTTTGGCAGTCCAATTCAAAATTTGACTGGCGATCTTCGCAGCGTGACGAAAAAATTCATTGATGAAATTTCCTCAATCGACAAACAATATGGCCCGTTTGATGCGATGTGTTTTGAACGCTTCCAATCACGCGGCCTCGGCGGTAACACCATCGAAGCAATCAGTATCATGCTCGGTGTAATGGCATTCTATTGCCACAAGAAGAAAATTCCATTCTTTGTGATCACTGCATCGCAATGGAAAAACGCTTTCAATCGACATGAGAATTTAAAGGCGCTGTACGCTGAATACAATCTTACTTCCAAAAAGAGTAAGAAAGCGATTCACGAATTTGATGCCATGTTGATTGGAGTGTACACGTTTTATAAGCTCAACGAACTCACACCCTTTGCTGGAATTCAGAAGCAGATACATAAGTTAATCGATCGCTTCCTCAATTCCCCCAAACTATAAGCGAGATAAAAATGACCGACCTTTCTTTCAATCCTCCGCAGTGCAACAAACTGGCTCTGTCTCTTCTTGAATCTTTGTTCAATGCTAAGATTGAGTACATTGCGCCTGGGCAGGTTTCGAAAACTACACATGGAACTCAACTGGAAGAATTTCAGTTTTGTTCTACGTGGACTGACGTTAAAAAACTTATCAAAGATATTCACCAGATTGTCGGCAAACAAGTTTGGCCTGTTGTAAATCCAGATATAGGATGCAAACTTATCCTTCGCGGAATTGTTACTGAGAGGGTGGAAGATAAAAACTACACGTCATTTATCTTTTCTGTTGATCCGTTGGGCTACGTTGCCGAAGAAAAACCTGCTGGCTATTTCTCTCCGGAAGATGTTGTGATCGGAATGATCGAATCTACCGGAACGCACACAATCAATGTTGCAGAAAATGAAATTCCGAAAGATCGCAACGGAAAAGAATTGCGTGTGATTGAAACTTCCTTTGCGTGGTACGGCATTACTGAACTTCAGACGCGAGCCTCTCAATTTATTTTCGGGCTGGCAAATGCTTATGAACAGAGTGCGACGATTTATATTCTCGATCATAAAACTACGTACCACGATCAGCCGAAACGCAACGTGACCTCTTTGAAATATGCGATTGCACATCCTGAGTTTTGAAACTTTTAACTGTAAATAGATACTAATAGATAAATCTGTATACAGGATTCTCAAGATGGCGACCGCAGTAAAGAAACGCAAAAATGATTTGCCGAAAGTGGCAAAGAAACGCAAACAGAAAAGCATTCCGATTAAAGTTGATACACGTCCGATCAACCTTTGTCCTGAACTGGAAGAATCCTCAACGCCGTTCCGCTATCGCGGTATGTGCCCGATGACTCGTTGCCAGTATTGCACGACTGCAACCGAAACAGGTTGTCTTGCGCAGGATAGAAAAGAAAGTTCTGATCGTCCTATCAGTAGCAAAGAGATCGCTTATTACAAGAAAGGATTGTTTTCCGAACTTGGTGAGTTTGATCAAAAGCAACTGGAGGCAACTGTGCGTCGTGCGCAGACTCGTGCGCGTCTTGCAATTTGTTTGAGTACGTTTATCAATGTTCTGGATCTTTCTTGCAAGGAAAGAGACTTTGATTACAACGTCGGTACTGTTCCGTCTGTCGATTATGTGCATTCGTTCTTGCAGCAAACATTTCCTGAATATCAGATTTGGATGCTGCAACATATGAGTGACGAAGCGCGTTTTGCTGAAGTAACCTCAACACTTACTTCGACGGAATTTAGTTTGGGCAACGCGCTCGGACTGACTCCGAAAAAATATCAGATATTCTGTTTCGCCTTAAACTCTCTTTTGGAGAAAACGAAATGAGTTATATTACTCTCGATCAGTTTGAACAAATTCTGAAAACGAATATTCTGACTGATCCTTCCATGTGGGTACGCAATAACAGTTTCCCGCGTGGGCAAATTTCTTTCCGCGTACTCGGTTCTGACTTCCGTATGCGCGACGTGATCATTCCGGTTTCCGGTGCTGCTGTCGATCTGACTGATTACGCACCGCTGGCAAATCTGTTGGCATCTGCTGAACTGAAACAAGTTTTCGCAAGCCGCCAACTGAAACTGATTAACCCGCAGGATATGCCTGAACCGAACGATCAGAAATTCCCTGCTTACACGAACGTAACTCTTCCGGTAACTGCTGGCGATACTCACATTGCTGGTTTGGCTCCGGTAGGTACGCAAGTTCAGGCGGTTGTTGGTGGGAATATTCTGGCAGTGTTTGCCGAAGCTGGAAATACTTTTAGCATTCCGGCAACTGGTTTAACTTCCGGTGCTTTGGTTGAAGTAAGTTTCATCAAAGATAAATTCGAAACTAAAAAAGTTTCGTTCACTGTTGAAGCTCCGGCACTGCAACCGTTCCCGCAGCCGACAATTGATGCGTACACGATCTACGGTGACAAAGTTTCCGGCACCACAATTGCTGGCGCTGCTGTAACTCTGTTCAATGACGGCAACGTTATGGATGCAGACGTTGTGAGTGTTGATGGTAAGTTTGAACTTACTGTTACTCAACCTGCTGGCGTTCTGACAATCAAGTTTGTTCACGAAGATTATCTCGACGTGACCGTAACTGTTGATCAGGCGGATCGTGTTGCAAACATCGGTATGCAAACTCCGGACTATCTGGACGAGCATGTGATTCTTACGCTGACCGAAGCGCAGCCAGTTGGTGTTTATGTTGAAATTGAAATCGCTGGACAGCCTCTGATTACTGACGCAATTCCGAATGGCGTTACTGAGTTTGAAGTGGTATGCGGCGCTATTGAAGGTGATGTGAAAGTCACTGTGAAATCTACAGGCTTCACCGAAACTTCTGTAACTCGCACTCCGAATAAAAATACTTTCGGTGCGGTGACTGTCGCTGAAGTTTACGAAGGTGAAACTGTTGTTTCCGGTACTGTGGTTGTTAGTCCGAATGCTAACGATGTGAAAGCTGAGTTGGTAACTCTGGACGGCACTCACAATGCTAACGTTGTGAACGGCGCGTTTAGTTTCAATGTTCCTGCTCTGAATGCTGGTGATGCTTCTGTTACGATCACGAGCGCATTCTTCGATTCCAAAACTTTGGACTTCGAAGTTAAAGATCTGCTGGTACAAGTTAATCCAACTGCACAAAAAGTTTATGTTGGTGAAACTGATATCAATGGTACTGGTGAAGTCGGCGCAGAAATTTATATCGACGGCGCAAACGTCGGTACTGTGATGCTCGATGGAACCTACTCACTGACTGGCCCTGCGATGAACTCTGCTGAAACTCTCACGTTCCGCAAAGAACATTACGCAGACAAAACGTTAGTGGTAACGCCTGAAGCGCTGCAAACTCTGATTCTGATGAATGATCCAATCGTTGCTGACGATACTACGCTGACAGGTTCTACTGAACCGAATGCGACTATCGTTTGTGCTCGCGCTGCCAATGTGACAATCGACGGCGCTGGCCTGTTCACTGTAACTCTCGACGCTCCTGCCGTGGAAGCTGAGAAGATTACGCTGGAAGTTAGCAAGCGTGGATTCATTTCAAATTCGTTTGAGATTACTGTTGCAGCGAAACCTGCTGAATAAATTTTTCAGCGATCATGAATTGATCTTGCTAATGTAAGCATGACCAAATAAAACCCTCTGCACACGGATGTGCCTACTGAAAAATTTAATGTTGGAGTAACCAAATGAAAATTCGTCCCATCAATCTGACGCAGTTCAATAAGGAATACGGTAACGATCCTGTAGCTCCTTTTTACGTGTTGAACCGTTCGAACCCTAACGGGAACATCGCTTTCAACTGTATCAATGAACTTAACGTCACTATTCCGGTAGTGGTCTTGGCGACTTTTATTCCGATTGACCTTACCACGATGGCACCGCTCGAAAATCTTTTGAAAAGTTCTGTCCTTCGTCAGATCCTGGCCAAAGGCCAACTGGTAATCGTGCGCAAAGATGAAGCGGAAGAATATCTTTCTACGCCTCGCGCCCGCGCAGAATATCAGCGTATCAACAACATCGTTGGTTCAGTGGTTACAGAAGAACGTAACTCTGAAGAAGAAATTGATATGGACACTGGCGACTCTTCTAATTCCAAAAAGAAAAAGAAGAAAAAAGTTTCCGCTCATGACGATTTCATCACCGCGATGATCGACCGCGCTAACGACAATGACGAAGACGACGATTCGCTGCAACGTGAGTTTCTGACTCGCCAGCACGTTCTGTCTCTGGAAGATCTGGAACGTCTGCGTAAAGAAGTTAAACGTCCTGCTCTGACTGAAATGATTCTTGAAGCGCTTCAGGAAAAAATGAATGACGAAGAGGAAGAGGAAGAAGACGACGAATAACATCGTTCGTTTTTGGAAATGAAAAAGGGGCTTTCGCCCCTTTATTTTTTGTTGGTGAGTTTTTTCTTACGCTTTACATCTACTTCGATTTTCTTTACTTCTCGTTTCCATCCTAACTTCTTCGCCGGAATAAGACACTTATCTCCGTGAACTCCTTTCAAACATTCCTTCACTTCCTTGATGATACTCAACGGCGCATTGTCTGGATCGAGTTTGATCAACTTTCCTTTCTCGTCATACTCACGCGGCAATTTAAAATGCTTAACGCGAATCAAAGATGACTTGCCAAACTCCGCCGCGATTTTATTCCGCAACAATTTACCGCCGCCGTCATTATCGGTCATGGTGTAAACTGTGCTGACTCCCATCATTTCAACTATGCGACGTTTCTCATTGCCAAACTGTTCCGCACCTAATACCGCAAGCGCCGGAATTCCGTAACTTAATAACGCAAGTGCATCGCGTGGCCCTTCAACCAAAACAACATAACGCAATCCGTATTTCTTCAGCACGTCACGTACAAGTTGAATCGGGAATAAACCTTTCGACTTCGCCCAATCGCCTTGTGAGTTAACGTAACTTGTTCCGTTCATTTGCTTTGTTAGGTATGCCGCCACGCCGCCAATATATTTCGTTCCCACTTTGCACGGGAAGAAACAAATATTTGTTCCGGTACGCTGCGCATTCAACAAACCACCTGCCGCACGAACTAAAGTTCCTGGGTAAGTTCGCCATTCAACATCTTCAGGCCATTCCATATAACTATCACGGCGTAACGCTTTCATCAAAAGTGCAACCGTGTTATACGTTCCGACTTTGTTTGAAATCTTATCGTAAGTTTGACGCAATGCAGACAGAGAGTTTTCACCAGCATCTTTCATTCTCCAATCTTGAATCTCTTGGAGATTTAATTTCTTTGCAATGTCATTCCATCCACCTTTAACACCGCAACCGAAACAGTGATAAGTTCCCAACGGAATTTCCATACCAACGGAAGTATAGATTCCGCAACTCGGTGATCGGTCGTCGTGGAAAGGACAACACACAATGATAGATTCTGCTGCAAACTTTTTATCGCCTGGGATTTTGGAAATTTCTTCCATCACGATCTGGTGAACGTCGTTACTCATAAATACACCTGTTTGAAATACTAATTTTCAGTATTGATTAACTACAATTTACAGATATTAACTATGAGCGAACCTGTAGCTGCATCGAATATTGTATACCGCATATATCCCGCTTTTTGGATGCGATTCTGTAAAGTTTTAGAGCTGGAGATTCGCGATATAGGAGTCTTTGTCGAGGGAAAGCTGATCGGCCTAAATATTCCGATTCCAGAAGATCGTGAAAAGTTTATTGAGGAATTTGATAAGAAATTCTTCACGCTTCAACGTGTGTCTGAGACAAACGATCCTGTGCGTCATTCTGTGATTAAGCAAAACGCTTATTTCTTTGACGTGTATTATTTCGAAGGGAACATTTCAATTGAGGTGAACAGTGCGACAAATCCGCGACTTATACGATAAACGAATTCTGTCTCGCATAGGCAATTTGATCAACGTAGCATTAGATCAAACTGTTCCGGAAAAACGCTGGCCTAAAAAGCGCGTTAGTCCGTCAATGTTTCCCATTTGTAGCATTAGGGAATACGCTGCACGAATTTACGAAAAGCATAACAAGTTCCTTACTGGTGAAAATGGAACTATGCTGAACATCTTTGCGAAAGCGGGAACCGGAATGCACGAAAGCATTCAGAACGCTTTGGGTCATACAGGTCAGATGGTAGGACACTGGAAATGTATGAACACCGATTGCAAAGAACACGCCAAAACAAAAAGCGTTTATGAAAATGGTGTGCGTATCAAGAAAGGAAAATATACGCGCAAGCATTCGTGCGACAACATTTGTCCGTCATGCAAAAAAGCAATGGCGTATAGTGAGTTAAAAGTTCTCTACAAAAGTCTGAAAGGATTTGTGGATGGACTGATCGACAACCTTGATGGAACCTATAGCCTTATCGATCTGAAAAGTACCACTGTCACGAAAGCGGCAGATGGAACTTTCTTCGTTAAGTATCATCGTTATCAGATCGCAACTTACGCCTACATTCTCAAAAAGCGCTACGGCTACAACATCGTGGATTACACGCTGGTGTACGTTCCTCGCGACAACCCGAAAAAGTTTGTTGAGAAATCATTTGTGTTTGATGAAGAAGAATCTAAAACTGCTTACAAGTTTATGATGAAACAAATCAACGCATGGGATGCCGTGATTAAATCCGTTCGCAAGAAAGATCCTTCCTACGCTATCGAGAAGAAACCGTGTAGCTCTCCTGAGTTTTATTGGGAAAAGTTTCACACTTATGATCCATGCCCATTTGTGGATCACTGTTTCATTACTTCGCGCATTACGGAGTTCCTCGAAGAAATGGAAAAACGAATTATGGCTGATCCTTCTCTGTCGTTTGTTGAGGTAGTCAAATCGAATCCTTCCGCTGCCCGTAAAAAGCAAGAAGGTTTGATGCCGAAGAAACTGAAGGTAGAGAAGCGAATCGTTAAGCAATTACAAATCTGAGGTAAGCATGGAAATTTTAATCGCACTTAGCGCAACCACTGCCGACAAACGAAAGTCTAGTTTAGACTCTCCTGAATCCAGCACAACGCGCACCGATCTTTCTGAATATTCGAATCTGGAGAAACGTTTACGCCAGCACGAAGAAGAAAAATCGAAGCAGAAAGTTGAAGAAAAGATCACTCCGAAGAAATCTGTAAAAAGTAAGAAAGGCGCTGACGCTGACGGCGCAGAAGAATCGAAAGAAGACTCTGACGACGAGGGCTTTGGCGATGATGATTCAGATGGCTTTGGAGCTGACGATGACACCAATTCCGGTGGAAAGGGCAAAGGAAAAGATAAGTCTGCGGATTCAGACGAAGAAGATGACGAAAGCGGAGACTCGGATGAAGAGTCTGATGACGCTGGAGAAGATTCTGAGGACGAAGAAGAATAATCTTTCTCCGTTCGAAAATGGAATGGGCGATCATGATAGCCTGATTGAAAGTTTGATTGCGCTTGATACTCTTCTTAAAACTGCTTGTGTGTATCCGCGCATTTCCAGTGTTAAGATCACGCGCAAAAATAACTTTCTTGTGGTAGAGAATATTTGGTTCTATGGGAAACCTTGCGATCAGGAGCGCTTCAGAAAAGAAACTGGCGCTCTCATTAATACAGCATGGTTAATTAAAACCGTTGAGGCGATTGCTCTTTATCACGATCTCATTCCAATCATTCTTGATAGCGGATTTAACAGCACATTGATTGGCAATGCTTCTCGTCGTAACTTTGAATCAGGCGATAGCATTTTTAATTACGTGCGTGTTAACCATCCTGCGTCTTGCGCCTCGTTAGAATTTCTTTCCGATAAACATCGAATTAAATTCTATGCACCGAAGGAGATCATCTTCGAATGGCTAAGTATAAATCACTCGCCAAGCCAACCAAAAAGAGTCCTGCTGCTAAACAGGCCGAACAGCGGCAGAAAGGAATAAAACAAATTCAAAAAGGAAACTACGGCAAAGGCGTTAAAACTATTAGCGCGTCGAAAGACAAATCGCGCCGTATGACGAGCGGTGAAAAACGAATTGCAACTGCAACTCCGTTTGTGCCGAAGAAAGTTCCTCAACCGCCACGCACTCCGAAAATGGATAAGGGCGTGAACTTAGCAACGCTGATAAAAAACACTCCGCGTCTTATGCGAGAGAACGGCACTGAATGCTATGTTCGCGGCTACAAGAAAACTAAAACAGGAAAAGCGCTTCCGGTCGTTATGGCAAAAGTTCGCCACAAAGATCCGTTGCGTCCTTCCAAAGAAGTTCGTGATTACGATGTTATGTTTGTGGGTCTGGATGATCCTAATAAACCTATCTCAAAACAAAAACGTGTCATGGTAAGTTGTCCGTGTGCTAACTACGTCTTTATGTGGGAGTACGCTAATGCTGAACACGGCGCTGGTCGAATTATTTACGGTAATGGCGAGCCGCCTGATTACACTAACCCTGCGCATATTCCTGCGCTGTGTAAACATGCTGTAGCTCTTGCCGTGAAGATTAAAAACAACGGTGATTAAAAATGCGTTTCGCAGTTTCTCCTTCTTTTGATTTAAACACGGAAGAAAAAGCACAACTGAAAGATGTTGTGCGTGAAGTGTTCCAAACAAAACCACGCGGTCGTCGGAGCGGTGAAGTTCGTCGCGCCACAACCAAAAAGCCGAAATCAGTTTCACTGTTCTGAGGTATTTATGTCCATCGATCATGTCAACGCATTGTATGCGGCATGGGCGAAGTTGATTGCGAAGAACGAACCGTTTTATTCGTCAGTGCGTATTGATAATGAAGCGATTGAACTTCTCACTCCTTTCTGCCATGACATTGAAAAACACAAAGATCTGTATCTTTTGGGTTTTGAGATCGTTCAAGAAAGAAATAGCTTCCCTAAAGTTTCTTTCAGTATTTGCTCGCGGCCTTGTGTGACTTTCTTGCAAACTGAATGGGAGCTACCGAATTTTCCTGTCGGCATAGCGTAGGAGAATTGAATGGCATGTGCAACATGCGGGAACCGTAGACGGCGATTGGTTATGCGTGAAACGGTTTCCCTTCCCGATCCGACTCCGATTTCAAACACAATGAGCGCAGCGAAACTTACTGCTCATGGTTGGGTGCGCACTTGTGTGAAATGCGGAAAAGTTTCTGAACCTTCAGCGTTTGCTGATACGGTTGAACAGCCGTGTAATTGCGGCACTGTTGAGAACACAAATGACTAATCCGATGATTGATCGTCTTAATGCAATAAGTTTTGTTTCATTAGTTAAGCATCTGGCATTACGCGAGCAACGCTCTGCACGTTGGTTTAATTTCGTAGCCAGAGACAGCCACGCGGTTCCCACGGTGCTTACTCCTGATCACAAAACGTTTCATTATTTCCATCGCAACGATCCGGTCGAAGCGAAACCTGTTCTGGATATTGTGTTTAACATGCGTCCGGAACAGGATGATTTCGAAATGTTTGAAAGCCAGTGTACTGAAATTTTTAATTTCGTGCATGGTGTAGTAAATAAAAATGGCTTCCATGTAAGGCCATTCAAGTTTTATAAAGAAGAAAAGTTAGTGGCTGTTGTTTTCCGCGTACACGCTGATGCAGATTATCCGTGTACCCTACATCCTGAATACATGACCGCAGAAGGGAAGTCGTCTTGTCTCAAATGCGGTACTGAAATTGTGTTCGGTCAATTCCATCCTCCTGTGGGTAAAACAAAATGAATCAAGGTTACTGGAAAGTTGTTCCCTCTGCTCGTTCTACCGAAATCATTCACGCTATCTGTAGCGCCGTTGCTTCTCCGGAAGAAATGGATGATCTGCACGTAACACTGGCTTACGATAAAACCAATCCGGAAAACGATATTCCGTTGAGCAACGCGGATTTCCGCGCAACGATCTCCGGTGTGGAATTGTTCGGCGCTGATTCAAACATTCTGGTTCTGCTGTTGGAATCTGAAGACCTGCAAAATGAACACGCGCGTATCCACGCAAATCCGGACGTGTCGTTTGATTTTATTCCGTATCGTCCTCACATCACTATCGCGCACAACGCGACTGAAGCGGAACTGGAGTGTTTGCATAACATCGTTATGTCTCCGATTGCCCCGCCTCTGTCAATTGTTCTGCATAACGAATCACGGGAAATGATCGATGAAAGTCGAAATTGATCTCACTGGCGAAACTCCGGAACTTTCAGGCAACGCAAAACGCGCACAAGATCGTTTCGAAGAACGCAGAAAACTTCGTGAGTATGGCGATATGCCTGAAGATGAAGTGAAGAAGAAGGAAGAGGAAAAGGAAGCGCTGAAGAAAGAAAAGCGTGAACAGGACAATCCTCCGCCTCCTTCCGACCTCGGAAAGTTCAAGCCTGAGAAGTTTGAAACTTTAGAAGAACAACTTGCTCACACTGATCGAGAAACAAATCGAAATCTGTAAATAGTGGATAAGTTAATTATTCGTGGGTGCGAAACATGTCTGACAAGTCCAATCTTACGGGCGGTCAGACTGAGGACGTTTTAGATACGCTGCTTTATGATTCGTTGCGCGAGATTGTAGAGAATACAGACTTGTTTGACGTTCAGTTGATCTACCTCCTTAGTCTGATTACTTCCAACAAAAAACGAAAGCCCTACAATGCTGAAACTCGCGAACGTGCCATTAGTCTGGTTATTAAAACTTTGACAACTCCGCGTGAAATGCGAATGCAGTATTTGGTGGAAGTTAAGATGGAGCGAAACTTCATCTACATCTTTTTAGAAAATGTTCTGAACAAATATTATCGCACTTACGTTGATCTGTACCGTATGTTTATTTCAACGACGGACAGCGATAAGCGCGAAATTTATGCGAAGCGTTTGGACGCGATTGTTCGTGCTACTGGCGCAGAATCTCGTTCCAAACTTTTCGTAGCGCTTGTTCGTTTGAATGATATGTTGCCTTTATTCAAAGACTACTTCCATTCAGTCGTATCAGATTTCTATCGCCTGTGTCAGAAACATGCGAAGTTCTATATCGACACGAACAAAGGAAAACAATTTGACAGCAAGGATGTTAACCAGAATTTCCTGCGCAACGTTTTAATCGCAATAAATAAATACGATAGTGCGAAAGGCGCAATCGTTAGTTATGTTAAGTGGTGGATTCTCAACGCTCAAACGTGTAGCAGTAGCGATCACGAATATGGTATCGCATACACTATTCCGCAAACGCAGAAGAAACGTTTGGCGACGAAAGAAGACACTACATCCGTGAATTTTTCTGTCAGTCTTGATACTCCAACGAATGAAACTTCTGACGAGGGGATGGACGCATCCCTTCACAATAAAATGGGCAGCGAAAACCTTGAAGATTCAGTCAATGGAACGAGACAGGCAGAGAAACTTGGCCTGTTGGTGAAACGTGTTGATCCATTCGGAATTGCTCGCCTGACTATGGATATTCGGGAAGCGTTCGAAAAGGAAGAATTGGATTTCATGAAAGCCTACATGCGCCGACAAGACTTGTCGTAAAACTAACACGAATCTGTAAACATCAAGTATACCGATTCAACTCAATATTGAGGATTTAACATGGCCCGTGGTTTTGATGCCGTTTCTGATAACTCCAGTCGCGACAATTTACGTGAAAGCGATCTGTGGGAAATCTACCCGCTCGCGAAGAAAGCGGCAGGACAGTGGACAACGCTTCGCATTTTATCGCTCGACTTCTTGCCTATCAAGAAGCATTGGGTTCGCATTATGGCTGGCAAAGAAAAAGATAAGCTGGTCAAAATTCCGATGATGTGCGTCAGCTTCGATCCGGACAGCAAAGATCCGCTGCGTGGTATGAAGTGTCCGTGGTGCGCTCTGGAACACGGCGACGATAAATCTGGTGCGCCAGCGCAGTACGATTTCAAATGGTTCGTTCAGGCGATCTCTCGCGACGAGCAAGAATCGAAACCGCGTAAACTTCCTAAGCACTCTAAGCAGGAACAAAAAACCGGTAAGAAAGATAAAGATTCTGATTCGTGGACTCCGGTTGTTGTCGTTCCGATTACGAACAGCCTCGCGAACAAGATCAAGCAACTCGGTGAACGTAACTTCCATAAAGTGAAGGATAAGAAAACCGGTAAGAAAGTTGAAAAAGCATTCCCGATTAACGATCCGAAATACGGCTGCGACGTTGAGATCAAGTACGACGCGAAAGCTGCGGCAGCGAACAAATACACTGTTGAGCGCGGCAAGCATCGTCCGATTACTGAAGAAGAATCAGAATATCTGACGTGGGATTTCGACAAGTGGGAAGAAATTTATAACGCGCTCGGTCGTCTGGACGAGAAAGCGGCTCTCACTGAATTCAAACGCATGGATATTATCGGCGGTAGCGTTATCGAAGATGGTGACGATGACGAAGACGACGATGACGATGATTCCATGTCGCTCGGCAAGAAAAAGAAATCCGGTAAGAAAGACAAAGGCGGTAAGAAACGTCGCACACTGGATGACGATGAAGACGAAGATGATGACGAAGACGACGATGAAGATGATCGTAAGTCTAAAAAATCTTCGAAGAAATCGAAGTCGCGTAAGCTGTTAGACGACGATGAAGATGACGACGATGAAGATGACGACGATGACGAAGACGAAAAACCGAAGAAGAAAAAGAAAAAATCTTCTGACGATAAGAAGTCTAAGAAGTCCTCGAAGAAATCTAAAAAGTCTGATGACGATGATGACGACGAAGATGAAAAGCCTAAGAAGAAAAAGAAATCTTCTTCTGACGACAAGAAAAAGAAAAAGAAAAAGTAAGTAAATCTACAGGGCGGCATTGAGTCGCCCTTTCTTTTCAGGAATCAGTAATGGCTAAGACCAAAGAGAAAGAAAAACCTGTTAAAGCAAAGAAGAAATCCAAAGCCGTTGAGGGTGGGGATCTCGTCGTTGCCAACGCAAAGAAATCAGTGACCGAACAGCTTGCTTTTGGCATTGATATGAATGCGTATCTCGATAGCGTGATCGAAGTTGTCGAGAAGAAAACAAAAATCAGTTCGCAAAACATGATGCGTTACGCTGAACGTATCAGTACCGGAATTCTCGCGCTCGATATGTACCTTGATGGCGGTATCGTTGCGGGTGGTTGGTATACGTTTGCAGGTGGCGAGCAAAGTTGTAAGTCAACGCTGGCGATGTGTATCGCGGCGGCATTGATCAAACAAAACTTCCGTGGCACTACGAGCTACTTTGACTATGAAGGTTCTGCTGATGAACAGTATGCAGCGAACCAGTTGAAAACGCTCGGCGTTAAAATTAATCCGCAAGAAATCTTCGGCGTGAAAGATGACGAAACAGGCGAGTGGTTAATTCGTCCTCGTATTCGTTATTATGCACCAGACAACGGAGAGAAATTCTTCGATTACATGTCTGGTCTGCGTCGTCGTCTTCCGGATAAAGTTGTTGAGAAGGACGGCAAAGCATTCTTTGTTTTCGAAAATACGCAAGAAAACAGAAAGCTGGTCGGCAGCCATTTCGATAAGAAGTGGTTCAGTGCTCACAACCAATTCAAAGTTCCTGCGCCTGATGCACACATGCAAAGTCTTACGCTCGTCGATTCGTATCCTGCAATGATGCCGGATCAAGTCGATGATGACGAAGGTTCAAAAGCAATGGCGTTGCAAGCGCGTATGTTCTCTGACGGTATCAAACGTTTCCGTGGTGGTATGCGTCGTAAGATGATGACGATCATTGGTATTAACCAGTTGCGTCAAAAACCTGCGACGATGTTTGGATCTCCGGAATACGAACCGTGCGGCGATGCACTGAAGTTTTATTCTGATGTTCGTCTACGTATGGCAAGCCGTGCTGTTCCGCAAGGTTGGCCTGTACTGAAAGATGCGCCGGGAATCGTTGGTGAAGACAGCGTAACTCATGAAGGTGGCATTGACCGTTATCGTTTTATTGCGATTCGCACAATCAAAAATAAAATGGGCGGCATTCCAAACCAAACAACGTGGGTTCGTCTGTGGGAATCTGACGGTAAAGGTGAAGCGCGTGGTTTCGATCCGGTGTTCGATACATGGCACTACATGAAAACTATCGGGCTGATCGCTGGTACTCGTAACCGCATTAAGTTTGTCGCGCCGTGTCCTCTCGCAAGTAAAGTTGCAATCGACTGGCAGGAATTCCGTACTCTGATCAATGGCAACAAAGAACAGATTACGAAAATCTGCAAGAAGATGGACGTTAAGCCTAACAGCTTACGTGCGTGGTGTTTCAAATTCATCGTATCACCTAAAGGTCGTGAAATGCTTCGCGCAAGTATTATTGCAAAAGGCAAATCATCTTCCGATGATGGTGGCGACGACGATTAATAAAAAGCGCTCCTTCGGGGGCGCTTGGAGTTTCTAATGGAAAAAATCTTTAAACCTGAAGAGGTTCGTGCTGGCACTAAAATCTTTTCTGCTACCGAACGTTCTGATGTTCCACTGTCGTTTAATGCAGTTTCAAAACTAGTCATTGACGCGCAGACGCAAGCTGTTTCAGAAGATCACCTTGTTATTTTCGTAGGCGAAGAAATAGCAACTGTGTTTGAAAACATGGCGGTTGATTTTGAAAATCAAGGAACGTTCTACGGATATATCGATCCAAACACTGAAATAAAATCTCCGCTGCTCGGCTCATTGTTAGGTTGCCCGATTTATAAAGACAGCGAAGTTTCGCCGTACACGTTAAGCGTTTCTGTGTTCCATCTTTCGCCTGATGGTTGGCTTGATTCTGTTTGCCAGCTTTCAAAAGATTTCTCACCGGAAACTGTAAATAAAGAATAGCACTAAGGTGCTGTGTGTAGCGCCATTTGGCGGGGGAACTTCGGTTCCCTTCTTTTTTAAACTCTCGATAGTCCTATCCGGACAGGAGATTATGTATGCAAAACTTCATCGAAGTTGTATTGTTCAAAGATCAGTTCGTGATTGATGGAATCGTTCACGGTACTTATCACCGTTCGAAATCAGAAGACGATCTCGGCCTTTCTCTCGAAGAAGCTAAAGGAAATCTTTTGTATTACGTTGACGTAACTGAGAACGCTGCAAAGGGTTCTATCTTCAGTACGCTGCGCCGCGATCCTCCTGCCGATATTGTTCCGATTGGAATTTTCCAGACCGATCATGTTATTCGAGGCAACACGTTAGTTCGCCCAACGTTTATTTTCTCTGACAACCTCGACGTGCTCGATAAAGAAAAATTTATCCGTGCGTTGTCTCAAATGTTTAAATCCGTTTGGAATGCAACCAATTCTAGCGGCACTCAAATTCGTTACATCGCTTCCGCACAACTTAGTGAGAAACTTATCTACTGCCTGAAGGAAGCGTTGTTCAATCTCCACACCAACGATATCCGCAACACTCGTGGCCTGAACTATATGCCTAATGTTGACGATCTCGTACAGAATATTACGTATCGTGAATTCTTTGATTGCTTCCTTGAAGGGAACTTTATCAAAGGTCGCGTGAAAGATCTCGATTACATTGTTATCGAAGAAGACCTGTGCAAATTTCTCTCCGATGAAATGATCACTCGCGTTGCAGGAACATTAAAGGTAAATAAAAAACATCTGTATATTCCGACTTCACGTTTCCGCAGTTATGTTATGCGTAACTACATTTCAATCTCTGAGGCGATTGTATGATTCTTACCACGGATGAATTCTGTCAAAAGATTATTTCTGCTCAATGCAAACCACAAATCAGATTCGTTACTGACGTGAATCATGAACCGCAATTTGGTTTCTCTGTGTACGTGAACTCTGACGAACTAAAAGAAAGAGTTAGCGGATTTTGGAACGAGATTGATTTTCGAAGCCACTGGATAAACGTACCGCAGATTGTCCGTGACGATCTTAAACTGCGTGGTATCAACGTTCCAATGGACGGTGGTTACGTTCCTGCACCTCACTATGTTGTCGGCCTTACTCGAAATGGTTTCGACGAATTGCCTTTAGACTTTGTTGTTCTGATTGCAAAAGTTTATCAGGAAATCATTACGCAAGCCGATGCGTTTAAGCGCTGTCCTCGCGTAGAACTCGCACGTTCAGTTACGTATTCTGTTGCGAAGATTGCAGAAGAAACAAAACTGAAATGCCGCCACGATGTGTATATTCATGTCGAAGAAGACTTGCGCGGCTACACGGTCAAGCTGCATAACTTTTCTGTGTACGTTGATTACCACACGTTACTCATGACAGTTATTTTTGATGGGCGCTATTCTTCTCGAACGGTGCATAGTTTAAATCCAATTCTCACTGATCTATTTGGACTGAAAAATGATTGACTCTAATCACGCAATTCACGCATTGATTGAACACCTCGTTGCCAACTATAAGGCTACGCCAAATTTTGATTCAGATGAAAGCGGCGTTAAAATTACTGCACACTTTAAAGTGAGTGTGAATGAATTCAGTAATAACTTTAATATTATTTCTGAAGACGCTGAATGGTTCCGCACTAACTATCCGGACGGTTTTGAAATTGTCCAAATCGGCAACTACCAACAAGTCGAAATGCCTGGCTCACGCGGTCGGGAATATCAGGTTAGTTTCACTCTGGAAATGCTCAAGAAGCCTGAGCAAATTGACGAAGAGGAAGTGATTGAAGATGAAGATGGCACCACGATCTCTACGCGCAATCAAAGCGTTGTTGCAGCGTTCCTCGGTGAAGGTCACGCGGAACGGTTCGACAATTTCAGTGACGCTCACAAAAAGATTCTGATCAAACAAATTGATCTGCTGCACGATCTGTTCGCGATTTCTTCAACTGTTAGTGCAAAATAAACACTAAAAACTTTCACTTAGGCTGCTAACAATTTCCTAACTTTGTTCCTAATTTATTTAGGTGACATAGTATTGTCACTACAAAATAGAATGAGGACATTGTTATGGCGAATCGCGGTGAACTTAGACTCGCATATAATAATCGACGTTCTGAATGGTTTTCAAAAGAGCCGGAAGAAATTTCGACTGTGAAAACTTTTCGGGAAGTTGACTGCCGTATGTTTGTCCGTTGCACAACTGATTGTGTTTCTGAACAATCCACTGACAGGAAGGTAATTTCTTACTACCGTAAGAATGCACTGATTGGTCAAGTCGTGTGGGTCGAAGATGGAACACAATTTCGATTAATCACGTAAACACAAAGGCTACTTCTCTTATGGGCGGTAGCCTTTTTTATTTTCAGCGAGGATTTATGACAACTATTTCTTTGCCTCACTTGAACTCCGCTGTTGACGTGATCTCTCTGTCAGCAACTGTTGCTCAAAAAGAGGCGGCAAAATATCTCTTAGGTAAGAACTACCTGAAAATTCTGGAAAGCATTGAGAAACTTTCTAAATCAAAAATCGTTCTGTCTCCAAACCTTCGCGGTTTCCTGCTTATGCTGCGTGATGCGGAAGATGACGAGATTATCAAATTCCAAAAACTCGCTTCCGGCAAAGCAACGATCAAAGCAATGCAAGATCTTCTGAAAGCGAAAACTCTGGAGACAAGTCTCAAAGCACTGAGCGGTATTAAGGTCGCGAAGAAATGGCAAGAGGCTGCGGGCAAAACTAAAAACGTTGTTAAGCCTGTGCCAAAAGTTAAGCCGCCAAAAGAACCGAAAGTTGCGCCAGTTTCTGAACCCGCTCCTGCGCCGCCGAAGACTCAAGACAAACCGATCACAATGAGTTGGCCTGAAGTTCCTGATCGTGATAAAAAACCAATTCAAGCGCACACGGTTAATATTGCCGTTCGCATTCTGGTGAAACTTGGCCTGACTGTTAACGATCATGACATTGTGAAAACGCCACGCGGTAGCACGATGATTGTTCTTCAGCCGAAGAAAGATGATCCTAAACTGAGTTGGGCGCTTCAGATTCACGGCGATGGAAAATTCAGTCACGGTGCTTACAACGAAAAAGGTGTTGGCACTGAGTTTCAGGATAACGTGAATCTCGCCAATGCGTGTATGCGTTTGAAAGCTGCGATTGATAAACAGAATGCAGGTAACAACACTACTGCTGGCACCGCTCCGAAGAAAACTGAACTCGCATTGATCGATGAAATTTCTGACGTGATGCCGCAAACGCTCGCGAAGAATACCGACAAGTATGCAGATCATTTCAACGCGATTGCACAAAACCTTTGCCGTAATATTCCTGGGCTGAAGTGCCATGTTAAAGGCGCTGGCATGGAACTCACTTACGGCTCCGGTGCTTTCGGTACTCTGACGTTTGAGAAAGAACGTTGGACGCTCACGCCGTATCAACGCACTCACGCGATCAAAGATATTGGTCAGTTCTACGATGCAGGTCATGTGATCGATACGCTGCTGGAAATGTTCGCGATTGATAAGAACAAAGTTTCCAAACAGAAAGCTGTAGGCACAATGAACACAAAACTGCTTCGCGCCAAAGAAGAGTTAATGTCGATGATCGCAACTTCTTCTCTGAAAGTTTTCGATGAAGTGCCTGTGCCAAATCTGACAGACAACGAAACTATTGTTTGGGATTGCACGTACAAAATGCCTACTGGTGTTTCGCTTCCGATTCGTTTGCGTTTCAATTCGAAATCTGGATTCAGTTTTGCATTGAACAATCATCCGGCTTTCAAAGTTCTCACTCCGGGCATTGCACACAACACGCATAAGTTTGTGAAAGGTCTTGTCTCAACTGTGGCGAATTTTGTCGCCAGTTCCAGCAAGCGTTATGTGTTGGTTGACGGACGCGCATACAATCCGGAACCTGAAACTGTTATTATGACGTTTGATAAAAAATGTGAACTCCGCATTACCGGAAACTCCATTTTCCTTACAGGCGCTCCGGCAACTGTAGGCGCGATTTATCAAAGTCGTTTCCGCAATGCTTTGGATAACTCGGACGGTGCTGCAACCCTTGATATCATTGCTCCGAACAACTTTAAGATCGCTTGCCGCACTGCGCAAGTTCGTGACAAAGTTATGCTGGATGCGATGATCATTCAAAAAGTGTAAATATAAGGGAGTGGACTTCGGTTCATTCCCTTTTTCATTTTCTGGAGTAAATTTTTATGGGTAAGTCTACCGTTTCGTGTTTGGTAATTAAATGCAGTAAAAGACAGTTTGAAGCAAAGGAAATTTTTTCGTTCCTGCGTATCAAATCAAAACTTTCAACTGTCGCGTCTGTGTTGCTGGCTGTTGAGGATGCAGGTGAGTACGAGTTTTATCTGCTGCGCGATGTTTATTACTTTGCAAATATCAAAGGTGCTTCTCACACGGATAAACCGTTTACGATCACTTGGAAAGAGCGTCCGGAAATTTCAAACGACACTATGTTTGCTCCGTGGCGTAAGCGTGTTGTAGTAGATTTCCTGAATTCAAATGCAGGATTAGATAAAGGCTATACAGAGTCGGCACTGGATGCGAATGCAGGTATCGGTCTGTCTCACTGTATGCGTTTCTTTGTCGATCCAAAAACAACTACGCCGCGCAAGCAAGTTCGTCGCACTGTTGAGCGCAACCCGTTTTTAAAATCCGCAACCATTGGCGAAATGATCGAAGAAATGAAACGCCGTGGTTACACTATGACTTACGAACCTATACCTACGGAATAAAATATGTGCGCCTTTCTTGCCTGTCTGTTTTATGCAATCTTCTGTCTCAATGTTTTGTCTGCTGTGATTTCGACTCTCGTTCGATTGCGTCTTCTTCACCTCGGCGTTGATCTGGAATTTGTTTTCGGAAAAAAGATTGCAGAGGTAATGAATAAAAGTACGAACAGCACGGCAATTGTAATGGCTGTATCTTATCTGCTTTATTTAATCTTTTGGTATTTTGCGTAAGGATACAAATGAAAATTCCGATGGGTGTGCGTTTGAATCGCCATGCGTTTGTTCCTCCGGCGACTAAGAAAAAGAATATCAAACGGCAGACTGAACATCTGCCAGCCTACGGTACGATTGAGAATAAAGCACGTCTGCAAAAGATTGCGAACAAGCGTGATATTTCTTTGCGTACTTTGATGTGCGAAATCGTGGAGAAGTATCTTGAAGAAAATGGGAACAGTGACGGTGCTATCACTGAAGGACAAAGCGCCGAAGAATGTTGATCTGGATATAACGCCTGTTTCAACTGACGCAGAATGGTCAGCGCTGAGTCCGTTTAAACTTGGCCCTTGCCGAACTCCTGACGGCATTTTGTTTTTCAACTTTGAAAACATGTGGCAGTACAGCAAAGTCTATGAAGAACATTTAGAACACGATTCAACTTTGTTGAGTGGTGAAGTTTCCGCTGAGTGGTTTCGCTGGCATTTGGAAGGTGCGCGAACTCGCAAGGGCGTTCGCTATCCGATGGGTAAAGGAAAGAAAGCGATTTTCTCTAAGTGGGGAAATCAACGCCTGTCCTATATTTCTGCGCGTAAACAAATCTACGTTCCGGAATATGCGAAACTTCTTTTGCCTTGCACAAAATTCCGTAAGTTACAAAAGCAATATAAGAAAGGCGCTAACATTGTGATTCGTGATTACGATACTTACGACGCAGTGAAAGCGTACAAAGACCAATCGCGCCATCCATTTTTATATGCGCTGAACAATCCGGATAAAAAATTTGGTCACGGATTCTGCATCGCAATGGCGTTAATGTTAGAACCAATTCCGCTCTGGTACGAACAGTGGATCATCTGAGGAAAGAACATGCAAAAAGTTTCTGCGCTCTACTTAAAAATGAATGAACAGCAATGGATCAATCGCTCGTTCACAATTGATGAACAGACAATGAAAAAGATTGTCGAGAGTCTTCCTAAGATTCTTTGCGTGTTTGTTCAAAATGGCACGAACCACGATTACAAAATTCACTTCTGCCACTTTGCGGAAATTGATTTTAACGGCAGCGAATATTTCATCCGCTTCTCTCCAAATAGCGGCACCGCTCTGGCTCGTTACCCCGGCACTGGAATTTTTGAGACAGATTTCTGCGAAACAGTTATTCATTCAGATTTTGTTTTGTGTGAAGAACGTCTTTCTGAAATTTCAGCACGTAGTCGAATGATGGATCTTCCGATCATTCAGAATCGCCAGATCTTAACACGCGTTGCTGGCTACTCTGAACATCTGGCAGCGAAAGATAAAACGATTGAAGCACAACAAGAAGAATTAAATCTTCACCGTGCCGCACTTCGCAAAGATTATTGGATCTGGCAAGATGATTTCAATTCGAATCACATCAAGTCGCTTAACTGTCCGGTACTAATGACAGCACAACAACTTCGCGATCTGATTCTCGAAGCCTCCCGCAATTCACATTTGGCGCTGGCTGCTGATGAATAAAGCACGTTTAGCTTTTATTTCTTTCGGCGTTACCAAAGTAATTTTGCCTACCGGATTAAATTTCGCAGACAAAGTTGTAACGGTCGATTCGAAAGATATTGTTCCGCTAATTCCTGGGTTCGTTGCAGGTGCATCGCTTGGCACGTTTTATATTTCGCGTGTGCTGCGTAAGATTGGCAGCAACTGGAAAATAAGATTGATCGAGCGCGTAGGGGAAAAACGCTGGCGCTATACGTTTGAACTTCCAACTACTGATTGGAAAGTTGAAATGATGGTTACTAACGATAATTAAAGGATACAAATGAACAAGAAAATTCTTGCCCTCTGCATAAATGCTGCGTTATATCGCGGCACTGCTATTGCAGCCTATTCGCCGTATGAAACTTCTGACTATAATTGGCACTACATGCCTATCACGGATGAAGAATTCAAGCGGCGTGTTTTAGCGAGTGGCAAGAATCTTTGGATAAAGGATACCCGATGGCGAAGCTAAAAGTTTTAGTAGGAGACTGCAAAAAGAAACTTAAAAAGATTCCTGATAGCAGTGTTCAAATGTGCGTAACTAGTCCTCCTTATTATGGTCTGCGTGATTATGGAAATGACGCGCAGATCGGATTAGAAAAAACTCCGGAAGAATACATTCAATCTTTGGTTGAAGTTTTCCGTGAAGTAAGACGCACATTAAAAGATGACGGCGTGTTGTGGCTGAACATTGGCGATAGCTATTACAACTATCGGCCAGGCAGCAAAGAGGATTATCCGGCTCATAGTTTTGGCGGTGAACGTACTGCGAAGAATAAACGTGGGATGCCTAAAGACACAACGCAAACTAAGCGCGGTCAGAAGCTGGAAGGATATAAAGAGAAAGATTTGATTGGCATTCCGTGGATGCTGGCCTTTGCCTTACGTGCCGATGGCTGGTATCTGCGACAAGATATTATCTGGCAGAAACTTTCTCCTATGCCGGAAAGCGTTCGTGATCGCTGTACGCGTTCGCATGAATATGTTTTCCTGCTGTCGAAGAAACCTAAATACTACTTCGATAACGAAGCGATCAAAACTCCGGTCAAACAAGATTGGGGCGTTCGCAATCGTAAGGATGGAAAATATCACAACGAAGGAACCGGATTAACGCCGCATTCCGGACTTGAGAAAAGTTATGCGAAAGCAAATAAACGTAGCGTGTGGACTTTAGCAAGTCAGCCGTTTAAAGGCGCACACTTTGCAGTTTATCCACCGGATTTAATCAAGCCGTGTATTCTTGCAGGATCGCGAGAAGGTGATACGGTTTTAGATCCGTTTGGCGGTTCAGGAACTACAGGCGCTGTTTCAGTTTTCTTAAATCGCAACGCAATTCTTTGCGAACTGAATCCAGAATTTGCTGCACTCACTAAAACTCGCGTTGATGATGTTGCAGAAAAATATCTGGCGAAGAAGAAAGTTCCACTCGTTCTTTTCCGTGACAGCAAAAAGATTCGCAAGGTGAAAAAAGGAAGTGTTGATCTCGTTATCGCTGAGAAAACAGATCTGCCTATTTCCGAAATCTCTCGAATCAAATCAGAAGGTGGTTCCGCTTTTGTCTTGGATAGAAAACTCTCGGTCGAAGAATTAACCGAACTTATTCTATCGAACACAACGGAAGGTCAAACTGTTTTCTCGCCAAACATCGGTAAAGGAAGAATCGGTGTTGTGTGCGCTAAACTGAATCGCCATTTGATTGGAATAGGTCACGAACATTACGATATTGCCAAAGAGAAGATCGCCAAAAGCTATCGTAAGCATTATCGTCCTCTGCTTTCCTCGTAATCCTCAAAGGGCAATGGAACTGCCCTTTAAATTTCCCACTGCATTACCCTTCCAACTCTGCAAATCTCTGTCCAAAATACCCCTCGAATTTGGCTTAAATCCTTGATACTATAGAGGCTCACGGGCGCACTGCCCATTTGCACCTATATAAAGGAAACCGCCATGCTCGTTATTCCACGTATCGCATCCATGATCGACTCCCTGAAAACCGTTGAACCGCTCACTATTCACGTCGGGCAGGTCGCAACAACTCTCCCAAACTATGTTGTTATGAAGCGCGAAGATCTGAATCATATTCGCGCCGAAGATTTGGAACAAAGCGACGTGACAGTTTCAATCACTGTTCAATGTGGCGAAGAAACAAAATTCCTTTTGCGCGGTGAATGGAATGCGGTCGAAGATTTTCTGTCGAAGCACTATTCCAAAACCGATTATCACTTCTATATGGAAATGATGGATCGCAATCAATTCAATCGCAGCTAACTAAAAACTTTTCACCTGCAACCAAAAACTTTAACCAAACTTTACTAAGGAAAAACCATGAGCAAGAAAGCCGATAATGTTGATCCGCGTGTTCTGTCTGTTCCATTTGCGTGTTCCATCGTTACGCGCATTTTCAAAAATCATCCGAACGTAACAGCGCTGCAAGATCTCAAATGGGTTCCGCGCATTGACGAAACTGAATTCTGGTTCCGTGACGGCAACGAAGTTATTGCAGTCGATTCTTATGGACGCACTTGTGCGCTGCAAGAATCAGAAGATGAAATGTTTCCTAAACGCGTTATCACTCCGCTGTCGAAAGAACTTCACGGCCTGATGAATACGTTTGATGACGAGGAACCTAATCTGTCGGATTCCTGCATTGCCGATCTGAGCGACGAAAAACTCATTAACAAAATGCTCATTGAGTCGGTGATTAATAAGCTGGCTCCGGTCTGGTACAAAATTCAGGAACTGGTAGGCACTAACTTTGCGTTCCACTTCTCACTAACTAAGCCTGTCGTAACGCTGTATGTTGACGACGCTGTTTATTACTTCATGATGAAGTCAAACAATCAGCTTGGTTTGCGTCCTTTCGTTTTCGTTGAAGGTTGTTGCGATGCGAAACATGTTGACGCGATCACTGCACTCGTTGCCTAACTAATTCGTGCGCTCGTAGGTCGGGCGCTTAAATCGTTTAAGGAAAAATATTATGTACTCCATGAATGAAATCGTTCAGGCGATCATTTCGCGTCTGCCTGATGTTCACACCGTTACCAAAATTGATATGGTTGAACGTCACGGCAACCCCTACGTTTATTTCAACTATGAAGGTAAACGTCTGCGTGTTGATTACTGCATGTCTGTTGAAGAGGTTGAGCAAGGCATGTTGGCATCAAGCCGTTTTGCCAGCAACGTGCAAGCTGTGTTGCGTGGCGAACGTAATTGTTTAGAAGATAAAGATCGCCGCCGACAAGAAGTGGTTGATCGTCTGCTTGACGAAGCCTCGCATGACGAACTTTTCGAAGTGATGGTAGGCATTGGTGAACCGGAAGAAGGAACTACGCAAGAACTGCGCGACTGCTTCCGCGTTTGGTTGAACCGCAAAGATAAATCATGCGAAGATAAAGTTGAAATTGTTCGCATGTTCTTTGGTTGGGAAAAAGCTCACACATTTGAAAAAGGATTCTGCTAATGAACACTGATAAAATTCTGGCTCTCGTTCCTGCTGCTCGTATCAATCGCGTTAAAGCTGCGCTGGAAGAATTTGAACCGATCATTAATTCATTCGTCAATCAAGTTTTCGACAAGTTGGCAAAAGTCGAGCAACGTAAGTTTATCAAATCAGAATCGGAATACATCAAGCCGATCAGCAAAATCAGTTGCTATATGCGTTATGGTGCGATGCGTTACGGTCGTTTCGGTCACTCCTATCTTTGCATTTCGAATATCGAGTTACCTGAATCATTACGCCGCAAAAATTTATTCACTGCGTTGCTGTACGCATTGATGGCAGAGTGTCAGGAACGAAAAGTTATTCTGTCAGTTGAAAATCCGTTGGAAGATTTCTTCCAAAACTTCCTCCTCGATTTAGGATTTGTTTGCTACTTCAAAGATCCGTTTGGCCTCGGCACGTATTACAGCCCGTTGAAAGAAGGTCAGATCAGCGATGAACCTTTCTATAATATCGAGGCGTACCGCAATGCAGAATAATTACGCAAGCAACCTGATTTCGGGGATGGTACGTGATTGCGCTCGAAATACTGAGCGCGTTTTTAATGCTGTGCCTGTTTCATTTGGCGACGGCACAACGAACGTGACGGTCAAAACGGATTCGTATTTGATTGTTGCCGTTCTTGAAGATTGCCCTATGGTTTCCTGCAAAGAGTTTTTAGAATTTGTGGATAACCTTTTCGGCAGACTTCACGGCTATCGTGTTTCGTTGCGCTTTACCGGAACACACGAACTATTGCAGTTTGCAAATGCTCACCTTACGGATATTTATTCGCAGTGGCAGTGTCGTTTCGATACGCGACTGACAGGCGGCTACGTACTGGAAGTTTTCAGACTTAGGCATCAAAAGAAATGAAAAAGTTTCTGCGCAAGCACATTCATAAAGACGGCAAGCGATCAATTAAAGGAACGTGGTTCTTTGGTCGCGCCGTTTTGGAATTAGGCATCGGTTGGGAACTCTGGTATTTCACGCGCTCCGGAAAGCACAATGACTATCGCATTCATCATCTGCTGCATATCGGACTTACGCAAATGCCGTCACCGCAGAAAAACTTAAACGCTAATCTGCTGGTGATTACGTTCCTGTTGTTCACAATGAAAATCGGATACATCGGTAAAGGTAAACCAAATGAGTAAGAGAACTCGCGAAGAACTGGAGGCAATGGATCTCCAAACTCTGCATGATGTTGCGGATGAATATCGCCTGTATGACGATCTACAGGATGATGACGATGAACCTTCGAAAGAAGAAATGGTCAACGATATTCTGGACGCGCAGAAAGACGCCGACGAAATGCTGCAACGCGAAAACGAATATGCGCTGAAGCGTCTGAAAAATTCCATCATGACGAGAGACTAAAATGCCTAAGCAGAAAAAAGAAACTTTGTTTGATGAACTGTACGTTAAATTCTTAGGCAGCAAACCGGACGCGCAGACGCAAGATATTCTGCGCGTAGCTGTGCCGAAAGTTGTAACGCAGTTGCAGTTTAAATTGGTGTTGCGTCCTGCTGTGTGGAATGAGGACGCAGCCGACTTGCGCGAAATCGCAATCATGCGTAGTGACCTGCATTACGTGAATGTGATTTGTACGCAGGGAACTTTCAGCGATATGGTTCACGCCGAAACAATGGAACAGGCGATGGACGCGATCTATAAATATCTCGCTGCACAAAGTTTCAAACGCACACCGCTTTTTGAAACTGCTGTTGTCTATGCGCAGTCACTGAAAAACAATACTGCGAGCGGCGTATCTGTTTCGGAGTTTCCGGATCGAATCATCATTCGCGACAAAACTGTAAACTATTCTACAGAACTTCACATTCAGCAAACGGGCGCAAATCAACGTGTGCGACTTTGCCTGTATGTGAAGGGTGAACAGTGTTTCTGTTGCGAACCGCAAACTGATGCGCAGTTGATCGATAAAGCCACGTACATTCTTTTTGGCGGTGGCCCTGTCGAAGATGCGTTGCCAAAACTTTTACGCCATGAGGTAAAGGCGATTCAACACATGCTGGAGAAGCACAATGTCAATCTTGATTCAGAAAGTATCGTCTTCGCTAAAGAAGATTTCTTCTCCTTTGTATCGGATCTTATTCGGCACCAAAGCAAAGGCACGAATTAGTTTCTTTGCTGGCCTCGCTCTGTATTTCTTGTTCATTTATGTGGACGTGAAAGTTTGGCACTTGCCGCCGTATATTAAAATTCCGGTGATAAGTTTGTACACAATGTATTTTGGATTCTCTGTAGCAATAGCGTTTCCATTCCCTCGGAGGCGTTAACGTGGTTCAGTACGGTGAAATCAAATACCGCATGTCAACGCGCAAGTTTTGGACTTTACTTGCACTTGCATTATTAATAGTTATCTCTCTCAACTGAGGAAAATCCTGTGAAAAAGTTTTTTGATTTACGTTCTTTCGATGGCCTGAATCTGGCAGCGTTCTTTTTAATCTTCATCGTGTATTCGATTATGGACTTCGCTGTTCCTGATCAGTATTTCGTGTGGGGCGCAGTTGCCACTGTTATTATGAATATGGCGATCATTCATAGCGATCAGAAAACACTAATGAAAAACGGTGTCGATAACCCGCCAAATGTTTTCTGGTGTCTGCTTATGCCGGTCTACATGTTCAAGCGTGAGAAACGTGCTGGCAAGAAAAACTTAAACGTCGCGTGGGCGTATCTGGTTATTCTGATTATCTACTTGCTTACGTCATTCAAAATTGACGATGCTAAAAATCCAGATCGCGTTGCTGCTGATGTTTGTCCTGTCGTCAGTACGATTGATATTTACCGTGACGCAAACATTACGTGCCTACGTGCCTATAACTTTTCCGAACAGTATTCTGGATTCTGGAAAGGTCGCGTTCATCTTTCTAACAACATGGTTGTAACCGTGACCGCCGATTACAATCGGAAGAAAGATTCTGTCTATGTTCAAACGCAGGGGATGGCTGATGATGTCGGATACTAAACATTTCTGTCCGAACACTGGCGAAGAACTTCGTCCTGCTGTCGGCATTCCAAACATTGTTATCGTGTGTCACATGATCGAACGTGAGCGCGGTGTGGGTAAACGTCCTGACGGTTTTGTTTATCTCGAAACAAAACAAAATCTCGAAGCGTTCAAAAGTTTTATCCAACAACAAAAACAACTTTCGCAAGGCGAATGCTATTCTGAAATCATAAACACTGAACTTGTTCAGGTTGATGCAGCATACGCTAAAGAACTTTCCAAACATCGCAGCGATCTTCATCGTCCGTGGATTTGGGAAGTCGGCGCTAAACATAACAACATCGTGTGAGGGATTATGAAAAACGAAATGGTTATTGTTCACGTAGCGGATCTTTCGGAAGAAGCAATGCACTGGTATCTGGCAAAGATGAACGGCTGCAATCCAATTGTTTCTACGCGCTATGTTGAAGACGCTAACGGCATCGTTACGGGCGTGAAACATTTCTCCGCTTCACGCACTGTTGATTTCCAATTGTTCCATGAAGTCGAAGAGAAGCATATCGAATTTAGTTGGAACAGTACCGACGGGTGGACGGCGCAATCGCCTGAAACTCGAAACATCCAACGCGCAGAAAAGATGGCACACGCTGCGTACAAAGTTTTAATCAATGACTATGCAGGTGTGGTTGTTTCCGTTCCTGCCTGTCTGCAAGAATCCTAAAGAGGTGTAGTATGAAAATGAACAGCGCAATCTTTCGAGAGTTGGTTTTAAAAGAAAATAGTTTCCGTTCAGAGTTGTCCGAGGCTGACACGTTAGATTGCGTTGTTCAATTCGCGATTCTTGCCGCTTCCGGCTTCCCTGTTATTGCTGGCTTCACTCACGAACAGGTTGAAGACGGCGAAAAAGGAATTCAGGTATTGTTTCCTGATTTCGAAATCCTCGCCAATGTTTCGCATGACGATATGCGTGAAGTTGAGCGACGTGTTAAAGACGAACAAGAATGGTCGCAAGCCTCTATCGAGCGCGGCAATTTTTACAACGGCGGTTTCAAAGGCCGCTGCTACCGTTTAAAACTTCTCTACTAAGGTAAACGTTATGCCAATGTCATTTCCTGATTTCGATTCTCTGAAAGCTCGCGCAGCACAACGCGGTTTCCGTCAACCAAACGAAAACGAAACTGAAGCAGAGTTTCGTAATGCTCTCGCAGATTTCATGGTCAACGTTGATCGTGTTGAGTCTGCGGAAATTCGAACCGGAAAAGGTTGGGATGAACAGCAAAACGATCCGGCTGCACTTTTACGTGCGATGGGTTTGGGCGATGTTGTAGATTCCATCCAAAAATAAAACATTGGGAGTGGGCGAAAGCTCATTCCCATTTTTCGTTTCACCTGCAAAGAGAGTATAAAAATGGTTAACGCATTTCCTGATATGACCGACGAAGAAGTTGAAGCGTGGTTGAAAAACGAAAGCAACTTTCATTGTGTGCGTCGTCTTCCTGATGGGGAATGGATTGGGATTATTTCTCTCGCGTTTTCGTTAGCTGTTTGTGTCGGCATAACCAAAATGGAGATCATGAAATATCGCTGGTGTTTCTCCGACTCTGCGGCAGCAAGAAAGTTTTATGAGACTGCTACGCACCTCAAAGAAATCCCTGATGAAGAACTTCAGCAATCGCTGGTCGGGCATCGCCACACGTCAACGGCTCTTATTGTCCTGTATGACGAGAACGGATTCCCGCGCTGGAGCTAAGACAAGTCTGCAAATAGCTGTCCAAAATACCGGTAGAAAGTCTCAGGCTTTTTAGGCAAAATAGAGGGGAAGGCTGCACACCAAAAAACAACCCATTTATCAAGGAGTCCTTTATGTCCTCAACTACTGAAATCACCATGAACTTCTCCAACAACACAACGTTCACCGTTACGTTGGGATCTCGCGATGTAGCTGATCGTTTCTACGTCGAAGAGAACAGAGAAGAAATTTGGGAACGTCAGAAAGCGATGGATTGCATGTACGGAATTAAATTCCAGAATGCACTTCCTCTCTGGCATCGAAACTTAGTCAACTTAATGTTGATGGAAGAGATTCGAGCGCAAGAGGATCGCAACGAATATAATCCTGCGCCTGAAGAAGTTTACGCTGGCGTGATGTTAATCTTTCGTCACATTCGATAAACATTGTGAAAGGCATTCTAACGAGTGCCTTTTGAAATGTGTAAACTAACTCTAACTACGACGCGGATAAGTCCGGTCAAAGGAGAATCGAAATGAGAAAAATGTATCCACTGCGCAACGAAGTTTATACTCTGGCTCAGATTGAAAACGATCTGAAGTTACGCGATATCCCTTCGCTGAACTTTGTTGTTCGCGCGAAAGACGCTTCTAAAATTGAAGCCTGTCTGCAAACATCGCATGTAACCGCTGAACAGCTTTTAACTGTTCCTGGGTTCGCAGATTCGAAATGGCGTTACCGTTACGAAACTAGCGAATGGATTCCGGTGTTCTATTACTCTGATGAAAACGAAAAGCCGATTACGGATTTCATCGACTTCGAAGAACACATCGATCCGTATCGCGACGAACCAGATCTGTGGTGTACGCCGAAAGGTTTTCCACGCGAACAATATTACTTTCGCGATGAACACGGTGCAATTCGTCGCCGTCACGATGGCAAACGCCACAACGAATATTAATCTTCTCGCCGCCTTAACGGGCGGCTTTCTACCTTAAAGGAAATAAAAATGCAGATTACTTTGAAACTTTCGGACAGTTTGGTTAAAGATATTCTCAATATGGACAAAACCAAATCGTTCAATACGGCAGTTAACGATCTTTTGGCCTATGCTATTTCTAAGGCAGCGGAAGCCAAAGAATCCGGCGGCATCGCTACTGCTGATATTTTGCCTAAAGACGTAGCCGATATCTACGCAGAGGATCTTCTGGCGCTTGTTCTTTCCTCTGAAGATTTTGACGAGGGCGTGAATTACGCTGTGTCAGATTTTTATTATCTCATTCCTTCAGCACCTGCCTACTCTGCCTTGTCTATGGGCGACAAGCAGAGGATAGCAAGAAGTTTCGCAACTGCTATCAAAAAGCAAAATGCCGAAGAACTTAAACTTCCGCGTATGGAGATTCTTAAAAGTCCTGTACCTAAAAAATTCCGTATTTTGAAAGGTACAAACTAAAATGTCTGAAATTTCTGACAAGGCTAAAGAAAATAATGGTTCTTTTGTTCGCACTGAAACAAGTGTTGCTGCTTGCTCAGTTTGGTATATCCCAGGCGGTATTGAATACCATCTGGCTCGTTCCGTTGTTGTGTTTTTTGATCGTGTGGAAGACGCTACGAATTTTAACAAGTATTTTAACATGCCTCCGGAAATGAGTGACCTGTATTCGTTGACTGAAAAAGTCTGGAACGATCACTTCTCTCTGGCTAAGTACGACGAGCACGGCATCTTTACCCAAAACAATCACTGCTAATCACTTCTTAATAAGGAATTGCTATGAACAGCAAACTTACTCTAATCGCCTCTCTTTTCGTTGCTGCATTTTCTGAAGATAAAACTGACAGCATCGAAGTCCAAACTCTTCGCGCATTGATTCAAATGTGTGAAATCAAAATCACTCCCCACACAATTGAAATCTGCGCGAACGATCCTGAAGATGATGTGAATTATTTCATTGAGTTTTCCGGTGCTGCAAACGGCAACGTGTGCGTCAAAGCGCAACAATCCGATGACGTTCTCTTTGATGAATGTGAACTTCCACGCGAGCGCACTATTGTTTTCGATAACTCGACTGATGCGCTTTATTACGCAACTTCCGTTATCGGTCAATTCAATTTGTTTGTTGAGTTACGTCCGAACTCTGCGCCTGTTGTTTCTGATGAAAACAATCTCAACGATTACGACGACGATCTTGATGAAGACGAATCTGAATGTGAACGTGAATTTCACGAAGATTTCGACGACGAGCACGATAAACTTGAAGCTCTCTTTGCGGAACAGGATCGCAAAGATGAAAATCGTGAAAATTGGGAACGGTTGGATCGAGAATCGACGCAGCGTAAACGCTCCGACTGGTACGATAAATACAGCCAGCGTCCCGCATTCAATCGCATGTTGAAAGATTTTGGAATCACGTTAGGCATGGATAAAGAATCTACCATTGCCGCCATTGCGTCGATTGAAATGGATTGTCTGATTGATTTCTTCGACAAGTACGTAGTCGATACGGATGTAGATCAATTGGATTGGGATGACGGTTTCGATATCATCGAATGCGTTCTGAATGAGCCTCGATTTACTCGCGTAGACAAACGCACCAAAGTTATTGACCGTTTAAAAAAGTGGGCGAAACTATGAACGATATGATCACTGCTCTGATTGTTTTGCTTGCTGCTATTTTGATCGTAAACATCTTGAATCCAGAAGTGCGTTTCTGGTTTTATCGTTTGTTTGCTCGCGACAAAACTGATGCGATTGATCGCGCTCTGGCTACGGGTAAGTTTCCGCATGAAATGCAATATAAAACTGTTTTGCTTCACGGCGTTTATATAGCTCCTGTGTTGGGAGGTAAAATCTACGAGCATGATCGCAAAACTGTTGTCGTGGAATTTACTGATGAACAGATCGCAGATTGGATTGGTGGAATCTTTTCATATCCATTCTGGTTTGGCTCTCGCCGTATTCGTCTGGACAAAAACTTTTATCGCGTACTCACTGTAGTGCGCGATCAAAACAAATTGAAAATGTTTGTAGCGCGTCCGGAACGTATGAGCAAAACTTTCAAGATTGTTGCTACTACTCAGGCCGTCGTTGGGGCTGCGGTACTCGCTTTTCTGATTCACGGTGCCTATCGTTTCAATGATCCGACAATGGTTGTTCCTGCTATCTATTCGGCAACAATCGGTTTAATTATTTCTTCACTCCACTTCTTTATTCGAGGCTCAAAATGAGAAAATTCACTGCACTCCTTTCTATCATGATCGGTACTCACGAACAATCTGGCGTTTTCCTACCAGTGCTGCAAGATCCCGCAAACGATCTGGAAGTTCGTGTGAACGAAGACAACATTGCGATTATGGGCGAATGCAACGTGATTCTCACTCCTGCCGAAGAAAAGATCATGATTGTCGCGTCGAACCTGAACGATGCGGAAATTCTTTTCAGTGATGAAGTGAGCGCACTTTGTTTCGCGATGTATCGCTTAGGCATTCATCTTGATCCGGAAGATGAACAGCAAGTTGAAACTTTGCCTACTGGCTATCCGGTGCTGCCGAAACCTGCGGCTACCTTTGCGGATCATTCTTATCCGGCGTACACCAAAGAGCAAATGCTGGAATATGCGCGTGACTCTGTTGTGCGCTTCACTGGTTTTGTTCCGGTTGAAATCGAACCTACGCCGTATGCTTACGAAGACATGTATCAGGAACATGCCGTTGAATGGTGTGAAACTTGTGGCGGTCAGATTGGCGATGACTGTTCCTGCAACGAAGAAGAGTACGACGAGGAAGACGAAGACGAAGACGAAGAGTGGGCGGATGCAGATTGCGAACATTGCGGCTGCCGTAATTGCGATTGCGATATTGATGAAGAATCGGTGTGCAACAAATGCCATTCAGCATCGTGTCAGTGTCTGCCTGATTTTGACGGGCAAGAAGATCCGGAACAGGTAAAGGTGGAACGCTAATGGAACCTCTTGAACATTTCCGTGTGTCTGAAAATCTAAATACAACTTCATACTTCGCGCTGAACGGTCACTATATTGGTGTGCGTTTGTTCTGGATGCCAATGCTTACCAAAGAAGGGCGCGAAATTAAATTGCCTGTGATTGCCGATCAAAAAGTTTCAGGCAGACACGTTAAGAACTATACGAAAATTCCTGTGCTGCGTGTTCAGCATGTATCGGAAGATATCGTGAATCGTTCTATCGGAATTCTTTCCGTTTTCACAACGGACATTCTTCGCGTCGTTACTGATGAAACTCCGATGGCTTTCGCGGGAACTATTCCAAACGTGCGGCAAGCAAAAGAGGGTGAGCGTTTTCTTGTCCCAATCGCTATTGATGTTCAGGAACGAAAGTTTAATCTAAGTGCGACACTTTCACGTATGGTTCCGATTTACGTTCTGCATATAAAACCGTTTGTGAAACTTGCGTCGTCCTACATTGATGCGCTTCAAAAAGATTTTTGGGATCACGCGCTGGATGTTCCTGCCGGAATGCGTTGGGGCGAAATTTGCAAACGAGTTGCGGAAGGAAGACTTTCTTTCCCGATCAAAATCAATCCTGTGTATATCGATCAGGATATCGAATCCATTCCTCAAGAAGTTGTTGATTTGATTAATGAGAGAAAATCCTTATGACAAAAGAAGCGTATTCCCGTTGCACTGATTGCGGCGAAGATCTGAATGAGGGTGAGGTGTATGGTGAGTGGGATGACCTGTGCCAATCCTGTGATCTGGAACGTGGCGAACAAGAAGAGGAGGACGAGTGAATCGCGCTTCTCTTCCTATTCTGGATCTTTCCAAAACATGCGGAAGCTGTATGGCAATCTATTAAAAATTTAGATAGGGAAATACAATGTCACGAATAACACTCCTTGCTGTACTTTTCGCAGCCATTGATCGTCGTTATGCCGAAAGTCAGTCTGGTAAATTTGTAGAAATAAAGACGCTTAACGATCCGCAAGACGACGATCAGTTTTCGGCGGCGTGTTATTCTGGCTCTCAAAAACCTGCGCCACATTCGATGACTCGACGGCAGTACAAAACTTTAGTGCTGCCTCGTCGTTCGAGAAAATCGAAACGGAGATAAATATGAAACACAAAGAACTTCTTCTCATGCTTCTCTGGATACTTGCATTCTTCATCGTCGGCGTCTGGTTCATGTATTGGATTTATAATACGGAACCAGTAAAAACTTTTCGCTACGTTGCGATTTGGATCGGTTTCATTGCTCTGCTGTGGATGACTTCTTCCCGCGCTCGTTATTACTCCCGTAAAGATGCACAAAGTGAGAAGTCAGAGAAACACGAAAACTTTTAAGGTAATGTATGCCACATTTATTTACTCCGCGTCACCGTGAAAAACAAGCACGTCCGGCAGACCACGAATTGTTTCACGGTCACTACTGCGAAAAGATGTATCTGCTCGGCATGGAACTCTCAGCCGAACTTAAAGATCTGGTGAAAGCGATTCACTGCAAACGAAACTCGATTGCCACGCTGCGCAAGAATGCAAGTCGTGTTGATGCGAACAATACTCTGTACTGGCAAGAAGTGCTGGATATTCGCAACGATGATCGTTCGCTTGAGTACATTCGTGATCGCCTCGCTACAGTCACAAAGCAATTGTCTATTGTGAAACTGAACTACCAGATAGCGTTTCTGGTAAGCCGTAACTTCAGCATGAAACAAATTGCTGATGTTATTAGCTGGTATTCCTTCCGCAATAAAGTTGATTGTGGCGATCCGATGATTGCTGCGCATATTGCAATTGAAAAAGTCAAAACGATGGAACAATTGCAGCGTTGCGGGATGAAGTTGAATATGAATTTAGCTAACACGCTGGCGCGTATTCAATCCACTGACGAAGTTGTTTTGGATATGGAAGTTGAGAAAACTTCTCCTATTAGTGGAAAGTTTGTAATGACTGCAACAAAATCTGAAGGTGAAAAATGAAAGGCAGAAGTCCGGGCGTTACTCTAACTTATTTCCTGCGACACAATCCAAGTCAGATTGGTTTGGAAATGGATTCGCAAGGTTGGGTCGATGCAAAAGATCTGGTGAACAAGTGCAACAAAGTAATCGACATGGATCATTTGTTGTCGATTGTGAAGAACGACGAAAAAGGTCGATTCGAATTCACGCCGGATCTGAAAAAGATTCGTTGCGCTCAAGGTCACTCGCTCGACTTTGTGAAAATTGATATGGAAAGTTTGGTGCCGCCAGAAATTCTTTATCACGGAACATCGGTAAACAATCTCAATTCGATTTTGGTTTATGGACTCAAAGGCCAAACTCGAAACCACGTTCACCTTTCGCAAGATTGGGTCACTGCTGAAAACGTAGGTTCGCGCCGCAAAGCTCTTTGCCGTGTGTTGTATATTCGCGCCAAAGCGTTGCATGAAGCAGGGCATCAAGTTTACCGCTCCACTAACGGCGTTTGGCTGACTAAGGAAGTGCCGCCTGAATTTATTCACACGGAGAATCCGGTAGAACTCTGCAAATAAGTGTCCAAAATACCGCTGTCTATCCAAAAGGCTTTCCTGTATTCTATAGGGGAAGCCTTTTGTCATTTTAACCCATAGGAAACCACCATATGAAACCGCTAGATATCCCTGCTGAACTGCCTCCTTTCCTCAAAGAAGCGTTCGACGAGTTGACGGATGCAGTCGGAACCGTAGCCGAAAAACACGGCCTGACCAATGACGAACTGATCATTTATTTCGGAACTGGTTTTGCTCGCCTGATTGCAGATAACGGACAAACTGAACACACCGTTATCATGAACACAACTTTACCTGTTCGTGTTGGTCTTTTAGATGCACACGAAAATTCCATTGAAAGAATGGATATGGTTGATCGTGTTGACGATGAAACTGTTTTACGCGCAACCAACAAACTTACAGCACAAGTTTTCTCCGGCGTTCAACATGCGCGTAACTGGTTGAAGTTTTATCTTTGCACAAATAAAGATGATATGCCGAAGCAACCGAAGAAAACTATTTCTCTTCCGACTGATGTTATCGTGCGTTTGATTTCTGTTGACGCGATTGATATTGAAATGGTTGATGTTGGCGTTATGCGCGATTTGCTGATTGATGTTATTCCGGATCGCAAAGAAGAATTTCCGCGCATGAATCGTATGATGCTTACTGAAGAACTTGTTGAGTATCTCGATTCAGTTAGACAGCCGCTGTGCGAACCTCTGAATTTCACATTCATTGATCGCACTGTCGTTTCTTCTCTGAACGTTTCTATCGCATGTGGTCGCGACGTGGAACTTGATTCGATTCCTAAAGCCGAAATGGTTTATGTGCTGTCGAAACTTCTTCCTTTCCGTGACGTGCAACTTACGCACCTGAGCGAAGAACAGTTAAAACGTCTTATCCGTAATATCACTATCCAGAATCGCAACGAGGCATAATCATGACAACTAAAAACATCCGTAAAAAGAAAAACAAAATGATGCGCAACTTCACCGCGATTCTGCCTGTAACCTGCAACGCGTCCTGCTCGTTCTGTCCTGAAAAGGAAATGGAAAAGAAAGCAGGGCAACGTGAATGGCTGAACAACCTGATCGAGCAAATCAACAAACATGAAGGAACGTTTGACCACGTTTCTTTATCCGGCGGTGAAGCAACGCTGCGCATGAATTATCTGTTCGAAGTAATGGACGAAATTCGCGAAGCAACAAACATCAAAAACATCGGCCTGACTTCTAACGGTCGATTCCTGAATAAGCAGGAAGATATTTTGCGCTTCCTGAACGGCAACACAACCGAAGATCTGCAAAGCAAGTTGCATCACTTGAATATCAGTATGCACTCGTTCGATCCGGATCTGAACAACGATATCATGGGAACTGAATACACTTACACTCACGCCGATCTGGTTCGCTTCCGTCGCCTGATTGGTAAGCAAGTAAGTTTCCATATCAACTTTGTTATCAATCCTCAAAACATTGACAACATCGAATGGGAAATGCAGCAAGCGCGTTTGTTCATGGAAGCGAATCCATACATCGACGTTGTGTTTCGTGTTGACTACAACCTGCCTCACATCGCGAAACAAATTCGCGAAGAGTACGAAGAAGAAGATTTGGGTTCAGAAGATGATGTTATGTCTGATGGAGATAATCTTCTGAGTCTTTTCCTTGCGCATTTCTATGTTGACCGTCCTGAAGAAGATGACGACGCAGATCCACAACCTGATATGTGTGCGTCTTGCTTCTCGTTGCCTAGCAACTGGATCAATCATAACCGCGCATGGTTGAAAGCAAGTTCCTACGAGCCGAACGAAGACGAAGGTGAATACACCGAATACGTTTTCCATATGGACGGCAAACTTTATTACGATTGGTCACGTAACGATCCGGTTACTAGCGTTAAGAATGTTCAACGTGAGAAACCTGCGAAAGCAAAAGCAGCGAAGAAACCAAAACTGAAAAAGTTTGATTTCGATATCGTTGACGCTCCGGCAGAGAAACCTGAAAAGCCAGTACGCGAAAAACGTGCGCGAGTTGTAAGGGAGAGTGACGAAGACGAAAGTTGCCGCTTCCACTTCTCCGGTTCCTCTTGTCGCTTCTAAGGAATAGAAAATGTTTGAAAGATTATTTGTGCGTTCGTATCCGACTGTTGTTCAGGCGATGGGCAAGAATAAAGCCAGTGTTCGTTTAGGCGAAGATGCGTTCTTGCTTAAAAACTCAATCGGTCTTGCTGATGCGATTGAACAGTACACACGAAATAAATATCTCGTGTCCAATAACGATGACCGCAGTAACCTGCAATTCGTTCGAGGAAGAATACTCGAACAGTGCGAGGATTTAAAATATCCGGTTGTTGTGTGGTTCCATTTCTCTGACGTGCAAATTCTGAACGTACAGGGCGCGATGCGAATTCCTGATTAGGAGAAGTAATGGCAGTTGGTTTTGTAAAAGATGACGGCGTGAATGACACCATTGAAACAAACGTAAACAATGGAATTGATTTTGCGCGGTCACAACTTTCCGGTAAAGGTTCTACGCATTGTTTAGAATGCGGTAACGAAATTCCTGCTGCGCGTTTGAAAGCTATGCCTAACGCGAAGTATTGCATTAAACATCAAGCCGAACACGATGGAACTCAAGTCAGTTACTATAATCGTCGGGGCAGTAAAGACTCTCAACTGAGGTAAATTTTATGTGGCATCCAGTACACGATCAGCGTGACGCAGTTTCCCCAACGCAGTTTGAGGAACTTAAAACGGAACAGAAACAAAAGCAGGATGACTTTATCGCGAAAGCAATCAAACGCGCTAACAGTTGTCTGCTTGAAATTGCTGGCGGCGAAATTCCTTCACCGTACTACGGCAAGCACAAAGGCAGTGGCGGCGATTACGTCAAGAACTACACCGAATATTGCGAGTGGTTAGAATCTGAATATGCACAACAAACTTTCGATCTGATTCCGAACCTGCTGCATTTGGAACTGTGTCACTTTGACGCAATCGATCCTCAATCGGTGTACGATGAACTGCGTGAGCGTTTCGTTGCTGTTGGTTGGGGCAAAGCAACGCGTGTACACAAACGCGCGGGGCCAGAAAATATGGTTTGGGTTTCTCTTCAGGCTATCGAAGAAACAGAAGATAGTGACGGAAAGATTCCGATGATTTCCAGCAAGCAAGTTGCAACGATGGAAGATGATCATGTTCGCTACTGGCTGAAGAAATATAAAGTTCAAACTCCGCTTATGCTGCGTGAATATTCCAACAAGAAACGTCGCGAATTTTTGATGGCCTACGTTCTCGACGTAGAGAAGCGAGCCGGAATTGAAACCGAAGACGTTAAGAACGGAGAAGATACTTGCACTCCTACAGCCGACGAAGCGCGTAATATGAATCGCGATCAGTTGCTGCACTGGATTAAAGTTTTCGAAGTTCATTCGTCTGTGCCCGTAGAGCGCTGCTCCGAAAACCGTCTGCGTCGTCTACTGGTTTCGTATCTGGAAGATTTGGAAGAAGCTGAAGAGGATGAAGAATGATCCCGAATCACTTTAAACTGAAAACGATTGGCTGTGACACCATCACACCGATTGTTCTGCGCGAACTTCATTTGCAGATGGAGAAGAATGTCAAAGTTGATTTGGCTGAGGCATTCACTTTGCTTATGGAGGCGCAAGCTCTGTACATTGATTTGCGCCAGCAAGAATCTGGTCAGTCTGCCGATTACTATTATGCGGAGATTGGCAAAGGCATCGAAAACCTTCTCATGAAATATTCGCTTGAGTGGGTACTCGATCCAAACAAGTTGGAAGAATTCGTTCACAAGTTTCTTGTTGATCGAAACTTCAGAAAAGTTTCCGATACCGTTTACGAAAACACTTGTCCGGATGCGTCATTCAATTTTTACGAGGCACGTATCTTCTCTGCAATTCTCTCTGATAGTTTTGCAGCAAGTGATTTCGGTATCATCATAGAACATTGAGGTAAGTAATGCGCGTAGGGTTCGCTTGTAAATATATGGGCAGGGATGGCAAACAACCTTTTCCGTGTCGTACCGTCACCGCTTCTCGTTTGTCACTTTTAACTCACGACGAGCAAATTGAAAAACTGATTGAGATTGGAACTCATAATGTTCGCGCTACGATAAGCATGATCAAAATGATGGCGATCCGTTCAGAGACAAAACGAATGGTACGAATCACAAGCGAACTCTTGCCGCTGTTCACGCATAAAGATTTTAGCGTGGTCAGTCGCAAGTATGTTTTGCCTGAAGTCGAAAATCAGTTACGTGCGCTCGGTGAGTTTGCCCGATTGCATCGTGTCAGACTTTCGTTTCATCCTGGCCAATTTACTGTGCTTGCGAGTGATAGACCGGACGTAGTGGAAAACTCAATTCGCGATCTTGAATACCATACGCGCATTGCAACAATGATGGGCTATGGTAAAAAGTTTCAGGACTTCAAGATCAACATTCACCTGAGTGGTAAACTTGGCGCACAAGGATTCAGAAAAAACTTTCTGCGTCTGTCGCCTGAATGTCGTCGCATGTTGACTGTTGAGAATGACGAATTGACGAGTCATGTAGACGATTGCCTAACGCTATCTGATTTGCTTCCTGTGGTGCTGGATATTCATCACCATTGGGTTATGACAAACGAGTACATCAAACCTAAGAGCAAAACTGTAAACAAGGTAATAGATAGCTGGCGTGGCGTTCGTCCCACAATGCACTATTCAGTATCGCGTCCTGAGTTTGTTCCGTCAGATGAATTTCCGGATCAGAATAAACTTTCTGTTTCGAAAATGAAACTACGTGCTCATGCAGATTACTTCCACAATCAACTCGTAAACGAATGGGCACTGTCTTTTGATCAATTCGATATCATGTGCGAATCGAAAGCAAAAAACCTTGCCGTTGTTGATTTACTCAAGAGGCAAAAGAATGTCCTTTAAACAATTTATCCGTAAGTTACGTTTCCGTTTCAATAACTGGCGCTTGCAGCGTCTGCATAAAGAATGCGAAAAACTTCATAACAAGTGAGGCCGAAAATGAAAGACCACGCTACCTTATCTGAACTCGTTTCTGGCATTCGTTTTATTACTGCCGTGGAACGTACCTCTGGCAACAAAGATCAATATTTCTATTACGAAATGGATAAAGCGGAAGCAAGTAGTTCTCCGCGTGAAGTTCACCATTTCGCAGATTCAGCAATCAAGCTCGTTGATGGCATACTCTCTTTTGACGCACTTTCAAAGTTAAAAGAAATGGCCGAAAAACATCCGATGTTCGGACGCGCTTTCCAATTCGTTACCGATCAGAATGTCGAAGATTATCTGATGACTATCGGTTCGCAAAGTTTGAAAAACCTTTGCCGTGCATGTGACGTTCTGGTTGATAAAGATCGTTTGCAGGATAGCGCGAAAGAAGTTTCTGTGTTGTCTGCTCAACGTCTGATGGCACTTATGGTTGAATCGCAGCCGGAAGAATTTGAAGGCCGCAACCGTCAGGATATTTTTGAAATGGCGGTGTATTACTTTGACGTGACGCGCCAGCAAAGAAAGATTGACGACTTTCTGAAGACGGCGCTGAACACTCGCCAACGCGACAATCTTCTCGGCTCACTCGGCATTAATATTTATGACGAAGACTACGAAGAAGATTTAGAAGAATCTCGCATTGCTTCTGAAATGATTACGGACGAACTGGACGTAATGCAAGGCAACGCGGAGTGGGTAGATTGGACGAACTGGAAACCGGAAGATGAAACTCTTGCTGTGTTCGAGGCGCTGGTTTACGCATACGAAAAACTCACTGAAGAAGTTGCTGCTGAAATGTTGAAGCAACTTCCAAACCCGAACGAAGATTAAGGTAAAATCATGACTCAACAAATCACATCCGATCTGGTAATTGCTCGTCTTCTCGATGAAGGTGAGTGGTGGTACGCGCTGGCGCTGTTCTCTGATTCTGATCTGGCGGCGCTGATGGCTGCAATGGGAATTGAAAACGCCCACACTGTCGAGCGTACCAAAGTTGTTTTCGCTCTGTCGCAACGCCTCGCAGAAAGCGGTAAGCACATCGACACATTGCGCGATTACTTCAACGATCATTTCCTGAAGCCAAACAACATTCCTACGCACAAGTCGGAACTGTGGTTCAACTTCAATGATTGTGAATCTCTGGTAACGCAAAACATTATCAGTGCGGAATTCAGTACCAACGTTGATCCGCAGATTCACAAAGACCGTGTACTGGATGCGCTGACGCTGGAACAACTGCGTGACCTGTACACGATTAACGGCAACGAACCACAACATGAAGATCGTGAGTGGTTGATCGAAGCTCTGAACGGCATGGACTTCGCAGAAGAATACGACACATTCCTGCGCAGCTCCGGCGAACTTTCAAACGCGGAAACCGAACACGAATCTATTATTGAATTCCTGTTTGGTGCTCAAGTTCAAACTGAAGAAGAGGAAACAGAATAAATGTTAGACTTTAATATCCAACTGCCGAAAACTGGCGAGACTCGCGTAAAAGCAATTCGCCAGATCGCTGTTCTGTTTCGCTCTCTGATTGAATCGGAAGAGTCTCTGTCTGAAAACGCAACGCCTGAGCAATCTGTTCTGGCGTTTATCCAAAAGCAACTGCGCGGATCTGAAGCCGCAATGTTTTTAGCGTTCGTTTATCCGGACACTGAAACTCTGCCGTCCGAATTCGAAGCATTCAATATCGTAACGCTGTCCAACGTGATTGATGAATTCCTCAATCTGCGCCGTATCATGGACGTTAACGATCTGTTGGCGTTTGAGTCTGATGCGAATATCGAAAAGATTGCGAAAGCGTGTGGTATTGGAACTCGCATGATTCGTCAATCTGATCCAGATCCGCGTATGATGATGGTGCGCCGCATTCATGCAAACCTGAACAATTACGAGCACATGTTCCCAACTGCTAACGTGCTGCTGAATTATTTCGGTGAGCGTTACGCCTACGATAAATATTCTGAATCGGATCGCTGGCAGCAACTTGCCTCTCGTTTGGATATGAGCAAGCTGGTTCGTCAGGACGACAATATTATCCTGAGCGATATTGGCGATGAACTCGATCACTGGAACGAAGAAGCGTTTCGCGTGTTAGTTCAGATGCTCGACATTGACGATTCATCAAATCGCAGCTACGCGCTGATGCGTTCAATTTGTGCAATCGGCCCGCAGGAAGTTCTGAAGCGTCTGCACGATAAAGACCTGATCACTTCTGCGCAGTACGCCGATTGGATGCACTTCAGCGATCTGTCATTCATTCAAACTCTGCAAATCATCGCAACGTTTTGGGTTGCAGTACACGACGGCAAAGAAAAAGTTTCCGGTCAGTTGGATGACAACGCAAAAGAACTGATTGATCGTTTCGCGTCTGCCTACAAGGATGATGAAGAACTGGAAGACGATGAAGAGGAAGAGGAGGAAGACGAAGAAGAAGATGACTTCGACGAAGAAGATGAAGAGGATGAAGATGAAACTCCTGCTTCTCCGAAACGTAAATCTCTAATCGTTCCTGCAACTGCCGAAGAACTTTATGCAGCACTGAAAGCAATGAGCGAAGACGACGAAGAATTCAAACTCGAAGAAAAGAAATACGCACTTGCTTCAACTTCTGCTCTGCGTTCCGCGTTGTTCCGCGCCGTGCAAGAAAACGTTCTGAGCAAAGATGTATCGCTCATTACGATTGGCGAAAAGCGTCATTACGAATTGCTGGAACTTTTCTTCAATGACGTAAATGAAGATTACTTTGACTACGGCGATAAACTTCAGGCCGCGTTCGAGGAGTGGTTAGAAGATACCAATTTCAAACGTCTGCAATTCTTCCGTCCGTTGATCGAAAGCATTGTGCCAGCACAAGACACAAGTTCATTCGACGCGCAAGAAGCTGAAGAGTGGCTGCTTGAACATTGTCTGGAACAAGAAAACGCTGACGCAATGTACAGGTTTGTTTCTCGCGTTAATGCACTGGCTGCGAAACACGGCATTCCATTCTTCAGCGTTGAGCCTGAAGAACCTGCTGTTGAACCTGTAGCAGAAACTAAAACCGAATCCGCGCCGTCTGCTGCTTTCGAACGTGCGATTGCGTTAGGTATGCCGCCGACAAAAGCTCGTACCATGAGCGCCAGCGAACTGAAAGCATTCATCGCTGAAGCGGAAATGGAAAACGCGCCTGAGTCGCGCAACGTCACCGCAGATAACTATCGTGAAGTTATTCCGGTGCTGTCGCGTCAGGAACTGATCGCAGAATTGGCGTCACGCGGATACAGCGACAAGAGTTTAAATAAACTTGGTGCGCCGCGTCTTGCTGAAATCTTTATTGCTGCGATGGATCGTCTTGTCGCTAAAAACTAAATCAAAGTTGGCCTGTTAATTCAGGCCGCTTTCTTTTCTGTGGGAAATTTTTATGAACGAACATTTAACCTCTCCTATCTTTGCTGCGTTGGGTCAGTTGAATGATGTTGAGTTGGATCGTCTTCACGTCATATGCGGATTCTCTGCGAAAGATTCGCGCTTATTAAAAATGTGTGAGTTGTGTGCAAGCACTGCACATATTGAAACAATAACCAACTACCTCAACCTGAATCGCCACCAACTTCATCCTAATATGAAGAAGGGCAAAGTTGCACCGGAACCCGATCATAAAATGTGTTTTGAGTTATCCAAACATCACAACGCAATTCCTCTCATTTTGTATCTCGGTACTTTCAAACTTAAACAAAAAGAAATGTTCGCGCTGCTGGAAAAATATTTCCACTTCAACACAACGTTGATTCCGGAAGTTGCAAACATTAAAACGATCATCGAACAGAAATATTATCCGCTGTCGGCTACTGAATGTATCGAACAAAGTGGGCGCATTCGAAAAGTGGCGGAAGCATACGGTCTGAAAGAATGCGACATATTTTATGATCCGTTGCATTTTGATTCTTCGCATGAATCGCAAGGCGGTTGGGGAATTGAGTTTACCAAAAAGCTAACGGAACTTTACGGCTTCTCTATGATCTCTGGCGATACCGTTGAATCAACCATTGCCGCTATTCCCGCTGCCTTGCAATCAGGCAAAAAACGCGTAGCCGCCAAACGCTAGAACTCTGCAAATAAGTGTCCAAAATACCGCTTGGAATTGAGCCTTTACTTAGGTAAAATTTAAGTCAGGGAACGCAATACCGCGAACCCGTGGGAAGCGCTGTATCTTTCCCACAACGGAGGATTACAGCATGACACTTTCCCGCATTACACCAATTACGCCTGTTCGTTTGAACAAGTTTGATCGGGAACAAGAATCTGAAAAACGTCACGCCAACAAACGTGAAAAAGTTTCTGCCAAACCTGAGCAATCTTTTTCCGTGATTCTTTCATCAACACTTAAAGAAAAGGAGAAATAACCATGCCACATTACGCTGTTGCAAACGCAAACGTTGTGTACAAAGGAGAAGGTTACTCCGGCGTGTTCATGGCAGAAATCGGAAGACCAAACGAAATTGCATCATATCCAAAAGTAGAACAAGCAATCGAAGTTGCCAATCAGCTCAAAATGAAAAGCGGTGATCAAACGGATTGGAACGTTATCAACGAATTTTCTGAGCGCGTAGTTTACACAACTGTTCAATCTAAAAAGGAGTAAGTCATGAAGGTATCTAGCATTGTGTTATCTGCAATTCTGTTTGCATCGGTACAGCAAGCGAATGCTAGTGTTTCATCAAGCCCTGCCGCTCTCGCAGAAGTCACGCCGCGAATCATCACTAAAGATTTGGCGCTGACTAAATCAGTGGATGCACGTTGTCAGAAAACTTATGCTGGTTATGATTTTCTGCAAACTGCCGATCTCGATTTTAGCGTGAGTGAAACAACATATGAGACTCGCCCAATGTGGCCTCTCATTTGTTCTCTGTCAGAAAACGCCGTGAAGACTACTATCACGAAAGAAGAGTACGGCGTTACCGTAACGTATGTTCTGCCAAACGGAACAACCACGCGTTACGATTTCGTAAGCACTGACGAAAACGCGTTTGAGATTGGCGCATTCGAAAACAATCTCATGAACAATTACAACTCACAAAAAGCGCTGTTGGATACTCTGACTGCGCTGCACAATCAGGTTATGGGGAATTAAGTTGTGGCAAAGATGAATCGTAAGAAAGCGCTGGACGCTATGGTGAAAGCTCATGCCGCGATGCAGACAGAAATTTTAATGCGCTTCCACGCGGAAGGAATGGAATCTTCCGCAATGTTTCCTCTGCGTGAGGAAATCGTAAGCAAGATTATGCGTGGCGTTGATCCTGCTGTCGCTGTTGATGACGGTGTCGGCGCTGCTATCCGGTTACATCGCATTGGACGTTCTGCGAATACGAACGTTCCTTCTTTCCGCGATCTGATGGATGAATCAGATTTTGAACTTCTGAAATCTTTATAAGGCAAAACGAAAATGTCATACGAACCGACCGATACTGCACCGCGTAAACTGGAACTGAACAAATCTGCGCTTGAGTCTTTAACTCTGTATGCGCACGGTCTTGTAACTCTGACAGAATTGAGCCAGCGTTTAATTCTGGAAGATATTTCTATCTCGCATGTGACTACGCAGTTTACGGACAAATGCACGTCGATTCAAACAGGCCCGAAAGAAAACGATCTGTATTTTCATCTGTCACGCCGCTCTGGAAAAACTGACGAGCGTGGATTTCCAATCGACGATGAAACTTGTATCGTCAATCTGTAAACCAAATATATAGGCGTGGCATTTGCTGCGCCATTCTTGTTTCTAAGGAGATTTGAAATGGGTGTTGTCGCAACAATTAATCATGATCTGTTCCCTGCTCAAAAAGAAGATCGTTTGGGAAAAGAAACTGAAGTCCACGTTAAACTGCATGAAGGTAACATTGTTACTTTGAAAGGAACTGTTGTTCGCAGTGACGCAGAGTTTCCCAATCGTGAAATCGTGGAACTGAACGCTGATCATTTTCCTGATAACGTGTGTCACTATTACGACACTGTTAGTCGTGAGCACTATCCGCAGGAATTTGGATTCATGGAAAACGTGACAAGCAAGCACTGCTTCGAAGGAAAATTTGTCGATATTATTTTCCACTACGACACTTCGAAAAAGCTGCGCGGTATTTGTTTGTTTGATCGTGGCCCTCTCACGCTGTTCAAAATTCTGGAAGGTACGCACGACGGCAAAATCGTTTCCGCAACTGAGTGTCAGTATTCTCACGCTGACTGAGGACGGCGTATGAAGATCACGAAGAAGCATTCGTTTAAAGATCCGCAGTTGCAGCAAATCCCGAAAAAGAAAAAGCCAGTACCTCGCAAGAAAGTTCCTTTGAATAAACTGGAACAGCTTAAAGCTGGCAAAACTTTCTATGCGTCACTCGGCAGCGGAAGTAAAGGCACTGACGTAGGAATCACGGACAGCTACGAGAAAGTTTTAAAGGTCATGAAGTGGTTCGCAACTTCGCTCGGTAATGGCGATCATGTTATCCATCTTTATTTGGGAAAGAACATTATGGATTCTGAACCTGTAATGTTCCCGTTCAACGTTTCAATCAATATCAATATCACTGAAGGTAAAATTTAAAATGGAACAAATTTTCACTCCTGCTCCGATGGCAACAACTTTCGACATTCTGCCTAATCCGGAATTGAAAAACTTTATTCCTCCTGCATACGGTACACCGCTTAGTGCGGCGCTGGATGTTTTCGCGCAGACCGATTTGATCATCACTGAGAAAACTCAACTGATCGATCTCGGTTTCAAAGCTGAATTCCCTGCTGACTTCGCGTGTGTGCTGATGCCTCGCTCCGGCTACGGTTCGAAGTTTGGGCTGGCGCTGGCGAACACTCTCGGCCTGATTGACCCCGATTATCGCGGCACATGGATGGCGGCTGCTTGGCTCCATGAAGGAGGATTGCAGCCTCATAAAACTAAACCTGAAGAGTGGGAAGACTGCAAACGCAGTTTGAAAATTCCACGCGGCGAGGCGCTCGGACAATTACTGTTTGTGCGTACTGGTCGTCTGCTTCCAAACATCGTTTCAGAATTGTCTGAAACGGTTCGTGGTGAAGGTGGTTTCGGCAGCACGAACAAAGCCAACAAGTAATTTTCAATAATGGATTGATTCATGAAACGCGAAACGCCGTTAAAGAATTTACGCGCCGTTTTAAAATATCTGGCGACGTATGAGTTTGAAGAAAACGAAAAGTATTTCAAACATCATTGTGAAAAAGCATTACGCAAAATGCGCAGTGAGAGATTCTTTCTCGGTCGTCTTTATATGTATGAGACAAACGGCTGGCAAGTTTTGTGGATCGATCCTTTCAACTACGATTGCCTAATACGAAATAGGAGGGGCTTAGTAAAATATAAAAACTTATACGGTCTGTTACTTTAACTTGACCTAGCAGCAATTACTCTAGGAGATTTTCCAAACAATGAATTCCAACCTTCAAACCATCGAGGTGATCAAAAGAGGTTCCCTTGCAAAAATTTGCATGGGACTGATCCTTGCTGTAGCAATCTCATTTTCGCTCAAAGCGAACGCTTCAGTTTCATCACAGCAAAGCAATACGGGAGTAAAACTCACGCAAGCAAAACCGCAGAAAAAAGCTACGGTGCGTTTGCAGAAGTTGTACGCACATCTACCACAACCTGATGATCTTGGTTTCGTGTTTGATAGCGCCGCTAAAAAACACGGCATAGATGCAAAACTTCTGGTTTCGGTATGTGTATCCGAATCTCATTTACGAAAACGTGTCGTCAATCGTGGTGCTGTTGGTATGTGTCAGGTTATTCCTCGATATCATGCGACAACCAAAAGCGATATGATGAACTATCGAAAGAATGTGGATAAGGCAGCGGAAATTCTTGCCGACTTAAAGAAGACTTGTCGAAACAATGTTAGGTGCATCGTGCATTCTTACAACGTGGGCAAGTATGCTTATAAGCGCGGCGTTAGATCTCCGCAGTATTACGCTAAAGTTATGAAGCAGTACCATCGCGTAGTTTAAAACTCAAGGGAACCTGTCGGACACTTCAGGTTCCCTTTTTGGCTTCCATGAACTGTTAAACTCTGCAAATTGGTGTCCAAAATAGTGATGGCATTTGCCGTTTCGCTTAGGTAAACTAGGCGAAGGGAAACACATACACTCATTTGCACAGGTAATCGACCATGACCATTAGAACTCAAGAGAAAGCTCGTAAACTGGCTCTCGACTTCATTGCTTTCAAGCTCGAACTTGAACGCGCAAAGCGCCCAAATGATATTGTCTCTGTCCTCACCGATAAAAGTTGCGCTGCTTATCGGGAGTTAATGAACAGGCGCAAAAATGTTGCACTGAAATTAATTCAAGAAGTCATCGAATACAGTGTTGCATATAAACCGCGTTATGAAAAAGACGCATTGCATATTGTTCGCTTAATCAATCTCGCGGGAGAAGTTGTACGCGGCCTAAAACATTACTGAGGTATACACTATGAACGTAAACGCTTTACTTGATTTCCAGACCGAACTGTTAAAGCCTTTCGCTCCTTCGCAGGAATTTGCTTTACTCACGCTTATTGTTCCAAGCGCTCCAGAGTCGATGATATACGAATTTTGCGAATGCGTTTCTCGCAACTATCCGTTTGTCACTCCGCTGTATGAAGAGTACGCTAATAAGCGTCCAGAAAAAGCAATCCCGTTGATCGTTCCGGTTGCACACACTGAAACTGCTCGCGAAGAAATCTTCGCTCATGAAAATGGTAGAGTGGAGATAGAAGAAAAATTCGCTGCAATGCTTTCTACTTTTGTAGAGCGTGTGCCTGAGCATGTTAGCTCGCCGGACGAGTTATACTTCGGTTATCAAGATCGCTCACCGCGAATTTCTTTAGAAGAAATACGTGTTGCAATGATACACGGTTTCTACACCGGCATTCCTCTCATTGTTCGTACTCGCAGGAAAAACGGTACGTCTATCTTAACAGTATGGCGATCCTTTTTTCCTGCCGCTGCGTAAGGAAAAAAATTATGGCACTGCTCACTAGCGTTGAGTTTGATTCTCGTCTGAATGAAATTTGCAATCAGTATGGTCTAACACAATATCGTGAGTGGATCGCGCAAAACAATTCAGTGAAGAATACAACTATGCTTTACCACACAACAATGCACATGGATGGGGTGGCGTTGTTGTGTTTGGATCTTCTTCCGGAATCTGCAAAAGAGAGTCATGACGAAATTTTCTCCTTGCTGGCTGCTGCGTTGATTCACGATATGGATCACACGTTAGGGGAATTCAGCGATGATGTTAATATTCAAAACGCGATCTCTGCTCTGCATGACTGGATTTGGCAATCCGATTCTAATCCCGATTTTAAACGTCTGGAAAAAGAAATTGAAAAGCTGATTCTGATTACGCAATTCCCATACACTGAAGACCGTGTGCCGCAAACCGTGTACGAAAAAGTTTTACGTGATGCGGATATTTTGTGGGGCGTTATGCCTGGCCGTGCTGTAACGATTGTTGAAGGTCTGCGCGGTGAACTCGTTTCAGTTTTCCCGCAGTACGCATTTGACGATCATCGTCTTATCAATTTCGTGTATGACCGAATCGACTTTCTCCGCTCTCTGGTATTCTGTACCGAACAGGCAAAGAGAATGTTCGAACGTTACGTGATTCAACATAAACTTGAAATGTTGGATTACATAAATTCAATTAAACGCTACTAGGACAGAAACTAATGTTCCCAATCGCCGCTATCTCTGACGTAATGACTCTTGCTGAAATTCAGAACAACATTCTGAACAACGACATTCAGCGCGGTTCGCTGCTCCACTACGAGCTAAACTATCGCGTGTTTCGTCTTCCGGTTCCTAAACACTTTAAAGATGCTGATGTTCTTAATGCGTACTTTCGCTCACTGGAACCTTACGCACAAAAGATTGTTACTTCCGCTGCTCGTTATCGGAAAGGGGAATTGGTTTTAGTTGTTCCGGTTATTTCGCAAAGCATTGATCCTTTCGTGATCGGTGTGCGCAATAGCAGAATCACGTTTGAACTGGAAATCAATTCTCGTGAAATCATTTATGCGGCGGCGAAGGACATGGTGAATCCTGAGAAAGTGATGCTTGCCATTGAATCGTATCACGTAAGAAACGAGTTACGAGCCGAACCGTTTAGCGGTTACATTGAAGGAAACTTCTTTCGCACAATTCGCGCTCGCATAAATAAATCCCATTGGCCTGATATGGCTAAGGACATAAAATGAACTTCGATCCGAAAAGTGGATTGCTTGTATTGAGTGGTGTAGAATTTCGCACTCGTCCGGTTTTGTTTCAGAATAGACTTTGGCAAAGCACTGAACCATTCTTTAAGCAAGTAGAGAGTGAGGCGGTTCAGCGCTACAACGAGTCACACGGCACCAATAAATCAATTCTTCCGATCTCATTTGTGTATGTGATTTCGAAAGGCGGTCATCGTGTACAAACTTCCGTGCTGCTGGAAATGCTCGGTTACGATGGTGAGAAGTTTTCACCTGCTGACGACGATTACAAATTCCTGCTGAACGAATTGTTTGTGCGTTATACGCAAACGAATCCTGAAGATTGTTTTGTACAGTCGTTCAGATTGCCCGACACAAAACTTCTGAGTGTCGTTAACTTTTTAATTCTGCCTTACGAAGATTTCTTCATCGGCATTGCAAGCGTGGAGGTGTAAAATGGAAACAATCAATCTGCGTGTGAAACGCGTTGAAGTTTTGACAGGCAATGGTTGTGATAAAGTGATTGTCACAACCGAACTGCCGCTCGGTATTCATCCTTTCGAAGACGAAGGGCAGACAATGGAATTTAACGTCGCCGCAGGTAAAGGTGCTCTGTATGTTCAGAAGCATTTCAACATCAATCCTAAAGTAACAAAGGTATAAGCGATCATGAGTAAGAAATCAATTTATGATGTTCTTCTGCAACGCACTCTCACTAGCCTGTTGAATCTTAGTCAGGCTGACATTGAAACTAGGGTGATGGTGAAAGTAGATTCTACGCCGTACACCTTCTCGCTGCCTATTGAGAAAGAAAAGTTGTTGCGTGTGGTTGTTCGCGTTAGCGACAAAGGCAATTTGAAAATCAAAGCCACATTAGACCGCTCCATTAAACGTCTGCTTGCCAATCTGGTTTATTTGGCGAAAGACAACATGGTTTCATCTAACGATGGCCCGTCGGATTACTCCAAAGTAAAAGACAAACTTTGGAAAGCGTATTGCCGAAAAGCGCAAGCGGAATTGCGCAGCAAGATTATCCGCAATGCTCTCGTCGATTTCAAATGGTCTAAATAAATTCTCTGATACGGAAAATAATCATGCGCTTCGAACTGAATAAAAAATACGTCTTCTTCGCTTTCCAGCACAAATATAACAACGGCAATCCGATTGAAAAGGCACACGCGTTTCCAACAACCGATCTCGACGCAGAAATTCTGGATGTAACTTTTATTGAAGCAACTTGTGTGCATCATGAAAAAGTTCCTTGCCATTGGGATACGTCAGAAAATAAAGAACTGAAGTATGACGGATTCCTTTTCAACTGGAACGGATTGGAAGGACGTAATCAATTCCCGAATGCCTCTTACGGTCAAATGGATGATAGCGCTGACGGCATGTTGAATTTCCTGAATGCGTATTATCAAAACGAAACAGTGGATGAAATCATCGCTGCTGATCGTTACATTGAATATCATCTGTTCACGCGTCACATGGAAAACATTGAGCGCGGTATTCACCAACTCGGCAAAGCGAAATGGGATGGTGCTGAAGAACGGCTCGCGAAACTTCAGGCGCGTAAAGCGATGTTCCTTGAAGCTCTGAAGACGCAACTTAATAAGGGCGTTCATATCGAGCAATATTCAGTGACTACAAACGATGGCAAGGTTATCGCGCCCGAAGGAATGAAGCGGGTCACTATCGTAGATCTCGACAAATAAGTGTCCAAAATACCGCTGGCAACAAAACGGCTTATTCTGTAAACTAAGGGTAAGCCGTACCTAACCTAAACTTTTATATAGACTGCAAAGGAGTTCTATATGTTCGCTCTCAAAACCGTAGCCGACTTAAACAACCTGATTGAACTGCAAGACGCTGTACTGGATCGTGCAATCGGGCATTCATTCGATTTGCGTCTGTCCAGCTACAAACACAATCTCGACTTGTACAAACACAAGTGGACGATGATTAAAGTTCCGGTTGAAATTGAAGGTTACGAAAATATCGACAATGCAAATATGCGTTTGCATTTCGTTCGTGAGTATCTGAAAAAATCTCACTCGTTTTTGAAATCCATTATTTCACCGTTCAAGATTTCGTTGACCGGAAAATGGATTCCGTTTTTTGTCCCAGGCGGTTTTGATTTCGCTGATGGAGTTCGCTTAACACACGACGGCGAAAATATTCTGTCCGGCATTTCAAAAGCAGGTCGCATTTTCTTAGAGCGTTCAATTCATCCATCGTTCACTACTGAGTGGATGCTCGAAGATATCGTGAGCGCAATCGTATGGGCTGACGTTCGTTATGGTATGAAAACTGAAACGTTCACTGTAGACGTTTTCAGTGTTCAGCATTCTCTCCTTTATTATGTACGCAAAGCATTATGGTCTTTCGCTACACCAAAGTTTAAAAAGGCATACGCATGAGCATTTCGGAAAAACTTGCAGAGTTACAGCGTAAGGGCAAGATCGTTTTTCCTACTGGAATTGATTTAGGTGACTTTGAATTTGCTGCACGTATGCGCGGCATTCACTTCACAAAGGCGCACGTAGAAACATCCACCCGCACCGTCGTTCGATACAAGGTAACTGCACAATGAAAGTTTTAGACTTGGATAAGTTTACTGGCAAGTTGGCGTTATATGCGGCTGCTCGCAAAGTCGAAGAAGTTTTCTCGCAAGTCGATCAACATATGCAACGCAATGGCGCTATCGCGTTTCACGTTCCGATGATCGACTTCTACGCTAATGCAAACGATGTTCGCATTGTTTTCGGTGATGGCGCGATGGTGGATCATCAATGGGATGAAGCGGAAACAACCAACTGCATTAATCGCGTGTTAGCCTCGCCTGAATTCGCGAACTGGTTCGGCGGTTGGATGGTAGCGGATGGAACTGAGTACATGAAAAAACATGCGGTACTCAAATCCGATATTCCTGAGCAAAAAATCTTTATCTTCATTCCGGAAATTCCGGTGCTGTCGCTGCAACAAATTTTAAGTTGAGGTAAATGAAATGTCTGCTGTAACAAGTCAGAGTGATTTTGATGGTGTACGTGCGGCACTGGTAAGTATCTTCGAAGCTAACGAAGCTGTTCGCCGTGGACTGTACGAAAAGGGCGAGTTGTTTAACGACAACTACATTAAGTTTTCTGTTGCGGATCTTCACAAAGTTTTGGAAAACACGCCTCGTCGTAAACTTCCGCAACTGGTAGAAAAAGTTATTGGCGATTTTAATTTCCGCGCTATTCACGGAGATTGGGCGCTGGTGAAACATGATGCACCTGATTTTACTTTGATTGAATTGCCGCATTCTGCAACAAGCGTAGTTGGTATTGTCTATTCTAAAAATGGTTATACAGGCAAGTTGGTTGAATTGGGTGAAACTGATTTCGCTGAACCGGAAGAAAAGCCGAAGAAAGAGAAACCAGTTAAAGAGGCAAAACCTAAAGCCAATCCTGTTAAAACTGAAAATAAGTTGCAGGAAGAATTTTCTCCTGCTGATGTACAGAAAGCTCCTGACTCACTTCGCAATACACGCAAACGTATTGCTGAAGTTGATAGCCTTACTCCTGAAGAACGGCGACAAACTTCGGGGACTTACCAACAATTGAAGTTCGTTTTACTCTCTCAAGATCTTGAAGTGTTGAACGAACTCGCAACAACTCTGAATATTGGCGAGCTAGAAGGAACTACGCAACAAGCAGTTAATGAACTTTTGGATTTGCTGGATTTTGAAAGCGTTCGCGATGCTGCTGACAATATGGGCATAACGCTTAAAGCTAGAAACAATCCAGATGCTGCTCTGTTAGAATTCCTGATCGCTCAATCAAAATAAACTTAAAGGTAGGTATCTTGCTATGTTAACTATTCAACGTAAAACCGGTTTCTGTGGTATCACTTATTCTTTCCTGCTGAACGGAAAGTTAATTGCCCCGCACGTTCCTGGCCTTCTGCTGTCGCAAGCAATTGCGAAGATCTACGGAAGCGCCTTACCTGTTTCTATCATCTACTCTGATGGTAGCGAATTGGATTCGCAAGTCGTGATGCGCAGCGTTGTGAAAATCGATCCAATGCAGGACGCAGAAAGTTTTGTCGATATGTGTACGATTCTCGAAATCGGAAACGCATACGCCGAAGTTCCGCTGATTTCTTTGCACGATAAACTTGTGCCTACAAAGAAAGCGGTCAAGCGCGTTGCAGTACGTAACAGCGAAAAACTGCAAGCGTTTTTGATTGAAGCGCGTGACAGCATTGAACGTCAATCGCTCTATGAAATGTTGTGCGAGTCTCCGATTCGCGAAGTGCGCCACGTAATGAAATTCCTCGAACTGCCAATTCGCGGCGGGGAGGAACTGGAAGATCACGTTGACGAAATCGTTGAAAAGAATCGCGCAGAGTGGCAAGACAAATTCATGCTGCACGAACTGAAAGTGAATCCTGATATGTGTTTCACTTCAATGGCGCGTGAAGCAATCGCCTACATGGAAAATAAAGATCGCGTTGACTCTTCATTGTCTCTCGAACTGGATGCAGACGACGAAGAAGATTTCGATTTCGAAGATGAAGAAGAAGTTTTCACTGACGAATTCGATGGCGATAACATCATTGAAGATCTCGTCGAAGAAGGTGAAGAAGAAGACGAGGAATAAGTTTTAGAAAGGTTGTGCAACTATTAGAGCTAACTTGCTCACGGCTTGATTCTGGATTTCCCCAACGAATGCCTCCACGGACGGAGGTGATGAATCAAGCCGTCTTTTTATGTGCCTTTCAGAAGACGCATAACAAGACCTAGCAAGTCTGCAAAACAGTGTCCAAAATATCGGTGGCTATCGCCTCGTTATTTTGAGACAATAAAGACCGAGGCACTTGCCTCAACAAGCGTGTAAGGATTTACGGGGTTTTCACCTTACATGCTTTCAACGTAAATCCCAAAGGAACTACAAAATGCCTAATCCTAAAGTGATCGCAAAACAAATCGAAGCTGGTCGTGCTAAAAAGAACGCGGATGCAACTAAAGCTGGTGCAAAGAAACTCGCTAAAGCAAAAGGCGCTCCCGCTTCTGTTCGCGCAAAGAATTCTGAAGCAGTGATTTCTGCGCGCATTACAGATGCAGACCGTTTGAATAGTTTTGTTGTTTCGGTTTTAGAGAAATGGCGGATAGCCAAAGAGAATAATCTCGAAGGCTCCGATCAAAACATCATCAAAGTTAGTATGCGTGAAATCAATTTGATTATGTCACGCACTTTGAAAAACACTCGCGTATCGCGATTGCATGATCTGATCAACGACACATTATCCGGTTTGGATATTGCTGACGTTTACGGTTCGTGGGTGTTCGTTGATTGGGATTCTCCTGACTGTCTGTTCATTCGTCTGCCTGATACGAAAACGAAAGTTGTCCGTGCTCGTATCGGTCGCACCAGAGGTAGTGATGACTACCAGATTAGTCCTGCAACGGAAAAACTGATTGAACATGGTTTTGGGGGTGAGGACGAAGACGAAGACGAAGATCAAACAGTAGTTGATGATCGTGACATTGACCATGAATATGATGGTCGTCCAGAAAACGTTCGCAAGGCTGCGAAAGCAATGCAGGGTTGGAATCTTGAGCAACTTCAAGATTTCGCAATCGCAAACAAAATCAAAGTTTCCGATGCAGAATTTTCTAACATCGACTCGATGATGGTTGCTGTACATGCTTTCAAATCTGAGCAAGCGTAAATAAATTCGGGTGGCACTTCGGTGCTGCCCTTTTTAACTTTCTGGAGAAAATTTTATGAAATTCCGTACTGCTGAAGCTGTCGCTGCCCTGCTTGTTCTTAACATGAAATCATATGCAGAAGAAAAGAACAAAACGATAACTCGTATCATTATTACGGGCAACGTTGTAGCTGGACTGTTTGGATATAGAAACAGCTATATCGAACCGAGTGTTCTTCAAGAATTGGAATTCCATTTGCGGCAACGTGGATATTTAATCTTCCCTGTTGACTGCGGCCAGTACGCATTGTTGCTTATCAGTCAGACGAGAAATTGGGTACGTCTTTCTGCTCGTCGCGTTGAAAGTTCTCTTGATTTATCCATAGAAGAACTTGATATGATGGTAGGCGCTGAACCTGAAGACGAACCTGACGAAGAGTGAGAAACAACATGGCAATGCAAATCAGTAGCAAGTTACGCAACAATCCTTCTATGGAAAATGTTGCTGAAGAGTTCGCGCATTTATCCACGCAACAACTCAAAGAAATAATGGTTGCTGCAAATGTTATCCCTAGCGATTTTGAGGGGAGTTCACGCGAAGCTCTACATCATCGCATTCTTAAACATATTGCTGTGCAAGAGGCAATCGGCGGCTACGGAAGAGGAAAATAAAATGGGCTACATTGATTCGCTGGTTGAAAATCACAATCTGCATCCACAAGATCGTCGTAAGAAATATCAGACGTTCGCACTCAAAACTAAACCCAGCAAAGCTGGCGGCGTTGTTCGAATTGATTTGATTCGTGCGATGGCTTTTGTGGGCGAAACGAATTTTAGCGAAGAGGCACAATTAAAATTCGTTGCAGATTACAATTCGTTTCATTCTGACGATCTTCATCCTCTTATTATGTACCGCACAACTGAGCCTGTTAACTCACATCGCGGATGGAAACATGCAACCTACATCGTTCGTCTGCCGGATCGCGGAGATAAAATTCGAGAAGCGAAAATTGATGACGGCTCAATTGTTTTAGGGGAGGCGAGATTCTGATGCCAACAATTGAAGAAGTAAAAAATAGCGCAACCATTTATCAGTTTTTCCACAATCCCTACGGCGTGGTTCGCGCTGGATCGTACAAGCCTAGTCTTTTGGATTGTTGGGCGTTGGTCGCGGATGGAATCGGCAAATGCTTTAAATCGCTGTGGGAAAAGATTTGCGAATTAAGCTGGCACATGACAATCGCGCAGTTTTTCGCGTGGCTGCTTTTGCTGCCTTTCTGGATTCTGATCGTTGTGCCTCTGCCGCTCACATTCTGGCTGTGGGGAACATTCGTTTTCTTCCGTATGCTGGGCGAGCGTGAACGACACAAAAAGATTCAGGCAGAGTTAGACAGAAAACTGGACGGCCTTGTATAAAGCAAGTCTGCAAAACAGTGTCCAAAATACAGGTTGTTTTGGACACGAAACTTTCATACTATAAAGACTCACTAAGCAATACCGCTTAGACTTACAAAGGATGACTACAATGAAGTTCACCGAAGCCTCAACCCAATCACAAGCCGCTCTGCTCTCTGTTGCTTTGTCAAAAGCATTCGAATTATTCCTGAGCGAACATAGCGACAAGGACAGCAAGAAAGCGATTCTGAAAACAATCGGCCTGACCGAAAAAGAATTTGCTGCGCTGGCTGATTTATCCAAATCGTCTGACATTGTTCAAAAACAAGTTTCGGCGGTCACTGGTGTGAATAAAGAAATGCTTCACATGATTCGTTATGTTGAAATCGATCCTTTCAAAACTGACGAGATCATGAATAACCAGTGCGGTTTCTTCCCTGAGTTTAAAGATCTGCTCGCTGAAGTAAAAGCGCTTGGCATTGTCGATGATTCGGTTCTGCCTAAAAAAGACAGTTTCTCGAAGCGTTGCTTTATTGCGGATGCAACGTATCGTTTTAACAAAATCCACGGCACACGCCACGGCATGAAGAAATTCAAGGAACCTAAGAAATCGAAATATACGGTTCCACCTAAAAAGCAGATGCCTGAAGCGAAATCTCGCAAGGGCTGAAGTTTCAAAGTCTGCAAATAAGTGTCCAAAATACCGATAGCATTTGCCGCTCCGTTCAGCTAGAATATAAGGACAGGGCGGCAACGCTCTGAACCCTCAAGTATCAAGTAGTTTGTTTGGAACCTTTATGTGGGAATGGATGCCCACACTTTTTTGCAAAGTCTCCACCTTTGGGAACTCTGCAAAATAGTGTCTAAAATGTTGATTGAAACTTCTGAGAGTTTCATGCACTATTTAATCTCACTCGGCGCAGTGCCGAACTTAAAAGCCTCAACTACTATTTCTTAGGAGAAATAATCATGGCAATCGCAACTAACAAAGCTCTGATCGGTAAATCAATTGTTCTGCTGGACGGCACCAAAACTAAAATCACCGCTGCTGTAGCTACTGGCTACAAAGTTGCAGACCGCTCTGTTCGTGTGAACAGCAAGCAGGTTGCGAAAAAGGGCGCGATGTTTTACGAAATCCCTAACGTGTCTCTGCGTGAACTGAACGACACCGGAAACGGCTACGTTGAATTTTCCGACAAAGCGATGCAGAAAAAAGTTGGCACTGACGCTTTCTTAGAAAAACCTGCTAAAGCAACTGGCAAGAAAACTTCCGGTCGCAAACCTGCTGAAGACAAGCCAGCTAAAACTACTGGCCGCAAAACTTCCGGTCGCAAACCTGCTGAAGACGTTGAAGACGTTGAAGAGAAACCTTCTAAAGTTCGCCGCAAAGCTGCGGATGTTGATGTAGAAGAAACAACTGGTCGCACTGTTAAACGTCGTGGCGCTAAAAACGCTGGCGTTGAAATGAGCGACTTTGGTATCAAACCGAAAGGCACCGTGTCACTGTCTGAAGTTGGCGAACCGTTGGCGAAAGTTATTACTGAACGTCTGATGGCAGTCGCGAAAGATTCTTCTCTCGCGAAGTTTGACGAAAACAACGCGGCGATTCAAAACGCATTCGAAGTTGGTTACTCGACTGAGTTTGATCGCACTGGTGGCGACATTCGCGTAACGATGAATTTCAAATACGCACTGGCGCAGCCTGAGCCTGAAGAAATCAACGGCGGTTATGAAATTTCTCCGGAACTGGCGAAGAAAATCAAATCGCGTGTTGGTAAAACTGTCGGTAAAAAACTGGCGGCTGCAATCTCTGAACACCTCGGCGTTGATGCGAGCGATATGACTGCTGGCACTCTGCTGGTTCGCGAAGGTGAAGATGGTCAGTTTGTTTTCTGCGGCGCAAGCGTTGACGATAACAACAAAGCTGTACTGTTCAACACCGAAACCGAAAAATTCCGCACTATCTCCACCGGATCTTTGAGCCACTATGAATTGGTTGCTGAAGATGAAGATGAAGATGAAGACGAGGAAGAAGAGGAAGAGGAAGAAGAAGAGTCCGAAGAGGACGAAGAGGATGAAGACGATTCAGAAGACGGCGAAGATTCCGATGACGATTCTGAAGACGGTGAAGACGAAGACGGCGAAGAATACGAATATGTTTCGCTGACTAAAAAGCAGTTAGCCGGACGTGATTCAGAAGTGACAGAAGAAAACCTGTCCATGCTGTCCGAACTGTGGGGCGTTCCTGAATCTGCGCTGGTTGCTGGTCTGAAACTGACAGACGGCGAAGACACTCTGATTTATGTCGGCATGGATGAAGACGCGGATCTGCTGGTGATTGAAGAAGGCGGTAAAGAAGTTGTAGCGTTTAGCAACGAAGATATTTCCGGCCTGTCAGAATACTCACCAGTTGTTTCTGACGAAGACGGCGAAGACAGCAACGAAGAAGACGAAGATTTTGAAGAAGGCGAAGACGACGATTACGAAGATCTGGACGAAGACGAACTGCGCGATATCGTAGTTCAGAAAGGTCTTGCGAAAGTTCGCGCCGCCGAAAACATGAGCGAGAAAAAACTCCGCGCTCTGCTGGCTAAAGGCTAATAAATAAATTCGATTGGCGCGGTAATTACGCCGCGCTCCAAACTCTCCCAATTTTATAAAAGGTATTTTGTCATGACTACTAATGCAAATCTGGTTAACGTTGTTCTGCGCACTGCTGACGATAAAACTTCTCGTATTATCGGCGTTAACGCAAAAGGTTACAGCATTGATGGAAGTTCTCGCACTGTTGATCCAGCTACGCTGGTTCGTCGCGGTAAAGTTCTGGTTGAATTGCCGCGTGATGCTCTGAAAGATATTGCGCCTGAACGTATCGTTAAAATGGATGGTTACATTCACATTCATTCTCGCGATGTGATGCGCCGGATTAAGAAAGGCGAAGTGGTTGAAACGCCTCCGGCTTTCACTGAATGGAAACGCTCAACCGCTCCGGCAAAAGTGATCAAACCGCGCTCTGTTAAAACTGGCAAAATCAAATCTGATAAGCCTGTGAAGGTGAACGGCGATAAAGCCAAACCTACGAAAGTTAAAACTGCGAAAGCAAATGGCAACGTCAAGCCGAAAACTGACGAACAGAAAAAGATTAAACCTGTTCCGAAACGTGTGACAATGCCTAAATCAACTCCGGTTGATCGCCAGTTTGAAACTGCCGAACAATTGTTTGGCGCGATGCAAGCCGCAATCACCAATCCGCGCACATGGAAAGAATTCAACCAAATTCTTTCTAATAGTCTGAACGTCACTGTGAAAGATCTGCCGGACACTGCAAGCGCTATCGTTGAAAAATACGGTGTGCCGAAAGTACGCAAAGCGATTAATGCACTCAAAGCGCATTATAATTCGCTCGCTGCTGAACAAAGTATGCCGCGCCACATGAAGAAATTTGTGGAGAGTGGCAAAATCGTTCTGAACAAAACGCAGATCAAGGCGGTTATCGCTGCGCTGTCTCCGACAATTCCGGAAGAGATTATTCCGCTTGTTGTTGATCGCTTCTTTGGTAACGGTGAATTCGAACTGGTTCACAAAAACCGTAAGGCGCAGAAAGTTTCTGGCGGTGAATAATGGAAAACACAAATGTTCTTGTTCGTGCGGTTGTCGGCCAGGTCTATAGCAGATTAGTTCTGGCTGCCACACAAAACATCCACTTGTTTTTCAACGATCTCTCTCCCGCGATTTACGGGATGCAATTCACGCGCTTAAAACAGGAACAAGCAGATTTAATCTGGAATGTTCTGTATGAGACAATGAAGATTGATGCTGCTGCTGGACGCCCTCCAGTAGCGGCGCTTTATATCTCGCGCAAGTATGGTGACAAAATTCCCGGCCCCGGTTTCTGGTCGGCCTATAAAGAACTTTATGGAACTGATATTTCTGAAGCCGATTGGTTGGAACTAGTGAACCAGATCTGGAAATCATATTCCATGCCGGACGACAAATCATGAAAAAGAAATCTTCAGTTAAACGTATTCCGCGCTCGAAACATGTTCCTCCAAACGAAAGCGCGGAAATGGAACAACTTGTTGCCTACTACCTTTCGTCTGTTGGCGATAGCGTAACGATGGTGACTCAACTAACGTTCTTCAATGTTGCAAACTACTGGCACATTACGAGCGTTGTTGATCCGGAAGTTGTTTCAGAAAAGAATCACAAGCTGTTACGAGAAATAACGCAGAAGCTCAATAAATACTGTAAAGATAATGGGAAACCTCTGTCTTTGCTTCCTTTGCCTTCGCAGCAAGGGGTTGAGTTAAACGGCGAGACAGTTGTTGTGCTGCCGTGGGAACATCTACAGAGCGTGGAAGCTCGCTCTACTGTTGATGCGTTATTCGAAATGGTTTCTGCAAATGGTAATAAGGATTTAGTTGCAGATGCCGATTTGAGGAATAAATATGTTTTTAGGGCACCTACTGACGTTTGAAGATCGTCAAAAGCTATTAAAACTTGCTGGTTGGAAATTGGTTGAGATTGCTCCGAAGTATATGGAGAGTTCCAAAAGCGTTTGTTCTGTTCGTCACGTTCGCACGAAATACGGTGCGCGTGAACAGCACGTAGATGTTTTGTATCCTCGCATTCGTGCTAGTACGGTGATGCGGCTGTATCGCAATCTTCGTCGCGGTCAACGCGGAATTCTTCTGGAACAACTTTCAATTCTGTTTCACTTGGGCTTAGGTGTTCCTAAGCATAAACAAGTTGCTGAGTTCATCGAACACTTTGAACAGGCAGAAGATCAGAAAGTCGCGATTAAGTATATCGGCAAAATGATTAAGCAGTACATTGCCAACTACGCTTTTTCGATGGACGATCATGAGTACATGTACTGTGCGCCGTACACGGAACAACTTTTGACGATGCAGAAATTCATCGCCAAAGGTAAAGCGGTAAAAGGTAAACCGATGGCAGTGCCTGAAGGTCGCGCCGCCGTTATGGTTTATTCGCTGGCTGATTATCACGGATCGAAATTCAATCTGGTAGACGGTTATGTGTTTTCAGATTCTGGATTCCCGATTCCGATTTCAACCTCTGTGATGCGGAAAGAGTTTGTAGGTACGCCGAAAAGTTTATCGGCATACTCGCTGCGCACTCACGGTCAATACGTGTTAGTTTTCGGAACACTGTACTGGCCTAAGAAAGATCCTGAAGTGCAACTTAAACATATGCAGGATTTGGGTTCTGACGAGTACGAAATTCTTATTGACCAGTACGAACAATACTGTTCGAAAGAATTACTTCAGTTGAGAAAATCTTTACAGGTTGATCCTGAGTTGCAAGCGCAACACAAATCGACTGTTGAGAAACTTTCGCTGAAGGAAGTGCTTACCAATAGCGAGCGCAACACACTACGCACTGCAAAACGTTATTTTGCGGAACGTCGTAAAATCGAACGTCAGATTCGTGAACAAGAATCTGAATGTGTTGATGCGTTGGTCGAAAACGGCCCTGTAAGTTCTGCAAAATTCTTTGCACTGGATCTGGCTGTGATAGGTGTGAGTCGCAAACTTCGCACAATGACTAGCACGAAGCCTGAAGCTCTGGCTCGTTCGCTTAACGCTTGGGGATTCACAACCGCACTGGTTGAAAGTCCAAACATAATGTCTCGTCGAATTCAGTTTATTGAAAAATCGAATCGTCGTAGCTGGCAAATTGATATGGAGAAAAAATCATGACTTCAACTCAACAATTCGGAACTGCCGCGCACAATGCAAATCTGACTGCGCAGAATCTGAATCAGGGTTCTTCTGGAACCAAAAGCACTGTTGTTGTTTTGCTGTGCCCTACTGTAAATGGTAATCAGATTTACCGCGCCGAAAATAACGGCAACGTTACCCAAACCGTTGCGCAGGGCAAAGCGCTTAACCGTCTGACTGACCTTCTGGCTATCGCTGGCAACGATGCCGCTGTTCTGGAAGTGCTTGGTACGCGTGGTGGCGCTGCCGCGTCCATCGACGAGCGCGTGAAACTGAAAGATAGTGCGGCAATGATTCTGCGTTATACTGTAAATGGTAACGTAGAGCGCCTCCAGAAACTTATTTCGGAAGCGTTGTTTAAAGTCGCAGAGAAAGCTGCAAATGATAATACTACGTTAGCGTCATATGCCTCTCGTTTCGGCGTACACGCAATCGCAGTAACTTCAGAAAGTAGTTCACACGGTGTTGTGAATTCTCTGCGTGACCAACTGGAAGCAATCGAGCGTAACGAAGCGAATTTCGTTCCTGCTCTGAAAGCTAACGTTGACCAAATCAACGCGCCTGTAATCAACTGGAACGAAACCAAAGCTGAAGTCGTTCTGCTGGAAGGTGCTGCATTAAGTTTTGTAGTTCGCTCGGAAGTATCTCGCGTGAACTTCCTGATCAATCCTATTAAGGGGAATAAAGTGGGCAATGCTCTTGATGTTTTCAAACGTGAAAATCAGTCTTCTGTTTCTATCGAAGAGAAAGCGGAAGCGCTGATCGCAATCGGCTATGACCTCGGCGCAATGCCTGATGAAGAGATCGCACTGGCGTATCAAAGCGAACGTGCTGACTTCCTCGAAGGTGCTGGCGAAGCTGCTGCGGAAAGCGAAGAAGAAAACGATCTGGAAACTGAAGACGACGCGGAAGAAAGCGAAGAAGAAACCGAAGAAGGTGACGACGAAGAAGAATTCGACGCTGCCGAAACTCTGGCTGGTATTCTTCTGAATGCAAATCTGGATCGCGCTGGCCTGAAAAAACTGGTGTTCGTTGCTGGCGGTAAAGTGTTTACCTCTGACACCGAAGAAACTCTGACAACCAAACTGCTGGATCTGGTTGGTGCGTTTGAATACAACGAACTGTTTGCGTTCCTGATCGCAGCAAACGAAAAACTCGGCGGCAACGAAGCGCTGGCGACTTACATCCACGCTGAGTCGGAAGAAGTAAACGACGACGTTCCTGAAGAAGATTCTGAAGAAGATTCGGAAGACGAAGACGATTCTGAAGACGCTGATGAAGATCAGGACGACGAAGATCAGGACGATGAAGATCAGGACGACGAAGATGGCGAAGACGAAGACGCTACCTTCGATCCGGTTTCTGAATTTGCTTCTCTGGTTGCCGCTGAAGTTGGCGAAGGTGAACTGAATCGCGATGCCGTTCGCGTTATCGCTCGCTCTGCAAGTTTCGGCCTGACTACTTTCAAAAAGCAGTCTGCAACTGACATTCTGGAACTGATCCTGAATGCTCTGGCTGAAACTGAATTCGCTGACGTTGAAGAATTCGAACAACTGGTTCGTGAACTCGGTGAAAACGAAACCGTTGCGGCGCACTTCCCGTCATTCGTTGGTTACGAAGTTAATCCGGTTGACTACACCGAACTGTTCCAGTTTGAAGGTGGCGAACTGTCTCACGATCAACGTGTAGCGGCGCTTGAAGCTGCTGGTGAAGAAATCGAAAACGACGGCAAAGTTGCCGTGCTGAAACAATTCGAACAGTATCGTCTGGAAAACGGCTACGTCGCTGATGACGAAGACGAAGCCGAAGATCTGGAAGACGACGAAGAAGCCGACGCGGAAAACGCGGATATCGACGCGGAAGAAGAAGCCGACGCGGAAAACGATGATATCGACGCGGAAGAAGCCGAAGAACAAAACGACGAAAATTTCGTTGAAGAAAGTTCATCTAACGATCTCGGAACTTTCCTGCGCGTTCGTCAAGAACAAACGCTGCTGGTTAACTTCACCCTGACTGATCGCGATACCTTCGAAAATATTTCTGAAGAACTCGCGGATCAATCCGGTGTTAACTACCGCGTACCGTTCAACCTGACTGACGAAGTTGAAGGTGCGATGTATCTGCCTCTGACTGTAGCGACCGATCTGCTGTCCGGCTCTGCTGCGCTGCCGTTCATGTCTGAGCGTTCAACTTTCAACGTTGAAACTTATTCCGAAAAACTCGGCAACACTATGCGTAGCCAACTGGACGCGCTGCTGTATGAAGGCCGTCTGGAAGCAGGTCAAGATCCTTACGAACACGGTCTGGTTCTTGGTGACTTCATCGACGACGAAGACGAAATTGACGAAGATGATCTGTCAGAAGAATATCTGTCTGAACTGATCGGTGATCATGTTCCGATGGCGTCACTGTACAACGCACACGTTTCTGTTCGTCCGGTAACAGTGGACACTGAAAGCACTGTGCTGAATACGGTTGTGCTGAACATCGCACTGCCTTGCATTTGGGGTCTGGATAAGAAGAAAGTTTCTGCTCTGGTTACTAGCGCATACAATCGTGTTGTTTCCCACATTGGCGAAACCGATATGAAAGTTTACGTTGGTTTCACGCTGAATGCTGGTTCTCTGGTTTCCGACGAAGCGCTGCGTAACGTTGTGAAATCTGTTAGCGATATGGCAAGCGACGAAATCGAAGTTGCGTCTTACACCACGAACGATGTTCAGCGTGTAAACGAAGCTGACGATCTGATGGAAGCTGCAATGTCTCTCGGCACAACTAACCTGCCGCTGATTCTGCTGTCCTCTGGCGTTGCTGACGCTGCGTTTGCGAACGGCGGCGACCTGACTCTTCTGCTGTCTGATGTTAGCGGTATTGTTGCTGACGAAGACGAAGACGAATCCGAAGAGTAATCTGTAAATAAGTGGCGTGGGGAATATCCTGCGCCACTTACGAGGATTGATAATGTCTGATTCACAACTCGATGCTCTTAATGCTGCATTGTTCGTTTCGAGACAGGAAATCGAAACAAAAACAACTCAACTGTCTATTACCGAACGTCTGCATAATGAGCGTTTGTTGGAAGTTGGTAGGTTGCAAATACAGTTGGCTGTTTTGGAGAGAAACTTTTCTGACCTCCAACTGAAAAATAGTAATGTGGTAGAGCAAGCAAATAAGAATGCTGCCGAAGCTCTGCATAAGATTGAGTCGATTTCTCAAACTTATTCTTCTGAAGTCGATAATCTTAATAGGCAGATTGCTGAACTTCAGAGACAGATTCTGGATGTTCCGGAAACACCTGCGGAAAGATTGGTTGAGGATGTGCTGATTAAAGCGCTATCTCGTTTGCATACTGTCGTTGTTTATCTCGCTGCCACGACACTAAGCACCAATCGTCAGTCTCATGCTGCGAAAGCATTTGATAAAACTTTCCGAAATCGTTTCGATGGGCGCTGGCCTAATATGTTTATCGAATTATCTGTAAAGGAAAAACAGGTAGTACGTGAAAACATTCGGGCTTACGTTCAGTCAGAATTGAGGCACTGTTGGGAATGGGAGGCAATCCGCTACGTCATTTCCGATATGCAAGAATCTCCTGTCTCATGGAAGACGTTCCATGAAAATGTGACAGAATATTCGAAGTCACTAATTGATTTAGTGTCTAATACCGAACTGTTCGATGCCGCTGCAAATGCCGTTGTCGAATTTATCCTTGAACAAATGAAGTAAGTGAAACTGGAGTTTCGAAATGTCCAAATCTAAAAGCACCGCACTGGCTCCAAAACGTATCGACCGTATTGCAAAGAAAGCTGGCGCTATTGCTCGCGTTAAATCCAAGCAAAGCGATCTGGCGCACGATATTGAAATCTCTGCTCGTGGCGCTCACGAAGTTTCAGGTTTCATCATCGACGTTACTTCCGATGGTAGCGTTACGATTCGCCACAAGAAAGGCGCTGGTTCTTCCAAACAAGTTGTAACCACTTTCACCAAATCGCAAATCATCACCTTCATCGGTGAAGCTGGTGAAATGGGTCAACTGCTGGTTGACGCATACATGCCTGTCCAGATCATCCGTGGTCAAACTGTAAAAGTTAAAGACGACGTGATTATCGGCACCGATATTCAAACTGGCGAAGTCACTCGCGTTAACACCACTGTTGCTGGTTACGACGTTCGTGCGGTTGTTGACGAGGCGGTTGCTGCACGTAAGTACGGCACTCCGGTTGCGACCGAAAAGAAAAAATCTGGCGGCAAGGAAGAGAAATCTTCCAAAGGCGGCAAAGCTGATAAAGCTGGCAAGAAAAAGAAAAAGTCTGACGAAAACTTCTAATCCAGTTTCGTAGGCAAATCTGTAAAGTAATATCGTGAGGCGTAATCTGTAAACGGATTATGTCAGACAGAAAACTGTAAACAGTTAATGTCGAAACGCCGCTGATAAATTTCGGTGGCGTTGCTTGAAAACACTTTCTCTTAAATACTGTAAATAGTAATTGAACATAACGATGTTTCAATACTAAACATTCTTCTAAAGGAAATAAAGTATCATGGCAAAAGCTAAAAAGACCTCTAACGTAGCGATGGAAGTTCTGGCTAAGATGGCTGGCATTCTGGTTGAAGCATCTGCTGATTCCGAAGTTGCCGAACTGCTGGCTGAAGCTGGTCTGACTGTTGCCGCTAAAGGTAAAGGCGGTAAAGCTGCTAAGGCTGAACCGAAAGCTAAAGCTGGTAAGAAAAAAGCGAAAGTGACCGCTGCTCAAATCGTGGAAGCGATTGAAGAAGAAGAAGCGATCGATATTTCTGACGCAGACGAAGAAACTCTGCGTGAAGCCGCAGTGAAGTCTAAAGCTGCTACCAAGAAAAAAGCTGGCAGCATGGACGAAGACGAACTTCGCGAACTGCTGAACGAAGCGATGGGTGTCTCTTCTGATGACGAAGATGAAGAAGACGAAGACGACGAAGATGAAGACGGCGACGACGATTCTGACGACGATTCTGACGACGATTCCGATGATGAAGAGGATGACGAAGACGAAGACGACGAAGATGGTGACGACGAAGACGAAGACGACGAAGACGAGGATGATGAAGACTCGGACGACGAAGACGACGAAGACGGCGACGATGAAGATGATGAAGACGAAGATGAAGACGACGAGGACGAAGATGAACAAGATCTCGACGACCTCGACGAAAAAGAACTTCGCGCTTTAGCAATCGAAGAAGGCGTGTTCACCAAAGCTCAGGCTAAAAAGAAAGACGAAGACGAACTGCGCGAAGCTCTGGAAGCGCACTTCGCTGGTGACGACGAAGAAGACGAAGATGACGAAGACGAAGACTTCGACGATGAAGACGAAGACGAAGACGACGAATAAGTAATCATCTGACGGTGGCGCGGCCTGATAGGTTTTAGGACTAAGCTCAGGCCAAAAAATTCTTCGAAAATCTTTGAAGAAAAATTGCGAGAAGTACATTGAACATGCTAATGTACTTCTACGCAGAAACGATTTCTGTTTTTCCACAACGAACATTTATTTTGATAGAGGTTATTATGTCTAAGAAAGTTATCTCCGCTCTGAACAAAGAAATCCGCGCGATTGAAAAATCTGAAAAGAATCTCGGCAAAACTGCTGAACAGATCTCCGGTGAACAGTCTAAGCTGGCTGAACGTCGCGCTTCTCTGGCCGCTCAGGTAGAAGCTCTGCAAAACAACGGCGAAGCTGCTCCGGCTAAAGCCGCTAAAGCAAAAGCTGAACCGAAAGCAAAAGCTGCTAAGGCTGACAAAGCTGCTCCGGCTAAAGGCAAAAAAGCTGCTGAAGAAAAACCTGCGAAAGCTGGTAAGAAAGCGAAAGCTGCTGAAGAAAAACCTGCTAAGGCTGGTAAGAAAGCCAAAGCAGAGAAAGCTGAAAAGCCAGCTAAGGCTGACAAAAAAGCTGGCAAGAAAGCCGCTGAAGAAAAACCTGCGAAAGCTGGTAAGAAAGCAAAAGCTGACAAGCCAGCGAAAGCTGACAAGAAAGTGAAGGGCGATAAAAAGTCCAAGAAAAAAGGCAAAGGCGACTTTGAATTCGAACTGGACAACTAAGAACTAGTTTCGAAGTTCCCAAACGCTGATTAACTTTTACGGGTTAGGGATTAATATCTCTAGCCCGTTTTTCGTTTCTAGTCCAAATTCTCACTCAGGTTCCTAAATGAATCTTCACGAACGTTTTAAGAAACACGAAGAAGAAGCAACGCAACTCAGCAAAGAAATTTTTCGCGCTATTAGAATTTCAAATACTAAGTTCGCAATCTGCTTTTTCGATCATACCATTCGTTCAATTCGCACGAGCGTAATTGATTCTCGCAACGCTCACGAAATCAAACTGCTGTCTGAAATGGATGGCGTTGAAATGATCAAGTACGGTGAATTCGTTTCTGATATTCAGGCGTGGTGTGACTCTGATAATCCTGCTGCGTTCCCTATCGACGTTAACGAGGTAGACGAGGCCAGCTACCGCACTCTGATTGACGCTACGGTGATTCAAGACTGATTATAGTCAACTAAGCTGCACTGGTTAAAATTTGACCAACTCTGCAAATCTGTGTCCAAAATGTCGATGGCTTATCTAATACTTTTGTATTAGAATATGCTGGCTGGATATGGGGTCTAATTGACGTGTGAGGGAACACGTTAGGAGAAGCATCATGGCAAAACCTGCCGCAAAACTCAAAGCAGTAGCAAAAGTAAAACCTGTTGCGAAAGCTGTAGCGAAAGAAGTTAAGAGCAAGAAAAATGCTCAAGACGGATTCACCGCACTTTCAGCAATGGAAGGTCTGCGTAAAAACCCAGGCATGTATCTTGGCGAGCCGGGCGAAGATATGGCGTATCGCGCTGTTAAAGAAGTTGCAGACAACGCATACGACGAAGCAGTAGCAGGACGAAATAAATTAATCGAAGTTGTTTTCAACGAAGACAAAGATATTTATATCGTCGCTGATGGCGCTGGCGGTATTCCGACAACCGTTAAAAAGATTTACGATGGATCTTCCGAAGCGATCATGACTTCCGCATTTACGCGTGTTCACGCTGGTGGCAAGTTTGATAACTCCGCATACAAAACTTCTGCTGGTACTCACGGTGTTGGTGTTACTGCTGTTAACGCCGTGTCAGAAAGAATTCGTGTGTGGTCTAACTTCGAAAAGAAAACGAAGGGCATGGAATATTCTAAAGGCGAATGCGTTACGCCGATTAAGAATTGGGAAGTCGATGCAGACGTTATGAAGACGCTGCAAGATCCTGCCAAAAAATACGGAACGATTGTTGCGTGGACGCTTGACCAAACTGTTGTGAGTGTCGATGCGCGTCGTGGTAAAAAACTTCCGAAGGATTACGTTCACGCGAAACTTAATGTTGCGCGTACTCGCGATTGGCTGCAAGCAATGTCTGACCTGAACCCAGGATTAGAGATTCGCTTCACGCATATCAAAGATAAGAAAGGCAAGCGCACTGTTTATCTGAACAAGAAAACAATGAGCGATGTTATCAAACGTATTGCAGAAGAACGTGAATTAGTTTTGGACGGCAAGCCGTTCGAACTGAAAACCGATTACGTTTCTCTGGCGATCAGTTGGGCTGATTATCCTGATACCGATTTGCTGCGCACGTTCGTTAACACATCGCCTACGCTGGATCATGGCTGGCACGTAACTGGTTTCCGTAGCGCTCTCGAAGCCGCACTGAAGCCGCACATGCCGAAGCCGAAGAAAGGCGGCAAGACGTTTACGGCAAGCGATTTGCTGGTGGGCGCTGTTGGTCTGTTCGATTGGCGTATGCACGGCGCACAATATACGTCGCAGGTAAAAGATAAACTTGCGAGCCGCGTTGAAAAAGAAGTTCAGGCGATTGTAGAAAAACCGCTGACTGAATTCTTCAACAAGAATAAAACTCTCGCGAAGAAAATCATCAAACGCGCAGAAGCGATGATGAAAGGCCGTGATGAATTGAGCGCTGTTATTCGTTCAATGGCAGACACGAAAAAGAAAGTTGCTGGTAACTCTCTGCCGTCATTCCTCGAAGCTGCGCCACGCTGTAAACCGCATGAGCGCGAACTGGTTGTGGTGGAAGGTGACTCCGCAGGTGGTACTGGTAAGAATGCGCGTGATCCTTCTTATCAAGAGATCATGAAAGCTGGCGGTAAACCTCTCAACGGTTTGAAAGCTGCACTGGCAAAAGTGCTGACACACAAACAGGTTCAGGGTTTGCTGATTAGTATCGGCGCAGATTTAAAAACGTTAGATCCAAAAGCGGAGAATCCAATTCTCAGTACGGAAAAATTGCGTATCGGAAATCTGTTGTTCCTGATGGATGCCGATCCGGATGGTAGTCATATCGTGACATTGTTCCTCGCTGTGATTTATCGTCTGCTTCCGGATCTGATGAAGGAAGGTCGTGTGTGGGTTGTTGATGCGCCGCTGTATAACGTGATGCACAAAGGCAAACACTATGGCGGTATGACGTTTGAAGAATGTCGCGCTATTGCTCCGGCTGCTGTGAAGAATAGCGAAATCGTTCGTGCGAAAGGATGGGGAGAAGTTAACCCTGATGTGCTACGTGCGATTGCATTCGATCCAAACACTCGCCGTCTGATTCGCATTAACCCATTTGCGAATGTTGAACAAGAACGTTTCTTCCGTGGTGTTGTTGCAGAGGACGCAGTTTATCGTCGCCGTCTGCTCGGCCTGAACGAAATATTAGCGGATGACGCAGAATGATTAAGCCAAAGAAAGTTGCAAAGGTTGTCACGAAAGAAAAAGTGAAACCGAAAACAAAAGCTGTCGCAAAGAAAAAAGCTGGTGTTGAACTTGCCGATGTGAAGATCGCGAAAAAGAAAAAGGTCGATATCAAAGCGAAAGGCGCAATGGTTGAAAGCCGTTATCCGCTTGCTGGTCAGAACATGGCAAACGTTCGCGATCAAGGTTTGGCAGAACACACGGAGAACGCACTTTTCATTTACGGTAGTTACGTAGTTGAAGAACGTGCGATTCCAGATTTCCGTGATGGTCTGAAGCCTGTTCACCGTTCGATCATTTGGGCAATGTCGGATTTGAATTTGAGTCCGTCTGGTGGTCACAAAAAATCAGCGCGTGTTGTTGGTGACGCTCTCGGTAAATATCACCCGCACGGCGATCAGGCTTGCTATGATGCGATGGTAACGGTAGCGAACACGGTTCCTCCTGCTGTAGACGGTCAAGGCAATTGGGGTACGCCTACGGATAGTCACGCTGCGATGCGTTACACCGAAGCGAAAATGAGTAAGTTCACTCAGCAATTCTTGCTCGATAAAAACTATCTGCAAGTTGTGCCGATGGTGAATAACTTCTCAAACGATCTCAAACTGCCGCTGTATCTTCCGGCGCTGTTACCTTATATGCTGTTGAACGGAACGGTTCCTGCTCCTGCTTATGGCGTGAAGTGCGGAAACCCAACGTTTACTTTTGCGAGCGTAGCGAAAGTTGTGATCGATATGCTGAACGGCGAGGAATACGATCACAAGAAACTGGCGAAGACGTTAGTTATTCAGCATGAGTTTGGTTGTAAGAACATTACAAGCAACGCTGAAATGTTAGGTCTGATGCGTACAGGTCGCGGCAAGGTAACTTACGAACCGCAAATGTTGCTCGATTGGAAACGCAAACTGATCGTTGTGCAAACTTTCGTGCCGTTAGGTTTCGCGTCTGAAGATGGTGTTGCCAAAATGATTGAGAAGTTCGCAGTCATTCAGGGCGTATCTCAGGCGCATAGTAACGGCGGCGAGCGTAACAAAGACGCTGGCACGTATGGCTGTGCTGTTGAAGTTGTTGTCGGTCGTGGTGTAGACGAAGATCGTTTCTACGAGATTGCGCAGGAAGTTCAGAAGCTGACAACCAAATCAGTTTCGTACATTCTCGGCGTAACCGTTCGTCACGATGGGAAACCGAACAGCTTTAAATATCTCGACTATCTTTCGTATTTCAAAGCGTGGGTAACGTATCGCAAGAAACTCGAAATCAGAATGTTGGATTGGTTGATCGAACGTGCTCAGAAAGAACTTCATTTGCAGGAAGTTTATTTGTACGCGGTAGACAACAAAGACAAACTTCTGAAAGCGCTGCCTAAAGTTCTCGCTTCAAAGGAACCGGATGCAGCACTGGCGAAAGCGATCAAGTTGCCTGTTGAAGATGCGAAGATTATTCTGGATCGTCAGGTGCGTAAACTGGCAACGCTGGAACGTGCCGATCTGGTAACGAAAATCAAAGCGCTGAAAGCAGATATTGCTGGCTGGCAGAAAGGGTTGAAATCGCCTGGGAAATATGCGGCGAAAGATACTCTGGATCGCGTCCAGAAATATTTGAAAAATCCGGATGCCAACAAGCCAAATCTTGGCTACGGAAAACTGTAAATACTAATTGAAATCTGTATACTCGGAATATTCCTAATACTGTAAATATATAGTAATTGGTAACTGTATACAGATTTCCTTTTCTGTGCGAAAGCACTTAGAGTCGATGATGGCTCTCACTCTCGAAAACGAGGTTATAATGAACTCTCCTGTTGTTGCTCTGCGCAACCGTATTGATGAAGTTATTGAAGCATTACAACTGATCAAAAACGGTTCCTTACTCAAACGCTCTGATGTTGTTGGTGCGCTCCGCGAAGCCGATACAGACTCAGCGAAGACGATTAAGGAATTGCGTAGCAGCGTCTATAAATCCTATCCTGATGTGCTCGAATGTAAGAGCGGTTTCACTGCTGCACTTACAACTTGCGTATCGCTGGCTACGATGCTGGAAGACAAATCTATTCAGCGTCCGGTATTTCTCCGTAAGATTTCCTCTGTACTGGAAAACTTAAAAGGCATTCGCAAAGACGCCACCAAAGCGTTGACGTATTTGCCTGAAGACGAGAACAGCGATCCGGAAGACCGTGCAATCTCTCGACGTGAAGCGCGTGAACGTGCGGCCTCGTCAAAAACTTCCCGACTGTTAGACCAGATGTTTGCAACACACTCGCACAAGGTTCCAAAGAAACTAAATGGCGCTCTGCATTTAGTCGCTCTGCCTGTCATGGCGCGGTTCGGATCGTTTGCGATGAATCCGGATAATCTCGCTGCGCTTGGATTTAAAGTTCACAACGCTGGACTTCATTCAGCACCTTCATCCGATCTCGGAATGGTACTGGAAGAACAGCTTGTAATGTTTTTCCGCATGAGCGATGCGCTGGAGAATTCTGAAGACACCGCGAAACGTTTTAAGAGTGGCGGCGTAAACAAAGAGCGAACCGATCTGCAAAAGCGTCGGAACTCTGAACGCCGTGAGCTACGGGCAATGCAAATTAATCTGGAAGGAGTTTCAAGCGTACACCTCAAGAAAGCGATTGAGAAACGCATTACAAAAACAGAAAAGAATATTTCTGAATTGAGTGCAAAAATTGATGAACTTAACGAGCGCGTTAAGAGTCACAATTCAACGGCGCGTGTGCAACGGCAAATCCAGAACACAACGGAAATCAGTATCCTGAACTATGCGGCTCCGATTCTGGAAAGCCTCAACGCGAAAGCAAGTTCAGACTACGGATTGTTCACAACGAAACCCATGACAGGCGTTATGGCAGATAGCGATGTGTACGCGTTGTGGCTGATGCCTAAGCCCACAATCAAAATGCTTTTAAAACTTACGAACGGGGATACCAAATTGGAAACGTGGTTCCTTCCGTGGTCAAATGGCCGCTGAAAATAAATTGTTTGCTGAAGAACGTAACGGATTAATCCGGTGTTGCATTTGTGGTTTGTTCACGAAAGCGATACACTGGCACCATACGATTCCTCAGTCGCTCGGAGGCAAGGACAGTCTCCAGATTCCGTTAGATGGAAATTGCCATACGGCGCTACATGCGAAAGCTAGTGCGACCGTTAGCAGATTAAACGGAAAGAGAAAACAACCCGTAGGTGAATTTTGGGATGACCCGAACGCGGAACGTAATGCAGAAGTGTGGCTAGGTATTTTAGTTAACGCAATGTTAGTTCCTCAAATAGATCCATCACAAAAAACAATATTGCTTCCTAGCATTACAGTAGATGCAGAAACAAGATACGCCCTTGAATTGCTAAAGCGTGACTCGCCGGGCATAACTTCTATGTCGCAAGTTCTTCGCTTTTGTATTGAATATACTCTGATCAGAAAAGGCTTGAAAAATAATGAGCAAGAAAAATCTTCGCACCGTGGATCTGAAAGAACTGGTAAAAACAACCGTAACTTGTGGTGATTGCCGCGGCCTCACTCGTGACGTTTTAATTCCAGCTTCGACTAAGCCCTGTGAAAGTTTAGGTAAACTCGAAGATAGTAAAATGTGTAAGCACTTCCGCACGAACACTTACGATTTGAAAGAATTGATGGAAACAGGCGGTGATGGTTTGGTTGCGCTGTTCCAGTTGTTTGGCGGAATGGAAGAAAAAGATCTGCGCATTATTGCTGGCATGTTGTTGTCAGAAAGCCGTACCCGTAAGCAAGGCGTGAAGATGGGGCAACCTGTGTTCGTTCGTTATCGTGGTCGAGAATCGCGTAACTACATGAACAACTTTATGGCTGCGCGTATTCTGGATATGGATGACAAAGAAGTTCGTTTGATTTCTGAAACCGGAAACATCGTGCTGACTTATCCGAACACTGGATTGGCTGGCCCGTCGCTGTATTCGAAATCAGAATTCAAATCGCTGTCGAAAAAGATGAAAGCCGAAGGACGTATCAACGATCCGGAACGCGAGATTCCGACAAGCAAGCGTTACCTGCCTGAAGAAGATGTGAAGTTTAAAGTTCCAACTCTTCTGGATGGATTCACTGTACCGAACATGGATGATATCGTGAAGGGCAAAGGTGGTAAGAAGAAACGCCGCTCGAACACGTTAGTAGACCTTGTGAGTATGATCGACAACGGAGGATTGTTAGGGGCATTCTCCGAAGATGAAGACGGCGCTCTGGAACTTGGCGAAGACCAATACCAGAAACCTGCTCACAAAAGTAAGAAAGTAAAACCGAAAGCTAAAGTGAAGAAGAAACCTAAGATGCGTGGGCCGATTGAAATGGGCGACATGTAATCAAGAAAGACATTTTTCAGTTTTGTTCTATTTGATTTTATTTCAAACTACTGTGTACAACAATTCGGAGTTTTTAGTGAAACGCAATTCTTTGTCAAAATATATTGAAACCAAACTTCTACTCAAACGGAATTCCGCTGCTTTCCGCGTAGTGTATGCCGCAACTGTGCGCTACCTCGCGTGTGGATTTAAATCTATTGCAGACTACCATTCGATCTTACAGAAGTATGTTGACTTCAAAGAGTTTGATTTTTCTGCTGCTGATTTCCGTCTGGACGTTGGTTCGATTTGTCGTTTTGTCACGAACATTCGTTTTTACGCTCTTTCGATTTGCCTCGCGAAGAAAGATGATCTCAAGGGTGTCGTCCTCTCGTATAAAAAATTCGGTGTGCTCCGCTCTGATGCAATTCAGATTTGGAAGCTGATGCTTGCAGATATTCGCTGCCGTAAAATGCTGCTGAAGACTGCGAAAGCAAAACACAAAACGTTGTGTGCAAAGCAAGTCAATCACCACGAACTTGCAACGCGCATGGCTCAGATTAACGAACTGACTGCGGTGTTGAATAAGAACATTGCAGGGCGCGTGAAGAAACAATTACGTTGGGTTATGAAGTCGCACAACATTCCTGCTCAGGATCTGGTGTGTGATGTAACGTGCAAACTGATCGTGAGTTATTACTCAAGTCTGCCGAACGCGTACAGTTTCCAACATCAATTGAATTATCTGCGCCGCTCGCTGGAAAATATAATTAATAACATGAACCACTTCTACTCTGCTGACAAGCGCAAGCGTATGCAGAAGTCAGGGGATGGATTCGAACTGATCGTTATGTCAGACAACCAACTCAACCAGAATATCGGTTTGGGCGATTCTGATAACGAACGTACTTACGAAGATCTCGCAGAACCATCAACAACTCCTGTTGAACAACTGGAAACTCGAATTGCTATTGATCGCCTGTTGGATAAGAACGGCGACAAGAAGCGCGGTAAACTTTACAGTGTTGTTCTCGGACGCGAAGATCATGGATTCTCAGAATATCTGTCGCAAAACAATTTACTTGGCAAACGCTTGAGTAACGGAACAGAATGGCTTGTCGCAAAACCAATCGCAACTGTGCGCAAGGTGCTGGCGAAGTGGCTGGACGTTTCCGTGGAGGCAGTAGAAGCTGGCCTTAACTCTCTGCGCAGTGCGTTACAGATTGCATGAGGTACAAATGTATAGCTGCATTGATTCCGAACTTGAAAAATCTGCTTTCTCTTTGTTCCCTCGCACGTTAGATCCGGAATATAAACGTGCGCTCTGTTATGTGGTTTACCAAACAATTCAAAAATCAAACGTGATGCAACTCAGTCGCCTCGTTCACGATATCAATATTAAGTACGCATATAATCGTGACGATATTCAGGCGGCTGTTGCGGTGCTCAAAAGCCCGTTCGCATTTCGTGCCGTTGATATGTTCATGGATCGTGAAAAGAAAAATCGCTTAGTGCGTCCTGCTCGCGAAAACAATATTGCGGAATGGTTGGCTGAAGTAGAAGAAAAATATCCGCATGTAATTCGAATGATGTAGGAATTGATATGGAACTTTTCTCACTGGCATTAGAGATTAAAGCGCTCCGGACAGTCACTAGTCCGGATATTAAAAAAGCCCATCGCGTAAGTATGCTCGGTCGTTTGTCTCCGGATATGTTCAGCTCCGAAGTAACAAAGAAAGCGTACAAACGAATATCGCGTTTGCTTGAATCCCGCGCGATGGTGCTTGATTGGGAAGACCTGCTGGAAGATCCGAACCTGAACGCCGACTATCGCGACGAACTTCGAAGCAGTGAAGAAGCGCCAGCGAAAAGCATGAAAGGTTTTGAGCGTATTCTCGAACCGTTAATGCGTTATCGTAAGCGTAGAACGATCATGCAGGTTGGGCGCAGTATCGCAAAAGATTTGGAAGGTGACGAAGAAGAGTTTGATGAAGATACTTATCTGCTCACGCTTGCCGACAAACTGAATCAGGCGAAAGGTGGATCGTCAAACGAACGTGTTCACTCTTTCGGTGGAAAGAAATCGAACGCGTTAAAACTCGCGAAGAAAGTTCTTAACTCACCTGCTGAAATTCTGTATAAGACAGGATACAAAGCGTATGACGATAAGAACGCAGGTTTACCAACAACGGGCGTTGTAATTCTCGGCGCGTCTACGTCAGGCGGTAAATCTGTTTTCAGTATGAACCTCGCAGATCGAATGTCACGGGCAAACGGTATCCACTGTCTCAAGATAACTCTTGAAATGACAGAGGAACAGGAAATGAACCGTATGCTTGCGATGATCTCCGGCGTTGAATTCTGGAAGATTAAGCAGAACAAACTTTCAACCAAAGAAAAGAAACAAGTCTTTAAGGCCGCAAAACTTTACGACAAACAAATGCGTAAAAATAAAGGCCGTAACAGTTTTGTTTCTCCGGATCGCGGCATGTCGATTGACGATGTGCTGTATATGGCGACGGCATACAACGCAGAAGTAACCGTGTTGGATTACGTAGGTCTGTTGGAAGGTGTTGATGATGGTGATCAGTGGAAGAACTTAGGCAGTGTTGTGCGTCGTGCGAAAGTACAGACACAACAAAGCGGCAAACTGATTATCATTCTGGTTCAGCTTGATAGCGAGACAGGTAAGATTCGTTATTCACGCGCAATGCAGGAACACGCCGACGTTGTTTGGATCTGGAACTACTCAGATCCGGAAGTACGTGAAACTGGTGTGCTGCCGATTCAGGTAACGAAAGCGCGTGACGGTGAACTGTTTGAAATGCCGCTCAAAGAAAACTTCAAACAGATGCAGGTACTGGACGGCGACGGCGAAGTTCGCGAGTTGTCTCCGGAAGATAACAAAGAACAATTCAGAAAAGGTGGCGGTAAATTTGGGAAGAAGAAACGTGAGCCGATGGAACTCGCAGATCTGAAACCTAATCGTCGCGCAAGTATGATTGTTAATTCTGCTTTCGAAGGTGACGAAGACAAAGGCACGTCGAAGAAGAAAAAGCGGAAGAAAGTTCTTGAGTAAATATGAATCTCCTTACGGCATAATGGAATCAGAAGAAATGGTTCCTCGCTGGTCATTCCCTTGCGATAACTCCATCAAGCAAGTGGAAGAAAGTTGGATGTTGGGCGATATGAGCAACACAATATCGCCTGTCAGAAAAGAACGTGGGATTCACAAGATTCACAATTTGGATGTTGATTATGGAACAGACGACGAAATCGATCTCGATGAAACAGCCGACGCAATCCAGAAAACGGAAAACCGTTTGCTTATCCGACCTGAACTCCACCGAATCAGAAATCGCTCCAACAAAGATGGCATTAGTTCGGAAAACGTCATCGAAGTTTCAGACGATCAAGTAACCGATATCATCGACAACGTAGAAGAAAAGGCAGACACGTTCCGCAGTTTATTCTTGCGCCGTTCTATTCCGTTGCTTCTCGGTTATGATATTGCCGCAGGTGAGTCCGAAGCAGTTGTGCGTGACATTCTTAAAACCGATATTGAAATCGACGATGAACTTCTCGGTTATATCGGAAGTGTCACCCTTGCTGATATGATCAGCGAGACTATGAAAACGTGCGACAACATTCCTGATAACGTCCGTGCGGATGTATTGAAAGATTGGTTGATCAAATCGTTCGACGGTGTTCGATCTGAACGCTCCGGTGCGCAGAAAAGTAATCTGCTACGTCGTCTGATGAATGGACATGACGGAATTATCGCGAATGGTCAGATGCCGTTGTTAGGAACCGCGAGAGGACTCTCACAACGTAATGGCAAAGAAACCTAAACCACCTGCGCTTCAATTAAAACCGAAGCGCATTTTAGCTTTCGAAACTTTGTTGAACGATAACGAAGATGAAGATGGCGAGGATTTAACTTTCGTCGAAGATAAGAAAACAGCGGATGTTTCTTTTCTCAATGAAGGTGAAGTAAATATCGTTGATCTCGTAGACACGGCGTTGAAAGATAAATCGCTAGTGCCACGAGATTTAAAATTCGATGATAGCGCGTGTCCACAAGCGAAAAACTTTTTGGAGTGGGTTACTTCCCCCAACTTCCTGAAGCAATCGCCGTATCTTGAACAGGCATTAATTGGCTTGCGTTTGTTTGGTGAAATCTGTCCTCGCTGTAGCGATCTGGATTGGTTGCCAACTGAAGCGCACGAACCGCAAGAAGGTTTGGCAGGAATTAAAAAGCACCTTGTTCTTCTTGAGCATGGTGCCTGTCCAAAGTGCGAAGCGCGTCGTAGCGAATTGATGCACAATAAAGAAATGAACTTCTACAACGAACTTGCAGTAAACGCAGGACAACGTTGTGTAGGCGCAAGCACTCCTGTTATTACAGAGCGCGGCCTGTTGCCTATTAGTCATATGTTTATTGGTCACGATACTCCTGGGTTCCATGTTCCTCGCCTCAGCAATATGAAAGCGAGTACAGGAAATAAGTTAGAGAAGATCAAACAGCTTTACGTTAGTACGAACGGAACAACAAAACGCGTAACGCTGCAAAACGGAATGCACATTGATGCAACTCCCGATCATCCTCTGCGAACGGAAACTGGATTCAAGCGCGTTAAAAAACTGACCACGGATGATCACGTCCAACTTTGCGTAGGTACGAATGTTTGGGGCAAGAAAGTCACGTTGCCTATGACGATTGAAGAAGCTGGCCTTGCTACACGCGATGCTGCGCTGGAATACTTACGACGTAACTCGATATCTAATGAAAATAAATATGTGTATACCGCCAGCGAGTCGATGGCTCAAATGGCTTGGTCTATCCTTCTTAACGCTGGCTATCTGCCTGTTGTCAGAAATGTTGGCAATGAGTATTCTGTTATATTTGACCTTGATATTCCAGTTGTCTCAAAGTCTCTGTTTATAAAAATTGAAAGCATTGAAGACACGGAAGATCAAATAACGTATGACTTGGTTATGGAAGGGATGCCGCAATTCGTTGCAGGTGGCTTGCTCAACCATAACAGCGGTAAGTCAATCGTTGTTGCAATGTGTTCCACGTATCTCACACATATCATCTTAAAGTCGCAGTCTCCCACTGGTATTCTTGGAATCAGTAACACGACAATTCTTCACGGAACTTTCGTAGCGCTGACGCAATCACAAGCGAAAGATACTTTGTGGACACCGTACTTCAACATGATATCTGATAGTCCGTGGTTCCAAAAATATCACGAAGTTATCAGGCGACAAGAAAGAAAATACGGTATCGAAGTAATGAAGATTCGTGACACGTTTGTGTTATACGGACACCGTAACTTGATTGTTTATCCTGCTGGCCCAGACGGTCGTATCTTGCGTGGTCGTACACGTATCTTCGGCGCACTCGATGAAATCGCATACTTTGATAACGATGCAGACAGTAAGAAAGTTAAAGTAAGTGCTGGTATGGTTTACGGCGCACTTGATCGATCTCTTGCTACTGTTCGTGCGGCAGAAAATAAACTTATTGCTGCGGGTTATGATCGCGCATTTACTGGATACATGTTTAACGTTAGTAGTCCTGTTCATGCGCGTGACAAAATCAACGAGCTAATGCGAAGTAGTGTCGGCAGTTCAAAACTTCTCGGCATTCATGCGCCTACGTGGAAGATGAACCCAACGATGCCGCGTAACAGTGCGTTCTTGGAAGAAGCATTCCGACGCGATCCTGTTGGCGCTGCGCGTGACTATGGGGCAGAAGCCCCGTTGTCTGCGAATCCGTTTATCACTCAGCCTGTTTTCGTTTCCAAAGCGATTCGAGAGAAAGGCCGAAACATGTGCGTATACTCTCACAAGATTGTGCGACACAAAGACGGTTCCAAACAACGTTACGGTACATTGTTGAAAGCCGCTACAACAACTCAGCCTAGTATTATGGCGCTCGATGCTGGTTTCAGTAATAACAGTTTCGCGATGGTTGTTGGTTCCCGAAATGCTGCGGGAATTATTAGCGTGGATTGTATTGCAGAGATTATTCCGTTGCCTGGGATTCCTCTGAACTACACACTGATATTTGATGAACTTCTTATTCCGTTGTGTCACAAACGAAACGTAAAAGTTTTGCTGGCTGACCAATGGAACTCAATCAAACTTCTGCAAGATGCCAAATTAAAAGGTGGCATTGAAGCTGCGGATAAATACAGTCTGAAGTACAGCGATCTTTGGACAGTTAAAACAATGTTGGAGTCAGAAATTCCACGCATTAGTTTACCGCGAATGCAACATGCAGAAAAAATCGGTGACACGCTTCTTTATGACGGCGAACAATATCCGTATTGCTTCGAAAACAAACCGACTGAACACCTTATTATGCAGATTCAAACCGTACAGGATACCGGACGCAGTGTTATTAAAAACATGGGCGCAACGGATGATAGTTGGCGAGCAATGGCGCTGATGGTTTACGGTTTCGAGTGTGGCAACTATGAGGAAGAATTGACTATCCGCGAGGCAGTTCACGTTAACCGCGATCCTTCTCGTTTGGGTATGACCAAAGGCCGTAAGAATACAGGCAGTGCTTCGTCTTCTATCGGTTCAGGCTTGTCGATTGGTTCAGTGAGGACGCGTAGAATAGGACAAAAATAAAGTAATTTGGATGTATACGGTGGGAACATTGTTCCCACTCGTCCTATTCCAAAGGAGAGAAGTAATGACCACGAAAAGATTTTTCAATCCCGTTTTAGAAGATACCAAAGTTTCGTCCACTTCATCTGTAAATAAAGAAGAGGTGAAGTCTGTTTCGGCTTTCAACATTACCGATCCTATGGTGTGTCCGAAATGTTCTTCAGCTACGGTTGAATCAAAACTTCTTTCAGGTGAACCAGTGCGCTTCTGCACAAATTGCAGGGTAAGCATGGCGCTGCCTGAATAACGGGGAATTCTAATGGCTATTAAACTTGGTCGCGAAGTGCGTGAACCGAAAATCAATAAAGGTTCCGCACCCGCTGCAAAAGCTAAACGCCCTTTAGGATCTGATGCGAAAGAAACAGCACAAGCCAAAAAATCGGTTCAGTCTGTTTCTTCCGGTGGCGGCACAAGCGGCGGGAATATTCAGGTGGGCGGCGTTCCACTTGATATCGACTTGTCACCAATGTTGGAGGGTATGGATTATGAAGCTGATGATCGCCAACTCTTTAACGTGTACCGCGATATTTATTTCTTCGATCCAATCGGCGGCAGTTACGTTGATTTATTCAGTACGCTGCCATTCTCCGATGTGAGTTTTAGCGGCGCGAAAGATAGTGTGCTTGATCCTTATTACGAGGTGAACGAGCGCCTTTCACTGTCTGCCAGTATGCCAAACATCACAACCGATCTGTTGGTAACTGGTGCGTTCTGCGGCAGTATGCTTTACAACAAGGAACGAAAAAAGTTCATTGATATGATGACTCACCGCTACGATAACATCGAAGCGACTCCGTTCCCGTTAATGTCACAAGACCCAATCTTTGAGTTACGTGTTCCGCAAGATGTGAAACGCGCATTCTCCAAAGACAGCAAACGTGTTGATGCAATCCGCAAAGAATTAGGTGCGGGTTTCGTTGATAAAATGCTGAACGAAAGTTTGGTTGAACTCGATCCGGTTGGCACGATTTATATTCCGCGCAAAACTTTTACTTATGGTGAAGGTGTGAGTGCGTTTCGTCGTATGCTGCCTATCTGGTTAATCGAGAAAAACCTTTATCGTGGCACACTCATTGAATCCGGTCGCCGTCAGCGTGGTATCCTTCACGCGCAGTTAGGCGATGGCGATCAGTGGGAACCGTCACAAGAAGAAATGGACTTCATCACTGACTTACTTCTGAATGCGGATAGTGACCCAATCGGTTCTATCATCACAACGCGTTTAGGCGTGAACATTAGTGAATTCCGTCAGGGCGGTGACTTCTGGAAGATTACCGATATTTGGGATCAGACTGCATCGTTCAAAATGCGCTTGCTCGGAATTTCTGAAGCATTACTTTCCGGTGAAGCGAACTATGATAGTGCGGCAACTGGCCTAACGGTATTCATCGAATCTCTCCGCGCATTCCGTGACTTTGCAACTCGTAAGATTTTCTACGAGAAAGTTTTCCCGCTCATTAGTTTGATGAACGGTTACGCTGTTGGTAAGAACGGCAAGATCATGAAAAAATCTGGCCTGATGGATGGCAGTCTGAATGAAATCATGTACCGATTGAATGACGGTAGCAAACTGTTTATTCCTAACGTGCATTGGTCGAAACAATTGCGTCCTGATATTGATAGCTCAATGATGGAAAACTTACGCGCAATGACTGAACTCGGTGTACCTGTTCCGCTGCGTAGTATTGCTGCGGCAGGTGGATTCAACTTTGATCAGTTGTTGATGGATCAGGATGAAGATCTCGCGTTGCGTCACAAGCTGCTGGCATACAAAAAGCGTCAGCAAGAAATCGACAAGCAGTACCAGATTGCAGACGACGCTGGCGGCGGTGGGGATAGTTTCTCTTCCGTGTCAAAAAGTCTGTCTACTGGTCGCGGTCTTGAACAGGCACTTGGTATTCCAAATCTTTTGGGATCTCAATCTGCTGTACTCGGCGGCGCTCGTCGGCCAGGATTGAAAGGACGTGATTTCGGAGAACAATCTGAAATTTACGAGATTGGAAAAACTGGTAAGAAGAAACATGTTTTCCGTCAGGCACGAGCAAATCATAAAGCGAATGACGCGATTTATAAAGCTGTTCAAAACTACGAACAGAATAAAACTATGCCTCTTGATACAGGCGCAGTTTCGCGACAACCAACTGCTTATGAAATGCGAGCGTTAAAGCGTGGGGGCTTGTTCTAATGAAGTTCACTTTCGAAGGTAAAATCCTCGGAACTGAAACGCGAGTCTGTTATCAACATCCGGTCTTTACGAACTATGGGCTGGCAGTCTCCGTTAATGCCGAACGTACAACGCTTGCATGTTGTTTGGTATTCGGGACAATCGACGATACAGACTCGCATCTGGAAATCATTGACGATCTGACTTCGCCTATTGATGTTATGGCGTGGGCATTTGGTCTGATGGTACAGATTCGAAATAGTGTAAATAGTGAAGGTGTAGACGTAGAAAACATTTGCGCTGCACCTAAATATTTCTATAAGGAGAAAGCAAGTGAGTGATTTATTCCCGCATCGTGTTGTGGCTGCCAAAACTTCCGGTTTTGTTTTCGTTGTTATCCCTTCGGATGACGATGTTCCATCGCTGGTTGAAGGTGCTACACAAGCGGAACAAATTCTGAATGAAAAATTCGAATCTGATTCTGCTTCCGGTCTGACCGTTAAAGACGCGAAGAACGAAGAAGAAGTTGATCTGGTTTACGCTGATGCTATCACTCTGCTGGAAGATAATAACTTCCCTCTGGCTGAATGTTTCATCGTTACCAGTGTTATTGTCGTCGGTGATCTGGCAGTTGTTCAGGCATCGTTAGGCGATTTTGATGACGAGGATGAAGACGACGAAGAATTAAGCGAAGACGATTTCGAATAAAAAGGTTGGGGCGTAACTGCCCCAATTCTTTCGGAGGAAATTCTAAATGAATTCCAATAGTGAAAGGCATCGACTCTGTTACAGTGTGCCGGAAAGACTACCACCTTTCGACTCAGCTTTAGTAGATCTCGATAAAAAGGGAATGCTGAAACTGCTTCTCAATGTAGCTCCGGACGCTTGCCAAATAGTAACTGTTTCAAGCGAAAAGACGCCTCTCGCAAAATACTTCCCTATGCTTTTCCGAAAGAAATTTCGCTGTATAAATTTCTCAATCGAATTACCAAACGATCTTATCGCTAGTGGGCGCATATTCCATTTATTCGTTCGCAAGGCACCATTCGAACCTTTGTCGCCATTGTTTTATCGTGGCGTGTCTTGTCTTCATGAATTGTCGCAGTCTCACGGCTCTGTAATTGATTTGTACGTAGGCGGCCTGAACTTTCATAAAGCACTAAAAGAACGCGGAGACAGGTTCGAAGAATCTTTAGTTGTTATGGAGGAACAGTGAGTAGATCGTTCAACTCCGTTTCTGAAGATAGCGCTCCCAAACAAAAAGGATCGGTAGCTGCTCCTGTTGTTGAATTCAGGAACAAACCAACGCTGCATGTTTTCGATGCAAGCAATTGGTTATGCCGCGCCTATTTTGTTTCGCAGAATCAGCCACGGAAATTAACCGCACCGGACGGAACTCCTACGGGCGCAGTTTATATCTTCATGAATATGATTGAAGCTATGCTGACGCAAATAAAGAAAGATCCAAAAGGTGCTTACGCTGCTTTTTGTTTTGACGGTCGCTCTAACAGTACGTGGCGCTATCGCGCAATCCAAAACTGGAATGCCGAACAAACGCCGGACGTAATTAAAAGTGTCTTTCAGAAAAGCAGTGCATATAAAGGGAACCGTGACCGCACTAAGACTGCTGACCTGCCAATTCAAATGGATTTGGCGCAGGAAATCTTAGAGGCGTATGGTCTATGGGCGCGACGTAAATCTCCTTACGAGGCTGATGATATTATCGGAACTCTCGCGTATCGTTTCGGCGTAAAGAATTTTGTCGATATCTACACGCGTGATAAAGATATTCTGCAACTCGTCGTGAACAAATTGATTCGCGTTATTATGGCTGCGCAAGCAAACGCACCGGAAAAACGATACACGCATAAAAACGTGCATGAACATTTCGGTGTGCCTGTTCATCTTATTCCTGATTTCCTTGCGATGTGCGGCGATACTGCCGACAACGTTCCTGGGCTGCCTGGGGTAAGTGATGGCACGGCGTTAAAACTGCTGAATGAGTATGGCAGTCTTGAAAAGCTAATTGCCGCTGCGCCGAAAATTAAATCCAATGCTCGATGGAAGAAAGCGTTGGTCGGTCAATATCCGATTATGGATATGGACTTGCAGAAAGAACTTGTCACGATTGATCTGAATGTTCCGACGTTGCCTAAAACACTTTCGGCCTTTACTCCAAAGGAACCGGATATGAAAGCAATCAAAGACATAAAGAAACGCCTCAAGTTCAAACGAATTTTTGATATCTAGTTTTGGAAACTTACTATGGATTTATCTGCAATTGGCTACACACCGAAAGACTTTCGTGTAATTCAGATTCATGATAAACCGCTTATTCAAGATTTCCTCGGTGGGAAGTTTAAAGTTCTCGCAATTGAATGCAACGCTCGCGCTTCATATAACAGCCCCATTCAACGACGACTGAAAGCCTTGTTCCCGTCACTTGCCGAAGAAATGAATAAAGTAAAACCAGATCCGGAATTACTTGGCACCTCGTCCGTTTCGAAAATTTGGAAACGCTCGCATGGACAGTTACTTATTGCTAACATGTATATTTCGTCTGGTTACGGTTTAGGTCGATCTGGAGACAACCAAAGTTCGGAACCTGTAAATCGTTTCAGTGAAAAATTCCTTAGTGCTTCTTTCGATCATCTGATCAAAACTCTTCGTCGCATGAAGATTGATCCGGATAGACAGATTGCGGTGCAACGTTTCTATGGCGGCCTCGGCGGTGTTGAGTGGCAGTGTGTACAGAATGTTTTGGATGCCGTGTGTGAAAAACATCGCATTAATATTCTGGCTTACTTGCCTCCGGACTACGACACGAATTTCGTGCGAGGCACCCAATGATTAGAACTATCGAACTAATCGCGATAGGTGAAACTGTTCTCGATGATGCAATTGAAAACATTGTGTGGGATACGAACGACGGTTATATTACTGTCGAACTTGCCGACACAATAGCAATCGAAGAGTTGCAAAAGAACGTCTGCTTAATTGCTCAAACGTCTGAAGGAACTTATCGCGTTGAATACTTTTGTTCTTTCCGTAATCTGGCTCCTGAGTGTGCCGCCTCTATACGGCGCGTTACGCTCGGAATGAAATCAGTCTCTTTCCATCGCGGTTCATACCTCGCGGTGATGGAATAAACCTATGTTCAATAAAAACCAAATCGAATCTCTTATTTTTGGTATGGATCTTTCTGATGTGCGTCGTCCTACTGACGAACTCATTGCGGAAGTTCTGTCTCATGGTAAGACAAGAATTCTCTCTCACTCGAAAGAAGAATTGGATTCCTTCACAAAGCAATTTTTTGAATTCTGCTGGACTCAAGTTGGGCGATTCGGTTTCCGCTCTCTTAACGCAATTGAGATCGGTTTCCTTACTCACATTTCACCGTTCTATATCGCATGTGCTATTCATACGCACGGCGTAGAGTGGGCGCTGAAACTTCTGCAAATGAAACGCATAGCTGTTTTGGATCGTGGTGAGTATTCTATCATCCGCTCAAACACAAGCTACTTCTCTGTACGCGATCTTATGAACAACGCGCAATCTGGCGTGTGTGCTTTACGAAAAGAAATTCGTGAACACGTAAGCAATGGCGACATTGAAGGACTGCGCATTCTGCTTGCAGATAACGCTGCCTCAATCTGTCTGGTCTTTAACGACAAGCCTGTATTCCGCGCACCGTCCGAAGAGGATCGTGAAGCCGAAAAGAAACCAAAGCGTAATCGAACTCCTAAAGGTGAGTATCGTCCTCGCTTCAACGGTATCGACGCGGCTGAAGTTTGATAATACTATTTTAAAAGGGTGGATACTTATCTGCCCTTTTTATAGAGGAAATATGATTAGCGACATTATAGAGAATTTTGTTTATTGTTCCCCTAGTGGAATTCCGTTTCGTGTTAAAGAGATTGCTTCACACGGACAAGATTGTTCTCTGTCGATGATCGTTTACGAGAATCTGGAGGCAACGAAAGATTACCCTGCGTTTAAAACTTGGGTACTTTCGGAATCATTGTTCGTAAAGCAATTCTCTGAATATTCAGAAGGAAAGTTTTATGAAAGAAACAACGCTGTTGCAGCATCTAACAAACAGGCACTGGAATCCAGAGAAGCATTTCGCGTGGCTTTCACCGAACCAGATGACTGTTCCTCTATTTAGTTTTGACCGCGCTATGCGAGGCGTTCAGGTATACACTCCGGACGCACCAAAGAAAGATCGTAACCCGAAAGAGTGCCGCTATTTCACTCGCGTGTTTGGTGGCAAACAGTTGGTGTGGGGAACGGAAATTATACCTAAACGGGACGACCGTATTCTTAACTGAATCAGTTTTCAAAGCATGTGCGTTGCATAGTGTTGGCGCTAATGCGTGGTCTGTTCTCGGTAGCGATGTTAGCGAACAACTTCGACAACAATTAACCGCTCTCAATCTGCGTTTTGTTTGCGTAGGCGATGACGATAAAGCTGGTGAAGAATTCGCAAATACTTTTCGATACGGATGCACGTCAAAGGATCTTGATGAATTGTCTCAAGACGAATTGCGTGAGTTGGTCAATAAATTCAGGTGACAGAATGAATCCACAACAAAAAGAATTTCTTGCAAATGTAGAGACTGCTTACGGTGGAAAACCGAAAGTTATTTGCGATGAAACCAACAACACGGTAGAGGATATTGAAAACAATATTCTTAACCTGCATGTCATTGTTCCTCTTCCTGTGAAGTTCATTAAAATTCAGACAGTGGTTCCAAAGATTGTTTTGTGTTATCGCTGCCTGTCTGCTTACGATATTTATTCTGCGCCGCTTACAAAAACAAAACGGTTACGCGTAAAGGAACCTGAGTGCCCGAACTGCGGCTGTCGTATTTATTTCAGTTAGGAAAACGTATGATTCACGCGAGTCCAATTAAGTTTCAAGGAAACAAACGAGAGTTACTTCCTGTTATTCAAAGTTTGCTTCCTACTGGCTGCACACGAATGATTGACGCGTTTGGCGGCAGTGCTGTTGTGGTTGCAAACATGCCGTTCAAATCGCGCCTGTATATCGAGCGTCACGAACAGGTATTCGAAATCGTTAAGCACCTTGCACAAAACGATCCGAAGAAACTGATGCGCCGTATTAAAAGCACGGTAACGAAATGGGCGCTGACTAACAGCAATGCAAAACAGTTTGAGGATTTTAAAAAGTATGCGAATGCGAAAAATGATCCGCTTCTGTTTTATATTCTTCAGCGTCATGCTTATAGCAATCTTCTTCGCTTTAATCTTGACGGTCATTTCAATACCCCGTTTGGTGATCGTGGATTACTGAATCGTTTCGATGAAGTTGAAGCTGAACTCACGAAGTTTTTCGAACTGATGGACAACGTGCAATTCCACTGCGGAAGTTATACCGAAGTGATTCACGAACTCCACAATCGAAAACAACTGGATAAGAAAACGTTCTTCTATTTCGATCCACCTTATCTGGCTTCCGGCGCTAACACTTATGCGAAGTACGGCGAAGAAGATGAACAGCGTTTGCTGAATAATCTGGCTGGCCTTACTAAGCGCAATGTGCGTTGGATGTTGAGCAACGTAACCGAACATCGCCACTTCAAAAACCAGTTGCTGATTAGCTGGCTGAAGAAAAACAAAAAAGATGTAAAGGTTCATAAGATAGACAAGCATTACTGTTTGGCTAATTCCCATCGCGATTCTCACGGTACGAAAGAAATCATCGTGACTAACTATTAGTGGAGTAAAGCATGATTAGTTTCATCAAGCATTGCGACAAAGACTTCATTGAAACTGTTCAGCGTAGCATTACGTTGCGTGGAATTGTTTATGTAAGTTTGGCGGTCAATGCGCTTCTGCTGACCAATCTCGCAGTAAACGTTTTTATCAAGTAAGGTGATTATGGAAAACTTCAGTGCTATCTCTGCCAAAAGTTTGGGAAGATTCGAAGCGTATGCGAAATGGGAAGGTGAACAAGTTCGCACTGGCGCTAGTCCGATGTTTCTGGACATTCAGGGTAAGGCTGTTCGCAATGCTCTGCTGCTCAAAGACGAAGATCTCGATCTGCTCAATGATGTTTGGCGCACGTATCACGTAGGCATTCCTTCTTCAAATCATCTGGTGAATATTGTTATCGCCGGACTGAGCATGGATCTTCTGACAGAAGTTTTTCACCGATACAAAGACATTCTCACGAAAGAACAGATTGTTGAGGCGTTTGAGTTTGGTGTGAATCTTCACGAAGAAATTGTTTTGATTCAATGCGCTCGCCGTTTGGTTGATACTAATATCGCCATGTACTGCGCAGAAGTTTTGGTGAAAGAAGAGTACGACGAAGAACTGCAATCTCGTTGTCTCGCATTTCCTGGGATGCCAAATCTTCATCCGCTTCTGCAAACTGCGTTCGAATATACCGAAAAATATCTTCGCGAAGAAAACGGTACGATGGTAGGTAGTATGATTACGCGTTTCAATGACGCACCGATCATCTATCGCTATCCTGCTGCACTTGCTGAAGATGGCGGTGTAGTTGTTATGACGGGCGCAGGTTCGATTTATTTGTTAGGCAAACCGTCGCGTACAAATACTGCGGCAAATCATTTACGTGCTGTAAGGAATGACAATGAGTAAGGTTGACGATATTCTTGCGCAGGGAAGCGCTTTCCCTAAAAACAATAATCCATCCGATCCATTCGACGAGCAAAACTTTTTCGATTCGTTAGAGATCGATGAAGCTGCGATTGAAGCGAAACGTGACGGCGGCGGTGAGGCGTTCGAACCTTCCAACAACTGCGAAGGTGGCGGCTGTATTATCTGAGGAAAGTTTCATGACTCAAAATGTGGCTGGGCCATTCGTAACCACTCTCATGGGCGCGGGTGTTTGGGTTGGAATTCCGGACGAACTTCCTCAAGCGTTTCTGGATAAAAAAGTTTGGGTTACTACTGAAAATCCTGAAAGTTTCGAAACTCGCTATCAGGTCGCACTGATGGACGGTAAAGACGGCTGGAAAGATGTTTCGGAAGCGTGTGCCAAACAAGCTAAATTGCAGGGTCTGATTGTACGTATGGTACAAATCAAAAAACTGTAAATATAAAGTAACTCATACAAGGCGAGGAAACTCGCCTTTCTCACGTCTGTAGGAAAAACTTTATGGAAAAGAAACTGCCTGTTCTCACTGTTGACGATTTCGATCACTTCCATTTTGATGCTGGAATGGAAACAAACTTTCTGGCCTATCTGCGTATGCGTTATATCGGTGCGCGTCTGGATAAGCAAAACTTCTTCGAGAAAGTTTTCTATACTGGTTCGATTGGCCCCAGCGATATTGATCTGCTGATGATGTACAACCTGCACTTCTGCAAACCGTACCGCGCAGATAGTTTCTTTAATCGTGGGCGTGACTACGAAACGATCCTTAGTGAGATTCAGCAAACGTTCGAATACTTCTACAGCAAATGGATTGAAGGTCATTCGCGTTTCGAAGAACGTCTGCGCCTCACGCTGCTGGAAGTTGAAGAAAACGGTGGTAACAAACTGTTCTCTCCGTACTGGAATGTTTCAGATATCGACAACACGCAAAGGCGTTACGGCAATCACTTTGGCGTTCTGGTGAACATCGCGGATCAGTATTACGTGACTCCGAAAGTTCGTGCGCAATTACTGAAACAAGATTTGCCTCCGTCATTACGTGCGCCAATCATTATGGCTCCGGGCGAGAATTTCAGTTTCGCAACTGCACGAATTCTTTTCTGGTGAGTACCTGCGACGAGCGGCAAGAACTTCAGACTCAATACCTGATTGCTCGTGGGTGGACTATGCGCGAAGGTTGGTGCGCTGGTGAAGAGACTGAAGAATGGATCGATGCTGACGGCACTGTTCAATTCATGTCGATGATGCCGAACGTTTACGAAGGGCATAACATTATGCGTCTGATGCTCGTTCATGAAATCAGTGTTGAGCGTCTGCATACTGCATCGTATCGTGCAAAAACTTTATCTGGTTGCGAAGGTTTCGGAACCGATCACACAACCGCTGTTATGCGAGCACTCATTGTTCATTACAGGAAAGAAAATGGAATCGAAAGTTAAAGCGTTTTTGGTTATTCGTCCGGCAACGATCAAAAACAAAAGTCTGATCCGCACTCTGCATTTCTGGACTAATCAGCACGATCAAGACAGCGTTGTGTTTGATACTTTGGAACAGGTAAAGCATAACGGCAGTATGATCATGCCTGTAGTTATGCGCCTTGATGGTGGCGGTCGCCTGTTGAATCCTGAGCTTGAAGGTATTCCTGTTTTCGCTCACGATACTTTTGCCGAGTGTGTGATTCATCTGGAACTGAACGGACACTTTGGAACTATTCCAATTGCGGATCGTATCCAACACTATCCGTTTTTATCTGCGGCGTTTATGCTGGCTAACGTTTCAAAATCTCGCCGTCGCGCATGTGCTGCATTGATCGTTCGTCGCACTCCAAATCAACCGCCTGTTATTTTAAGTAGCGGCGTTAATGGTACTCCAGTCGGTTACGAGAATACGTGTGAAGATAATCTTTGCACTCTGTCTTCTCCGGATGTTGTTCACGCTGAAGTAAACGCGATCAAAAATATGTGCGTGTGCGAAGATGTTCGATTCGACACAATGTATATCACGGATTCACCGTGTCCTGATTGTCTGAACTTCCTGCGCCTGAACAGCGATATTCGCACTATTGTTTTCTCTCGCAGTTATCGCATTACTGATCATCTGCTGGAAGCTGAAGGTTTTACGTTGATTCATATTCCGGAAAAAGAAGTTGTGGATTATATCAACGCGTCCGAAAAACGAATGACTCAAACTATCTGTTAAGGAAATGGTATGGAACGTCTTTATCAATGCAAGAACTGCGAACACATCTATCACGGTATGGTTTCATCCTGCGATTGCAACAACGAAAAATTCAAGTACACGGAAATGGTTGCGTTCAAAGTTCCTAAGCTGCGTAAACTCGTTCCAATTGAGTCACTTGATATTTCTCCTGGCCATTGGCAGCATAAAGGCAATTCGATTTATACTGTCGAAGGTGGGAAGCGTTTCTTGGTCGGCAAAAGTTCTTCTGAGTGTGACGATCATTCAAAAGAAAAGGATGCCGATATTGCAAACGCTCGCCTGATGGCTGGGAGCAAATTAATGCTGGAAACTTTGTATGTGGTTCGTGAGCATTTCCGCCACCAACTTTCCGTAAAAGGAAATAACACGGCGCTGAAAGATCTTCACGAAATAATTAAAAACGCGATTCAAAACGCGACTACTGATCCGGAAGAATAAAAATGATTGTAACTGTTGGCGAAGCTATTTTCTATTTCATCAAAGTCTGCATGGCGCTGTTGCTGGTCTATTTGCTGCGCGAAAAATATCTCAATCGCAAGTACGAACGAATCGCTCGCGAAATGTTCCGCGAAGGACGTTTAATTCCAGGCACTATCTGGCAACACTACAAGAACGAAAAGTTTTATACCATTCAGGTTGTGTCAAACTCTTACGCTCATGGAATTGAGTGGCCTCTTACTGTCACCTATATGACGGCTAACGGATACGCAATTTACTCACGTCCGGCGCATGAGTTTATTCGCAAGTTCAAAATGCGTGACAATGAATCTAATGCGTCTGAAACTCCTTTGGATCGTTTGGTCGCGTTGGCTGCTTACGCCGCAAACAAAATTGATTTCCCTGCTGTCGGTTCGAAGTGGTATCACGAATTCTCTGTACCTACTGGAAAATTTAATGCGGTAGGTCACATGGAATACGAACAAGAAATTTCGTTTGCTGTAGTTGATAGCGTAACCAATAAAGATCAGCCGTGCCCGTATGTGAACTATCACGACGAGAAAGGCAATCTGCATACAATCACGCTGCACCATTTCCGCACCAATTTCTTGCTGCAACGAAACTTTGATCGAGCGCCTGTTGACTATCTTATTTTGAGTGCGCGAAATCTTCAGGCACTTATGGATAAGAAGATTTTCTCTGGCGATACATTAACTGTAAATTCTATTCAGGGCGACGAAGTTGTTTTCGACTGCTTCGGAATTTTAACCACGCTTGTATTTGGAACCACTGACGGTATTTATATCGGTGAACAATACAAGTTTGAGAAGTGCGCTCTGAGCCGTGTTACCATCGAAGAAGATAAGGGAACCAATGAGTAAATATCCACAACTGGATCTGCGCCGTGAGCAAGACTTCAACGCCTACGCGCTGGACAATTACGATTGCTTGTATATGGGTCGTGTTGATTTGATTCGCGAAGAAGGTCGTCCGGTACAAGATCCGAAACGTACAGAAGATCGCTGGCAAACTGTTCCCGGCTGCGTAATGCAACTGGCGAATACTGCTGCGGCGTTTCCTCTGCCACTGTCTGCTAAAAAGAATTGGGTTGCTGCTGTAGATGAAACCTGTTGGTTCATGCGCGGCGAAACAAATATCAATTCTCTTAACAGTAAGATTTGGGATGAATGGGCAGACGAAGATGGCGAGTGTGGCCCGATTTACGGCGCTATGTGGCGACGTTGGCCTGACATTAAAATCTTCCCGCGTACCGAAGATTGCAAAACCGTTGCCGAACAAACTCGCAACACGTTAGAAATGATGCGCATGGTTGAGCGCGGCGGTAAAGCTACTGAACTGGCAGACGGTCGCATGTTGGTTGAAGGTCACGTTGATCAACTTCTGAATGCGCTGCACGATATTAAAGATCGTTCGCGCTCTCGTCGCATTCGTGTTCAGGCTTTCAATCCGGCATACGTGAACATGCAAGGTCTGCCTCCGTGTCACACTGGTTTCGAATTCAACGTTCTGCCGTCCACTATGTACGAGCAAACGATCATGCGTTACGCGCACGGTGAATCGTTCGAAGAAAGTTTGCACCTGAGTGTATTCCTGCGTTCATCAGATACGCTGCTCGGATTCCCGTTCAACGTCGCGGGATACACTGCGATGTTCCATCTGTTCGCGAAATATTGCGGCCTGAATATTGGCAGCATTACTTTCGACACAACGAACACGCACGTTTACGATCATCATTGGGAAGCGCTGAACAAACAATACGATCAATTCCTGACGCTGGTAGAAAAAGTTCGTAAAACTGGCGAGCCGATGCAGTATCCAATTCTGCGTATCGACGACAAGATCTTTTCAATGACTCCGGAAGAACTTCTGGAAAATATCACGGCTGAATATTTCACTATGGAAGATTACAATCCTCTTCCTGCTGTTAAAGGCCGCGTCACTAAATAAACTATTAAGGCGGCTTCGGTCGCCTTTTTCGTAGGAACATTCTATGCCTATCATGCGTAACTGGTTTGACTTTGCAGCAATCCACCGCGACAATATTCGCGACGTGCGTATTCAATTCTGCGAAGACGCGAAACAAGCTGATCACAACTCACTCTACAAACACAAAATTGGTCAGCCTGTTGTTTTAGGTATCTGTCAGAGTGACAAAGATATTTCCCATTTCGTTGACGCAACTGTTATCGGTGTGCGCTTTAGTTCATTCGTGAGTTACGATATCGCTATCCCTGTTGGTAACAGCGGCGTAATGTCCGTAATGAAAATGATCCCTAGCTCAAGTCTGCGCCATCCGGATAACGTTTACGACGAAGAGGAGATTGTTGATCCGGAAGAAGTCAAACAGCCGACAACTCGACTGACTGTTGTTGAGCAAAATTCTGAAGCTGAAGAACTTGCGCCATGCCCGAAAGAAATTCGCTGGCCTAAAACTTTCTTCGGTGAACAAATCACTGATATGCGTCCGACTCAACATAGCATTATGATCACTAGCCTGATGATTAGTGGCGCTATGGAATTTGAGTACAACAATTTCCAAATCGGTGATGCAATCAAAATTGATAACGGCGATGAACCTGCTTTCTACGGCTACATTTATGCTATCAATGTGTCGCAGCATTTCTCCTACGATATTGCGTGTCCTACTCGCGACGGCTATTACGCTATCTATCGCGATATTAATGCGGAATATCTTACGCTCGTTAACTCCATTCCAGTATAAGGCAAAACAATGTTCGCATATCCGTTTAAACTGATCGATCTGAAGCAGGACAAACAATCCGTAGGCACTGGCCTGATTGAACTGTCTGAAAACTTTTATCCGGCTGTCGGTTCTCTTGTGGCAATGGATCTTTTCACTGTCGCAACACACTCGCCTTTTTATATCGAACACACTGACGGCATTACCGCAAAAATCCGTTGTCAGAAACTCCAGATTTTCGATCCGTTCGAACTTGTTCGCTATATCAGCACCGGACGTTGGTTCAATCTTGGCGATACTCCGCAACACGATCTGGATTGTGCCAAACACATGCACGGCTTCTATAACGAATTGGTTAAAGCCGAAGCGAAACATCCTAACTGGAATAAAGACGCGGTGTATGCTGCGGGTATTCTCGGTGAAGAAGCTGGTGAAACTCTTCAGGCGGCGCTGGACTATCAGCAAGATCCGGAAGACCGTGAAGACTTGAAAGTTAAAATCAGTGAAGAGGCGGTACAGACAGGCGCTATGTGTTTGCGTCTGCTGATCAACGCTGACGGTTTCGAACACGCCAGCAAATCGTTGTGCGTATCGCAAGTAAGCGAACTGTCGGAAATGCTGAAAGCGAATGTTCCTGCTGAAGAAGTTGTGGCAGCACTGAACGAAATGATTCGCCGCGTAGCATAAACTTTGCCTCTCGCTAATTTATTAGGGATGATTATTTGCGAGAGGTAGCTATGTTCCAACCATTCAGATATTTTGGCGCAAACATGTCGCCTCCGGATAAAGGTTTCTACGATTACAGAAACTATTTGCGCGACGAACCAATCATTCCTGGCCAGAACGAAATCACGATTGAGTTTAGCGCCGTGGAAATGAAGCAGATGTTTCGTCCGTCTTTAGAGCTGCGTGTCTTTGACGCGAACGGTGATATTAAAATTGAATCTGTAGGCATCTTAGGGCGAAAGATTATTGTTCGTCTTGAGCGTCGTACAGTAAATAAAGCACACATCAAATCGTCTTGGCAAGAAAGGTATCTGTACAATGCTTAAAGGAAATATTTCGGAAGATTACTCCGGAACCTTTCTAACTTTGAAGGGATTCCCTGCGCAAGAATCCGCTGTTATTGAGAAAGAGGATATTCCTTATATCAAGATAACAGTGGATCGTATTCCGGTACTCGAATATATTTATGTGCCTGAACGAATGCGCGGCCACAAACTTTCATACGGACTATTGGAAGTTTTGTTTGAATACCAGGAACAGCAAGGAATAGAGTTTCTGAAGTTTGAATGTATCTCGAAACCGTATTGGCGAAAGGTACTTCAGAAGTTTCCAAAAAGAATTCTCCTGCCGCAAACAGTTTTGCAAAAGACCAATCTCGGTATTGTGAAACTGCCCCACGTCAAAGACACTTCTATTAATATTGGAAAACTGTAAATATAAGGGGAAGGTAATTTCCCCTTCAAAACTACAGGAGTTTCAATATGTCTCAACGCGAGTTACGACTCACTACCTATGTTCAATGGTTTGCCAATGGCGACTTTCCGAACGAATCCCCTGAAAGAGAAGGTACTGTTGTTCGCTACTTCCGTCACCCGAAATATAAAGGTACGGATGTTTGCCCACAATGCAACGAGAAGTATCACAGCCACGGATTCATTGACGCAAAAGAAAGCGTTGTTGTTTGTCCGGGCGATGTGCTGTTTAGTTTTGTCGAACCTTCCGATCCTGAGTTTATTAACTCGATTGGCAAAATGCGCCAGAAATCATTCGCAGAAATTTTTGGCATGAACAAGTTATATAAAGCGCAGCAAAATTGCGGTAGCTTTGCGCGTGGTGAAACTTCTTCTGATATGCTCGGCTTCTGGATGAAGAATCATTTTATTCCTATGATACTGCATCGCATGAAACGTCGCGCAGAAATTTCCGGTTGCCCTGACGTAACGTTTTCTGATATGCCTGTACGCGAGGATGATCAGAAAATTCTTCCGTTCTACGTGGATGTAGTGGATAACTATGTTCGTGAATATTGGGGCATTCTGTATAGCAAAAATATTCCGCTGACCAATCCGGCCTATAAAGTTTTTGCCATGTTCGAATATCTCGATATGCAGGAACAACTGCGCAAGTTCGGACACCTTCTTATCTCTCGTTCTCATTTGGATGAAGCATATGGAAAATAAAATCGAACTGAACGGCAGCACCGATCCGCATGTCGTTGAAGAGTTTCTGCGCAAGTACGGATGGCACAGTTACAACGGTCATATTCGAGTTATTTCAACTTCGAACAGTGTGCAATCTCTTGCCGTAGATATTCGCCAAATGTTTAGTATCTACGCTCGCGAAACTGAAGTGATTGATGAAAATAAAAAACACGTCAATGCTGTTCGCGTTCTAATGGATTTCCACGGTGGCAAAGAAATGCGCACCAGAATTTATCCGACGGAAAGTGAAGTCTGGAAATCTCTGATGTTGGCATTTATCTGGTTGCGTGATTATTATTTGGGGCTGGCAGAGCACGAAATCAATTACAATACAGCGGCGTTATTTGAAGTTCAGGAAAAGCCGCATTGGGATTCCTTCTTAGGTGAAGTAGATAAGAAAACTTCAGCATTCAAGTGGACGGTAAAATGAATATTCCAAACGAATTGAAAAAGAAGATGGCAAACTGGCACGAACAGAAGCGCAGAGAAGATCAGCCGACTGATGAACAGGTGAATCGTATTCACGAACCTGAAATTTATCTGCCTGAAATCTATTCCTCTCGCCAGTGGAAAGAAGCGAATCCGGAAACCGATCCAATGACGGCAGTATGCAAAGAAGTTTTAGATGTGCTGCTGGAAAAACAGGATCGCCGTATCACGTTAGTTGTAGGAGGATCTGACGCACAGAAAGCATATTCGGTTGCTCTCGTCCTGCCTTTTCCTGATCAAATTCTTCGCAACATGCTGGATCTGCATGACGATATTGAAGTCTTCACAACTCCTGATACAGTTGTGCTGGTTAGTGATCGCAAATGGAACCTCGAAGCGCGTGATAAGTTTTACGAGTTGCGCGAACAGGCGCAATCAATCATCACTCCGATCTATAACGAACTGAAAGAAAAGTTCAACATGATTCCAAACGTGAATCACGTATTCACTCGTACCGGAATTCAGGTTGAATGCGCTGGCGTAAATCTCAGTGAGTTTTATCGTCCAAACTCTTTGGTATCTGCGTATCTCGCTGCGGAAGCTGCTGGTCACAAACTGGAACTGAACATTCACACGACTCAGAGCGGTCTGGAAATCGTGTTGCCTGAAATCAGTGGCAATATCACTCTGCAAATGCTCGCAACAAAGTTCAATGAAATTCTGGCACCGCATCGTTCGCAACTTCCAAACTTTGATTTGGTTGCGGCATTCGTTGCGCCGTCTACTCACCATGACGGGCTGGATATTGTGAACGTTCGCGCAGACGGCAACGGCGGTTATGTTAATCTGTCTCGCGATCTGGCGTTGTATCTTTACGGTACTGATTCGTTTGTGCCTGTCTTCAAACACGAACACGATATGATGATGCTTACCATCGACGACATTGATGTGTTTGCTGTTGCCGACTGCGCAGATTGGATCGACTATTCAGAATTCTAATAACTGTAAATAAGGGATGTGTAGTGCATCCCTTTTCTTTTGGAGAAACTTATGATTACAGTTAATGACTTACGCACGGCAAAACCAGTTGTCTACGATTTCTCACAGGCAGCAAGCGTCAAAGTTATGGAACGTGTTATCTCGCTGCTGAATGAAGAAATGTTGATCGAAATGCTGAACCTTGATCATCCACTCACGGTTGACGTGTATCTGAACAACGGTGATATTCCGGTAGAGATTCTGGAAACCGTTAAAGATCCAACTTTTGATTTCTTCATTCAGTTTGGTGCGTTCATTGAGAAACGTAACCACGTCGCGATCTGCATTGACCGTCTGAATGGTACTCTGGCAATGGGAGAAGTTGTCGATGCCGAATAAGAAGCTGAATGACATTCTGGCTTTAGTTGAGAAGCTGGAACAAAACAATAATGCGGAAAATCTCGCTGCACTTAAAAAGAAAATAAAGCAGACGATTGACGAAAACACGCCAGATACAAAACATCTGATCGTGAAGCATTATGTCTCGGATATGTACCCGACCATTAAAGGTTTGGGAACCGAAGTTTATATCGTCGGTGATCGCGAAGACGCAGAAGAATTCGCGGATATCGTTAACGCAGCAATTCAATCAGGCGTGAATTAAATGAACCACGTAGGTATCACAACTTTCTTTTGTATTCTTCTCGCAGTATTCATCGGCGTTATCGCTGGTGTTGTATCGTTAACCTTCAAAGTTATCGTAAGCTATCCTGCTGTAAGTGCGGCGCTCATTGCGCTGATCGCTGTTTACTACTATCGTAAGGCAAAATAAAAATGGAACAATTAAATCGCGGTATGACCAACTGCCGTATTGCAAATGATATGGAAGCACTCGAAGAAGCCCAAACTTTTTCGGTTGATATCAAAACTCCGGTTGAGTTGTTGGTACATTCTGCTGTCCAGAAAATTGAAAACCTGTTCACTATCCTGCGCAAAGAAACTGAAACTCGCGGCTTCCCGATGGCGCTGGTCGAAAGCAAAATGCAGATCACCTATCCGCGCCGCTTTATGGATCGCACGTCTGACTACGGGTACGAAGCGCTGGCAAGTATGGCGATGATGGCTGTTCACTTCGACGCGGAGTTTTCTATTCGTGTGCTGGAAAATCAATACGATTACATTCAGCCTATCGTAGACAACGATGAAATGCGCAAGCTGAATAGTGCAAGCGCGTTTGAATCCATTAACGCACAACTGGACGAGTTCTTTGCACAAAACGAAGATGAACGAATCCTCAAGTGTGCTATTGCGCGTTGTATCTTCAACCACAACATGCCAAACGATCCACCTCATGCTGAACTGCTTACCATCTTTAAAGACGGTACTCAAATGTCTGCACCGTACTGGCGTGATGCTTTCTACTGGTCGATTCTAAACAATACGGTTTCGTTCAAACACAAACAGGACGGCGGTATTACTTTCGGACAGGAAATGCGTGACAGTTTCTACAGTCCGGTAGTTCGTATCGTCAAAGAACTGAACGCACGTTATGGAAAACAAAATGGCTGAAGTTCGTTTCCCGCAAAACAATGCCGATCTGTTGGGTTCCAAAAGTGTGAAACTGGTCGATGCTATGTACGCTATGGCAAATCGTTTCGATGCAGAATATGGCGCACTTTGTCGCGAACAACAACGACACGGCATTGAGCATTCTGCTCGTGGTCAGTTGGCGTGTGCGCCTCATGGAAATTCTGACGAAGCAATTCTGGAAGAATTTTTGCGTATCCAGAATCTGTTTGTACAGACGCGCATTAAACTTCTTACTCTGCGTTTCGGTTCGCAGCAAGCCCACACAATCGTGGCGCTAGAATTGCTGGAAGCCAATCGCTCAATCGGTATAATGAAATGACAATTTCGATTGCACAGCAAGTCTCATATGACATAACCGTTCTTATTGCAAAACTAAGCGATCAGGCTGTTGAGAGAGGAATGACGTTTAGCGCAGATAAGTTTGGTGTTACCTTCGCTAAACTGAACAGTCAGATTAAGTATCAGTTTATGGAACTGATTCAGCGTGGTTTTATTGCGTGGGCTACTGGCATAAATATGCCTGTCGATATCGACGACAAATGGGGTCTGCTCCGCAATTCATATTCTATGCGCGATCTCATTCGCGATCTGAATAGAAACTTTCTTCCGGAATTGTTGAAAGATAATCCAGAAGAAATCCGCATTGCTGCCGGATGGAAAATGACGGACGATGACGCTCGCCGTATGAATAACAGCTCAAGCCTTCTCGTTATCTATGAGAACGGTGCTGCCTACGAGCGTGTTTTCCAAGACGCGCCTTTAATGTTGCTGCACAAAATCGGCTGTCTGGAAATGGAGGGTATTAAACGAAACTCTCTTTGTTCAGATATGCCTGAAACGCTGTCGTTTGATTTTACGCAACGTGCAAAAGATCATTACTTCCAAATTCAAACTGACGCAATGAATCATTTGCGCGAAGCATACGGAGTGAATAATGCGTAGAGGCCACGCTCATAATTTCGAACTGAATCAGTTGCATTACGTGTTGTGGTATCTCCAAAATTTGCAACGCATGTCGCGCATGAAAGATTTGATTCGTATGCCTTACGATACGAATATCGAAGACGAGATCGAAGTGTATCGCAATTTTGCTGATGCGAAACATGCGATTCTCGAACTGGCTAACGATGATATGTTCCTTGTCGGCGCGAAACATGATTACCCTGAACTGAAGCAACGCATTCGGTGGATCAAAAACTTCGTTGAGCATGTCGAACAGAGTTTAGGTAAAGACGGTGTTCATATCGGTCTGCCTCACAATCTGTCGTACCAGTTGCCAACGGAATTCCCGAAACCTGATTTCCGTAACAGCCATTCCGGATACACGCTGAATATGCACTGCGAAATTTATCGTTGTGCGTTGCAAGCTGAAGCGTATTCGTGGATGTGTAGCCTCGATAAATTTATGTGGGAGGAAAGATTAGTTTTCCTTCCTGTCGGGCCAGCGCCGTTCATTCCAGCTTCCGGAAATCTTTACGAAGAACTGCGTAGGATTAACGGCGACTGTTCTTATTACGCGATGCTGGGATCTACTCGCGGTCTGAACAGTTTGATTTACACCTATCTGCCGCGTTATATCATTCGTGAGTTTGGTAAGCGCGTTAAAATGATCGACGATGATTTGATGAATCAAAGTCGAAACAAACGCTAAGGAGACAAAATGTTTTCTGGCAAAACAGCTTTCGAATTAAAGGCCACTCATGGTCTGCCTCTCGACGTAGTTGTTGATCGCGTCATTGTGCAAAACCAAACTCCAATCAATTGGCCTGAGTTCATTAGCACCGCACGTAAAAATCTTCGTTGGGATTTTCAGACAATTTCAGATATTGAAAATGCTCTGATGGATGCTGACGTGGATCGTAACGTTGCAGCGGAAATTGTTTCTCGCTGCAAACTATGGGTTATGCAAAACCCAATTTAATTTACCAATAGTGCTAACGTTCATAAGTTCGTTAGCCTAATTCCAACTGAGGAATGTACCATGAAAAGCAAAACCCTAAACGCCGTAAATAATGCAGTTAACAACGCAACGCCTGAAGCAATTGCAGAACTAGGCTTGCGCAAAGAGCATGTAAATTATTCGAGTGCGTTTGCAATCGGTGAACATGCGCAGTTAACGCTTGACGTGTTTGGTGATCTTCCGCTCGGACGTATTGAAGGAATTGATTTTACTCCGGACGGCATCAACTACACGGTGGCAATTGCAGTTAACTTTGGCACAAAAGAAAACCCTGAGTATTGTTTCCATAGTTTGCGTCCGATGATTGGCGTAAGCGAAAAGATTCTCAAGGCGCATGAAAATTCATTGGTAAGTAATCCGATGAAAGAAAGTATGCCAGAGTTGCCACACGCGGCACATCAAATCGGTGACACGGTTACGTTTGATCTACAGGATGTTATTGGTGAGTATAATCCTGCTGCAATCCCTGTTCTTATTTGGGGCGTTGCGTATGTCGCAGGAAAGATCATGTACGATATTAATATCACGGTAGATGAATATCGCGACACCAAAGGCTACAACGAAATCAACGAGCGTTGGTTACGCCATTCCATTGATCGTGTGGACGGGGTTTTCATTGAACCTGTCGGCGGTTGGGATGCTTTTTATGGAAAAGAAAAATCCAATAATTGATGGAGAAACAAATGAACAAAAAAGTAATCTTAGAAGGAATGGATTTCGGAAAAGCATGGTCAACTCTTCTTCAATCTAATGTTGAAGGATTGCAGCCTGGCCAAACTTTGATTCTGGATCGTGAAGGTTGGAACGGTGCCGATCAATATGTTCGCGTATTGGTTCCATATGCTCCGCATCCAAACGATTCTAAAGATGCCGATCCGCAAAATCCGTATTTCCGCATGGCTGATAACAACGCGGCTGCCGATGGAACTTTCGCGCCATTTGCTGTTATCAAAACAACGCAAAACAAAGTGTTCCCGTGGACTCCTTCGCAGGGCGATTTGTTTGGGCGCGATTATCGCATTTCTATTTTGGGATAAATCATGACAGGTTTCGGAACCGGAAAAAATAATAGCTACGTTGTTGGCGCAGTTAAATTCAACTTCAACGAAATGCTCGCCAACGGGCCAGAGTCGGATCAATTCTTCAGTATCGCTGCGCTGGATGTTGCCGATGCTCCTGCTGATGGCGAACCGGATCATCGCTACAACGATCTGAAAGAGCGTTTAGAGAAACATGTGTTGCCTAAAATGTTTCCTAACGGTCTTCCATTCTCGATCATTCACGGATTCGATTATCTGGTGTTGAATGCAAATATCGACGGGCATGATATGGCGATCTTCCCAGGCACGATCATTTACGTTCGCTCTGATAACTCTTACGGTGCGATTGTAACGAGCGCTGCTGTTCCTACAGTCAGTATCAATCAGGGTTTGATGGTGATTGAATGATCAAGTTCATCAAGCATGTTTTCAAAACTTTGATGTGCGAGGAACATGACTACACTTTGTTCCGAACTATTCATGGTGATGAAGCAAACTTTGCGCGTAGTGAGTGGCGCTGTAAATATTGCGACAAGCATGTTTACAGTCAGGTTCACAATGCGCTCGAACCGTTCCCGCCAAACGTGGCTTTTCGTTTCATTCGTTTTGTACTTCGAAAGTTTCGACGTGGAATCGGGCATATTGCTCGCGCCTGTCTGAACAAAGAAGATAAGGAACGTTTGGACAGAGAGTATCGCTATTTTCAGGAACTTCAAACTGCCGAAACTTGGCTGAGTGAATTTCCGCAAATGGTTGATGCTCTGCGTTACGTGCGGGTACACGTCCAGCCTCTGCGCAGGGATGACAGGGATCGTGAGGCAAGCCAGAGTATATCCAGCTACAGAGAGACTCTGAGAAGCCGCTACAAAAAACTGTAAATAATAGATAGGCTACTGGCATCCGTCGGTGGCCTATTTTACTTTCTGGAGGAAAAATGGAACTCAACGAAATTTCAAGTTTCAAAGAAGCGTTTCAAACTTTCGGCGGCATCCCGATGAACTCGTGCGTTGAAAGTGTTCACGTCGGCACACTGCAAGAATTTATCGAAGTCGCAGAAGCGGAAAATTCACGCGCATTTCTTTTGCCTTACTATGGCCTGAGTATTTTGCAGGACGTGACTGACTGTTTCGAAGTAAACGATCTACTTCTGGAAAGTCGCTTTGTTACTCCGGAAGCAAGAGCGCTGTTGGAATCGGAAGGTTGTGACACTGACGATCACTATCGCGGCGCAGTAAAATATATTGAAGAACTGCTGTTAGTATCGCGCACTCATTTTGATAAAGTACAGATGCACCACTATGATGACTTCCTGCTTTACTCCGAAGACGAAAACGGATATTGGGAATTCTGGTTCCATAAATCCGGTGACGGCAGTTGCACACGCGTAGAAAAATATATGCCGTTCGATCAGTGGGTGAAAGAGCGTACTCAAAGTTATATTGGTGTGTCCCACAAAGATTTGCCGAATGCCGTGTATGAAATTTCTGGTACTCGTTTGTTGAGCAAATTCAAATGGTAAAATTTCTACTGTTTCTGGTATTCTGTATTCCAGCATACTGGATCGCTTTCGGAATCGGTGCATTAGTGCTTGAAGTTTCCGACAACGTTTTTAAAGCTACGGCGGCGAATACCTGCGTGTTCGCTTTCCTGATGTTGGCTTATTATATTGTGGTGAAACGTCGATGAAAAAGTTTCTGTTTCTTGTGTTACTGTTGGCAGGTTGTGACCAACCGAGCGATATGAATTATTCTCAGGAACAGTTGGTTCAATACAACTGCAAGACGACGGGTGAGTATCTTGTAGACCGCGATACAATCATCATTGGCGCTGTTATTATGGAAAGCGAACCCTACAAAAAATATTTATATAAATGTTCATCCGGTGATCGCCTGTCTCGATATTTAATTCAAAAGGATTGATATGTGCGGCTCCTGTTCTAATACCTATTGCTCTGAATGCGGCAAGCCTGTTTATATGCGCAACTGCGAGCACTGCAAAGAAATTGACGATAACGAAGGATACGAAGATGAAGAAGAATCTGAACGATAAAGTTGTTGTGCTTGATAAAGATATTTATGTGCGTCTTTTAAATCTGGCTGGCATTGGGGCATTCGAAATTTCCCGTGAACCTGAATTTAAAGATCTGGCGCGTCACGCTCGTAAATTCAACCCACACTTGCAGCCAGCACACGCAGAGTTTGTTGCGGAACAAGATCAAAAACGTTGGTACGAACGTCACCAGTATCGCCGCGCTCGTCGCATTGTTTCAAATCGTAACGGTATTCTCCACGGACGCGATGTTAATGGCTGCGTAAAGATTGTAAAGTATCAGCGTGAATTCTATTTCCTCACGCACGACAAACAGGCGTTTCCAATTTACGTTACTGGATTTGCTCCTAACTACGGCAAGACGGGCGTGAAGATTCAGTTTATCGATCCGGAACACAAAGAACTGGCGCGTCAGTTTGGCAACGAAGTAGTTGCGAAAAACATCGCAGAAACGGTTGATGAAATTCCGGTGAACTACAAGCGCCATTATGTGAAAGTGGATTTGCGTACAGGTAATGAATGCTGCGCCGATCCGTGTGTGACGTTTGACAGCAAGTGTGAGAACTGCGGTAACGTGGAAGAAGATAAATGCTGCGAAAGCATGAGTCTTGACTACAAGGGCAAGTGTATTATGTGCGGCGATACCTCTGCGCAGATTGAAGTAGAAGGTGAAAAGAAGTGCTGCGAAAATGAAGACCGAACCGTTTGGGGCGATTGCGTTAGCTGCGGTGATAACTCTTCACAAATTGAAGTAGAGGGTGAAGAGAAGTGCTGCGACAATGAAGACCGAAACAATTGGGGCGGCGGTTGCACTAACTGCGGCGATCCTTGCCTGTAAGGAAAAGCGATGCTGAATAAAATTGTTGTTGGTGATTCACTTCACCACTTTGTTGACGAGCGGCAAAATAAACGTTCAGAGATTCTCGCAAATCGAGAGTTTGAATTCGTCCATGATAAAATCAATGTGCTCGTTGGTGAAAACGGTAGCGGTAAAAGTTCTTTGCTGGCAACAATTGCAAAGAAACTTATGGCGTACAATTTCGGTCACACGCGTCTGGATGATCGCCTGATTCGTTTCGCGGATGAATACTGGCAGAAAGAAGATAAGGATCGTTGGTACAGCGATGACGTGTTTATGTCTGACGTTAAGCTGGAAACAAGCGCGGATATTTACGGCACTTACGTTAGTGCTGATTGGACGCCGTGCGATGCTGTCGATTGGGCACACGCTCTTTGTTATGGCTTAGGCAAAGAAGCGACGGATCATTTCAAACGTGTTCATGACTTTTCTTCTGGTCAAGGTATGCGTAACGTTATCGAAAACATTTTCGAACTTATGGCGAAACCTAGTCCGGAACATTATTTCGATGACAACGTTTCGTGGTATCTGAAAGACAAAGAGCGTAACACGCATCTTGCGAAACGTGCGCAGAGTCTTGAGCCGCTACTGCCTAAAGCTGGCAGTAATATCGTTGCTCTGTTTGACGAGCCGGAACGTCCTCTTGATATTGGGGCGCAAGTTTTGTTCTGGAAAAATCTGAATAAGCTGGCGAAACTTCCACACGTTCAAATCATTATCGCTACGCATAGCGTTATTCCCTTAATGTCGCCTGACGATTTCAATTTTGTTGAAATGAATGATGGCTATGCGAATCGTCTTCTGGATATTGCCGAAGAGGAATTCAAACAATGAAGGCCATAAGCGTAAAACAGCCGTGGGCTTGGCTGCTGGCAAACGGTCACAAGGATATTGAAAACCGTAGCTGGCATACGAAACTGCGTGGGGAAGTTTTAATTCACGCATCCAAAGGAATGACTCGCGCAGAGTACGCAGAAGCGAAAACGTTGTGTGATTGTCTTAACGTGAAACTTCCGGCATTCGAAGAACTGGATCGCGGTTGCATTGTAGGCCGCATGGAGATTTTCGATTCCGTTGAGTACAGCGATTCACCGTGGTATTTCGGGCAGATTGGTTTCTGTGTACGCTTCGCAAAACCGTGTAAGCCTGTTCCCTTCAAAGGCCAGTTGCAATTCTTTGAAACTGGATTAGAGCGTAAAGATTTCAAGTGGATTAGAAAATGAAAACAGTCATTAGTTTAAGCGCACCTCAAATTTATTTCCACGGAACTAAATCACGTTTCAGTAAGTTCTCTGAGTATCGTCCTGCGTTCTTCACTAAGAGCCAGTATTATGCGGAACAGTACGGAAACATTCTGATCAAAGTTGAGTTGAACGTTAAGCATTGGTTCGATACCACAAAAGATCCTCGCGCTGTGGAAATTTTTAACGAGCATTTCATTACAAGTGATTTTGCTCCTGCTGGGATCAAGCCAATCAAACTTGGCGAAACGGTACACATGCGTGATGCTGACGAATTGTGGTCATATTTATCTGTGCCTGAATATCCCGCGCCGCATTATGACGGCTTGGTTGTAAGTGAGTCGAATATTTCCGGTCTGCATAAAGATCTGAAAGACGCTAATCTCTCTTACGTTCCTCTTGATGTTAAACAAATCAAGGTAGTGAAATGAGCGAACCAATTATTGATGAAGGTCTGTGGGATCGTTTACGCGATTGCCAAAAGCACTATGCACGTCTGCTGCATATGGACAGAAAGAATTTCGAGCGTCAATTTGAAATTCAAATGTCTAGTCCCGAACTTCCATATTCAAGTTTCGCATCGCTGTTTAATTTGGAAAGCTGGAATGCAAACAAAGATGGTACAGGCATAGAACTTACCGAACTGTTTAAAAACGGTTTGAGTATTGACGCTTCAATGCGTGTGTTTGGGAAACATCGTAACGCTGCGCCACCGAATACATTTTTCGATTTCGAATACAGCGACTCTGTTGCTCGCGCTCGTATCTTTGAACAACTAGGCATAGGCCGTATGTGTCCTAATGCTCGCGGTGAAGAAGGTGAACAAGGCACTGATGGAATTCCCTCTGTGCGCCATACCGTGATCGTAAATCCTTCTCCTATTAAACTTCCAGATTGGAGTAAAGAAATTTTGAAATTCCAAAGTGATGGTGTTGAAGTGGCAGAAGTGCAAGGGCCAGCCATTTCGCAAAGTGAACATGATCTGCATATGCACTTGATCGGTTCGATGTTCCAAACGTTCGCTCCTGAAATTCGTGATGCCGCAAAACTGATCGGGAACGAAGAAGCGATTGATGTTGTGTTGGATTCGTTAGGCGGAAGTCCGTACATGGAAAATCTCGATCCGCTTACTCCGGAACAGATTGCGATCCATAATCCTCCGGTGAAGCCTATGTATCGCATTCCACCTCGTCCGGAACCTAAACCGCGTTGCGAAGTTAGCAAGCGCAAATCAGTTGCTAAAGCTGCGCGTAAACGCTCGCAAGCAGGGAGAAAGAAAAATCGTGGATAATGATATTCTGAAAGTTTGTTTCGTCCTGTATTTCAGTCTAGGCGTTGCGTTTGCATTCGCTGAACTTGTCGAATTGCTGACTAACCGCTTGCTCTGCTATTTCACAAAAACGGAGTACGAATATCGTGGCAAATTTGTTTACGTTTATTCTCTTTGTGTTATCTTCCTGTGGCCTCTCGTCTTACTTTCGTTAATCATCCAGACGTGCTTTAAGAAAACATATGCGCGTATTCGTTTGTGGGTAGAGCGCGAACTTTTAAAAGGAAAACAGCGAAATGGATCAGCCTGACACTATCGGCCTCGCACTGGATTTGTTTCTTTGGATCTTAACTGCCGCATGTTTCTGTGTCGGTCTTTTTGCAATTATTGACGGCTTACGTAAGAAGGATTAATTATGGCAATGGGTAACTTTCAGGAACAACTTGAAAACGTCACTATTCATCATGTGATGGCTCGTGTTGCAGATTTAGGCGAACAGGCTTGCAAGAAAGAAGAGTTAAAGGCAATGCAAGTTTATATCTATAAAGGCGCGTCTGCTTGTGGTTCTGCTGTTTGGGTTGTTACTGATGTTCATCACGGCAACTTTATTAAAGCTGTAGTCGATGGAAACAACGACGAACTAAGTTTGAAGCATACAGTACGTTGCGATAATACTGGCAAACTTTCTCTGGTACTATGATTTTCTTTCGTGCAACCGAAGTTGTGAGCATGAGGAACGGCAATAAAAACTTCGATATACGTATAGACCGTGAAAGCAAGTGGGGCAATCGTCACTACATGAAAGACGATTCAGTTGCTGAACGTGATCGAGTTTGTGACGAGCATGAAAAGGAATTGTGGCAGAAGATTGATGATGGCTATATCACAATCTCTGAACTGGAAGAACTTTATGGTAAGCGTTTAGGTTGTTGGTGTAAGCCTAAACGCTGTCACGGTGACGCGCTGGCAAATGCTGCTGAGTGGGCGCATAACCTAATGAACATTCTAAGGCGACTTAGAAAAAGGAAAAAGAAACGTGCAAAACAACGTAAGCATTCTCGAAAACAGTCAGTGCGTAAAATGTAAGTGGCCTGTTATTTTTCTGCTGTGCAACGCTGAACTGTCTAAAACTTTCCCGTATCGCAATTTCGACTATTGGGAATATTGCTCAAACCCTGACTGCAATTTCCATCGCGGCGAAGGTGTGTATAGCGCTAATGGTCACGCAAGTTTTGTAACTCCAAAAGAGAAGAAAGAGTAATGAGAAATACGGCAGAGCATTTCTACGATGAAGTTATGGGCGTTATGTCCAGCTACGAGCGTGACGGTAAAAACTTACGCCAGCATCTGAAGGATGGTTTTGAAAAGTATCTGACGCGAAATCAAGGCAAGGTTCCACACAACGGAGTTCCTTTCGAAGAATTCCTTACGTGGCTTCCTCTTATTCATGAAGAGAAGCGCGACGAAAAGTTTTACCAAATGATGCGTGATATATTCGCGCTTTTCTTTTGGGATTACTCGCGAATCAAAATAAACATTCCGGAAGAACTTAACGAACATGTGATGCAATCGGATGCACCGAAAGTTATTCCAGTAGAAATTCTCCGCCGTTTTCCGCACTGGACGCAGTGGATAAGTTTGAATGCTTTATTCTCTGCGCAGAATGGATCAAACGATCAGGCAATGGTGGAAGGGGCGTTTGTAAGTTTCCTGACTGAAGGAAATAAAAACTTTCTTTACTGCATTGTTGAATATACGATTATTGATCTGGTTGCAGGTACTCGCGATAACAGCGCGTGGGTAAGTTTCAAACTGGATTTAGATCAAGACTTCGGATTGCGTGAAGATAAAACTTATGCACCAGTAACTTCGCTCAATGCCACCTCTCTGGAAGTTCTGGACAACCATCGACGCATTATTGAAATGACGCAAGAGCACTTAATTAAAAGTTTGTTGTTTGTTGCGTCGATGGAACCTGCCGATTCTTCTGAAAGTAAATTCTCGCGTCCTGCTCCGCGCCGTAAAGGTCGCAGTTATAAACTTCAGACCAAAGGAGTTTCAAAAGAAGTTACGATTGGCCAGGAGTATTTAGAAATAATTCGTGAGTTCAACGAAACTGTAAATAGAGAAGGTGGGAGTCGAAAAGCACATATTCGCTGTGCGCATTGGCATCGCTACTGGACAGGTGCAAAAGCAATTCAGAAACTTATTCTGAAATGGATTGCTCCGTGTATTGTTTCAGGAACTTCAGAAGAATCTAACGGAAAATAAAAATATGACCGAATCCGAATCTCGTATGTACAATCAGGCAATTATTTTTGCCGCCGAAGCACACGCTGGACAAGTTCGCAAATACACTGGCGAACCGTATGTGCTGCATCCAATCGAAGTAGCAGAAATTCTCCGTCGTCATGATCGTCCTGCATCTGAAATTGTTGGCGGTGTGCTTCACGATGTTGTTGAAGATACCAATCGTACCCTGAAACAAGTTAAGTTTCATTTCGGTACTGTGGTTGGCGATCTGGTTAACGGTGTGACGAACGTTGCCGAAGATAAAAGTGTTCCACGCGTGGATCGCTTCTGGCAAAACGTTGCGCATTTGGCTGAACAGTCTGAAGGAAGTCATAACATCAAGTGTGCTGATATTATCAGTAACCTGAAAAACTTCCCTCGTAATGATGAAACAAAACTCGTTAGCTATTCAGTGGAGAAAGTTATCGTGTTGGATCATCTTTATCTGGCTGATTCAAACCTGATCCTCGAAGCGAAAGAAATCATTTCGAAAGGTCTGGTTGGAGTCACTGCTGAATTCAACCATTTGCGCGGTATCATCGAAAAAGCGCGTCCTCAATATATGGGATAGCTATGTTTCAACGTTTCGGAATCGACCAACATACCACGCTGCAAAAGATCAAAAAGCGAGCGCGTCGTGCTGCACAATATCAACTGTCTTTAGGCAAGAATGATGACTGTGCTGCGGTGCATATTTACTCGCACGAAATCGAACCGAAACTTTTTGCTATGTCCTTTGAAGAACTGAATGCGCAGACCGTTTGCGCAATTCTTCTTGTACATGCAGAAGTTCTTAATTTTGTTCGTAAGAACGGAAGAGTGTTCGAAGTCGTGGACGGCGTAGAAATTCCTATCGGTAGATTCAGATCCGATAGTGCGCCAACAAATAATGTTGTTCCAATAGGAAACCAAAAATGGAAAGTAAACTAAAGCAAATCCTTGATGGACTGAAAGAGACTCATGAAGTCACTGTAGTCCAGTGCTTCTCTGAAGTGCGTGTGCCTCCTTCGTGCAAATTCTTTTATATGTGCGGAGGCATTGGTCAGAAACATTTCTTCGGCAAAACGTTTTTAAAAATAATAAAGCCGTTTAAGAAACTCGTTGTCTATATCAACAAAGACAATTGCTCGTATATTGCGTACTGAGGTTAGCATGGAAGCGAAACTTATTTATAAAACCGCGTCGTGCAAAGCGGAATTTGATGTTGCTAACCTTGTTGTTCGTGCTTATGCCGAAGGTGCTGGTTTAGTTGCTGACGTAATCTATACGTACAACAATAAGCGCGTATTAAAAACTTTCCGTGGAACTAATCCACAACGATTGGCAGAGGATGCTGCTGATTTCGTTAATGACAATATGCTGGATAGCGATGTTATTCTGTGCGTTAATGAATTCCCTGCGCAAACTCGTACAATTGCAGAGTGCGCCGAACGATTCAAAAATGCTTTCGTTGCTGAAGTCGATGCCATTACTGATACGGCTCGCTCTCTGCGCGACGAAAAGTTACGCCAGAAAGAACGGCATGATCGTATCTTTGCGCCATACACTGCGACTCGCCTTGAGCGCCAAAAGAAACTTATCTTTGGTGAAACGAATGAGTGAGAAAAAGCAGGTAGTTGTTTTGGGCGCATGTATGCCGAGCGGAGTTGGTAAGGCGCTGATAGAATCTCTCAAGAACACTGTAGAGATTCTTCCGGCAAAGGAAATTAATCCGCTTACCATCTTTGACCTACAGAATGCTCGTCGTGACGTTCGCGATCCACGCAAGAATTTTAAATCTGTAAACAAACCAGTAAGAAGAATCAATCGGGGAAGACGATGATCGGAATTGGTTTCGAACAACGTATTAGTGACAAGCCGCTGAGTAAGGAGGAATATTATTTAGCGGGTGTCATGTTGGGATTGGGCTGTTTGCGCAGTGAGAATAACGGGCATAAGTTTAGAATCTTTCATCTGCTGGAAGATGCAAAGACTGAGGAAGAGATCGCGCTGGTCAAACGTTATCGCGATATGGTTGATGCTCCTGAGTGGAAAGAAACAGATATCTTCTGGATTGAAGAAGAGAATGCTCCATTAGGTGCGCAGCAAGTTCGTACTCTGTTCCATCATCTTCAGCGTGAAGCAATCCGCAAAGGATATTGTGATCAGCCTGTAGCAGAAAACGAAATCTTCAAACAGTTAATTGCACTGGATATTGAAATCCTGTCTATTGAAACTGCGCGTGAACAAATACGCCAGCTTGCAAAACAAATGGAAGGGCAGTGGGGAACAGAAAGTATTCGCTTTCTGTTCACTGAACCTGAAGCGTTTCGTGAACAGAAAGGTAACGGAAATTTTGCCAGCATGAACCGTCGCCAGTTTTATAAACAGAATCACAATCCGAAAATGCAGCGCATGACGCAGCGACAATTCAGGAGAAAGATGTGAACCTTGCAAACAGTATTGGCAGTGATGAAATGCAGATTGTGCATGATCAAACCGTAGACCGTATTGCGGAACTCATGTACATGGGCGAAATTCCAATGCCTCGCAACAATGCCGAGTATTCAAAACTAATCAGCGTTGAAATCAAACATGTAGATGCTGCTATGTTTGAAAACGCTACGCACTTCATTGCTATGATTCCTTCCGGACAGAACCTGTACGCAGTGTACAGCCATACAATGTCCAGAACGGAAATAGAAGCGTTTGATAGTTACGCCGAATGTATGCAGCACGGTGTTCGCAAAGTTGTGGAAGAAGCTGAAGAGATTATTGATCTCGCCGTTGCTGAAGCGCACACAAAGTTTCGTGAACGTCTGTGTGTTCCTCCACTATTCCTTCTTATCACTAAGAAGAAAACTGTAAAGTCATTATACAAGTGGCTGACTGATAACACGACGATCACCGAAGGGATTATCGCTGGCATTATTTCTCTTACTGAGAATATGCCGGATGAAGAAAATGAAATGTGTTTCCTTCGCATAGAGCATGAGCGAGTAATTCCGTTAACGAATTCCTCTTTCACCTGTTCGCGCGGAGTTGTGTTTGACTTCACTCCAATACTGAATTTCGCTTCTTCGTTCTTGCGTGAAAATATTCCTGCGCAAGATAGCGTGATTCGTTACCATAAACATAAACAACTGGTAGAAAGGTACGGTAAATGACAACTGAAAAAGCACGTAAGAACGAACGCGTAGAACACGCTCGCGCAAAATCGAATGCAGGTAACGCAACTATTGTCGGCAGTATTCCAAAAGAAAAACTGGCTGAAGCGGGTTCGCGTAAAGCGTCAGGCTCTCCGCGCACTGTTGCTGCTCCGGCAATTAAAGCGCCTGTGCGCGAAAGTTCTCCAATTGTTTCACTGGCAATGTTGAACGCACAACTTTCTGACTCTGTTCATCTGCTGGCTGAAGCGCTGCGTAAAGTTGGTATCTTCCACAACGGTCTGGTTTCCGATACGCTGTACGAAGATATGGAAGCGCATCTGACTGCACTGCGCGATCTGCACGGTCAATACGGCGCAACGGATGAATCCGCTATCTCTGCGCTGCGTTATGCTGCTGATACTTTAGGTCGCACAAGCTACCTGCTGGATCTGTACGTTAACGGTAACGACGAAACAGATAAGAAACTGTGCGGCGCTGAAGACCGTTGCGAATATGCTGCGGATCGTATTCTAATCGGTCGTTCGGTTGCATCTGTTTATGACAACCTGAATCAAAACTTCAGTAACTGCCGCTCGAATCTGGACAACATTTCGTGGGCACTCTTTGGTCACGAAACTGAAAACGAAACTGCTTCCGGTGCATCTTCTGATAACGGAATCATCGGTATCGTCTACATGCTGGACGTGGCGCTGCGTAAGATCGAAAACATGCAGAACACTGTTCAGGCCGTAACTTATCGTATCAACGAAACTTTCTAAGGTAGAAAATGACTTCTAAAGCAAATGGTTCAAAAGTTCAGAAAAATCCGACTACTGGACGCTTCGAAAAGGCTCCTGCGGAAAACACTTCAGCAAAACTTCTGACTGAAGATTCTATCGGAAGTGTTGCGCCGCATCGCCAACGTCAGGCAGACGCGAACATCGCAAACCAGATCCACGAAAAAGCAGACAACGTTTTCAAACTTTCGCTGGCGCTGGAAAACGCTTTCTTCAATGCAGGTATCGTTATCGACACACCGCTCAACGATTACTATTCTGAAGACGAATGCGCTGCGGATGATAGCGATTGCCCTAGTCCTGTTGATCCGTGCCCGTACAGCGGCGCTAAAGGCGCAATCTTCGACGGTCGCAATTTGTTTAATCGCACACCTCGCGCAATGACCGTTGTTCGCAACGAATCCATGAACGCGATTTCAACGCTGAATTATGTTTTGGCGCGTGGTGTATATGCGATGAACGGCGATACCAGTAACGTCGATATGATCAACGCTCACGCAAGCCGTGACACTTCCGGTTACTCCGGTTGGTCTGAAACTGAATCCGGTTTCGCTGATGCAACGAACAATACGCGCAATCTTATGTCTACGCTGAGTGAATTGCTGTTTGCACACGATACCAATTCCGGATCTGAAGAAGCCGACGCACAAGCGCTGGTAAGTATGAGCCTGAAAGATCATCTGGATAACGTTTCTGAAGTGCTGACTACTATTCACGCTCACGGTGAATGGCTGTTAGGTGATATCAGAACAAATCTGGAATAAGAAATAAAAAAGGGAAGCCGAATGGCCTCCCTTTTGTCGTTTATAGAGCAAAACCGACTGCAATTAAAGCTATCACTCGCGTAATAGTTATTTGCAAATCTGCTGCTCGTTGTTCGTTAATCCTCGCCTCACGCTCCGCACTTAAATCCTTCGCTAACGCATTAGACCTAAGTTCTTCAGCCTTCGCCAAATCTAACAATTTGTTTCGTTCGTCGATAGTACGGTTAAGAACCGCAACCAATGAATTAACTTCACTGGTACGATCTTTTGCACTCGAATATAGCTTGATTAAATCAGCCATACCTTTGTTATCGAGCACCGCAACTTTCTTCTCTTCGATCTCTTTCAATGTTATTTTTGGTTTCGCGGGAACATCAACTTTCTCCCACGTAAGACTTTCAACACGCGGAATAGATTGGATGGATGTTTTAGAACTATCGGGAATTTCCGGCAGACTATTACATCCAACCAATACGAAAGCGAGAAGAAGAATTATCTTCCTCATAGCTTGTTATATTCCTCCGCAAGCGCATCCATATCTTTATTCTGATCGACAACTGTTTCAGGTTTGCGAGACTCATTCAGCTTACTAACAGATTCAGTAACTTCATTCGCCGCCTCTTTCTGACGCGCGATAGTCGATTCACGAATCTTTTCTTCGGCTTTCTGTAGCTCGCTAATCCCTGTAGAAGTTTTGCTGCGTGGGCGAACCAAATAAATGGTAACTAACACACCAACAACGCCTACGAACCAGAGCCAATATTTTTTCAGCGTTTGCATATGTCTCTCGCTATTCTGTTTTTGCGTTTGAGTCGTTTGCGTTGCTACGTGATGATCCGTTGTTGATTAGGTTTTCAGCCATAAACGCAACGGAGAAAAACGTAATGTGATTAGTTTCGCCAGATCCGATCAGGTTAACGAAAAGGCCAATACTAACGAACACGCTCGCTACAGTAGAGAACGGATTGTTCGTCCAGTATTGACGCCAATCTAAACCTTCACGTTTTGTCTTTTGAACATAATTAACAAGAACGCCGCCTACCCAAGTGCAAATATAACCGAACAACTGGAACCAATCGTAGTGTTTAATTACGTCTTGCACATCAGGCAACATATTTACTACCTCTTAGAGTTTGCTGTCATCAATTTTCCCCTCTTTGTACAGCGCCAGTTTGCGAGCTTTCCACTTGTCAGAAACACGAGTGAAGAAAGCACTCATCTGATCCGCGTCCAATTGAGCGGGACTATTCACTCCGTAAGTGCTGAGTTCCTCACGGAAAAGAGTTTGATATTCTTCCTGTAACAGAGACAGGTCAGCACTTAGGGAAGTAAATTCTTTTGCTGCTAAAGCGACTTCGATTTGCATAGTATATTCCTTTGAATTTTATCTTAACTGAATTCTTAAATTAGCAATAATAGGAACCTTGCTAAGATCTATTGGGGAAGTTTGAGTTGCTTCCAAATTGCCGCCGACAAGTTTCAAATCTGCTGTACTGTCTTCATTGCCTACAGTACCAAGAGCGCAGAAATAAATTTGGTTCGAGCCGGTTGCTGCCGTAGGAACGGCGTTTCCATTTAAACTTAAATATCCAGATCCGCTTGTAAAAGCAATTGCGAACCAAGTTGGAGTACCTGCGCGGTGAATGCGAGCCTGACGTGTTGCCATCGGATCGCTTTCTTTTCCTGTATATGACGGGTTAGTTAAACCTACGTCCGTCATGTTCAGAATGAATTCGAGTTCAGATTTTCGCGAAGGACGAATAATAGATTCGAATCCAAGTTTCCACGCAACCGATCCCATATACTGAGATTCGTGCGGATAAATAACGTTATGCAAACACGCCTGACGCGGCGCACCTGTTTGACCTGCGGCAAAACGGGCTTTAATTGTTGCAGCATCCGGCATAACACCATCGAAAAACATAAGTGCTGCGACCATGTTTGCCATTGTTGAGCCGCCACTTTGTTTACGAGTTCGTTCGTAAACAGCGGTACGAGCACTTCCAGGAACTAATCGCATTAAGAAGCCTCCACCACATTTGAATCGAAAGCAATTCGACAACTTTGCAGATAAGGAATTGCTGCGGTTCCTGATACGGTATCCGAAACAGTTACGTCCGTTCCTATATCAAGAATAATTCCGATATAGTTATTAATGAGCGGATTGTTTACGTTCGCCACACTGGTTCCCATCAGGGGGCCATTGAATCGACACAAAACAATTTTATCAATCGTTTCTTGTGCAAACGCATTTTCCTTCGGCACAACTTTCCAAACATACGTACACGCAATTGTTGCGGCAGTCTGAGAAGTGTAACGAATATAACGCGCAGAGAAATCGAAAAGTTGAACGCGACTATTGGCAATCGTGAGTTGAGTCCACTTTACACCATCCACACTGTATTCAATTTTTGCCACGTTATAGTTTGTAGCAGCAAAGGCCAAGCATGAAAGTTTACGGAAATTAAATACTGTTCCGTAATCTGCAATCATAACTCCCGGACTGTCTCCTATGCTGGCATTGAATGCGGAAGCCAGCGCAGTTTCATAAGGAGTTGACGGATAGTAGCCAGAATAGTTTCGGATCGCAGCCCAAAGATATGTCGCCTCATATGTAGCATTTGGATCTTGAGGATAAACAGAAACTGGATACGCATCTTGCAGAAGAATATCATCAAGTGATCCATCTTGATAGAACTTCGCACCGTATCCGGAATATCCACTAATCACTGCGCGTTGCGAAAGCGTTTGGTTTCCTGCGGTGATTCCTGTTGTACCCGTTGCAATATCTAAAAGACTTACTGCACGAACGTGTTTCAAATCTTCTCTGATATCGCCAGTGGGTTCCTTCCCACTGACCATATACATTGCCGCACAAATATTGCTTTGATTGAGAAGATCAAAAACGCGTTGTCGAATAGGTTTCATTTCGACAAGCATAATGATTCCTTAGTATTGAATGTTAAGATCCGTCATTCGATAACCCTGGCCGATAACGATAGATCCGCCAACAAGTTTCAATTCCGCATCGCTATCTTCATTTCCTACAGTACCGATCATGATTTCATCCACTGCGGTTCCGGAAATGAATGCTGCCCACGTACTCGCATCTGTACCTGCGGCACTTGTACGTAACGCAATAAAGAATGTCGGAGTTCCGTTTGCTGCGCCGATCAAATCGGTTGTTACTGCGGTGAAGTTAATATTGATCTTACGCGTCTTTGTTCTGTCGCTTGCGTTCTGCCCAATCGTAACAGTAGGCTTGCGTCCATTCGCAGTTGTATAGTTTTGACAACCTAAAAACTGCGCAGACGTTACGCCGAGCGCCGCCATAAAGTTTGCTGGCGTGATCGCAAAGTTTTGAGGCACGGTATCAGGAACAACCAGATTCGGCATCACACCAGTAAACAGACCAACTTTGCATTGAACGTTGGCTGATGTTGGTGTAAAAATATCATAGATGCTTGCGAGAATTTTAGCACCAACAAAATCTTTATTGGAAATCATAATGCCTCCAGTTCAACTACAGGTGGAATGGTTGTGAAGAACGGAGGATACAGATCAGTTCCCTGTTCAAAGTCCAATCCGTTTGGTAAGAACAAATCAAAGTTAGGGATTTGTTTCGGGTCGTCAGTAACCGAGTACGCACTCATTGCGACCTGTCGATCATCCATGATGTTATATTGAGTACCGAGAATCGTGTTACACGTTGATCTATTATCCAACGTGTTCATATCAAACACTGAGTTGTTACGTGCAAACGGCGTCAAAATCATGTAACCGATTTTTCCGAAAGTGCGCGGAGTTCCTGCAACATATTTACCCATGAAGCGAATTGTGCCAGGATAAACTTGCATTGTAGTTGAGTTACGGCGCAAACGGAAATAACGCGCCGTAACTTTTGCGCCTGTGTATGTAATTGGATAAATAGTTGCGTCTTGTCCATCTGATGCTGAAGGATTGAATAGTGCCGATACATCAGTCCACACACCAGCAAGCTGTGCCTGAAGAGTTACTTGATACATTGGGTTTGCTGCTGCTGAAACGCTGCTGCAAAGTTTCATGTATCCTGTGATTTCAACATCCGCACCGAAATCAAATTCAGCAATAATTGTTTTAGTTGCGTCCGTAGGATCAACATCAGGAACAAATACGCCAGCGGTGGTAGCCATCAAATTGGACGCTACTTGAGCGTCCGTGGTGCGCCCCATCGCCACCATCGCCCACATGTTTGTAATCTGCATAGAAGGATAGCTGTTTTCAATGTTCAGATCACGGAAACGGCGAATTTTAGTTTTCGGTAGAACTTGTTTGCCGTAAATTGTATCGACTTCCTGCCAAGCACTATACAGAGGCCAATTTTTTACTGCATCGTAGCGACTCATTGGCTGCATGATAGTTCTGCCGCCTGTGCTATATTGGCCGTTAATATAAGGGCGCATGGTAAGACAGTTATTCATTATGTCTTGAATATCCATCGAATCAAGCTGCGACTGTGTGGGGAAATCGCCTTCCATAAAGTACGCCATGAAAATACTTGTAGCGTATGTGCGGCGCTCTTGTAAGTCTAAAAGTTTCATACGTCCTCGCTGATTTTAATGCGGAGTCGATCCACACTAGTATTAATTTTGTAGGTTCCGTTTCCGTTGTTCACCAGTGGCACGCCCATATTCAAAAGATCTTGATAACTCATTTCGAATAAATTGGTTACGCTTGTGGACGTGGTAATAGTGCCAGCGGATTGGCTGATAATTCCTGCCAGAATCGAAGTGAAGTTAACAGTGCCTGGCTGGTTGGTATACGTGAAATCGAAATTTAAATATCTTCCCGTATACTCCTGATTGATTCGCGCACACGCCTGAGCGGTACTCATTCCCGTGAGCGTAAGATCTGGACGCAAAGTTTTCAGAGTGCTTATCAGCGTTTGGGTTGCGAAACTATCTCCTAATTGGCCGTAAATATTATGCCAATCGTCATCCGTAATTGTGCCGCCCGTAACCGCGATAAAATAAACATCCATGCCGCGCGACTGTGAGAAGTCTAAACGTTCATCCCGCGCTTCAATACTATAATCAAACTGCCATAGACCAGTTGTGATGTTCGCACTGTTTGCCGCAGTCCAATCAATCTTCTGACGAATGTTTCGCATTGCCTTTGAAACAATCATTAGATTCTCCTGTTATTAAAACGAATCTTCGGACAATACAAAATGTTTTCTGCATCAGAGGCGAGCGCTCGTAGCGTGAAAGGTTTTTGCGTTGCGTCGTTTCCGTGTCCGAGAACTTCCGCGAAGTAAGGAATTAACGGACTCTTTTCAAAGTCACCGCAAACACGCGTATTCGTATGTGCCACAACAACCCAATTACCTAACGCCGGAGGCGCTGTGTAATCAGTTACGTCAGTTAGTAACGTAATTGGCCCCATCGTTGTGAACGTTCCGGTAGCAAAAATGCGGAAACGTTTTGCGGTTTGCGGATTCGATGCAACGTACATTGTCGTATCGCCATACATAGGCGACCATGTACCTAACGAAGTTTCAACGCCCTGATCGTCAATTGCGTTAACGGTATAAATAAACGAAAGACCGTTGCGTTGAATATGAGTCAGACGAACCGGATTATCAAACTCAACAATAATCGATCCTAAGCCAACTGTTTCAGGACGAAAATCTGCATCCGCCAAGCAGTTACCTGCGAGCAACTGAGTTAACGTGCGCTTGCTTGTTGCGGTTTCTGTAATGCGGTTCGGCATAAGAGCGCGATAATTCACGCCCCATTGACGTTTATAGAAACTCACGCCCTTGTAAAAGAAATTAGCTTGTGGAACAAATTGAACAACGTTTGTTTTCACAATAAAGGAGGCTAATCCTCGCGCAACACCAATACTTTTGTTGTAGAGATCTGCGAGAGAATCTTGTTTGAAAATTTGCGCGATAGCACTTTCATCTGCCGGAAGATCTCCAGGCATAATAAATGCCGTCCACGCCGCGCCCGTAAATGGATGGCGCGACTGTGCAGTTTCAGATCCTACCCACGTATTGTTTCGCAACCCAAACATACTTTGAGCGCGAATATGTGTGTCGATGATTTTCATTATCCGATGTGTCCTCCAACTGGCACAAAGTTATAATCCGGTTCCTTCAAACTTATTTGTGTTACGAGAATATCAACAATCGGATTATCTTGAGCCACGTATTGAATCGAATCTGCTTGTGGAGCAAATGGGGTTATGCTTTTATAGGTTCCATCCAATCCAGTAGCTTCCGTGCTGGCAGTATTTGAAGCAGCCATACTGAAAACTTTCTGCCACAATGTTTTTGAGTACACTGCATTGTCTGGATAAATCTTTCCGGTCTTCGCACGAAGTTTCATGCTAGGCATAAGGAACGTGCTGAAAACATCCGGAGGGTACACTTTAAAAGTTTTGCGAACGATCAACTTACGCAGAATAAGATAGTTCAGCGTGATATAGTTCGGATAGATTTGTTTGATCTTTCCTTTGAACGTTCCCCACACCAAACCATTCTTGATAAAGTATGCGCTATCATACGCAGGAATATCTACAATCATATTTTTCTCCCTGCATTAGAATAGTTGTTTGACAGTCATGTTGAAAATTCTTCCATTCGAATTACTCTCACCCGCAGGTGCTTCGAATTTCCCCATTCTGCACACAACCGCATTACTTAGATCATACGCCAAACTGTACTGCACTGGAGTTGTAAGAGAAGTATCGCTATAGGCATACAATGGAAGTTCTACGTTGTTGGCATAAATTTTTGTAATACCGTTGATTCGTTTTATTGTAATTGGAACAGATCCAAATCGGCCAGGAGCCGTCATGAATATTTCAGACGTGGTTGTTCCTGCGCGTTCTAAGTAGAACCTAGAGGTATACATACCAGTCGAAGCATATCGAACAGAAAGTCCATCCACTGCGACTGCGTTTGATCCTAACTCGCTCGTCAAACACAACAGCCCTGTGCGGACTCCACTGTCAGCATCGGCACATGAAAAATCAATTTGAAAATCTTTCGTACCTATTTGTCTAACAAGCTGAACTGCATAGTCGTTAAAGGCAAGCCAACGCGCTTCACCGTAGCTCTGCCGATACCAAATAGCGCCGATATCAAGCTGGGTGAACTTAACAAAATCCATTGCAGTGAATTTCAATTTGAATGCCGCAACACTTACAACGCTTCCGATACCTGTAACGTCAACGCTTGTTCCGGTCGTCACGCTGAGAAGTTTCACGTCCTTTCCAATTTCAAAAACGAAAGGAGCAATACCGCCCAAAATAACGTGAGTAGGAGTACCCGCTGCTCTACAAGTGATATTGCATTTCGAGAAACTTAAAATGTCATGTACCAAATTTCGAACACAATCATTTCCGGTTCCAAGCAACACGCCGAGATCACTTGTAAGACGCGAGGTATCAAAATAATAACCTGAGCCTGAAGGTCTTGTGTTGAGACAAGCTAAAAGATCTTGCTCTGTTTTTCCTTCTGCCAGAGAAATAACGTAGGCCGCCTTATCGTCGCTCGCTGATCCTAAAATACGGGAAAGCTGAGGAACGAAACTCGCGTCATAGAGTTTGTATTCCACGTTGTCCTCACTTTATTTTTTCGCTGTTACTTTAAATGTTGTGTAGTCCAGCTTCAGATACATTCGTTTAGTGCCTGTTTGATCTGTGTGCCAGCTTGAAGCAACCTGACCCCATGAGGCAGAAATGATTGGGCAGATTTTGTCTGTACCAATAATACCAGCACCACCGCAAGGGCCAGAATTATCTGGATGTGTCCACAAGCGAATAGGATCTGTCATTGCGGTAACTTGTGACCAAGCAGAACTTCCGGAATAAATATTTTTATTTCCGAGCGGAGTGTTAACTGGAATTGCTTCGCCAACTGCAATTTGAGTTTTACTGCTATCGAAAGTGTTGGCAATCAAATATGCGCCGTAACGAGAAACCCAACCTGCGCAATCTGAAGTAAACATCCACTTATCAGAATTGTTTAATACGGGAGTAGGCCAAGCAGGACGTTCCGGATCGTTCAATTCGTTGTAAGGAACAAAGTTAAATCCCTTCTGCGTCATGTCACGCCAACTTCTGTCTGCCGTTCCTGAACTTGTCCAGTTAGCGATAAGCATATACTCTTCTGCGCCAACTTTCTCAACATACACATTGTTTGATTCGCCTGTAGAAACATTCTGGAGCGTGTATATGCCAGAACTGTCAATAGTAACTCCAGGATTAGACTTTTTTCCTTGCACCATTTGATAGTTACGAATGGTTGCTTTCGGATAAGCATCGCTTCCATATGGCCCTCTGATTTGAGCGTTAGGAATAGAGCAAGCCTTATTGGAATGAGTGAATTGATCGACAAGAACATCATCAATATAAACGCTATGAACAGAATTTCCATTGTATTCATATCGAAACTTCACAAATTCTTTTGAAAGAAGTTTGCTGTAGTTAGCCCAGCCGCGTGAGATTACTGTGCCTTGCTGGTTGTTCCAAATACAGAAACCAGTTTCATTGCTGCGATCAAAAGACAGAATGAATCTATCAGTGTAGCTGGTATGAATCTGAAGCATATTCATTTCAGCGTGTGTAGAAATATCATCCTGTTTATAGTCAAACTCAATATAGAATGCTTTCGTAATGTCCAGCGTAAAGTTAGCGGCAGGAATTGTTATTGCACTATTCAAGACACTTGTAATACTGCCATCCGGATTAGCCACCCATCCAGAATTCGTAAACGGAACGCCGAGATAATCCGTAACAGGAACAGAAGAGAAGCGAGAAGCATCAAGTGCAAACGTTGCATTAGGATCAATCCAATCCAGCGCACTGCCATCAGGAATATATGTTGTGGTTGCGGTACGAACTTGAATCACTTCAACAAACTCACCAGAAGAAACAGAAAGCGATTCAACTTCAATTAATTCTCCGCTACCTTTCACACCAACTTTCGTTGCCATCAATCGAATATCGTAGTTGCCTACTGCAAGCGCACCGTTGTTGCTATCAGGAATAACCAGAATCGCATGACCAATATTTTTCGTTACTGGTGCTGTGCTTTTATCTCCAATACTTACAGGCAATGTTCGACGAGCGTTTGCGGTTCCACCAATGCGAAGAATATCGGTTGTGATCGGAGTAGTTGCTGCGTTGGTTGCTACGTTAATTGGAACAGTTAGTGCCGAGTTAGTTCCGATTGTAGTTGAACCTGCCGTGCTTGATTGTGCAATAATATTTAATGCACCTGCAACGCTTTTATCTGGAGTGTCAGACAGAGCAGCGTCGAAGGTAATCAAACGATCAAAAACTAAATCGCAAACCGTAGCAATCTGACCGTTAGTGTTGCCGACGAAATCTGTCAGTGTACGCACGGCGTTGATTGGAAACCCAGGAAATAATGACAGCGACAAATGCTGTTTCAGTTTTTTATTTCCGGTCATCAGGTCAACCGCGTAGGCTGCATCAATATCCATCGCGCTTGAGCTTGCCGTAGTACGACGCGGAATAATATTTTTCGGATAGTGAATCGTTACGCCAAGTTTCGGATCATATACACTGCCCGCAACGGCTTTAACGCCGTGGGAATATGCTTGATGGAACATTAGACCGTCGGATGTGGGCTGAAGAACAATTCGCGAAACAGCAACACTATCGGCAATCAGTTTGCGTTGATCTAAAAAGTATTGCGAAAGATCGTCAGGAATATTGCCTTCGAAGAAATACGCTTCGACTTCAATTCCTGTATTCCATGTTGCGGGAAGTTGCGCCACGCTAAACGGTAAAAGATTGCTTCCTAAAAGTCTCATTAGAATTCCTCTGAAACACGATTGATTGTCGCGAAGAATTTACCACCACGTAAATTCGCTTCACTCAAAATAAGATCCGCATTGCTTCCTTCTTTACCGATAGTCAGAACCAGAAAACCACCGTAAGGAGTTGATGCAATATTGGTGTTGATTACGATGCAGTTGTATGTTGACAGAAGGTTATCTAAATTCTGCGCCCACGCACACTGGAGAGTTGTTTTTACACGAAACTTGAGTTTGTTGCTGCGTGTATTCATCCAAGTAATAGGATACGTGTTTGCGATAACTGTCATTGCCAGTGAAGCAGTTGCACCGATTGCAGCCAGCGCAGTTCCCTCTGTAACAACAATATTTTCAGGATCGGGAAGTTTGGCGAACGCACACGAGTTAAGAATATTTTCAAGACCGTACTTAACAGGCGGTTCGTTTGGATCGCGTTGCCCTTCGTCTGGAACAGGCACGTTTGACACATATAAGGGGATACGAATTATTTCCACGATTATTCTCCTTTGCTCTGTACAAATTATTCTGAACAGGCATATGCGGAATTTTAAAGTTCAAATATTGCGACTAAATCTTTCTTAGCACTCGTCTGAAGTAATACTTGTGGAATCTAATGCTTCACTTTCTCTATTTATCTTTTTTGCACCCACGCTACAGAATCTCATGTTGTCTCTCCTTATAAATTGAGAACCGGAGTTAAGACCGCATAGTTAATTGCATTCGCCAATTGCACTGTAGGAAGTGTGTTTGGATCTTTTGATCCGGTCTGAATTAAATCGGTTCCGAAATCACGAATAACAATATTATTCTTTTCTATATCACGATAACCGACCGCGCTGAAACCAAGTTCAACAGTTTCATCCGTTCCCGCCAAAGACAGATACGGAAGTTCACTGGTTTCCGTTGTAGTGACTGTATTGCCTATATAGGCTCCGTCAATATAATAACTAGTTGCTCCACTTCTTATAGAATCGTAATAGTAATAGTACCGCGTTGGTCTGAAAAATTGAATGCCAGGCATACTGTTACTAGACCATGCAATAGAGTTAGCATTAACGGGGAGGGTTGAGCCTACAGAAAGATAACTACCGTACAGGCTAGTTGTTGAACTTCCGAAAGAATAACGAACGTTGCCCAAATAAGTTGCATATCTAGTTGTTCTAGAATATTGAGTGAATATGTTTGTGTAGTACGTTGTGTTCGAATACGTTAATGTTTGAGCTTCTGATAAATTGTAATCTGAGTACGCTGACAGATTTGCTGCCTTTCCATTCAACTTATTTGGGTACAAAACCATTCTATACCCAAGAGCACCTGCCTTAGTTGAATATCGTAAAGGAGAAGCTGCATCGCATTTAGAATATTTAGTAACGCCATCACGCAACACTGAGCGGTTGCCACTTTGTATTGAATCTTCAGACGTTAATTGTTTCGAGTACACACAACAAAATACATAAAACGCATCCAAGTTCGATTTCGTTGTACTTAAAAGTCCAGGAACTTGAGAGTTAAGATCCATGCTATATGACGCAACTGTTACGTTGGTCAGATAAAGTTTGTTATCTTTGTATCCTGCGAGTGGAGAGCATTTTAAATTTCCATTTTCATCAGCTTCATAACTAATGGAACGAGCATCAGAAACAATATTCAAAAACGAATTAACGTCCGTCGGTTTGGCTGTGGTTGAATCAAATAAATACTGTAGAGCGTCGCAGCCTTGCCTCTCTGTTTTATATTTTACAGCACCAACACTACAAAACTTCATCGTACCTCCTAAAGACTTATCACCGGAGAAATTTGCTGTACAGGCCACGCCTTAGCCAAAGAGACAGTGGGCAAAGTGTTTGGTACTTTCGATCCGGTTTGAACCAAATCATTTGTGAAATCACTTATGCGGCATACAAATTCGTTTTGCCGTCGCAGTACAGTAACACCAAAAGAAAGATCAATAGTTTCATCTATGCCTACGGTATCAACACTAGGCAATAAACTTTCCATCGTAGTAAGTGCGGTATTGTTTTGATATTCAGGTTGGAAATAAGACCAGTCAGTTATTTTTTCTGAGTTAACGTTGTAATAGGTTTCTTCGTACATCGGGCTATTTAAATTTATACCCGACTGAGTTCCAAGTGTAACAGGAATATCATTACTTCCAGCAGTTGCTGCATAAATGCGACTGGACAGCACACCAAAATTTCCATTCATCGAGACTCGTACCTGCGCTAGATACGACGTTCTAGTTTTAGTGTATACCCACCTACCATAATAGTTCGTATAGCTTTCCGTTCCATTAAATGCTTGCGCAGCACTCAAACTTATTTTATGTGTGGCACTCTTACGAGCATCAGCAATTTTTGTTGGAATCAAAAGCATTTGAGTTCTAAGCGAAGAATCTAAATACGTGTAGCGATATGGGGAGTTTGAGATTATTTTCCCATAACCAAAAGTTCCGCGTTTTAAAACACTCTTCTTAGTGGTAGTTAGCATGGAACTTGCCGCTTCCCAATTGCTAAATGTGGAACAGAACATTTTGAACACGTCCAACGGAGTCTTGTTTACTGTAGGAAAACCTGCCGTGCTCTGTAGTTCAATTCCGAACAAAGGTATATTCACATAAGTCAGATAATATTTACTATCGAGCAGACCGGCCAACGGAGAGCATTTTAAACTGTCTCCCTCTTTGTCATATACAATTGATCTCGCATCCGGAAGAATACTTAACATGGACTCAAGATCCGTAGGTTTCGGTGAACCGGCATCAAACAGATACTGAAGTGCCGAAGAATCTTCCTCTTCCCGAAGTGTTTTAACTGTACCGACGCTACAAAATTTCATCGTAACTCCTACACGCTAAGAATTAAATTGTCATACGTTTTTATCTTGCGCAGTTGTGGACTATTGGTACGAATTTGCGTCAAGATACAAATTTTATAAATTTCTCCTAGAAAAATAAAAGGGAAGGCCGAAGCCCTCCCAATTAAATTACTGATTAGTTCAGAACCGCAGCATCCAGTTGAGCCTGAGTATAAGCATAGGCCGCTTTGGTAGTTACGCCTGAAGTTGATTTCAGGAAATCGAATTCAACGTTAGTCAGAAGTTTACGACCCTGATCGGTTTCCACCGTTGCATACACAACAAACTTCATGCTGGAACCGTTACTGATAGAAGCATCTGCAATGGTTGGCGCAACAATGTTAATGCGGAACGGGTTAGTACCGCGAACAATCTGAATATCGGAACCGGTATAACCAGCCGCATTCTTAATGTTCGGAACAACGCCCCACGTAACGTTTGTGATTTTCTCGCCGGATTTAAGCGCCATATTCGTTGCGCCTGCACCGTCATGACCGCGAAGAATGTTGGACAGGTTATCAGTCAAACTGATACCGATACTCTGACCAGACATAATGTTAGTAGAAGAACCCGCAGCAGTAGTATCAGACGCAGCCTGTTTAACACCGAGATAAAGCTGAGTCGGCATTTCGGTAATGTTGACGTCAGCAGTAACCACAACAACAGTATCATCCTGTTTGGTGATCGTTGCAGTGACAGTACCGATAACAGGGAAGGTAGTCGCACCAGAGTTGTAAATGCGAGTAACCAGACCGTTAGCGCTGCCCATGATGTTTTGCATGTAAGGCATGTTCGGAATATCGCGAGTCCACACAACATTCTTAACGGTGCTAACATCTTGTGCCTGTAAGATAGCGTAGGTGCTATACTGACTTTCCCAACGAGAAGCAGATCCGTTCGCCATCAGAATTGAATATGGCTCAACTGGAGCTTCAGGCTTTACGTATTGGTTTTCACCAGCAATGAAAACAATAAACGGTTTCATTGCTTCAGCAACGACAACTTGCAGATTGTTATTGTCGATCAGCTTAATGGAGTCCGGCATGATCTGTTCGCCAGCTTCGTTATAAACGATAACTGTACCGAAACGAATTCCAGCGTTGTGTTGGAAATCAAAGGTAGTTGCACCTTCAGTTTCTTCGCTGTTATCCATCACGTAAACTTTCGATGCGCCAGCAGTAGCGTCAACAACAAACTTACGCGTTGCAACTGCGCCGTCTTGTTCGCCCATTTCGCCAGTGATTTCCAGTGCTTCAACGGAACCGCCAGCAGCGCCGATGAAACCGAAACCAGTAATAGCAGTTTCATCAACTTCAATTTTAGAAGTTGTGACGTTACGTTTCAGGCCGGTGCCGAGTAAAGCAGCATCAATCTGATTGTAACCGATAGCACTGTCAGCAACTTTCACACCAGAAGCAGAAAGTGCCAGAGTTGCGCCGTCGAGTTTCAGAGTGATACCTTCAGCATCAAGACCAAGACCGCCAGCCTCGTCCAGATCAACGGAGATTTCGTTTCCGCTCTGAGACAGACCTGCGCCAGCAGTAACGCTTGCCATACCGCCAAAAGTAGACCACGCAGTACCATCAAAACGAACATACTGATTGGTTGCAGAGTTCCACGCGATTGCACCTTCAGCGCGATCTTCAGTCGGAGCAAATACAACAACGAATTTATCAGTTACGTACTGAACGATTGCGTTATCTGCAACACCTTCGATTGTGCCGAAGTCTGCGTGAAGATTTTCTACGTCAGTCAGAACGTAACGCTTGCCGTCAATTTTCTGAGGTTGCAGAACCGCGTCAGTTTGCAGCGCGTCGATATCTTCTTTCCAGTTCATACCGGACAGCGCATTTTCGATATCAATCTTACGAGCGGCATCCGTTGGATTTACTGGAGCGGCAAGATTGGAAATGCCGAAGTTGCCAGCAGAAAGATCCGCAGTCAGTGCGCCGCCAGAAACAGAAAGTTTGTTTGCCAGCAGAGAGTCAACGTGACCTTTACTTACCGCAGCTTTCGCATCTGCGCCACTCTGATCCGCAGAGGAAAGTTCCAGTGCGCCAGTCATAGCAACGGAGCCGTCTGCTTTTACCAGACCTGACAGATCAACATCGCCACCGCTACCGCCGCCGAGAGAAACAATCGCTGTTCCGTTGAAGAACTTATAAACTTTTTCAGTTGTGTTGTACCACAACATTGCTTCCTGTGCAGCCACTAATGTTTCAAGTGCTGGATCGGCTGCAAGTTTTTCACCACGCAGGTTTTTAATCTGAGCGCCAGCCATCAGGGTAATGTTACCAAATTTCATTCTTCTTCTCCGATATTAATAAAATTGCGAATCACATTGTTCTAATGAACAACGTAACTTTTCATACGCATCCTTGCGCATAGAATACGAGGTAACGTATTTATCATCGAGCATATACTTTGCTCGCATTTTTACTTGTGGGAAATATGCAAGTAGTCCATGTTTCTTGTAAGTTTCCCAACGAGTAATTGGGTTTGTGATTTGGTCAATCTCCATCGCAGTGAGATCAAGTTTGTCCACATACACAAACGGTCTTTCACGTTCCACAATGAGATAATCAATTTCGTGCAGATTAAACATTGTGTGACTCATATAACCAATAACAAAATCGGTTATGAGTCTGAACGCTTCTTCTTTGTTTGGACTAAGGCGGAGTGAGAACGCGTTAACAATTCCTGCTAGACAGGCTTTGCGCATTTCAATCCAAGCGCTACTAAAGCGCGTATCGAAATCTTCAGGATTATCCTGCATGAGTTCATGCACGAATGTTTCCATGCCGATAAAACTTTCGATGATCTGCTTTCCATCTTCGTCCGTGGGAGAAGCGCCATGTCCACTACGGATAAAGCACTTCTCCACTTCTTGAAGCCAATCGGTCGCAGACGAGAAATATTGCAACAAAGTTTCTCTCGCCTGTGCCGTGAATTGGTGCCGATTGGTTTCAAGAATTTCCGAAAGCATGAATGCCTTAGCTTTATAAAAATCTGCATATCGTTCCGCAGTGTATCTGCGAAATTCAATGTTGTTTTTCAAAAAGCCTTTCATCGCAAACTCCTAAGATCGCCTAACGCATTTTCGTCGTGCGCCCCTGTTGTTGAATAGATTGCACCAGAAATATTGTGTAGTTTCTGACGCACCAGTTTAACTTCTGTATGCAAATCATTTACTGACTGCATCAGATCTCTTATTACGCCCGTCGTGAATTGAGTATCACGGCCTAACGCATTAAGAGAACGCTCAAGTTCATGAGTGTTACGCAAAACATCGCTCAACACTTTTGCAGAGTTCGAATCAGGATTATCTTCAAGCATTTTTGTAACGAGTTTTCTAAGTTCGTCAATGCTTGTCGCCATTGCAGATGAATCTAAATTTCCTTCCGCTTCACGCTTTCTAAACTCTTTCAGTTCCTCCATATCAGGCAGAACTTTGAAATAGTAAAAAGCACCGCCAGCAACTAATGCGATACAAGCGAGCAATGTCGGAGCGCTTGAACCTAGTAACTGACCGATGAAGTCAAGTAACGAACTCATTTTATCCCCCTTCGCAGTTGCGGTTCAGACTAATAACAAGTCGCACCGCGCCCGAATTAACGTCAGAGGTTTGCACCACTCTCGCAACTCTAGGTGGAAACTCAATGCAGTTCCCCAAAGTTTTATCCGAAACACAAACTGCCGTAACACAACTCACAATTTCGTCGCCAATGATGTTGGATGGCGCATAAGAAGTTTTGCCTGTGAACATTGCAAGCACAAGGACAAATCCTACGAACAAAACAATGAGCAGCTTTGCTTTTTTGATACTCACCATTGCCACTCCCCCACTAAATTTCTAACATTAAATTAGTGAGAAAGTGTTCCATCAATGTTAGTTAAAATATTTTTGAGCAATATTTGTTCGTCTTCCGATTTTAAATTATTGGGACGAATGTATAGCTCTGTATCGAGTTGTTTGTTTATGTAGCGAGGGCGCAATGCAATATCAAGATTGATGTAAGAGTATTTTCCGATTGTAGTGTGTACGCGATTAATCATGTTGATATAATGATTCACCTGACCACGATCCACAACCGTATTGTATTCTTCATCTATCACGTAATTGAGAGCAGAAATAATATAGCCTTTGTCTTTACTCTGTAATTCCGTAACTACTCTTTTCAATTGCTGCAAAGTATTGATATAGAAAATTTCGTGCTCATGCTTAACGCATTCTGTAACTTCAGCATCCGTCGAGCGTGAGATAGATTGAGTTCCAAGAAGAATATAAAGAGGCACATTTTTCTTATCAGCCGAGTCGATTAAGAAATCAATCTTCTCACACATTGAGATATTCGTCTGAAGATAAACGTAAGAGTTTTTATATTTTTCTTGAATGTCGGAGGGAAGAAATTTTAGGAAATCTCTATCTATACTAACCAGTTGCTTAGGGTTGTATTTATAAATTCGTTTGGCTACTTCATCCATGTAGCCGTCGAATTCCGGACGCGAAATATCTTTCACGATAGGAATATAAATAATGATTGTGGGTTGTTGCAGCATCCCTGCCGCAACCGAACTTCCGTAATAAGCACCCGCATAACTCTGAATCATCGCGAGAGTGTTTATTTCGGAATGTACACCAAAAGACCATAACCCGAGACAGAATCCAAAAACTCTACCAACAATGTTTCGGGAGAAGAAGGATCTGTATAGACTCTTTCCGGCCATACAATTTCTCCGCTGGCATCTATACACAACATGAAACCATAACCTTCGCCAAATCCGTGAGTGCAAGCCCATAGCGGAGTCGGGGTATCTTGCACAATAACAGCGCCACGAATTGCACTTGAGGAAATTGCTTCGTCAACTTTCGCACTTAGCAACTTAATATTTTGACTCAATTCCGTTATGCGTCCAGTGTTTGAGGTAACACGATTATTCATGTTACTGAGCATTACACTGAAGCCACTCGAAAGTTGAGTTTTTATTGCATCCGCATAGCTACGTGGAATAGTTTCGTTCGCTAAAAACTGCGAAACAATACGCGGGAAAAGTGCAGCTTCCATCTGCCCGCCTTTACCGCTAACGATAACAGGGGTCGGAAGGTCTGCGCTATCCCACGTTTGAGGGCGCATGAAAACATCATAATCATCGATCAGTTTCCACGTATACGCTCGTCCATTTGCAGGAGTTTTGCTTTCACGTTTGTAAACTGATTTATAATCCTGCGCATTGATATCACTTACGATCCAAATTCCGTTTAGAGGAAACGTGTGATCCGTCGGTTCGTTGTCTGAGATAATCACAACAACTTCAGGCGCAAGGCGGTAAACAACATCGTTACCACCAACAAGCCCTTGCTGTCGTGAAAGCTCAATCAATGTATCCACATAGTTGCTTAACTTACTCATTCAGATCCTCCGTGATATCTGCAAAATGTTTGGCGTATGCAGCAGCAAAGAATTCTAAATTCGAAGCGTTGATTTCAATCTTAGAATAAGAACCTTTGTCGAACACCAAAACAGTTTGTGGAACATACTGAGCAAGTGACAATGCCGCAAGTAAAACGCGCCCGAAAACTCCCGCGATACTTACGTGAACATCAAGTTCAGGAATATAAATTTCTTCCTGCGCTTTCGTCTGATAGTTTTCTAAAACTTCAGAACTTATTGATTGTGCTTTAGGAGGTTCATAGTCCGGACGAATATCAATTGTGTTGCGATCCGGATAATAAATAAATGCGCTAGGATCGCCCAAGTATCGCCCAAAAAGTTCTTCGTCCACTTCAATGGAAGATGGAGTGGGTACGCGTACCCGTCCATAAATTTCTCCCGTTTCAGCATTAACACCGAGATAGATCATGTTAATCACCTATTGCTGAATAATAGAAATCCCATGCTACGGAATTCGCGCCCGTTGACTTCAGCATAAATCCACCGAGCAACACGTTTTCTTTTACCGCTGTTCCATCAGTGTTATAGATGGAATAAGTTTTAGCCTGATTGGTTGCCGTATTAAGGAACGTAATTGTCAGACTTGCACAACGGTTTAAGAACGGTTTGTTGAATGCGACGTTGATTGCGCTTTGAGTTGCAGGAGCAATAGCGCGACCGAAGTTAATTGTGCGGCCTGTGTTTGGATCGAAATCAGAACCAACATAAGCGCCAACAACTTCTTTACCAGTTAGAGGATCGAGAACGGCAGAAACTTCATACTGATTTATAATTGCATCGCGTCCAGCAGGGCCAGTATTTCCTTGCATACCTGTTGGCCCCGGCGCACCAGTATTTCCTGTCGGGCCAATCGGGCCAGTGTTACCAGTTGGCCCTTGTCGTCCACGAGTTCCGCGAATGCCCGGACAGCCCGGCTCTCCATCGCGTCCATCGCGTCCGTCTTTTCCTGCGTTACCTTGAATGCCTTGTTTGCCTTGCTTCCCTTCACGTCCTGCTTTCATTTGATCCGCAGTTGGTAAACCCGATGCAATTTTTTGAGTACCGTCAGGAAAAATAACTGTGATTGTTCCTGTTGCGCTATCAAATTGTACCGAAGATTTATTTTCTGTCGGATCTTGTTTAGCAGGGTCAACGAATCCAACGCTAAGGTCATTCTTTTTAGCGAGGACTTGATTTTTAGTGCCCCCTGCCCCGCTAATAAATGATGGATCAATTTTCTGCAATGTCATTCTAGTTTCCTTAGACGAGACTTATAAATTCAGGTTCGCCCGATTGACCAAAGTTAGGATTCTTCAGCTTCGTATTGTTTGGAGTCATTCGCACCCAAACAGTTAAACCCGTTGCAGGGTTTGTCCAACGAATCTTCATACCGCCTCTGGTTAAATTAGAGATCCACGCACCTGTAGCCGGATTTTTAATTGCTAATCTTCCGAGCGCTGGCATACTTCTTTCTCCAAAAAAGTTGGCGGCATTACACCGCCAGCGTATTACAGATCGACAACCGAGATTGTGTACGTACAGTTTGTGCCACTGAAGAAGACTTCAATGTATTTGAAGTCGCGTGTCGTATCGTGATCCAAATAGAATGTTCCACGAGTAGTAGCACGAACCGCAGTTACACCAACACGGCGCAAGTGCATTTCACCATTACCGCCTGTCCAATCAACTTTGATTCGGAATGCACCACGACGAGGCTGCGATTCAACGTTGTGAATAAACACACGACCGCCATATTTTCCGGAGTTGAAACTTCCAGACATTCCTTTCACACTGTCATCACGCGTGTTGTAATCCCATCCAGTACCGTCACCAGTACCCTGCATACGCACATCGTAATAAGTTGTGTAATCAAGTTCAGCATAGTGAGGAATATAAATTTCATGCTGACCGCCGGAGTTCGGAAGGTTGCGATAAATCGGGCCAGACGGATAATCGTAAGGCGCTTGTCCACCTTTCGGACTTGAATCAAGCCAAACACCATCGCGGAAAATATCTACACGGTCTGGAATATTATAGTGTTCCGACCAAAGAATAAATACGCCAGTGTTATTTCGGTAAAGCTGACGACGCCATTCAACACCTTGACCGCCGGAACTTGCAGCACTACCGAACGGAGTACCATCATCATCCAGAATCGTACACATACCAGTATCGCGCGTAAATTCAGAACGTGAGAGATCAGAAAGAACGAGATAAAAATATTCATCACCTTCTGTCAGTCTGTCCTGATAAACTTGTACGGACACTTGCATTGTTTTCGCGCCTACAGGGAACGTAAGCTGTCGCGGTTCAATTGGAATGTAGTCTTGTGGATCTCCAACGCCTCCATTTGTTCGAACATCAGAAAAACCACCGAGGCCGCCCCACGCACCAGACATGCCGTTAATAAGTTGATGGCTACCGATCTGACTTCTAACTGCATCCACGTTTAAGTTTTCACCGGAGAACGAACCGGAGTAGTTCAGATAAAAACGGTTCGCCAACATGTTCGCACTACCAGCCACGTTTGATTGTCCTGTAAGAACCATCATACCTGTACCACGACGAACAGAGTTTTCTAACGCTTTCGTAAATGCAATTCCGATTTTCGCATTCGCATTTGGATTCGCAGAAATAAAAATAACGATAACGTACTTATCAAAGATGATTGCAGAAGGAGCACCGCCGTAAAGCGTAGACCATCCAGCAACATCAACTTGAAATTGCATGTTTCGCAAATGGTTTACTAGCGTTGTTCCGAAATCGTTCGCACCACCTTCATTGATTCGATAGTTGCTCGTTGGGTAAGAACTTCCTGTGAAGGAATCGCCAACAATTAAAATCTTATCGTTTCGGTGTCCGTGTCCAAGCCAATCAATTGCATTGGTTAGGAACTGTTTGGTTTGCGCATTGTTTGCCAGATTGTTGTTGGTGAATGCGTCAAGACTACCGCCCCACACAACGCGAGTATTCTGATAATCAATAAACGAGAACGGAGAATTACCGCTAGGTGCAATCATTCGTCGAGCAGTAGTTTCACTGCTTACGCATCGCGCAGTACCATCGCGAGTTTGAACAGTCATCGAAATCGCACGACCCATAACTTCTTCACTCGCAGTAATAGTAAACGTTGCTGTCGAGTATCCGTAGTCGCTGCCCTCTTTAATTGAAATATCATCAATAGAGAACGTAGGATAGTTGCCGAGATCAATACATGGATGTTCAACACTTACTACAAAATCTTTTGCTTCATACATCGGAAGTTTTTTAAAGCGAACATCACGCAATTCCGCAGTATGCTTCACTCCGTAATACTGGCTTCCATCCGGATCGTCCAACACTTTGTAGTAGTTGGAGTGTTGACTTGCCTGATCATTAAAAAGACCTCTGTTTGATACAGAAGGTTTTGAATAGAGTTGCGTACCTGTAATATAAGGCCAGCCGTTTGTATCAAAGGAATAGCCAACATCGAAAATTGCATTCGGATCGCTGGACATTTCTCCTTTGTACATTTCGTTGATTGCGTTTCCTTCTCCCAATCCGGGGCTACCGAAACAATTATATGCGCCGCGATATTGAAAGTTTACATCTTCCCAAACACGACGGCTCGCGCCAATGCGATACATTGCAGCAGGTAATCCGCCAGCCAAATGATTATAAGAACATTCATCAAACATCGTGACGAGAACCCAATAGTTTCCGTCGATGCTATTCAAATATGCCGCCATCGCAGCCGCAGCAGCAATGCCGTCAGGCTGACCATCGCCACTCGCATGAAGATCAAAATTTCTACGCTCAACAAGTTGGCGGGTTGCTTTACTGATTTTATAGACGTTCAGGGATCGCGCATCCGCGTACTGAGTACCGTTTATAATTGAGTAACCACCTTCTTTGTTGTTAGCGAGAGAGTAGCCGTAGCCAACAACGTGGCAGAAAAATTGTGAACGTGCAGCAAGACTTTGTGCGCTGTCGTTGCTCCAATTTATTTTGTGATAACCTGCTTGAATTCCGTTGCGCCACGTATCGGGTTTGTACGGGAAAACAGTAACATCATAATCAACACTCACTGCATCTTCTGGATCTGCGCAGCAATAATCTTTGAAGAAATACGGAGAGTCTTGCCGTATGTCATCATTGATATCAACATCCGCGCACATGAAAGGAATCCACGTCCCAGGCTGTCCACTAATTCCGGTTTGTCGTGACTCACCGGTATCAGTGAAACCATAACCTTGAGCGGAACGATACGCCAATTTGTAGTGGAATTGTTCAACACCATTCCATGCAACATGATTTCCATACGCACCGATATTTGCAGAACGTGCGCGATCTGTGCAGACGATACTTGTTGTTTTATTGGCAGTGATACCAATCGGATTGAAAATGGCGTTAAAGTTTGCAGCACCTTCGCCCGGCCCTTTCTGCAACACAACGAAAGAAATTCCTTCTTTGATTGCGTTTCGAATTGCCGCCGCCATTGTATCGTTAATGCTTCGCCCTGTATTTGAAAGCATAAAAACAGTCAGTGCGAATTGTTTGAAATAATGCGCCTGTCCGTCATAGCCATACTCACCAGCAGCAATTTCGCTAACAGTATGTGGAAGAACGTCGAAACGTTTTCGTTTCAAGTAATAGCAGAACTGTCCCCAACTATCGAAGTTAGTGCGATCTGTTACTGACGCACCATCACTCATGAGCAGAATAGATTTTCCGTGAGTGAAGTTTGCGCCCATTCCCATCATCACGAGAAGTTGACGCAACATTCCGGTAATGCTGTTCACATTATCTTTTGAATAATCACCTAACCAACCACCATTAGGATTTACATCAAAAGAATATGGAGTAAGAAACGCGCCATTCATGAACGCGCCGCCATAGCCGCAAATAAATCCAGAAGCGTGTCCGTCAATTGCAATTCCGGTCATCGTTCCGCGATCTTCTGGCATGTTTGCGTCAGCCCAACTACGGGTATTGGGGCCACCACCACCCGAATACCCGAAAGTAAGACCTCGCAGATATAAACAACTCCGCTTGATCATTTTTATTTTTACCCGTATGTGACTGTTACGTTAACTCGCAAATCAACGTATTGTTCATCGTCCTGTGGAGTATAAATTTGAACGACTCCAATCCATCCATTTGCAGCAGAAGGAAGCTGAACTAATGACGCTTGATAAATCGTTCCTGTCCAAGTAAATGTTGTTTGAACATTTTTAATTGTACGGTTTCCGATTGAAGTAGGCCACGGCTCATATTCCAAGTTTCCGTGCAAGTCTCCGTGTTTTGTTTCGTTGGTTTTCTGGAAGTAACCGCCAGTAGCAGCAACGGCAGGAGTTAACGCAGAACCTTTTCCTGAACCTGTGTATCGGTTTCCGTCATCAGTTGCGATACGGAAATTCAAATTAACTGTGTGGTCAACGTTGCCCCAATAACGCAGAACACCTTTAGTCATTGTCCAGTTTGCTTCAGAAGGACTATCACCAATTGCCAAACAGTTATACGGAACAGAATAATCTTGCACGTTTAAGTGCGGAGGCTGAATTGGACACCAAACAAAATAAGACCAATCGCAACCAATACCGCTCGTCGCTCGCACTGTAATATTCGAGCGCAACGTGTGCGTAGTTTCTTTCCAGAACTCCAGTGTGCCAGTTTGTCCGGCAAGAAGATTTTCTGTATCCAGAAGATTCATGTTTTCATCAAACACTTCAAACTTCGTGTCAAAACTTCCTGCGTTAACCTGAACAAGAACGGCTCGTTGATCTGGCTGGATACCTAACGAAAAATTATCTTCTGTAGTTGGGTGCCCTGCGCTAACAGTCCAATCAGATTGACAAGGGAAGCGATATTCACGCGCACCACGCTCGTTCGGGCAGTACAGCGAATAATAGAAACTGTTCAGACTTGCATTCTTTCCGAAATCTTTCGCAACAACACGAACCATAAGATCGTAGTTTGTTGTTCCAGTTGGATCGTAATAGAAATACAAATAACCTTGTCCGGTTTTCGCTTCTTGTGTTCCCGCAATTCTTCGACCTGCGTGATAAACCTCGATGTAATCTAAGTTATCCCACGATGTAAAGTCCAAATAAGTCCATCCAGCATTGTTTCCAATGTAGTGATAATATTCAAACGCATCGCTATCTAAAATTCGATTCGCGATAGGCCAAACAGTTGCGTGACACGGTGCAGGGAAAATTGGAGTGCCAATGTAATCCGGAATAATAACATCTGGATAAGTAAGAACGTCATATGACGCTTGCAGATCTAGCGCTAAGTTTGCACGGTCACTTGTCGCATTAAGTTTCGGAGGAATTACTTGCAGACTCCAGTTTGCGCCTTGAGTTGTACGAACACGAATCATGATTCGCATATCATCAGCTTCAGGATCGTTCAGGAATTTAATTCGACCGCGACCACCAACTTTACCGCACGTTGATGCAACTCTAAGACCTTCAGAGTAAACGTCAACGCTAAGTCCATCCGCGTGATAGCTTGCGAAAGTTATTTCAACATAACCTTCTTGTTTTGGAATTGCGTAAATTGTTTCGGTGATTTGCGCTCCGCGAGCGTGAACACTCGCCCACGGAACGTTAGGGTTAGTCCATGTTCCCAAACCAGCTTTTGATGCAAGGCCAGTAGGATCATAACTTTCGATTGTTCGAATTCCTGGGCGCGTTATGTAGCGAGAAGTTGGAGGAACATTTCCGATTCCTACGCCGAAACCTGTGCGCATTGCATCAGGTAAATCATAACCAGCAGGATAACCTTTTAACGGATCATATTTAGGGCCACGCGAACCGTCACCAGTACCAGAACCTTTTGTTGTGGAAGTTGGACTACCACCACAATTTCCGACTTCCTGATTAATACAAGGATCATCGAAATCAGGATCATAATTGGCGTCGATATCGTACCAGCGTTTCCCATGCAATCCGCGAACAGAAAAAATATCGGCGGTTAATGGTTGCCACGTTTTATCCTTTGTTCGAATAAACATTGGCGTGTCAACGCAATCGTACCAGCCGTTGTTCGCTAAATTTCTTACGCGAAAACGTGCCATAAATTAATCCCCCTCACAAACAAGCAAGGACGGATTTCCAGTAGACAGGTCTTCCGATTTTCTTTGCGATTGATTTCGCGACTGCTTTTGCGAAAGCGTTTTTAGATTCATATTCTTTTCCATGAGACTTAAACTTTTCACGGACGGATTTAATCATGAAAGACTCGAATCCAGTATTGTTTTCTCCGCAAGTTATTGCAGGTAGATTTAAAAACTTCCAGCCTTGTCCTCGCGCAATCCCCTGCATAACACGCACTGAAATATTGAGCGCATGTTTCTCAATAAACGAATCAATATGAGTTCGAAGTTTGCAGGAACCGTCATAGGACAACATAAACTCACGCACCTGTCTGCGGTTCAGTTTTGCAGTGGATAGAGATTCTCCATACATTCCGTTTTCATTTCGAATTTTGTCCTGCATGTTGGACTTATCATTGCCCCACGCAAGATTTGAAATATCGTTATTGTACGGATCATCGTCCAAATGTCGAATCAGCGTAGCACCTTTAGGACGGGGCTTGCCGAAACACTGCATAACAATTTGATGAACCTTAATCTTTTGACGAGTACCGTCGCCACGCTCAACAAAGAAACGCGCATAATCATCAGCGCGACGAGTAAACGTTAATAAAAAGTTTTTGGTGTACGACCAAACACGACCATCAGAATAAATCGCATATCGCACACCAAACAATTCTACATCCTTATAGTTACCTTTTGGCGGCGCAATGTCTTTGCATTTAAGCCCATTTAAAATCTTTGTCACATATTGAACAGAGATTTCATAGTGCTTCGCCAGTTCAGTTTTGGTTTTGAATTTCTTTTTGTCCCAATCGGAACGAATCTTCTGCGCACGAACAAATGCTTCGGATGCTTGTAGTCTCATATATTTCTCCAGTACAGTATGGGTTAAAATTATTAAGATTAACCCAAACCGTACCAGAAAAATAAATTATGCCCGGACCCAGATAGTCCCCGGCAATAACTCTCTTTCAAGCGCCGGATCGACGGCTTGAATAAATACAGCCATCACTCCATCTTTTCCTGCGGGGCCGGTGTTGCCCGTATTTCCAGTTGGGCCAATTGCGCCGCGAGGGCCACGCACACCAACTTTCCCAGGCAAACCTTCGTTACCGCGAGGGCCAATACAACCATCAGCACCACGACCACCATCAGATCCAGATAAACCGTCGATACCATCGCGACCATCTTCACCTTCTTCACCGCGTGGCCCTAAACCGATATCGTTTACCGTTGTGAATCCAGAAACTTGAAGTTTTCCAACGTTCGGAATATTAATTACGAGTGTACCAGATAAACGATCAAAATTTCCGGACAGTGAATTATCGTCAACAGTTTTAACTGCAAGAGAACCACCTTCAGAAATAACCTGACCAGAACTATCAGCTTTGATCAGATCAATATCAACTTTTTGTACCATGATCTTTTCCTTACGGCCACGTTGCAGCTTGATCGATAGAAGGGTTTACCCAAAGTGTTCCCGCTGCCATTCCCGCTGGCTGTGTTGAACTCACAACGATTGCAAGTTTTCCTGACGGGCCTTCTGGACCAGTCGGGCCAGTTGGTCCAGTTTTTCCAGTTGCACCAGTTGGTCCCGGTTTTCCCATTGCACCAGTTGGCCCCGGATTTCCAGTTGGTCCAGTTGCGCCAGTTGGTCCGATTTCTCCAGGAATTCCTGGGTTTCCATCGCGTCCATCTTTTCCTGGGTTTCCGTCATCGCCATCTGGCCCTACTGGCCCTGTACAACCGATCCCACCTTGCGCACCATCGCGCCCATCGCGCCCATCTTTTCCATCAGCACCAGTTTCTCCGCGTGGCCCTTGTCGTCCAGCAGGAATACTTGAGGCAGTTGGAAAACCTTTTATTGAAACAGAACTTCCGTTTTCAAAACGTAAAGTTAAAATTCCGGAAGTTTCATCATAACTAGATTCATCGGTGATTTCTGAAGGAACTCCAGATTCATCAGCACTTACTTGCAGAACGCCTTGCCCTGCGCGGATAGGCGTATTGTCTGAAGCTCCTTGAGCAGCAATCATGCCAACGTCAACTTTTAAAAGTGGCATAACTTTTCCTCTATTTAGGGTTACGTGCAGTCAATCGAATTGTAGATCTCACCGTTGCAGTAGGACGAGAACTTTGCCCCATATCCGTAATCACGCACGTTAATGTTGCAACAAGTGAAAGTGTTTTTCCTGGGTCTACTTTTCCGTTAAAAACAACTTGAACAATTCTGTCTGTCACGCCTTTTAATGATGTGCTTTCCATCGCACTTAACGTCCACTTGTATGCGTAGTTTCCGCTACCACCTCGAACGTTAACAGGCAAATACGCCTGAACATTAAACAAATCATTACCTGCAACAACGCGTGTTGCAACAAGATCGATATTAGATACAGAAGCACTGATTGAAGGAACGGAAGGTAAAACAGGAATTGGATTTGTTGTTGCGATTGGAAAACACCAAGCGAAAGTTGTTTTTTGTGTTGGCGGAACAGATCCGCCTTGAACAACAACTTGTGTATTTGGTGCAGGGCCAGTTGGACCAGTTGCACCACTAATACAACTTGGCCCATCTTCGCCCGCCGGACCATCAGGGCCAGTTGGACCAGTTGCACCAGTTGCCCCCTGCGGCCCAGGATTTCCGATGTTGCCGCGATAACCATCATCGCCATCAACTCCATCAACTCCATCTTCTCCATCGGGGCCGGGTTTTCCTTTTACTCCACGCTCGCCAGTATTTCCGCGAGGGCCAGTTGATCCGTCGCGTCCTTTTCTTCCGTCGCGTCCTGCTTTTCCTGGGGCACCTTTACCGCCAGTTAATCCTTCGCCCAATAAACTAACAGTGGGAAGACCAGAGATATTAACGATCTTCCCATTGCGTTTGATGATAACTAAAATTCCAGTTTTCGAATCAAACTTTATGTCAGCGATTTGAGTGTTCTTCAGTGAATCCGTATCTACGAAAGAAAGATTTTCTCCGGCGACAAGTTCTTTTCCGTCTTCATCGCCATAAGTTTTAACCTGATCTAATCGCAGAAGTCCGGTCATCGTGGTTCCACCTTAATGCAAAGATTCGCAACAAGTTTCGAAGGATAGTTACCAACCATCGCATTGCTGATACGCATCTTCGCAACGATTTCAACATATCCCGCCGGATGATTATCACGAATCAGATCGTACATTTGCGTGATGCTTGCGTTACCGTAGGCAATTGATTCTGTGCTGTTTGGATTCACTACTGACAAACCAGCAGCACCAGTACCTTTCACGCCGCGCCCATATTCCGGTGCATCTGTCCCAGGAGTTTTCGACGCAAGAACAAATTCAATATGTTCGTTGCCAACTGCTACAGCAAATCCTGGCCCTAACTGCGCCTGAAAATCTGCGGTTGCGCTAATCGTCACACCTTTGTTGAAAGAGATACGCTGAGTAATAACAATCTCTTCGCTATCTTCAACGCGTTGCTGAATGTTGTAGATTGCTTTCGGATCATCTTCTTCAGCCATCGCTGCATCGGAATGAATCTTCACGAAAGGCCAAACACCTTCGATTGTGATTCCTTTTCCTGCGCGAATATCTGGAGTAAACATCGGAACATGCAATGCAGTCATGCCTTGACGTTTAAACATGTAACCCGTTGGTGTAGCGATAACATCAACGATCACACCTTCGATATTCGTGTCTTTGCTGCCGATACTTTTAACGTTTTCAAACACGGTGAATTCAACCAACGTGTCTTGTTTAACGTTCGAACTAAATTTAACTGTGCTGCCTACTAACGTGAAATCACTTGAGTGACTAGCAAGGCCGCCTAAGTTCGCAATCACATGCGCTTTATTCAGCGGAGTAATTGGAAGTTCAAAAGTATCTGTACCGAATGGCAGTTTGAAAGTTGCTACGCGAATACGCGAAGACCAACCTGCGCGTTCTTCGTGACGTGCAACATACAGCGAAACTTTTTGACCTGAAGGAATTGCATCAACAAACTTTAAACGGTTTCCGTTATTCAGTTTGTACACGGTTGTTGGTTGCCAGATATTTCCGACTACCGCAAAGATATGATCGACGCTTTCAACCGGAAGATTTCCTAACTTGAATTCACTCGTTTGTCCGTCGCCAACAAAGTCATAAACTTCGAACAGAACAACGTGACCTTGCGATGGTTCCAAACGGAATTGACGCACATCCAGAGTCATTGCAGCAGGAAGAAATTCTGACAGACCTAACTCTCTTCCGCGAACTTCGTATGCGGTGCGCGGTTGCAGTACGCCGCTTGTGCCGAGAAGTAAATCGGTTGCGCTATCAATTTCATCTGACAGTGCATAAGTGAGTGTGTCAGTTGTTCCCGTAGTTACAACGCTACTGAATAAAAGTTTTCCCGGAGGAGTAAACAGCGTTGCGGTACTTTGGCGATTGCCTCCTGCGATTGGCCCCCAATAAGGTTTTCCATCTTCGCCACGGAACAGCGCCCATTCAGGAGGAACTTCGCTGTTTTCAGGCCACGGAATACCAGCAGTCGGAACAATTGGATTCACAATTCGTTTCCATACTGCGACTGTAGTTGCAGAACTGATAAACGGAATTGCTTTTTCCTGATTGATTAATTGTCCGTTCTTATATTTATAGTGACGACACGCGCCAGTGCCGGGGCCACTAATAGTTTGAACGATTACAATTTCATCCTGCGAAAGTTTCAAACTTGTGTTGAAAGTATTCGCGTTAATAAAATCTGCGCCGAGTGCTTTTGCATAAACGCGATCATGTTCGCTGAAGCCCCAATTATATCCACCTGCGCCATAACGGAATGCGGTGCCTGGGCTTTTACTTCCATCACTGTTCACATGCAAATCTAAAACGCTGATCGCATTGAACTGGTTATTGTTGGAAGAAGGAAGATTCGCGAGAGTCGCAACAGAAGGAATTGTCGCGTAGTCATACATCGTCACATCAAGAATTTTTTGAATGTCTTGTTTGATATGAACAAGCAAACTGATACGCGCAGCACTGTTAGGAACCACCATAATTGGGTTAGAAAGCACAACATGCCCGAAAGCGCGTCCGTCTTCGAGCAATATGAGAATTTCACCAACAGATTTAATCTCTTCATTGTTTTTATATTCGATAGAAACATCGAAAACAAAACGTGCAGAGTTTTCACTTTGAATCTGAACAAAAGAAAGTTGACCGGATGCAAGCTCTTTGCCTAAGAGTTGCGTCGGCGTAGCGCTAGGCTGCGAGCCTGTGAAATCACCGACCTTAAAAGCAATGGGTTTTACAACGATGCCACCCGCGTTCGCGGAAGCAACGGCCTGTTCACCGATTGTTGTCAGTCGAAGCGCATCAACATAGATTGATTGTGATGCCATTCTCATTACTCCTTTGGATTAGTCCTTTAAAATTAGTGTTATGCAGTACAGAAAAGAAAAAGGGCAGCCAAAAGGCCACCCAAAAGTTTCGTTTTACATCAAGAAGATTTGTTGATCAGTGACTGGAGCTACAAAAGTTTTCTGCGCCGTAATCTGAGCGCTAGTCCCAGGCGTTGCTATCTTACCAACAATGTCATTTTCATCCAGTTTTAAAAATACGCGCTCTTTCATCCATTGCATTAAGATTGCGCCCCATGTAATGTTTGGAGTTTCCGGTGTTCCATTAATGGGATAGTAGATCGCTTTTGCATTTGCCTCATTGAAGGTAGTGTTATCTGGCGCAACAACACTTTGCAAATTTCGAAAGTTATAGTAGTTATAATCATAACGAGTGCCAGCGCCAGAACCTGCGGCATAAATTTGCTGAAAACTATACAACTCAACACGTTCAAATATAATCAGCGTTGCAGGAACCGCACCACTAAGAATATAGCTTATGTTTGGATCGAGTTGGTTCCATAAAGTGACACCTGCCGAAGTAACATCCGCGTCAGCTTTTCCATTCACTGTTTTCGGAACAACACGCGTTACACCAAATCTTCCGGTATAGTTTTTCCACGTACTGTTATAGCCACCGCCTGAAGTGTAATTCATATTAGTTTTCGAGAACGGAGTTTCCAACTTACCAAATGCTGTAGCGCCGGAATTGTTTAAAGGTTTCATTGCATAAAGAATTCTACCATCAGGCGCGGAATATCCATTTCCTCCCCAACTATAAAGTTTCTTTGGCGTAAGACCTAAAGGCTTGTTTACAGGATCGGTCGATTCAGGATCGAATGTCAGAAAATCCAACATATCGTTAGGTTTTGAAACTGGAATAGAAACGTTACTGTAGCTTTCAGTAGACCAACTCGCAGTGCTGGTCATATCAGGCAACTTGCCTAAGTTTGCAGGATAATATTTTGATGAATTGTACTGGCCTTGAACTTGTCCAGTTTTCCAAACACCACTTTCAAACTTGTAACTACCTGCGCGAACTTTAGGAAACAATTCATGCCAGTTGTTTATATTGAGTTCGCTTTGATCAGTTTGGTCATCAAAGAAAAACATTCGATCTAATGCTGAAGCAAAATTTCTTTTCAGCCGAGGGACAGCATTAGGTGCCACAAATTTCATACGTGTCTCCTAATAGGGCGAGCCGAAGCCCGCCGCAATTTATGAATACCGCACCGTCATAACTGCCGAGCCGAAAGCACGTTCGTTAGATCGATACAGATATAAAGTTTCAGTCACATTGTCGTAAACTTTCTGAAGAGAAAGAGGGCCAGTTTTTCCATCGCTGCCAGTTACAGGCCAGCGAGCGCCATCCATTCCTTTCCATGCAGTATTCACTTGCCCCTGCGAATCTGAAGCAGCGCCGAACTGCGCAGATCCATAACGAGCAGGACTCATAAAATATCCGTACTCATTTGTGCGCGGAGAAAATACAAACGTGCCGCCAACATTACTTCGCAGACGTGCAGTAAGATTTTGTTCCGCTTGTGCAAGGTTAGCAATACCAAATGGAGCGGTGCCGTAATACGGATAGCTACTGTGCGCAGTGATATATTGAATCTGAGACAGTCGAACTTTGTTTTCGATATAGGTGCAGCGAATGCCAAACTTTGTATCTACTAACAGAGAACCGATTGTAACGTTTCCACGCTGATCAACACTAACACCCTGAACATCAATAGTGTCGCCTCGATCATTCGTCACTTGCCATAAAGCTAACGCGCTCACATCTTCTTTGTTGAAAGTTCCTGAACGTCCGAGCAACGCTTTCAACTGGAATTTACTATCGTCGCGAACGTTAGAGAAACCAGTGAGAGTGAGATCTTGCGGATATCCAATTTTCAAACAAGTCAGATCAATATCACGCTCAATCACCGTGCGTTGCTCACGCAGAGTACAGCGAACAGTAACGTTCTGAATGTCATCAGCAGGTGCGAAAGTAAATACTCCTTTTGAATCTACACTAAACCCAGGCGAGGATTTAATGATCGTCCATGAAAAGTTTACGCTACTTGCATCAGGAGAAACGTTTGTACCTTTCGCGCCACTTCTGCGAATATACTCCACAAGCAACTGGTACTTATTGTTTGGAGTAAACGTTTCCGCAGGAGCAGAAACTTCTGCTACTTCGATTGTACGTGAGCTTTTCATATTGATAACGCGTGATGCACGAATCGTTTCGTTCTGCGCGGATTCAGGATTGATTTTTACGAACTCGCAATCAATACGAATCTTACCGTCCGACAACTGACCACTACCAATGGTTAAATGTCCAGAAGGGCTATCAATTGAAACTGCTTCAACATCGGTATCGTCACCGATAATCCAAGTACCTTCATTCCCAACAATTTCTTCGCCCGTATTTAAATTGACGCGATAGCCATAAGGAATGTACCACTGTCCGTTTTTATATTCCAAAGTTGGATTTCGCTCTGGAACATCCCACACATCTTCCTGTCCTGTAATTCCCATCGACAAAAGATACGTGTTCGCTTTCGTGATATACACCAGCAAGAATCTTTCGATACTATAGCCATCACATTGATAACGAGCGCGAATTCTTACAGCAGTGTTGGCGTTTTGAGAAGGAGTTAAATCACCTTCAGCATCAATGACTGCAACAGGAGTATTGGATGGAATGAGAGTGCGTTGATTGTTTGTAATGTCCAACGTGTAATGATCCGTAATAAACCAATCACACGTCATTTCTGCATCGTAAGTTGTCTTTGGAATATTTCCGTAGGTGCCGTCCATGTTGCGAACAACCCCAGGCATTTCAAAAGTACATACGAGCGCATACGATTCGGATTGAACTTCAGCACTGATAGAGGTTGATCCATCAATACGAGCAGAAAGAATCGTATTGATACTTTGCGGATCGGGAATACGCAGCATAACAGGCAGAGAAGTTTCGGTACGATAGAACCGAGCATTCAAACTTGCGTAGCTGTCAACTTCCAACTTGTTGACCTGAACAATAGCGCCATCAAAGAACGTTGTGTTTAATTCGTTGAGCGAGCCGATGTTAATCAGCATTGGAAGTTTTGCAGCTTCCATCGCCTTGAATTGAGCAAACGTTGTTGGAGTTTTCCCTTCAAGAATTTCAACAACATTCATACCGCTGTACGTAGACGGCATAAACTTGATTTGTTCATAATCGTCTTCGTCTTGTCCTGGCCACGATGCCGACCAGTTTGCAGCCTGAACATATTCTTGAGATCCGTCCTCGTAAGTTGCAAATAGACGGGCAAAGGTACGCGACTTTTCAAACAGCACATCATAGCATTCAATTTCAACGCTACTCACCAGACTGCGAATTGGAATCAAAACAATTTCGCGAGTGTCTTCAATCGTAGTGTTTCCATACGTATATTCAATTGTGAGTTTTGCACTTCCATGCAAGTCACCTCTGAAATACAGTTGCTTCATTTTTGCCGTAACTTCATTGAACGGATCTTCAATGGACTGAGCACTGTCAGTAACATTCAGAGTTACCCATCGTTTATAATCCGGATTGTGCGGATCAAATTGAGTAGGGTCTTGACCGTTCTTAATCGCTTCTTCCTGCAAGGCTACAATACGCTTGTAGGCTTCAGCTTGAGCCGAAGGAGAGGGAATAAATTCTACTGAAATCTTCACGTCAGCATAAGCAACTTGCTTTGTATTCCACTCACACGAAACCGGAAGATTCATCGACTGACCGGAATTAAGTTTTCCAGCAGACAGCAGATTAAGAATGCGAGGTACATAAATCGTGCTGTAGATATCGAAAATCTTTGAGAAGGTTTTGATAGTGCTACCTTCAGCGATTCCGGCATTGATAGAGAAAGTTTCGTACCCATCATTAATAAGCGGTGCAACAAACTTTCCTGTTTCACGACTCATATCAACAATGTTGAGTACGCCAGCGCTAGGATCGGCAGAACTTGTCCACTCCGCTTGAACTTCAATTTCTTCAACTATGACAGTCGGATCACGATTATCAATTTGATCTTGAGTCGCATCTGCTTTCACGTAAAGCGCAACTGCTTTTGGCTGAACGTTATCATTCTCCTGAATTACAGACGGCAACACGATATTCAAATCAGCAAGTTTCGTTGCAGGAGCTAAAAACTTAATTGTTTTGGTAGTGCTTACCGTAGCGCCGTTATCCGTAAACTGCGCGGCAACTGAAGAAAGAAAATCTTGTCGCAGAATATCACTGCGCAACATGTTTTCTACGATATCAGTATGTTCACTGGTGCTCAAATACTGCGGGTCAACCAAGCGACTTGTATCATCGTTGTAAGTTACGAATGCGCGTAATTCCGTATCCGTTCCCTGTTCGATTGTGTCAGGCGTTGTGATACTAATTGAAACTGGAATAAGTTCCATTTCACTTTTCTTCACCACGAAATTTCGATGGTCAGTGTGGTCGAAGATGCCCTGATATTTTGCGCCGATAACGATTTCAGTATCAGCCGGAACATAAGGCAGAACCAAACGCGAACCATTAAACGATCCGAGAGTTGATTCCATAATCAGTGAACCGCTCGCAGTAATATCTCGCCTCTGTCCGTTGGCATACAAACCGTAAACAGTGATTTGCGAACTGCTATTGCCGTAAAGAGTTTTAACAGCAATTTCGATTTCATCCGGATCGGGTTCAATGCCGAGAGGAAACAATCGCACACTGATTGTCTGAGAAGTTTCGTTGTACGTTACAGTAAGATCAATCGTGCTGATTGCCATAGGCTCACGGAACACAACTTTATTTCCGTTGCGGCTTTCAATCATTTCATGGTCTTCAACGTAAACTTCTTCGGTGATTGCGCTGCCGTCGCTGTACATCACATTCACGCCGAAAGTAATCTCTTCGCCGCCGTGAATAAAATCAGGCTGAATAAATTGCAGTTGTTCGACGAGAGGCTTACCTACATAACTGCGGCGAACGTTTTCAACAACAGCATGAGCGCCACAATAAATTTCTGCGGCAATGTTGATTGTTGTGTACACGCCGTGCAACACTTCTTCAATCGGTGCCCACTGATAAAACAGTTGAGCAGTACGACGGAAGAACATGACGTTACGTGCAGCTTTCTGATAAGGATCGATGTTGACCGGATCAAAACCGATATGATTCAGGTGCCATGTTTCGGCTTCTGTTTCAGTCATACCGACGTTAATCAGCGCAGCGACAATATCCGCTTTACTTTCGCGAGTGATTGTCAGGTCAAGGCCGCTATTAATCAGGTGCGCATCCACTTCAAGATCGACGTGGGTTGTTTTGTACCAACTGCCGCCGTCTTTGATCATTGTTCCAAGCGGAGTAGGAACGAAACTTTGATAGTCATTAGTATACAGACGATAACTTTCGAAGTTTGCACCGAGAATCATCGCAACATATTTAGACCAATCTTTTGTACCGCTGACTTCGCTGTATTCCGGAAGCGTATCAAAAATCTTTTTGAATACTTCGCTACGGAAACTCATGATATCACGCGTTACGTTGATACCCAATTGTTGAGCACTTTCTTCCAGCACTTCCGTTGTGCTGTTTTTATCTACGCGGCGCAAATCAACCAATTGCTGAATAGTAGAAATGTTGAGATCATCATTGTGCTGACCAATGATATCAAACAATTCACCAAGCGCCGGATTGTCCTGAATAAAGTCTAAGAAGAAATCAGAAGTTTGTGACTTCATGACATATTCCTTTCGCTGTACGTCACGTTGATTTGCAAGTTACGCAGAGCAACGTATTCCAGTTTGCTGTTAGGGATTAAATCTTGCACCGGACTAAGCACATTCAGATAATCCACTTCGGTGCGCTTAACAGGTTCGTCCGGATCGGTGTGGTCATATTTTACAGCGTCGATAATATCCGACAAGGCAAGACGTTTACCGAGAGAACCAGATTTGCGCTCGAAAAGTTTCATTACTGCGGCAGAAAGTTTATCGGTGTTTGATTGGCGAGTTCCAGGAGCATCAGCAAACAACGCAACTTCGATAATAACATCGGCTGCGAGTTTATCCGGATTCCACGTTTGGATTTCAAGTTCAGAACGATACTTGTCGTTGATCCATGCTAAGAATTTATTCCACTGCGCAGAGACAGGCGAAGGATTAATGCCGCCCCACGTAGAAGTATTTTTTGGTAAAACACAAACGCGAATAACGCCCATCCATTCCTTATCGTTTGGAGCAATATCACGCTGCGACATAATCACAACATCAGCAACGTCAGGATACAAACTGATAGCAGCTTTCCATTCGTCGTGGCGGATTAGTTTACCTTTCGCACGTCCGAGAACAGGCGCAAACTTTCTGTAGTAGTCTGGTGATGGTTCATCAGACGCGCCGGAAATACTTGAAATTGTTTTGCCTTGCAACACGCCGTAGTTAACAGAAGCAACTTTGAAACCGACTGAATCCGTGTTAACGGTTGCACCTAATGCGCGAGTTGCCGCAACGTTGAGAGTATATCCGAGAGGTGGAATAGATCCCCAGCGTTCGCCGCCAAACTGAATCATTACATCGCCATCATCTTTTGTGATATCGAGGAAGATGTTTTGATTCTCATACGCCTCAAACAAACATTTGTCGAAACGTTCGTAAACAATCTTTTGGCCTGTAGGAGTTTCTAACCACACTTCCAGATCGTCGGTGATTTCGAAATTGTCAGTGCCGAGATCTACAGTCATGTAATCTTCGGTTTCAGTCAGGTACTTCGTGAATTTAAAACGCGTACCAATGATCACACTAACTTCTTTCGTTTCACCTGCTTCCCACTGAGTAATCTCACCCAACAGACCGCTATAAGATCCGACGCTGATAGGTTCGAACTTATCCAACGTGATTTTGTTGCGGCCTGTATTTGTGATTCGTGCGGTTACAGTGCCGTAAGATTTACGCTGAATATCCACACCGAGAAAACGAGCGCCAGCATAAATAGAACTTGTGCGACGCGCCAAACGAATAAATGCTTCACGCGCAGCAATCAACGTTGCGGTGCTGTTAGTGATACCCAAATCACCGAGCGCATCCGCAAGCAAACTGGTCATGCTACTGACTTGCTGATCCGTCCAATAAGTCGAATCTGCAAGACGGCGCAAAATATCCTGCGCAAATTCTTCGTGTGTCGTGAAAGTATTAAGAATTGTCATAATGGCCTCAAGGCGAAATTAACGGAGTTCTTTTCGAGAAGTTTTGGAACTTTCCACATAACAGAACACTCATACGTTTGATTCACGGAACGATACACGGATACTTTAACGTCTGTCACATCGGCAGTCAGACCGTTATCAACATCTTCCAATGCGTTCGTAATATGAGTCTCAATCCATCCTGCGGTGCTATCGTCGAAAGGTTCGAATAAATCTCTATACACGTCCGAGCCAAACTTCTCACGATATTTGCGGGAGCCTTTGCGAGTGCCGATTATAAATAAAATCTTTTGAGTGATAGCATCCATATCCTGAACGGTATCACGCAATTCCATTTTGATATCCATACTGATATCTGAATAGACAGCTTCGTTAGCTGGCACATCAACACGTTTAGAGATAATTGCCATCAGCCAAATCCTACGTTTTGCGATCCGTTTGAAGCAGTATCGCCACAATCATTTGCATCACCTGCGCGTTGTGCAGGTTTACCATTCACGAATACAGTTGCACCGCCAATAGCGTGACCTATGTGTGACGGTTTCTTTTTCTTTTTATGCGGTTGATAAGGATCGCCAGTACGAACAACGCCCTTACCATTCACAAAAACATTCCCACTTGCGCCAGTTGCCACTACCGGAGGATAACCGTTGTGACCTGTAGTTAAATCAGCGCCCAATCGAATGACAGGTTTGCCCATTTTATTCTCCTTTCTTATTGGTTAAATTAGTGGCAGAAACAAAAACGGGCAGCACAAAGGCCACCCGTTTTCGTATCAAATTTTTCATGCGGATTTTAAAAGGTTTGACGCGCAGCCTATAGAATAACGGCGCAGCAATCGGTATATAGCTTGGGCAAAGAAAAGCAGTTGTTCGCCGTGTTGCATCCGACAGAATCGCCGCGCCATTTGGAGGCGGCACAAAATCTCACGTCTGAAATTTTGCTTGTCCGAATAAGCGGAGTTACCCGCCAGTACCGCAATCAAATTTAAATTTTCATCTTGGCAAGTGTTTGTCGCTGTCCCACATCCCCCGAACGTGCGCATAGCCGTACACCACGGCAGTGCTGGACGCGAGCGTTTCCGGTGTGCTCGCACATTGTTTTACAATGCCTGATCTACTCGCTTGCCACAAGCACATCAGTAGCGACATAAGAAGATAGAGTTCTTTCACTCTCAGAGTTCCTTATGCCTATTTGTGTTACCACAAATTCTATTTACAGATTAACCGCCGTAAAACCAATCACGCATTTTTATTCTCCTGCGTAAGAATTTTTACAGGCGCTCGTCCATCGAGAAACTGCAAAACTTCTTCGCGAGTTAAACTTCGTGGAAAACTATATGAAGGAGATTTAATTGCCTCGTTCATACGCTCAGTATCAACTACAACATCAATATATTCGAGCGGTTCGCGCATTTTAGAAATCAGGATTAAGATCGATTGCGCGGAAAATACAATCTTGCGCTTCAATCAGTTTGCGAATCGCTGTACTCTTTTCTGCGCTGTCTTCAATATCGCGGTCAAGAGCATACGCGAGAGTTTGAAACTGCGCTGCAACTTTAGCTTTCGCTGGGTTATCACGATAACGTTCAGGCATGAAGAACGTTGTCAATGGATTTACTTTGCGCACTACGCCTTGTGCGCCTTTTGGAAATTCCAAATCTTTTCCCGACATGATGTTTCCTCAAATTGGTGTCATCCCGTATTACGCTAATGTGAGAGGAAAACGTAATACGAGTTGTCTTTCCAATCTCGTCCGACAATTTGAAACTTCTTCCCGATTCCCAACTGAAGCAGGTCTAAAAAGTTTCAAAACAAAGCCTCATAGGAGTATCGCAAAAGTTATGCTATGGAGAACATAAATTGCAGTCATGATCTTTGGTCTGCGGCTGTTATTTGTTTACCGTGAACGGTATCCTATGGAACCTAAAGGCACCCACATTTAAACTTCCTACTAACAAGATTCGAATACGGAAGTCACCGCTTAGGGATACTCGAATCCAATAATGGAATTGAAGATCTGATTTTGTTTTGACAGAAGCCATGCAACAGTAAGAGCTTTTGACTAAAGAGTTTTCGTTTCCCCGTTCCCAACTTCAAATAGGTTTGAAACTACTTACTCTACGTGGCCTAGCAAGGGCTGCTGGGAAAATTTATCCGAGAACTAAAAATAAATTTTCTGAACAGGAATCTATCCACGGTCTGCGGGGGTTGAGACACCGATAACTTCAGCGAATGTTTAAAACTTTAAGTGAAGTGCTTTCGCCAACCGCTAGTCAGCACAACACAATGGCGCAGATATGAACGACAACTACAACACCACCGGAACACCGGAACAGCACAGTGATCCAGTATAATCACTTTACAGATTTCAAAATGATTATACGGAATCTATACAAAGTTCGTTTCCCGTTTCCCCACTGAATCAGGTCTAAACAAACTAGGGAACGAAGCCTAGACTAAGGCGGGTCTATCTTCATTCTGCGGATGTTATGTTACTCACTAAATCGTATTCCCAAAGTTCGCTAAACTACTTCCCGTTACGAATCCGCTAGAGTAGAAAATAGTTTATGAAAAATGCAGCAAGACATTTGCAAACTTTGTCGTCATATTGACAGGGAGTTCTGAAAGATTCCCCGTTTAAACTCACAGTGAAAGTGTAAGTTTAAACGGCATTCTTTCGCGCTGTCAGCTAACAGTTAACGCATCGCCAGAGCGAGGTGGATTGCATTAACTCATTCCCCTGTAGGTAGGAAGCGGCTTGTGAGCCTTATACATGGAATGGCTGCCAGTGTTATTACCCACTTTACAGATATCGTTTCTTCACAGAAAGTTTTTATATCCAACTGGCTAGGGTTCTATGGTAGAACGGAAACAAGAAGTCATAGAATTTCCGCTCTACCTATAATTACTATTTACAGATTTACTTAGAAATTTTTTCGCTTAACATTCGAATAAAGAACTTCGAACGGATTGCCGAACAGACTTGGGCCACGCTGCGCACGAGCAGTAACTTTACCAGTGTGGATAGAAACACTGAGAATTTCTACCGTTGGCTGTTTCGGTCTGATTGTCTCATAGATAGGAGCATTCAGAGTTGGGTAATCCGAAACAAGTTTTTCGATACTTGCTTTCTGTTCGCCCGTAACAGGTGGCAGATTAAAACGAATCTCTGCGGCTTTCTTACCACGCGCTAACGATACGCCGCCTTTCTTCAAAGGCACACCTTCATGCAGCAAGAAAGAAGTAATGCGACGAGCAACACCGATAATCTGATCGTAAATAACGTCATCAATCTGCGGAGCGCTAAAACGAATTCCAGTGTCCGGTTGCGGATGTGCTAAACGAACGCCAGTGTTAAAGAAACCTTCTTCGATTTGACGACGGAAGAATTCGATAACCTTTTGCTCTTGTCCTTCATACACAGGGAAGTCGATAGGACGCACACCAGTTTTCGGTTCAACGAAAGTTGGATGCAGCACGGCAGGAGCCATTTTAACTGTCTGCGTAACGTGATACGTGCTGGCAAGAATTGGAGTTGTTTTGATAACAACTTTATTCTTTGATGCAGCTTTATAGTTTTCGTCAGTGCTTAACGTGGTGAACAGGCTGTAGTCTACCGGAGTAGTGTACGTCGAAATAATATCACGCACTAACGTCTGAAGTTTTGCCATCGAGTCAGCAAAAACAACACGGCTACGATTCGGCGTACTGGACGACACAGGGAAGAATGCACCGTAAACAGTTGCAACGTTTCGCGGCTGTCCTGCGCTCGAAAGTTTTTTCGGATTAGCCAGTTTCGGCAGAGGTTCTGCCTGACCCATCGGCGCAATCTTCGCGCTTGTTTTGATCGCTTTACCTTTCACATAGCTCACAGGCTCTTTACCTGCTTTAATGCTATTCATAACTTCGCGAAGAGTTTGTGAATTCATCCAGCTTTCAATTGGCACAGCGAGGTTATGTGCGAAGTAATGTTTCTTACGCGACATAAGAATAACAGTGCCTTTCGCAATATTTGGCGCGAGAAGTTTCTTGCTGATTTCGCCAACGTATTCGAACTTATTTGTTTTCTGATCGGAGATTTGACCGAACGGCGCAGTGAATTCCAGCGCACCCATAATGTTCTGCGCAATTTCATGACCGCGAACAATAAACTGAATGCGAGGACTGTCTTTCAGGCGCAGATCGTAACGGTCTTTGTTGAGATAGGTCAGCTTGATTAAGTCGCCTTTCTCCAGTTCCAGATCGTATTCATCGGAAGCGTCATCAACAGCAAGTTTCTTTCCGGTGTACTTCAGATACTTTGGCGCAGCACTTTCTGAACACATATCCAGAATATCGTGAATGCGTTGATTGTTCTTTGCATACTCTTGCGCAGCAAGCAGAGCAGTCTGCATATCGTATGAAATGGATTCTTGTTTTTCAGGAACCAGATCAAGATGGAGACTGTTACTCACAGACATGAACACGGCTTTATTGTCGTCGCGAGTGCCAGCAAAATTCAGGCCGGAAATACGCTCAACAACTGAAGCGCTAAGACTTTCGTGGTGGACAATATCGCCCGGACAAATTTCCTGAATATCGCCTTTGTGCCAAACATAGGCAGCGCGATTGTTGTGTCCGATAAAATGATTACCGACTTTTGAAATCGAGCGCGGAAAAATTCCGAGATCCGAAATCATTCGAGATTGTTTAGGAAGAAGTGGCATGACAGTTCCTTATATAGAAATTCTGCGCATCGAATGTTGCTGCAATAGACGAAGATTACCGAGCATAACGTTGTATGCGTTTGCGCCGTAAACTTGGAAGAGTTTGTTTGGGATGAAAGTTCCGAAATACAGACTTTCCGGATCGAGAGTTGTTATCTCAATGCCAATATTTTTATCAGCATCCTTAACAACCCACACCCACGGTTCCGCATAGAAGTGATTGTTGCGCACCAGAATTTTGTAACCGACCGCCATGTGTCTGCCACGGCTATCAAAGTTAAAAAGATCTACAGAGCGCTGCTTCATTGCTTCTTTTACAGAGAACATCGCCATCGTGCGAAACTTCTCACTGAATTGCGGGATGTGGGCGTTATCGGATTCGATCTTATCCAGAATTTTTTGTTGCTGTTCTTTCGTGAGCTTTCCGAAATATTTTATGCTGAGAGCCATTTCAAAATCTCCCCGACAATTTCGGTTGGAGTTGTATCGTCAGTGCTGAGAACTAAATCATAACCGCCTGGAAGATTGCGATAACGATCCTGATACATTTCATAGGTTTCAGCATCAACCATACGCGCTTCAATGTTGTCGCTACCTTCGCGCTTATCGCCACGACGGGCAATATAAGTTTCGTAAGTGCAGGTAAGCAGAATAGTAACTACCTGAACATCGGGGCGCAGAAGATTCACCGTGCGATCAAACAACACTTGCGTTTTATCATCTTTAACTTGCAGTGCGTAAGTCGAAGGCCATGCGCGATCAGAGATAGCAATATCTGCCTGACATTCTGAAAGAAAATCCATCAGTGAACTTCTTGCTGCAAGGAAGATCATCATTTCCGTAAGCGGCGAACGAGGATTTTTATCGTGCAGTGCAATGTCGCGAAGTTTTTCAGCGAGCGGAGTTGCCCCAGGTTCGCGCACACGAATTACGTTTTGATCACGAAGACGCAAAGACGCTTCTAAAATTTCGGCGGTAGTGGATTTTCCCACACCTTCATTCCCTTCGAGGACGATATATTTTTTCATTCTATTACCTGAATTTACCACCACGCCACGCAGCATGGATTAGAAGACGGGAAAGGGTTTTGTTTGAGGCTTCTCTGGCTACAGCGTTCTTTCGAACTTTCGCATTTCCCATCGGGCTAACCACGATAATACCTGCGCCGCTTCCTTTGATTCGTAACTGAATCCTATCACCATGAGTTTCAAACAAACGTTCAGAAATAACGAAATAAAATTTATGACTATACTCAAAGTAATTATGCCATTTCTTATCCGAAGAAAAGTCAGCCCAACTACTTTTAACCTCCGAGATAACTGTTTGGCATTTCGTATTCAGTGACCAAACATCAGCGCGTAAATTTCCATGCTTGATTAATCCAAACTCAACATGGTTGCTGTATCCCTTCTCAATCCAGTAGCCGACGATTGCATCCGTTAAAAACTTAGTTGTCTCTCCACGAGATAAACTTACGAATTCAACCGACGGCATACGGATTCTTCTTTTACGTCGCACCGTTCTCAAGTTTCTTGATTGCGGCTTCGAGAATTGGTTTCCAATCGCGATCAATTTTCTTGAGCGCTTTTTCAGCGGTAAACCAACGGCGTTCACGTTGATGCACTTCCAGATAATTCGAAAGTTCTTCACGCACTTCCATCAGGAACCACGTAACTTTCTGCAATCGTCCGGTACTGCCTTTAACGTATTCCATCTTCGCAACTTTTTTGCCTGGGACACCACGCAAACCAGCTTCTTCCATCGCCTCTTTAAGAGCAGACGCTTCCAAAGATAAATCAGGTTCTTTACCGCCTTTCGGCAATCCCCAATTCTTTGCGTGTTTAGTGCGAATCATGCAAATTTCCAATTCACCTTCATCAGTCCAGCGATATGGAATAACGCCACTTTGTTTGCGAGGCTTGCGCCCGTCGCCCTCGTCCAAAGTGAGATAAACTTTCATAGATAATCGTTCGCCCGTGGTTTTGGATCTTTCAAATCCCAAGCGCGATCAACCCAAAAACCTGCTTTGGTTAATTCATCGACTGCGCCACGAAGAGAGCATCTGCCAACAGAAACGAAATCAACAACTGATTCACCGAATGCGTATCCGTATTTGTAATCGGCAATGCGATAAACAAATGAACTTGCTTTCGGGTCAAACATGACTTCGCCTGAATGACTTACAACAACCGCATGACACGGAGCGCCACCTTCACACGTTGAAAGAATTTCGATACGTGCGTTTGGATTACGACGATAGCAACGCTGAACGAAGTTAGCACAATCAGCGAATGACTGAGCGATAATAGCAGCACGGCTATCATTGTATTGGTGAGCATCTTCAATGATATTTCGTGCGCCTGTAAGATTGAAACCTGCCGCCGCGACCATAATCGCTAACGAGTTAGGCTCAATCTGAGTAGCAAAAGTGTTTGAACCAAACACTTCCGGAAACGTTTTCATGACTATCTCCTAATTCGAATTGTCCTAATCAAATTAGCGAGTTCGGACAAGAGAGTATTTGCACACCAGCAGAAACGACTTCTTTTCCGATAGCAACGCCGTACTTAGTGCGCGTTTTCTTGCGCGACCAGTTCACGTTAACTTTCGCGAATTGTTTGATTGCCTGATTTGCGAACTTCCCACGCAGAATAAGTGTGTGGCTTCCGTGTGGGATATTCATTGCTGCCGTGGTACGCACAACCAAATCAAAGATATTCCGCGCATGGATTTCTGTCACTTCTTCGCAGCAGAAAACTTTAATCAAAAGCATAGCCAGTTTCCCCGATGCCGCTATCCAACACAAACATATTGCGGCACAGTTGATCGTTTTGTACGTTCGCGTTATTCCCATCAGGGAAACGATGTGCGATCACCGGATGATTGTTGGACACCACGTTAATATCAGATTCACGTCCGATAAGAATTGTTTTCCTGTCCAGTTCGCCTTTGTCGGTATACAGAACGCTAGGACGGATTCGACCTGCGCCAATCCAGAACACACTGGCTGAATATGTCAGACCGTATTCATTCGCCAAATCATTTTTCTCTTCGAAGAATTCCAAATCAACTTTATCAGTTTTGAAATGTTCTTCGAGAGAGCACAAAATGCAGGAAGCATTTTCCGGACGTTTGACGCGTGGAATAATCTTCACTTCGCAGTTGCTTACGAAAGAGTGTGCATCTGTTTCGATATATGCGCCTGTTTTTTCCACGTCTTCAGTAGGCAATGAGAAGACAGTATTGATCAGCGATTGTTGAATGCCAGCCCACAGATTATGGATCTCAATATCTGACGCACCTTTCAAAGTGACTTCTGCTTTCACTGTTTGAAGACGAGCTTGTGCAACAAACATAACCATAGCGTGTTTACGAACAAAGTACATAATGCTTCCTTAGTTGAGATCGATTCGTCCGGCTTTCACTTTGTAATTACCTGCATCGTGCTTAACGCTACCTGTAACTTTCAACGTGTCATTGCCTTTAATTGTTGTAGAGCGATTTCCGCGAACTTCAACAGTTTGGTTTCCTTTAATCAGCGTATACTGATTGCCAGCACTACCTTTTGCAGCGCCAGCAAACTTAACGCGTTTACGCGGTTCCGATTTCAGAGAGCGAGCCAACAAAACTGGATCGTTGAGAATGTAATCCGGAATATCCGACTTGGAATCTGTCACCGTTAATTGTTGGTTGCCTACAATCGTTTGGTTCACGTCACCAAAAATAACGAAATGGAAATCGCCGCCGTGAATTAAAATACATTCCTTTGTCATGCGGTCAATAATCATTTGCGTTGCGCTACTCAAACGATGCACCATGCGGTGAGGATAATTCACCTTTGCTTCAGGCAACATATCAGCTTCAGTCGGACGCGCTTCGTTAAAGTATTCGCCGGAGTACATATCACCAGTTTCAAACTTCACCGTGATTTTCGAATTATGTTGAGGCACAACAAAAGATCCGAATGCGTGAACGTCCGAACCGCCTTTCCATCCTTCGATTTGTTTCATGTTAGGACGCAGCCACGGCAAATCTTTGTCTTCAATATCGTCAAAGATTCCTGCGATACGTGCGCGAACTTGTCCTATCTGTTTTGGATCGCCGTTATCTACAACGATTCCTTCGTAACGCATATTTGGGTCGATGCCTTTCTTTCCGACATGACCATTTAAATTCATCATGACTGTACCCCAGGCATATACATTGAAAGTTTCTGTCCGTTAGGTGCGCCGAACTTACTAGAGCCATCAACGGTGCCGTCGCCCATGCTACATAAAAGGTTTCGCAGATTCTCTTCAGTCTGACGCAACAGTTGAGAAAGATTTGTTGAAGGGCCAAACAGTTTAGAAATAGAACTTGCATCCAAACATTTATCAGGCAATTCATCTTTCACCATGCGCTGCAAATCTTCCAGTTTATTACTTACACAACTCTGAGAGAATTGTGGGCCACCCATGTAGTAATCGGGAATATCACCGCTCGCAATCAGTCTGTTAATATCGTTTGTGAATCCTCCGAGCATTCCTTCCATTGCATCCATACGCCCCGCAAGAGCGCTAAGAATAGTTGGCCCGAAGTCAATCGCCATGTTAATAGACAGTTTGTGCAGTTGATTTAATCCGTCACAAATACCAGTAAGGAATCGCGCCATATTAAATTCTTGCATTAATGAATTAAGAAAATCAGCACCCTCGCCATATTTTTCTGCGAGTTCAGGGAAGCTGAACATATCACTATCCATTTTAAACTGATCCATCATTACGTTCAGACGCAGTTCGTGGTTAGTGAAAATCTTATCAATCATGCTACTGCCATCGAGCGCCTGAGTAATGTTTCCGTTAATCTGGAATGGGCGCAAGATATTTGCAACGGTACTTACTGGCACGTTCAGAATGTTTTTGCCGCCGCCGATATTCGTATCGCCTTTTACTGGCGTGAAGTTACGAGCGAGCAGGAAACTTTCGCAATACGTGTTGTTGCGATAACTCTTTGTACGTCCAATGACGATCCAGTTACCGGAAGTTTTGTAATCCATATTTCCTGCGCCATCGCGCATAGGGAAGCACGATTTAACTTCTACGCACGAAAGCAAATCAATTCCGGAAACGCCGCCAACATACAGAGCGCGAGCGGTTTCGGTATACGCCATGTTTTGACGCTTCCAGTTGTAATATGCTTGCTGGAAATTTTTGTGCAGGTTTATATCGTTGGTCGGTCTAGCGTATGCCTGACGAGTTCCAACAATACCTTCACGAATATCACTATTCACGTTTAACGGATCTTTTCCTTTGACCGTTACGCCCTTCAATTCGTTAGTCTTGCCGTCCGAGCTTGTCCACAGTAAACGATCACCGTAGTTACTCACACCATTCATTACGCCGCTAACAGACTTCGGACGAAATTCAGTGATAGGCAATTGACCTTTTTCGTGTTGTACGTTGAAGCAGAAAACATACTTCGGATCTTTCGTGAGTTCTTCGTTAATATCACGAACGATCATTCGATGGTCAGCAGTCACAACAACTTTCGGCAACGCCTCTTCGTTAATCCACATATGCTGTTCGATTTCGTGGGAGAAACGTTTAGGGCTTTGAGTTGCGGATAACCACAACATACTGTCATCGGTTTGGACATTGCTATCCAAAGTTAGCGCACACTGATCACAAATTTTTTGTAGCGCCTGAATACTTGTACCGCGCACAGAAAAACCTGCCGTGTCATACAAATATTTTGGAGTGTTGATTGATCCTACAACGCGCAGCATTCGCATACCGCCCTCGTCGAATTCGCGAACGCCAATCGTTGAGAACGTAACGGTATCTAAATTTTCAGAAGTTGCGCCCATCGTAATGGTGATTTGAGTTCCATCCACGATAGCGAACTTATCACGCAGCGCATTGTTTCTGTCTGCAAAAACCATTACCGCAGCAGGAACAGAAAAAGTATTTTCCAAAACATCAATGGAACGAACTAACCCAGGAGAAGGAGGCAATGATTTGCCGTCGATCATCAACGAAAGATAACCTTGCCCCTGAATGCCGCCAATAGAATCGCCAGCCATAAATGACTCCTACAAAATTCCGATAGAAACGCAAAAAGGCAGAATTAATCTGCCTCATGCAATTACAAACTATCGCAAACTTCCTGCAACTGCGTGATAAGAGCTTTCAAAACTTTCTTATCTTGAGGCAAGTTGAAACCACCAGAGCCAACCTTCATTTCCGGATCGGCTTTGGTGCAGTACAGTTTACGGACGGCAACAACTTGCTTGCCATTGTATTCGGAAAGTTCGATACGCAGACCAGAGTTATCGCCAGTGCGAATGAAATCTTCATCCTTAGATTTGGATTTCTTTTTCTTAGGCTTCTCTTCTTTCTCTGCCTTGAGAAGTTTCGAAACTTTTTTCGGTTCCTTTTCTTTCTTACCGAGAGCCTTGTCGCGCAAGCGTTTGGTAGCTTTCTCTTTTTGTTCTTCGATAAGACCTTTCTTTTTCTTCGGCTTATCGCGAATGATCTTTCCGTTTACGATTGGCATTAGATTGTTGTCCTCTTGATTTTCTTGGTAGGCAGCACAGGCCGTTTGATAGGAATTTGAATCGTCATTCCTGCAAGCAATTGGCTGGGATGAAACAATCCATTCGCAATCAAAATATGCCGCCAGTACGCATTAGTTCCAAACTGTTTATGCGATACCATCTGAGGATTACCCTCAAGACCTGCATCTATTAAAACATTTACAGAATTGGAATTATCTACATCTTCGAAAATCGGTTGAGTTAAAGGATCTAAACCAAACTTATCTATGCCGCCGGTTGTTTGAACCATTTTCTTAGATCCTCACGCGTTACAGCGAAGTAAGACGAAACACGTAAAACGAAATCTACAGAGATTGGGTTTCCTGAGCCATCTTCCCACACGTTATCAAAGTTTGCGCTTACGCTGTCAATAATAGCAGGAGTCATCTTAAAGAAGTTACCAATCTCAACAATGAAACTTTCAGCATCATCAACCGCAAGTTTCTCGTAATCTATATCTTTCAATTTACCCGCGAGCCAATCAGGTGAAGCATTTACAATCTGCCCTGCGCTTCCGATAAGAGAGTTTGCAACCTGATCAATTGGCGCTGGCCCAGGAGGAATAATCAAACCGCCTTTTTCTGAAGGAGCACACAAACTTAGAAGTGCAATGATGTTATCTATGACTTCCTTTTTTGTGTCAGTGTAAGCATCGACGAAGATTGGCAAATCAATCTCAAAGAAACTTGGGCCAGCCCACTTTCTAGCAGACAGCGCTTTCATGAAAGTTGATCCACCGCCCATCGTCATGCCCGATTGCAGAATGTCACCCGCCCGTGCGCCTTTCGCACCCACACCATTCCACACATGCTTAATACCATCCTGAGCAATGTTGTTCAAAGTTGTGTTTTCAAAAGGCGCAGTCCAGTTTGAATTGAGAGCGAAAGAAAAATCAGGAGGAATATAACCTTCAAATTTAATGGAACCAGATTTATTGTATAGACGCAATTTATACATATTGTCTACATCAATAAAGTTTTCCTTACTGGAACCTCCCGCCGGAGCAGCAGGAGCCGCCCCGTCCGATTTCATTAAGTAGTTAGCCATTAGACGTACCCTATGTTAATCATGTTGAGCATCGGATCGTCCAGAATAACTGGAATATCATCGAGTGAAGGAGTTTTCCCACCAGACGAAGATGGAACACTTCGCGCAGATCCTTTCGGCATTGAAGCACCGCCAGAACTTTCCGAAGTGTTTTGCGCAGTCTGAACCTGTTCAACTTGAGTAGGAGCAGGAAGTTCTTCAAGAGGTTTAACGCGTTCAATATTCGGAGCCGCTTGCTCTTTAACTGCAAGTGATTCTGAACGAGCAGGAGTTTCACCGCCAACAGACTGAACATCAGGAACAGCTTCTCTACGTTTCTGTTCGCGAATAATTTCGTTAACTTTTTTATCATCAGCGCGAGTAATTTCCGGATGCGCTTTGATATAAGCAACTTTGCGTTCCATGAAATCTTTTTGCTCACGAAGTTCCGCAAGTTCAGCTTCTTTCTCTGGAACACTTTTCTTCTCGAACGACTTCTCAACAGGAGCTTTTTCCGGAGTAAGAGCAGCATCGAGCTTTTCTTTCTGTTTAGCAAGCGCACCTTCAGGAATAACATATTCTGTTTCTTTCCCTTCAGTTTTAACTGCCAGCATTTCGCTGTTATTGAGCGGAACATTTGGCTGAGATTGCTCAACAGGTTTTGTTTCCGGTTCCTTGTTGTTCTTCGCAACTTCACGCAGAACTTCCATTTCCTTCAGAGTACGCGCAGCAACGCCTTGCTGTACTTGTGGGCTACTGCTACGGAAATCATTTTGCACGTTCGCATACTTATCTTTCTGAACGGCCTCAATCATTTCTTCTTCCGTCATGCTGTTAATGTCTTTCCCATTAAGCGCACGTTGGATTTTCGAAGCAGCATTACCGCCGTACTGCATAGAAGTGGAGTAAACCATTTCTTTAAATGCACGGCCTTTCTTATCCATATCAATGCCGAGATTCTTTTCAAGTTTCTCCGCAGTTGGCGCGTAGTGTGTACGAACCAGATATTGATATTGCGCGTCTTCCATTTCTTTCGAACGAGTGCCAGCAACTTCTCTGTAACGCTCGTTGAATTGCGCAGTGCCTGGGGTTAATCCATTAAAATCAGCAGCAACATTTTTCGCTTCAGGCGATGCAAGAAATTGCGCCATACTTCCGTTTGCAGAAGCAAGTTGATGTTTACCGTAACTCACGCCGCCGTAATCACCTGCGCCACTACTTACAGTTCCTACGCCGCGACCACCAGATTCAAACTGTTCAGACACGCCGCCAATTTTTTCGCTACTTAAAACTTTCTTCGCGATATCGTTAGCACGTTGAGAAGTTTGGCCAGGATAACGAGCAGGGCCGCCACCTCCCCAACCATAATTGAATCCCGCAGCAGCACCCGTTGGACTAGCACCGCCAAGTGCGAGAGGCATAAAGATCGGCGCAGAATATTTTGACGCAACAGGGTTATCAATCAATGCCGCTTTAGCATCTTCTTGCTCACGACGTTTGCGATCTTCTTCGACAGCGCTATCAGTTTCGTTAGTGATTTTCTCTGCAACAAATTCACCTATTTTGTCACCAAGATAACCGCCAAGCAAACCGCCTAGAGTCGCACCAATTGCAGTACCAGCCCCAGGAACAATACTACCGAGAATGCCACCAGCCCACGCACCAACAGTTGCACCAGTTGCAGATCCCGCAGTAGTTACACCGTTCGTAACTTGCGCTTTCTTTTTCTCTTCCGGCGTTAACGTGTCATCGTCGTTTATTTTCTTAGCCTGATATATTCCATCAGCAGCAGAAACAGCAGCACCAACAAACGGAATACGTTTCGCACCACCAAGCAACAGAGCACCAGTTGTTCCCACATCCCAAGCAGCATCCTGTTTAGCTTGCGATTCTTCTTTTGCTTGTTGCTGTTCGGGAGTTAGAGGAACAGTATTTGCAACGCGTGGGGTTTCACTTCCAGTTTCTTTTGCCTCTTGTGGAGCATTAACGTTTTCAGTTTCAGAAACTTCAGGCGCTTCATCGGAATCTTTTTCAAGATTCTCACTGGTATCATCTTTCAACCAAGATGAAAATCCCAAACCTGCGCCAGCCAATACAGCAAGTCCTGCAATTTTTCCTAACTTGCTTCGTCCAAATTTTCTGACTCGCGCACGGAGGCGAGAGCGAGGTCTACCGCGAGTTTTCCTACGGCGACGAGTTCTCCGACCGTTGCGATCAGTCGCGTCTTCGAAATCATTTGAATCATCAACATCATCCGCAGCATCACTATTTACCCTGCGAGAGCGTGGTGTAGTTGGAGGGCTAATTGAGTCTTCCGTAACAGCTTTGTGATCTTCACGGAATGCACGATCTTTCGACCACTTCAACCAATCAGCCAATGTTTTAGCAACGTCTTTAGTTGTTTCAGTTCCTTCTCGTACAGAACGAACAATATTGTCGTTGTCGTCACTCTGTTCAGCGAACGCAGTTTCAAGCGCTTTAACAACTTCACGATTATCAGGCTTCGCAGCTTTTTCAGCTTTGCGAGCTTTCATTTCTCTGTTAGCAGCGCGTGATCCTGTACCTACGTATTCCTCTTCGTAATGGAAACCATCAGGGAACATTTCAGCAAGAGTTTTTTGTTTGCGTTTTCTTTTCGGAGCACCCTGCGCAAGAATATGAGCTTCATCTGCATGAGTCATCATTAATTCAAGCGCAGAAAGTTGTTCGTCCGAAAGCATGGTTGCGTCCATTAACGTCGTCCTCCCCTGCTTCGTATCGCAGCGATCTTACGTCGTTCTTCTTCCGCAGCATTTCGATCTTTAATGTAGCAACTGTACCAATACAGAAGTTTCATTAATGCACCATCGTCAGGGAAATAAATTTTATTCGACGCGGCGAGATCAAGAGACATATTCATCAACGATTGATCGCTGTATGTTCTCAAGTGACCGAGTATTTCAATCGGCTGCAAAGTAGTGTACTGACGTAAGCAGTGGTTGCACTTGAATTTAGTTTCCATTTCACAAATACGAAATGAAAGTTTTTTCGCACGGCGCAAATCAGAAAGCGAAGACATTCGAATTGTTGTTTCTAAGTCTGCATCGCTATCGATCCAGATTGCAGCCTCTGCATCCTTCCCGTATTTATCCACCAGTTCAAAATGTTCTACCCAACGGCGCACTGTAGGATGTTTGAAACCTTCAGGCATATTGCGCCACGGATAAACTTTGATTTGCTGGCGAGAAACTTCTTCGGTGTTGAGTTTATTGCATTCAACTTCCCGCGAACGTCTGCGCAAAGGTCGATCATAAACTCGTTCACCTTGACCTGTAATATAGAATGGCATAACGCAGCGCCATTCATAAATGCGGTGACTTTCAGGCCAACTACTTTTTTCAAACATCAAGATGAAGTAACGGAAATCTTCTAAAAGCATATCCATTAAATCAACGTTCGCGAAATGTTGTAGAGTCTTCACAAACATTTCTGGCAGGACGTATTTCTGCGCGTTGTACAATGACGGCATATGATCAACCGTGAATTGTTTTTCAATACGCACATCAACACGTCCGGAAGGAAGCGCTATCTCAAGCATTATCGAAAATCTTCGGCAGCATTTCCCAAGTGCGAGTGCTTTCGCGTCGGCACGTTGGACAATGAAGCGTAATATCGCGAGGGATACCGTGAACGCAACCGGCTACCCATTCCGTTAAACGCATCCAAAGTTTCAAATCTTTTTGCTGTTCTAAAATTGCGTAGTTGCGATCAAAGTGAACGCCCATATGCGCAACAAACCAGTTGAAGCGACTTTCGTGTGCAGCTTCGTAGTTAATCATGCGAGGCAGATCGAATTCATCAGAGGCAGCAGTAAGAGTTAGGATCGTAACTGCTTCTTCTGAAATTGTGCCGATGTTATGCGATTCGCACGGGAAAGTATTTAATGGAATTTCATCATCGCGCGGTTCCTGAAACACGCCATCCGCAAATTCAAAAAGCGGTTGAACGCACAGCCACGGAACATTCAAAGGAGAGTCTTCGATCATCATGCGTTGCTGAAACACTAACGCATAAGCATCCTGAATTGAAAGCATATCAATAGGAATTGAAAGCACGTTCGGAAGTGCTTTGAGAAGAATCGGTGCCAAACTGTTTTGTTCGATTGCTTCGGCAATGTAGATTGATTCTTTACCGCCGAAAGGACGCATATCAAAACTAGCTGGCAAACCAGATTTCCATCCGGTAGAAGGGAGACTGCGCGTGATGATTTCCATAGATTTCCTTTAGAACAAAAGACGTTGAGCGTCACACTTCCATTGCACTGATATCATTCCTCGTCCACCTGTACCGTTCAGTTGCAAACTCTGAGGGCCAATAGGCCAAACGTTACGAACTTCTGAGGTGGCAATTACTTGCCCTTTGATATCAAACAACGCAACCTGCAAACGCTTTTTATAAACAGACGGCAGATTGAATCCACCAGTGTACGGGTTCTGAATTAATTCAGACCACGCTTGAAAATATTTTAATACAGCAGCTTTCTGGTCGATTCCCCATTGAGAAGAGAAACCGTCAATGCTACTTCCATGAGGCCAGTGAATTTGCGTACTCGCAATTTCTTTCGACTTCTCCGTAAAAACAGGAAAAGGCAATTCGATCTCTTCACACGCAAGAGGACTGAGAGACACGCCTCGAATGGATGGAAGAGAAACGATTCGCCATTTTTCTGTAGTGAACGGATCAGCAAGCCCAGGAGCGGCAGCATCTTGCAATTCTGTAAGAGTAACCGCTGGCATAATTATTTCTCCACGACGATCAAACACGGACGCATAGCGCCGTCAATTTTCATCACGGCAGCACCAACTATATAGCCCTGCGGAATAACTTTCAGCACAGCATCTTCCAGCGCTTTTTCCCACTTCTCTTTAGGCTGTCCATCGAACGGCGCAAAAGTATCAGTGGCATCATAGTAATTATATGTTTCAGTTGTTGGCATTGGAACGCCAGCAATAAACGTCAGACGATTAGCACCAGAAAGTTTCGCAGTGCGGATTTTATCTGTCAGCTTTTTGTTTTCTTTGCCTACAGAATCGTCCACTTCATAAATACGCGCTTCAGGCTTTGCGTCACGCGGCTTAGTAGGAAGTTTCGGTTGTGCGGCAGTGTTAGCTTTCTTGCCACTAACTTTTATTCCTTTAACTTTACCACTGAACGGACGCGAGCGGCCTAACAGAGATCGTGCAGTTTTAGCGTCGATAAGAAAAACAACATCTGGATCGTCACGGTGAAGCAGATAGATTTTGTTCTTGATGATGCAAGTTCCAAAAACATCTTTTGCTTCAATATCAGCTTCGAATTCTTTGTTCTCGACTGCAACTTTACGAGCACCTTCGAAACGATACCAATCACAATCTTCGATTTTGATTTTCGGTAAACGCGGAGCAGACACACTCACAAAAAACAGCATACAGTTACCTCGAATCAAAGTGGGGCAGTTACGCCCCAACTTATTTACGCTTTCGGTTTCACGTAGTCGAATGACCACTCAATAGAAACCTGAATAGCCTGAGCCGTGCCGTTGAAACTAAGATCCGGAACCTGCTTAGGCCACACGCCGAAAATTTCATACTCACCAGCAATAGAGCCGTCCTGTTTAAAGATACGGAAGATTGCTTTGGTTGCGTATTCGGATTTCACTGCGCCCAACTGAGTTTCAGTTGCACGAACCATTTCATGCCATTTTTCCAGCGGCTTATACACAGCCATTTCTGCGTTTTCGTTGAACTCCGTAGAGAAACTATGAGTAAACGTTTTACGTCCAGCGTAGTTCAACTGGAAACCAAACGCTTCTTTCATAATGTCTTCCAGAGTAGAGCCGGGTTTCACACCAGTTTTACACTGAATACGCAGCATACTTGTGTAGCTTGTGCCGCCGACTGCATCAGGAACGTTCAGCAGAAGTTCAAAGTTATCATCCAGTAACGGATCGCCCGTACTGGAAAATTCGGTAAGAGTTACCTTTGGCATTTCTAATCTCCTTAGATTGCGCCGCGACTAATCAGATCAAGTGCATACTGAATATCGCCCACAGGTGGAACGATTGCAGTAACGTGAATGCGTTTGGTGTAGCGAGTTGGATCAAGGAAGATATCAATGATCAGATCACCACGCGCTTCGTCTTGTGTAGTGTTATTCGTGTAGTCACAAACAACCTGATACCAATCCAAACCGCGACCTAAACGAATTGGTTCCAGAATACTTTCCATTCCGGCAATCTGCGCTTGTTTCAGCACATCATCGTTAGGTTCGAACACCGCACGTAAATTGTTTGCGCGAGCGGAAGCGTGAAGCATTGCCAACAGACGACGAACACCGATATCGTTCAATGCCGATTTGGTTGTCATCGCAGTGTCTGCGCCCCACAGGAAAATCCCTTCACCTTCAAATACTGCAATCGGGTTGATTTGGTTTTCTACCAGCACATCGCGATCATTCAGTTTAAAACGGTGACGCACATCAGTAGCAAAATCGATCTTACCGCGATTCAAACCGCCCGGCGCTAACCACTGAGCAATCTGATCCGTGTTAAGCATACAGTACGCCATGCACACAGAAGCAGGAACATAATAGTCACGCGCGTTTGCGTTATCGCGAGCTTTTACGTCACTGTTTGTAATTGCTGTCCAGCTATCAATGATAGTGAACTCTGCATCCATGAAAGTTTTGATGCCACGACGATATGCAACAGCTTCATCGCGACTCTGCATACTGACAGGCATACCGACAGTGCTGATACAGTCCATGCGAGTTTTTGCGAGTTGGTTAATCGTGCTTGCAATCACCGGATGTTCAATACCACCAGAACACAGAATGCCAGCAGAGATTTGTTCCCAATCTTCGTAGTTGTTCCATCCTTCGATGAAAGCAGCCAGAGAGTTGTTCGCAATAGTTTCGTCAGGGTTTTCTACGTCAATCAGATCACCAGAAGTTGCACCAACAAACTGACCGTTGATTGCAGTAGGAGTTTCTGGATTGTACGGGCCACCAGCGATTGCGTTGAACACTACAAACTTTGGATCGTCGATCAGTTTGTAGTTGTTTTCGTTCAGACGGAAGCGAATCAGTTTCGAGCTAGTGTTGATCACATCTTCAATGAAGAATTGATTACCCGCTTCATCGCGCCAGTAGAAACTTGTTACTGTCCACGTTTCAGTAGGCGTGAGATTCGTACCTTCGTAAACGCGAATGATCGATTTAATACCTAACGCATCGTTAGTGTCAGGTTGCATCGTCAGCCAAATATCATTCGCACCTTCATATTGAGAGAGCGAATAAAACAGACCGATATCTTCGCTACGGAAAGCAACTTGCATCGGATCGTCAAATCCTGAATCGCTTACCGGACGGAAAGTAGAAAGGTTGTTGAACATGGTTGCCATAACACCGCCGAACTTCGCATTAAGTGCAACGCGAGTTACGTTCAGACGACGAGCTTTTGTCATCAGAAGTTTTGCGATGTTAACGTTATTTGCATAACGTCCGGTAGCTTTACCGAGTTTTTCTTCCACTTCATCTTGTGAAGTGATAGTCATATTTTTGCCAATTTCACCTTTCGGGAATGGCAGCACCAGTGTGCAATATCCGTTGGTTGCCAGAGTCGTAACATTCGACCTGTCATTTTCCATCGTATACACGCCAGCACTAGGATGGTCAGGAAGCAGCATTGTTATCTCCAAACAGCGTGAAAACGTTGACTGTTTAAAATTAGCGTAAGAGAACGATTAATACTGAATCACATGAACTCTTTGTTCAGTTTCCGAAACTAAAACAACTTCCGGAAGCGCACCAGTTAAAAGTAACTGACCGTTGATATCAATAAACGTTCCACCGATTTGCATCTTCAGCGGATTACCTGTATCCACATGCAAGAAACCTTTCGTTGCAGGTAGCGCGTAACCTTTTGGCCCGACAATAACAGAAATCGAGTTAAAGATTTCATCTTCAGGAATTCCAACCGCATGAGTTTGTGAACGAATCGCGCTGTTATGTTCTTGCGAAACTTCACGCACACGAGAATCAACAACGAGAGTACGTTCCAAAGAACGATAACGAGTTTTCGTAAACATGTTATTCCTCTTCAGGTTCTTGCACAAAATCTTTTTCGCCAGTGTCGATTTCCGTGCGAACAGTTATCTCACCGTAGTTATTGATTTTCGCAGTGTCGAGATTGAAACCAATCTTCGTTTGAATGGTGAAAGGAATTTCGATTTCCATACTGCTTGGCGTACTCCCTTCATCAAGATCTTCGATGTTAGGGAATGGAATACTATCGCCATCAATAAGAAAACGAACAGTCCATTTCGTTGTTGGCATTTCAAGTTCGAACGCCAGCATTTCTACAGCATTGGCAATCATCAATTGCTGACTAAACAGCATTGCCTGATCTAAGTGCAAAAACTTAACGTACAGAGATCCGGAAAGCGTAACAGGCAGATAGTAGTTACGAATTGCGATTGCGTTTGTTGGTTCTTTTCCTATCGCCCAACCGGAACCAAATCGACCGATGTTTTTTGCGTTAGCAATCAGTTCACGATTGAGAGCGAAGTTATTTATTTTAAACCAGCCGTAAGGATAGTTTGTGCTTTGTGCAAACAGTGCGCGTAAGCCTTGCTTTGGGTTGTTGTGCATACTGAAAACAAAACGCGTTAAGCCGAAGCCTCTGCGAATTTGTCGTTGGATGCCGAACAACGTAGCTTTAAGCGACGTACTTTGTTTTACGATCTGATTAATACTCATAGAAAAATTCCTGAGCAGAAACAAAAAAGGGAAGCCAAATGGCCTCCCTAGTTTAATTAATTCAAGCGGAGGCGCAGACCAGAAGAGGATGATTCAAACTCACCATCATCATTTGATTCTTCGTCCTCGCCGTCGAACTCAACATCGTCAAGTTCGCTGTCTTCCAAAAGAAGATCATCTTCATCTTCTGGATCTTCTGAATCGTCATCCAAAGACATTGAATGGAATTCATCATCACCGTAAAGTTCTTTTGATTTCTCTTTAGAAGCATTTGTTTCCAGAGCCGCAGACAGCGCCAGCACGGAATCAGTAAGCGAAGAACTCGCCGCGCTCACAGACTCACATGGATTCGCACACACTTCAACTAAAGTGCTTGCTTCAACATTGTCTGCTAACTGGCAAGTTAAAAATTCACTGCAATCAGGAGAGTTAGCAGCTTGCACCAAAAGGCGAGCTACGTCATTCCACTGACCTTCACGTACTGCAACGATAGCGAGAGCAGCTAGGGAACCTGTCAACGTTTTCATAAAAGTTCCTTAGATAAAAGAGGGAACACAATTTCTTGCATTCCCTTTTTAAAAAGTTTCGCAAAATTAATTACGAAACTTTCCGCATTAGCTACGCTGCGCTTTAGCGACAGAGCGAACGTTCGCCAGAGTGAAGGAGAACACGCTTGACAGTAACCAGCCGCGATCAGTGTTACCCTGATTTGCACCAGAGGTAGGCTGAGACTGAGTGCCGCCGCGAGTGGTGTACATGCCGTGGTAATCCTGATCACCAACAACGTACAGTTCGCCGTCATTCAGTACGCGATGTTCCGGCGCACGGAAACCGTCAGTTACCAGATCCAGACCCAGCAGAGTACCGAGGCGGCCAGTAGTGATCAGTTCATATTTGGAAACCGGATCAAGCGCGGAAGTGAATTGATCGTTACCGATAATATCGTTCCAGTAATCCGCAGCCATGATCGCGGTAGTTACCGGAATTGGCCAGGTACTTACTTGATTTTTCAGAACGGACAACAGGCGCGGAGTCAGTTCACCGTGGATGTAGGTCAGCGGGTTTGCCATACCGACAGAACGATCCGCAGCTTCTTTCCACAGACGGTCTTCCTGAACCATGATAGATTGCAGACCATCTTGCTGCGCACGATCCAGCAGGTCGCCGTTGATCTGTTCCAGATCCATACGTGAAACACGGATGATAGATTTCAGTTCGAATTCATCCGGAGTAAACACGCGTCCACGCAGTTGACGATAACCGTAATCGCTTGGGCCAGTCGCAACGATAGCTTGCGCTTGGTGAGTTTTCAGTTCGACGCGAGGAACTTCGCCCTGACGAACAGTTGCACCTTTACACACACGACGCATCAGACCCTGACGTTCAGCGCGGTCTTCAATAGAACCAACGATTGAAGCGCCGAGAGAATCCCACTTCTGACCAGAAGCATCAGCAGCAGCTTCTTCGATCAGACGACGGTTATCTTCGCGAATTTCATCCGGAGTCATACCGGCGTGAGATTCAGAAACTTCCTGAAGTTCACCAGTTGCAGCCAGATTCAGCATCTGACCAATACGATGTACCAGATCTTTTTTACTGACGGCGTTAACTTCGCCAGTGGATTCAGACAGAATACGTTCGCCGCCAATACGCAGTTCAGACAACGGGCTACCGTCACGCAGAACAACTTTAGCACCACGCAGTTGATTTTTCATTTATAACTCCAGAAATTCTTTTTCAGTTTAAAGTTTTATTGCGAGGTGTGTTCTTACACGCCCGGCGTTGCCAGTTCGAAGGTTGCGTAACCGTTCGTTGCATCAGGAGCTTTCTTGATGATAACGCCTTTCAGCAGAGTACCAGTACCACCGATAGTCAGCAGACCACCAGCGCCCAGCGAAGGATTCAGAACCGCATCGTTAGACCAGTCAGCAGAAGCGTCGATCATGTTGGTAGAAACGTTGCCCAGCTTGATGTAGCTGATACGCTGGCGAATGTTTGCAGACAGGCCGCCGATTGGTGCATCACCAGTGATAGCGCGAGCTTCGGAAACAGTCAGTTCAGAAGCGTACTGAACGAAAACTTTTTTACCGATATCCGCAGCGGCGAACAGCAGTTCAGCGCCGTTGATAACAACGTCACCAGCGTCAGCCGGATTGTCTTCACCAACAGTTGCGTCAGCTTTTGCGCCAGCGATTTTGATCAGTGACTGACCAGCGGTAGGCAGACGACGCAGAGTGTAGGACAGAGTTGCGTCGATAGTCAGTTCTTCAACGAACACCTGAAACGCTGGCGGCATGTTGCGAGACATTGCGAAACCTGCGAACACTTCGCCGTTTTTACCTTCAGACGGTTTCAGATAGTTTTTGCCGTTCTCACGGTGCCAAACCAGAGCTACACCTTCTTCATGGATTGCAACGCCAGGCAGCAGATCACCTTCCTGAGTCATTACGATATCAGTTGCGATTTGAAACAACATAATTTTAATCTCCGAAAATTTTTGAATGAACTTTTTTCAGTTCAATAATCGTTTTTGGAAAACGCCGCGATTAGCGACGTACACCGAAACGACGAGCCAAACGAGCGTCGAAATCAGATTGTCCTTTAGAAGAACTTTCAGATTCGATTTCTTCCAAATTATCTTCGCGATCAGTAGATACGCTAGGAACTTTCGGAGCAGAGGTTTCGTTGCGAATGATGCCCGCAGAGTCTGCGACAGCTTCCGCAATTTCATTCTGCGCGACTTCAGATTTTGACATCAGCGCATCAGCGTGTGACAGCGCGACGTGCAGGAAATCTTTGCCGTTGTTGATGAAAGCACGTTCGATAATAGGACGCGGATCAGCAACACCAGCACCGCGCAGAGTTGAGCAAAGAGACTCAACAATCGGGTTAGAAGTATCACGCCAGAAGTTGCGAGACACGCCGAGCATTGCAGTTGACAGCGCAGAAACAAAACGTTCGCGATGTGCTTCAACCAATTCGCTAACGGTTCCGTTAACAGAAGAGGAAGCGCTTTCAACACGAGCATCAGCTTCAGCAGTCAGCATCTTACTTACAGACAGTTGCATAACAAACGGTTCGAAACCGAAGTTTTTGCAAGTTGCTTCAACGCCATCAGCGTGAACAGATTTGCTCACGGCGCGAATGAAATCTTCTGCATCGAATACACGACGCGCAGAATCTTCACCAGCGGCAGCACTGAAACTTGAGAACGTAGAACGGGCAACAGGTACGCCGTCATAGTTCAGGAATACAGATGGAACGCGACCGGTTTTAGTGCGCGACAGGGAAACCAGATTAGGATCTAAGTTACCGTGTTCGGCAATCGCGGCAGACAGAGAATCGAATGAACGAACTTCGGCTTGCAGTTCAGCATTGCTGCTTACGCTGCTAACAGAACTTTCGGAATCTTCTTCGTCGTCGAAGTCATCTTCGTCCAGATCTTCATCATCGAAGTCATCATCTTCATCGTCTTCGTCGAAGTCTTCGTCATCTTCTTCCTCTTCCTCGTCATCATCAGAGGCACCAGATTCAGATTCGAAATCTTCGTCGTCTTCCATTTCTTCGTCGTCGAAGTCATCTTCTTCGTCGTCGAAATCATCTTCGTCTTCTTCTTCATCGTCTTCGGAAGAGGATTCGGAATCAAAGTCTTCGTCTTCATCGAAGTCTTCGTCTTCATCCAATTCTTCTTCGTCGAGAATATCAGACGCGTCATCTTCATCACTGCTATTCGATTCGATATCGATCAGCGGAGAAGAACAGTGGGCGCAGAAAACGGTGTCGTCGTCAGTCGCGATAGTGAATGGAAGTTCACAACTTGCAGAGCAAGAATAAACGTGAGCTTCAATTTTATCAGCGCCGTTAGACAGTGAAGAAATTTCGTTGCTACCGGAGCGAGATTCGCTGATTGCCAGTGAGCTATACGGGTCAAACTTCACGCCGTCTGTAATCGCAATGAAACTTGTTGCGCTAGACAGAGCAGTAACAACGTCCTGCGTTTTGATCGCGTTGGTCAGAGCGGCTTGTGCTTCTTCAATAGTTGCGCCAACAGCGACAACAGAAGAACGGGACACGGCATCTTTGTTTTCGTTTTCCATATGGTCAACGATACGCTCGTCAGTGATTTCTTCCAGACTCGCAGAGCAGCTTGGGCAATGCGTGATTTCCGCACTGCTATCACTGACAATGTGTGAACCACAACCATCGAGACAGATATGATAGTTTGCTTTCACCGGAGTAGTGGAAGATTCTGACTGGAATTCAGCCTGTGCAACCAACTCAGCATTTTCTTCCAGCAGCGTATTGCCGCCTTTCGGATCGAAAAGATCAACATTGCTTTGAGAAGCGTATACGTTACCGCTCTCAGATTGGTAGAACATAGCGTTCACACCAGTTGCAGTGCTGCGAAAGTTTTCGACTGCTTGAGCATGGCTACCACCGACAGCAACAATCCCCGCTAAACGGAGTGCTTTTGACATGGTAAAACCCTCTATGAATAAGTCGGTTATCGACTCATTGAAATTAATGATTGCAGGAAAATTTGAAAGAAAATTTAAATCTTTCTGCTTTCAATATCTTCGTCCGGAATGAAGCGATTTTCGAAGTATTTTGCAACGACTTCGTATCCATTCAGAACATAAACTTTTCGCAAACTATCTCCCCAAACCATCAGTTCGGCAAGTGTAGCGAAATGTTCCATTGCCATCGTATTCTTTCCGGCGGCAACGTTCCTTATTGGATGAATGTCTTTACCAGCGATTGCCGCTTTGAATTTCATTCGATCCACATTACGCAGCATCGTATTATCAATGAAGTGTGCAAGTTCATGCGTAATAACATGCGCTACACTCTTACTATTGAATCCACCTAACAGTTTCACAATCTGTTTCGGGTCTAATACGATTACGCCATACAGAACACCAGATACGCGAGTAGTAACGATATAACAACCATCGCTACTTAAACCCATGCCAACGTATAAACGTTTAAACGGCAGCGGTTCTTTTAATCCCACGGCTGGCATTACGTTATCCTGAATATCTTTCATGATTGCTTCAGGAACCGGACGAGCACTATACGACGAACCTTTAATTCCGAGGTTCAGGAATTCGTCATAGTTTTTAACTTCTAACTTAACTTTCCCGCACTTCTGAAGTTTCTTCGGTTCGTAGTTATTAATGCTTCCACCAGCGTAAACCGTTTCTGCATATTTCAAAGGCTTGAGCGCTTTATACGCTACATGCTCTTTTTCTTGATACTCTTTAGCGCGACGTGTATTTGCAACTTCTTCAGTCTCGTTTGAAACTGGAGCAGGTGCCGGAACGTTGCTCTTATTCACTTGCGAAGGATATGCAGTAGGCGCAGGAATTGGCGCTTCAGGTTCCTTCTTCGGAATAGGTGGCGGCGCTTCGGAAACACTGTTTTCCGGTATAGAGAAATTAAAGTTTTCAGGAAAAAGTTTCGCAGGATTTGCAGTAAATTCGCGAGAATCTTCTTGAATCTTTTTGCCCATTTCTAAGGCTACCGGAATGACTTGCGTTTGTTTTGGACTAGCAATATAAGCAACGCCAGTACCAAAACAAAGTCCAATTACATCACGCGTAACAACTTCAATACCATTTGCTCTCAGCGGCTCGCCGCCTAAATAACGATAGAAAGTAAATTCTCTCATTAGCGTTTAATCTGCATCAGTTGGTTAACTTCAGTTGCAGCACATGCAAACGCAGGATCGTCAACAGAGCTACATTCAAATCCGGTCAACAGCAAACAGTTTCTGTATGCGAGGCGACCAGAACGTGCATCCAATTTAGTTGGAACATTGAACGCAGTGTGTTCGCAGAAGTTGCGAGCTTTCGGAGTCACTAAACGACCGCAGATACTACACTCATATGCTTTATAAGTTGTACCTTTAGAATACGTGTTCAGTTCACCAGAAAGAATTCGTTTGCAGCGCTCAGGTTCCAGTGTACGGTCAAACGCCAGCAGCAAACTTAATACAGCGTGATCGCCACGGAAACCAACCAGAGGCGAAAGATGGCTATCAAAAATAATGCCACGCGCTTTCGTATAGTCTTTGTTTGCGTGTTCGATAAACGTTGGCTTACCTTTGAAAGTTTGGAACGCCAGCTTACCTTGATCCGGATTGAATCGCAGCCATTCAGCTTTTGAGAATCCGTCGCCGTTAGTGTTAGGCAATTCAGTCACGTTCACCGGAACCGGAACAATGATGTAATCGCGAATATCTTTCGACGTGTTATAAATCTCCGCAGCTTTCGGCAACCAAGTATTAATGTCCAGTGAAAGATCATTGGAGGAACCAACACGCGAACCAGCGATGCGAATATTATTGCTTTGACGCGATGCGTCTTCTTTATGCAGATCGATTGCAGTCATACCAGTATGCGTGGTTGAACTCAAATCGAACGACCTGCTTTTAATATGCTCAGGCATGACAGTTCCTTTTAATTGTAGTGCTCTAAATTCTCGTCGGATTTGACTAAGAAAACTTTTCCTTCAGGTGCGCAGAAACGTTGTCCGTCTTCGTCATAAATCCAATACTGCAAACGACCGTAACCATCAATTTGTGCAGTGCTGATTTTGCCGTAGATGAAACAGTCAGGACGATCATCACCGAACCGACGATATTCAACTTCAAGCCCAGGATACATAACATCGAAACTTTTCGTGCTGTATACGGCTTCGCAAACATCATCCATCGCAACGTATTTTAAACCGTTGCAAGTTTCAACCATGTAACCGGATTTCTCTTCACCGATTAAAATGCCTTTGACAGTACCGCGACTAATTCCACCGCAGCACGAACCATCAGCAGCACGTTCAGTTTGCCATTTGAAACGCAGAATATCGCCAATGTTATATTGGAATTCAAACGTTGCCATAGATTACCTCAGAGCAGAACGCGCCCACGTTTTCGCAAGTTCTAACGATAAGCGTTGCGGGTTGTGCAGTTTAACTTCGTTGCGATGTACGGCAGTGTACGGTTCATTTGAATTTTCACCACGACCGCTACGGAATGCAGCTTCGTTGAATCCGTGGAACAGCGTTGCAATCCAACCACTGCCTTTAGGATTTTGTTCACCGAGCTTTTTATCCCAACGAATAACACCGCAGGTTTCACCGCCGACACAAACCAGATAGCTAATTTTCTCGCCGCCTGAATAAATGTCTTTTTGTTTGTGGGTACGGAAAGTTACGCGTGAGGATTCAGAAACGATTTCTTTCTGTTCTTCTTTGTTTACTTCAGCTTTCTTTGGAGTGCCTGAAGTTTTCTCTTTCAGTTCATCCAGATCCAGCGTACTCCAATAACTCTCAAACAGTGCAACCAGTTTGTTAGAGATTGGAACGTCATCAACCGCATTGATTTGTGCCAGTGTTCCGGAAGCATCATCAATGATTCGATTCATGAAGAAGCAACCAATCACAACAGGCAGAACAGAACGTTGCGCAGGAGAAGTTACGCCAGCGGCATTCAAATAGTTTGTGCTCAGGCCAATCGCAAGACGTGCCAGAACAATGAAAGATTCTTTCTCAGAAGCATTGCAGATAGTTGCCATCAAACGCGCAGCAACAGCAGGATCGGCAGTACGTTGAGCAAGACCTTCGATTTCAACTTTGGAAAGTGATTTTCCAAGTTTCTTTTGCGCAGCCAGTTCGAAAGAGTTTTCGAGTTTGATTGTATTTCCGCGATTTAAACTTTGTTCAAGTTTTTGTACGGTTTCTTCGGACGAAGAAGTTGAAATGCCCGTATTCCTACGGGCAACATTAGAGCGTCTGCTTACTCGTGGCATAAAAACCTCTATTGAGATTTCTGCAACTGTTCCAGCAATCCAGACGTTTTGATAGACTCATTCACATCCAAACCGCGTACAGAACATAGTTGCGCGAAATAATGAAGCGCCTTATCAATCATTCCAAGTTGTTGGCATGACTTATAAGCTATATCCAAACACAGTTCTAAATTACTTTGTGAGGAGTCAAAAAGGAAAGGAGTTTGATTTTTTGCTGTAATTCCTTGAAGGGCAATTCCGAGCGCTAATACGTAGTCACCGGAGCGCCAGAGTATATCAGCAAACGTTCCGTAACTTTCGCTACGATCCGGACGGGCAGAAATAGCGCGGTGAGAAGCACTAATTGCAGTCGGCATATCACCCATCATGTACGCCGCACAACTTAATTCCGTATTGATCAGGCAAACGTAATCTTCCCAATATGCAATACGATTAAGTTTCTCAACTTCTGCTTTTGCTTCGCGATATAAATCAATATCCTGAAACTCATAAATGCGATAGCAAAGTTCACGCGCATAATAAAACACACTGCGCTCGTTACGTGGCATATCCATTACGTCAGCAGCGAGTTCAGGTAAATAGTTTCGCGGCTTTTCGTTGTCAGGAAAATGCGATGTGTGGAAGTCAGCGCGAGCCTCAACCACCGGATAATTATCAATGTTCATCAAAACTTCATGAGCACGATAATGCCAGCGGAAACGCCCTTTACGATACGCTTTCATTTGATCGTAAATGCTTCCCTGATTATCCATTTGAATCTGAATAGCATCAGGTTCAACAGGCAATGACTTCAACGATTCGACCCAATTAGGATCAGAGAATCGTTCGTCAATATCCAGCCACACAATTAAATCATCATCTGCAAAAGGTTGTGCTGCAAGATTTCGCGAGCCACCTAAATCACGAACGCCATCATTAATATCATAGCAAAAGTGAATGCGAGGATGTTCGAATCGCTCAATAAACCGGACAGTATTATCGGTGCTGCCTGTATCAACGATAGAGATTTCATCAGCGCCTTTCACATGTTCAAGAAACGCTTCAATGTTCTTCTCTTCGTTTCGACAGATTGCAGCTACGCACACACGCATAGAATTTCCTTAGATTTGAATGTTGCCAGATTCCGTCCAGCGAATTCCATAACGCTCACGTACAGAGAATTTGATTTCAATGAATTTGTTGAGATCAACTTGCGTGAGTGTTTTGTGGATATCGGTGAGAAGCGGAGTTTCTTTTGTTTCAGTATAAAGTTTTAATTCAATTTCCACATCACCAGCTAAACCTTGTGGCTTGAATACTTGCGCGGTATCTTCCAGCAGACCTGACGGCAACGTATCATCGAAATACGTATTCACCGTTTGCGTTAACCCACTGTTTAGAATTGTTGGAGCGAACGCACGAACCTGATCGTAAAAACTTTGGTTCCATGTTGTGTTGCCAATCAGAGTACGTTTCTTTTTAATGCGCGTAATCTTTCCATCGGCAACAGCATCATATTGGTTGTAATACCATTTGGCTTCGAGCAGATAAACGGTAGGCAATCCAGAGTCAGCAAAGTTAAACGCAGGTGCCACAACCATGCGGTGTTGAGTACGCGCAGCATTGCGACGGAAAACATTCAGAGAGTAATCGTAACCACGACGACAATTGATCGTGATATTGTTTACTACGGATTGCTGATAACCATTTGTCACGGCATAGGCAAAGCAATCTTGCCCGACGAAACCAGCGAGAGGTTTATACAGCAACGTTTCTTTATCTGCCGAAAGCCACACGCGGCCATGCGTCGGCTCACTGACGATGATCGGAGTTAGTCGCCAACCACGTTGAGCAGGAACTTTGTCGAGAATCCCTTGCGATGGAGATTCTGAAGTTTCAAAATCGCGAGCGCCCTGAATGATGATAGAGCGCAGCGGAATTTCAAACACAACGTTGTTCGGAGTCTCAAGCGTGAGTGGAGGAGCTACTGGCACATCGTTACGCCAGAAGTCTACAACACACGGTTTTGAAATCATCACGTCACCTTGTATTTCTTTTTAAATTCATCAATGGTGTAAATCGGAATTCCTTTGTCCATTGCTTTCTGAACTTTGGAACTTCCAGACCCAGGATCTTTTGCAATCAGAACCGTTGTATCAGCTTTCATGCTATCACTAGCCGTACCGCCTAACTCAAGAATCTTCGCTTTTAGATCTGCGTCACGCACACCAGTGAACGCAACATTAACACCGTTCAGTTTGGAACTTTTCACAACAACTTTCTTCGGCGCTTTCAACTTAATGCCAATCTCTTGAGCAAGGTCATACGCGGATACACAGGCTGAAGCAATCTTCGGTGCCAGTGATTTAATTCCGTGAATGTTACCAATCAGCGCAGACAGATCCGCAGACGCGCCGCGACGAAGAATTTGCTGAATGTTTGGAATCGCATCGACAACTTTATCAAACGAAGTATTTGCACCGCGCATAAAATAAGGAGCCGTTGCTTTCATCCACACATTCAATTCAACGCCAGCAAGCAACGCTTTGTTGTGCTTTGCAATATCTTTACCGCGAGCATCACCAAGAATACTACGCAGCGTAGGCAGACCGCAAAGAATAAGCGCTTTCGGATCTTTGATACCGCTTTCCATCAGCAGCATCGCAGAACTTTCGCCAGCATTAGAATAACCTGCCGCCGTCATGAAACTCTCAAGAAGTTTCGCATCAGCAGTAGCAGACTTTTTCTTCGCCTGAAATTCAACGCCAACCATTTTATACGGTACGTCCGGAAGTTTTGCTTTCTTCGCAGGTCTAACGATTTCCTGAATATAAGGAATAACTTTATTACTGCGCACCAGCTTAACTTTCGCACCAATACCTAACGGACGCTTTTCGTGTGGCGCTTTATTCTTGCCCGTAGGTTTCAAATATCCGTGTTCGATATAGAAACCGTTGTGACCATTCGCACGGTTGATCGTAATGCCGCCGGGAACAACAACAGGTTCAACAATAACGACAGGCGCAAGCACACCGTATTTTGTTTCCTGATAAACAATATCTTTCACCGTTGTAATAACGCTATCCGCACTCGTATTCATTTTGAATTTGAATTCGTGTTTAGGATTGCTTGATGTGGATGCAGGTGAAGGAATGTTGTCAGACACTACGAGGCCATCAAGTTCATACTTTGATTTGCGCATACGTTCTTCGATCATCGTTACCAATTGTTGCTCAGTAAGATCGTCGAAAGGCCCAAAGTGGCGAACCACAGTGAACCCGTATTGCTTCAGCAGTTTGAATTGATCGCTTTTCTTTTTCTTTGATGCAGCGCCGCCAATGATACCGAAACAGACCAGATCGATATGTTTGATTTCAGGTGGCGATTCGAAACGACGCATCAGACCAACGGAGGCAGGACGCGCAGAAGTATATTCATAATCGCCCGGAGCATCTTTATGAAGCGTTGCCATAAATTTCTTCTGGCTGATTAATGCTTCACAACGAACAATGAAACGTTCTTTCGTTGGAATCTTTTTCGGAATATTAAACGAGGACAAATGGCGCGTAACGTCTTTGCCGTTCGTGCTGTCACCGCGAGTAAACGCCTGAACAGGAATTCCTTTTTCGTAGACCAGTTCGATACTTTGACCGTCCAGCTTATCACTAATGATTTTGCTGTTACCATTCGCCAGATGTTTGGCAAGTGACGGCGACGAAAGTTTCAGTTGATTGAGGCTTGCCATTGGAACAGGCAACTTAACATCGCTATCGTCGTGTGAACCAATCTTTTTCGCCAGCGTAGACTTAGGCCAGCGTTCAGAAATGTAATCGCGAATCGTGTCGTAAATGGAATCGTCAACAAGAGCATCGCCCTCGTCGTAAGCATCGTCTAACGCATTAACGAGTTTCTTCGCTTGCGTTAGATTCAGCGTTTCCATAACTTTCAGAGGATTCTTTGCAAGACGTTTTAAACTGATCGAAGCACTTTCACTTTTCACGTTTTCATCGTCAAGCATAATACGGTGTAATCCAGTCATGAAAATATCCTTCTGCAAATGATGTTAAACATTTACAGTTTCAGCGATACGATTTGCCACAAACTTTGGAACTTCATTGAATGTGAGGTGATTTCTTTTCAGCAATTGCACAAAGGCTTCTGCAATTTTGAGCTGATTAGATCCAACACCACCGTGGTATCGCGCATTCATTAAACGGCGTGACATTTCAGATAGCAAAGTTTCGCGAGCTTTGAATCCATTCAGATTTGAGAACATTGCGAAATACTTTTGCACGTCTGAAACTTTTGAATATGTTGCCAGCCCATCAAAATTTCTACGCAGTGCGGCATGAAGAATAATCAGGAACGGAGTCATATCCTGCGCGTCACGATCTTTCTGTTCTTTCTCAATCTGTTTGATAAAGTCAGGACGAGTATCGACAGGCGCAACAACTTTCCCCTGCATTTCACGCGTTGCATCATTCAGCAGACCAATCCGCTTAGACGGTAACATCGTGAGCATATCTTTCTTCTTGCCGTATGCGTAGATAGGAATATTCTTTTTCATACACTGAACAGCCAGCGCACGTAAAAACATTCCGTTGCTTTTGATTCGTGCCTCGTCGTTTATGCCCGTGTTGCAGTGGACGGCAATAACGCAATCAAGAGACAGAGTTGATTTGTCGCTGATAATACGTTCTTCCGCTTCAGAATGTTTCTGATTGTCATCCCAATAGTTCACAGGCACCATTTTGTTTCGGCTACGCAATTTATCCGCATCCAAAACAAACATTACTTCGGAACCGCCTTTAGTGCGCGTGGCGAAAATATTACTGCGCGTTCTTGTGGTGGAAAGGAAGAACAGCTTACCTTTTGCAAACCGTTCTTCTGTCTCATTGCCTACCGCCATCGTTAAATGAAACTTTCCATCACGAACAATCTGCGCAGCAAATTGCGCAGACGTAAAGTGATAAAGTACATTCATAGATCTTTAATCGCCTCGTAAATAAAACGGGGGATTCCTGCAATCGTAATGCCTTGCTGTTTCGCCAACATCATCAATGCAGCAGGAGTACGTGAACGTTTCTCGCTACGGTCAAAGTTTCGCGAGTTGGCAATATCAGAGCGCAGTCCAGAAGCAATCTCTGCGAGGTTACGCTGATCGCCATACGTTCTACGCACACGATCAAAAACATAATCCACATCGGCGTTCTTCAGTTTCATAACTTGAGGAACTTTCTTCTGAACAACCGCGTGAAGCAGTACCAGCCACGGCAGCACATAATCTTTTCGTGCGCGAGGAATATAACCGCCGCGAATGATTTTTGATTTCGCTTGCAGCCGTGGATCATCAAGAGACAGACGGCGAGACTTCTGCATTGAAAGCATGTCTTTGAGGTTATCGTAAACAAACACAGTAATCTTGCGACGCTTACATCCAATGATCAATTCGCGCAGATATTTGCCATCGTCATTACGGCCTAAGTTTACGTGAACCGCAACAATGAAAGGTGACGCAGGGATAGTTGGTTTATCCGAAACTAAACGTTCTTCAGCTTCGGAATATTTCGGGTCGCCCCAATAATCAACTTGCGTGAGTTTGAAGCGAGAGGACAGCGCCCTCCCATCCATTTCAAACATCACTCCATGCTCTTTATTTGCAAACGCATTGTTGCGAGTACGAGTCAGCGAAAGATAAAACAATTTACCTTTGTTAATCGCCAAATCAGACTCAGCCGCTTCAGCCATCGACAGAACAAATTTATTCTGTTTGATGATATCAGCAGCATGATATGTTTTTGTGAAGTGAAATAAAGTTTCCATTAGCTTACGATAGGCTCCTTGTTAACGTCGAACTCTTCGGCCATATCATAGACGCGAGAGAACAGAGCAGGTTTCATATCTTCAACGTGTTCAGCAATATCGAACAGGCTTTGCTTACGTGCTTTGTTGATACGAACCTGACGAACTTCATCCGGACTATTCGTAATATCGAACAGCGTGTAAATGATAATGCTGTCAGAAGATTTGTGAGCGGATTCTTTCAGGACAAGCCACTTGCGTTTAAGTTTTTCGTCTGCTTTGAAGACAACAACATCGCCCGGCTCAGGATCTGCCAGTTTCTCTGGCGTACCTTTATTTTCCTCAGCTTTCTTCTTAGCAATTTTTGCCGCCTCTTGTTCAGCATTGAGAACATCTTCGTCATCATCTTCTGACGAATCATTTTCATCTACTGCATCCTCGGAATCCTCGTCAGCTTCGGGATCTTCTTCTTCCGAATCTTCTTCGTCTTCTTCAGCTTCCGGATCTTCCTCTTCCTCGTCTTCGTCTTCAGAATCCTCTTCTTCGTCTTCAGAATCCTCTTCAGCTTCTGGATCTTCCTCTTCCTCTTCCGAATCTTCTTCCTCTTCCGAATCTTCTTCCTCTTCCGGATCTTCTTCCTCTTCTTCAGCGTCTGGATCTTCCTCTTCCTCTTCAGCTTCTGGATCTTCCTCTTCCTCTTCAGAATCTTCCTCTTCAGCTTCTGGCGCAGCTTCTTTATCTTTCTTGGCGCGAACTTTAGAAGGTTTCGGAGTTTCTTCTTCCTCTTCGTCGTCATCTTCTTCCTCAACATCGGAAAGATCGAAATCGCCTTTCTCGATATCAGCGGAGTCGTCACCTTCACCAAACAGCGAACCGACTACAGAATCAATGCCAACGTTGTCAGACGCGAACGGACGAGCAACAAGAATATCAGACAGGCGATCAAACATGTCGTCAAACTTGGCGTCTTCATCCATTTCTTCCATCGCGATTTGTGCGTCCAGATCTTCCTCTTCATCTTCCAGCAATTCTTCTTCTGCAAGAATAGATTTAATCTGGCTACGCAGACGAACCGTAGGAATCGCTTGGTCTTCCGGATCATATGCTTTCGCTTTCGGTGCTTCCATTTCGCCGCGTTTGATTTTATCTTTCATATCATCAAAGCGTTCTTGTTCAGCACGAGCATTTTCTTTCGCCGCACGTTTAGTTTCGCGCAGAGTCATTTCTTGTGCCAATTTCTCAGCACGTTTTTCCAGACGAGCAGCCTCACGCGCTTCAACTTGTGAAACGTGTTTTGCTCTCTTAGCGTCGGCACGATATGCCTTAACGTCTTCGTCTGTAATACTTCCGTTAGGCCAATCTTGAATCGGCATAACCAAAGTTTCAGTAACCAGCTTGTCGTAGTTTTCAGGAGAAAGTTTTAAATACATTCCCTTCTCGTTAATGACTACACCGCCTTTTGCATCACGCAAATAGCGCATACCGATCATCGCATTTTTCTTCAGGACTTCACGCCCTTTAGTATGCGTGATTGTGAGCGTCAACTCTGGAACGATACGCCATTGATAGTTGCTAAATTCAATACCGTTTTTATATTCGTTTGGAATCTTGCTTGGTGCGAATCGAGCAGCATCAAAATTCTTACGCTGCAATTGACGTTCGGTAGTTTTAATGCCACGCGCTTTCGCACGTCCTTCACGCTGCGCAATATCCGGAAGTTTACGAAGTTTCGTAGCTTTCTCCAGAATACTGTTTCCGTTCTTGCGATCCAGCGGGAAATTGATGTGAGGCATATCAGGGAAAATCAGAGTGAAACGTGAACCGCTTTTGAGTGACTTGATACCAAAAATATCGCCATCACGAATCATGCGCTTATGAGTTCGTTCTGAAACTTCTTTCCCGCGTTGCCCTGTATATTTAAACCAGTTGAAGTCACGAATGGCTTCTTCGTAGGTTGCAGATTGAGAGAGCATTCTTATTCTCCGTTATAGGTGATAGAAATAAATTAGGAACTTCCTTGTTCCTAGTTCTATTTAACCACCTGCGAGATAGCCGCGAGTGTCACAACCGAAGTCGCCACAATATTCCCCGCAAGGAATACTGATAGCCCACGTCCATGATCCATCGGTTTGTTGAATTGCAAAAATTTCATCCGGAGTTTTATTCCAGACGTTAACTGCATTCTGAAGCGCTTCAAGTTCGGTCGCGAAATAACCTTTCTTGAGCGGATCAGGTTCACCGTAATCCGTTTCCGGAACAAACATCGTGACTTTCATACGCTCAACTGGATACGGATTCGCATCAAGTTTACGAGGCACATAATCGCCAGTGATGATAACTTGTTTCGAAATTAAATCAGCGGTATTCATTGCGTATTTGTATGCCGCAGCATCGTTACGCGGTTCGTACTCTGAATCATTGATATACACGGCAGCCGGAACAACACGACGAACAGCAGTCGGAGATTTATAAACATCACCACCAACTTTTTGCTCAACATGCGTACCAACAGGATGAACAGTTAATGTTTCAGTGTGCTTCGCGCTACTCAAATACTTATACGTAATCGGAGCGAAAATAAAGTCAGCAGTCGGACTAATCTGGTACTGGTCTTTAATATCGAACCAACGAGGCACCGCGATTTCATACTCTGCAATCGGTCGCATGTAACGAACATAGCGTACCGTGTTCATATCAATCTTATACGGATCGTAATCCTGTTTCGCCCAATCCATCATGTGATGACTTGACGGAATGATTTGCACATACCACGCAACAGCAGTACGATCAGGTGCGTTGAAGTTATAGGTGTCAGTATCGGCAGCTTCAAATGCGAAGTAATCCACATACTCACCCAACCGGAACCATTTATGATCCGTTCCATGATCATAAACATCCGCAGCAACAACAGCCGAAGGTTCAGCAGGATTTGCTTTTGCCTTATCCGGATTTGCAACGAAAGATGGATTCGCTGTTTCGGATTTAGGAGTTTCAATTCCTAAAACAACTTTCGGCAGCACCGGAGTTTTATCTTCTACCACATTCCAATTTACAGGACGTGGAGACAACGGCGCAATGTCGAGAATAACTTTCGTTGTTTCAGTATCAACAGAACTTGAGAACGTATCTTCAGCAATATCGTAGGCTCGTTCGAAAACAAAACCATCTTTAAGGCCAATGCGCGATTCAAATCCTAACTCAAGTTCAGGCATATCCATCAGCGTTTCGGCAAACAGATACCATTCCTCGTGCGTTTGTTTCAGTTCGTTCGTTACCGATTCAAATGCGTAATCGAATTCACGATCAAAAGAAACAGGCGCAACAAGTGCAGCAACGAATGCAAATGGATTGAACCATGTTGGCATACTGCTATGCTCAATGGATTCCATATGCGTACTGAAATCAGTTGCGCCAACTTTGAAACTTTCGTACTGCGCAATAGAGTAATTTGTTTCGCGACTTTCAAACCAAACTTTCGGAGCATCTTGTGCGAAACTTGTAGGGCGCGAATCTTTACCGGAACTATAGGTAACAGTGCCAGCGAAATCATGCAGCCATGAAACTTTTGCGAGACTAAATTCCAAAACTTTCGGTTGCTGGTGCGAAGGGTAAGATTCCATTTTTAAAACAGAATCACACGAAACATCCAGCAGCATGAAACTATTCATATACACGCCGCGAGAGTCTAACTCCGCTTCAACGTCTGTTCCATCGACGCTAAATAAAATGCCAGCAGGAATGCGAATATCAGTAAGGAAGTTTTCTGGTATCGCATCAAAATGAAGTGAATCACTTTCCTTAGCAACCATGCCATTTGAATAGACAGTTGCAGGTTGATCATCAAGCCATGTGTCGTGCGTCCAAATATCCCACGTATATTTATAACGAGAACTACCAAACTTAATCTGATATTTCTTGTTTGTTTCAGTAGGAGTAAACTTCAAATACGTTGACTGACCAACTTCGAGCGTTACTTCTTTACCGCCCTGAACAAACTCACCTTCAGCAGAATCAATCGTAAGCGCGAGCGCCGTCAATCCATCGTTGGTAAGTGTTACAGTGCGATACTCTTTGTTGATTTCAGCATACGCACGGTTTGGAACCGGAGCGAATTCTGTTTCGGAAACCGTGAAGATTCCATATTCAGTTTCGTATTCCCCTGCGAACACTTTGATGTTCGTGATGTTATATCCGTGATGAACTTTCAGATAGAACTTATCGCCGTTGTACATGAACACAGGCGCAGGAGTCAGAACTCCATTCACGTAAACTTCAACACGGTCATCATGAACTTCGCCATCAATCAGAACACTAAACTCTAATCGTTGGTTAATGCCTGTCAGAGTTTTCGTTTCAGTTTGTTGCCAGCTATAATCCGGTACGTCATAAATTGTTTCGAACGTGAACGGATCGGGGTACGGATCTGGAACAATTTCAACAAGACCAGTTGAACGGCCTACGCTGAATGGGAACGGCTGCGACGTTAAATATCCATGCGATGCAGTAACAGTAACCACGTCGCCGTTTTTAACGTTCGTAACATCCTTGCCGCCAACTTTCGCAGTCCACACGATCCCATCAGGTAACGTAATCGGCAACAGATCGTCAGTGTCGTCAAAGTTTGCCGTGAACGTGAACACAACAGTTTTGCCCAGCGCCTGATCGTATGCTGGAAGTGTTGCGCCGTAAGTTGGAACATACGTGTGAGTTAATGTTGTTGTCGGACGTGCAACGTAACCATAAAGTTGCGTTGTCGCGCCGTTACTCATTAAACTCAAGTAAGACCAGTTGCGCGAAGAATTTTCAATTGTCGCTGTAGTGCGATCAACAAAACTTCTTCGACCTGTAGTATCGCTACCCGCAGTGTAAAGCAGTGAAGCAGTTACCGGATTCGTGAACGTTGTTGGATAACGCAGTCTTTTTTCATCCGGATCGCCAAGCATCAAACTGCCGACAGTAGTTTTAATCGGCCAACGCCAAAGTTTATTAGTGTTGCGATTAAAAGAATAAGCGTCTTCAGTCCCAGGAGCGAACGCATAGAAGAAATGCGAAGGATCGTTATATACCGCCGCTACATCAGTTCCAACTAAACGACCATCGCGAGTGATGTACGCGTCGAGAGTGTCATGACAGTTAACATAAAACTCGTCAGACTTAACGCTAACTTCAGTAAAGTTAGAATCAAGTTTGTGAATCTTTCCGTCAGTGTCGATAACGGCAAACAGCGGATCAAATGCGCCAGTTGCTTTAAGCAATACAACGCGCATAATGCGATAAGGCAATACAACGTCCGGCTGTTTTTCCATTCGAACGTTGTACCAACTAATCGTTCCGTTCGAACCAAATATAGCAACGGTTCGGCGGTGAGTAGCCGGAGAGTAATATGCAAACGCATCAGCAAATTCTTGCGAAATTGTTTGATAGCGAATCAGGCTTGCAGAATCCGCAGGGTTATTGAAAAGGTGAACTTTTCTTGCCGCCTTATCAGCGACGAACCACACAGGATTTTTATAATCAAAGGCCGCAGCGTTAAGCGTGACGCTTGAAAGAGTTTTCGGAGTCAGCGCATCCATTGCCGCTGGCGTTAATTCAGTCGCACCAAAAGCAATTACAGCTTCACCGAATTCCGGATCAATTGCATCAGCTTTATATAGTGCGTCGAAACCATTCATCAACGCTTTAGGCGTAACAGTTTTTTGCACAGTTGCCTGAACAATACGTGACGCTTCTTGCAACAGTGTCCACTGTCCAGCGTAATCGTAATAAACCGTTACCTGTCTGGAACGATACTGTTTCGTTGGAACGTCGGCAGTAACCGTAAAGTTATACATGCCAAACGCATCAGCAACGACACTAATCTGATCCGAATTGTTTTCAAACTTTCCACCGACAACAAGAAATTTTAATGTGCCGGAAGGATACCGCTTAATGTGAATCGCGTTCGACCAAGATTCAGTTGCATTGCTTGAAACAATTTTCTGAATATTGAGCGCCATTTTTGTACCTCAAGCGAGAGAAACAAAAAGTGGGGCACGAAGCCCCACGAATTTTTCGCGAAATTAAACGCCGCCACCAGCAGCCAGCAGGAAGATACGCATACCGGTGTTCTTAGGACTGTTTGCAGACAGCGCCGCATAGTTACGTTTCTTCGGCACAGGGTTTTGCGGATCGGTTTTATCCTCTTCGTTATAAACCTGTACGTCGATTGCAACGCCGTTTGAAATTACGTCAGCAGAAGAGTAACCCAACATGTCGATCTCATACGGATAAGAATAACGATGTGAGTTGAAACCTTGCGGCAGACGGAAATCAAACTTGTTGTCTTCAGAGAAAGCAACTTGCTGAAGCGGGTTGATAACCGCAAACGCATCCGCAGAGTGCTGAACAGCAGACACTGGTTTTGTCGGCGCGTTCACGTCTTTCTCGCGAACAGTGAAACGCTGAATACCATCAGCGATCAGTTTGTTTGCGTCATCGCTACCGCCGCCGTTCACAGACCAGATACAGAACAGTGGAGCTTTACCGTCAGTAACAACAGAACCATCTTTGTTGATCGCACGTTGAATGCACAGCCACGCCTGACGGCAACCGTAATCATCGCTACCTTCAACGTAAATGTGAAGTGCCACGCCGTGATCGGAAATCGACAGATGATAAGTCATCGGCGTAGAAGATGGATCGGTGAAGATCAGCGAATCAGGATCTGCATCATCGAAAGTCATGGTGCCAGCATAAGCAGGTACACCATTCTGCGCAGCCGGGTTAGGAATACCGCGATGCCAGAAATAAGTTTCGTGTGCGGTATTTTTGTCGCCGTCTTGTGCGATCTGGTTCGGCAGAGCAGTCAAGCGGCGTTTGCCGATTGCGCCGGAATATTGCGGATACGCGGTATTGCTAACAACGTTTTGACCGATTTTAGAAACGGTTCCGGTATCGGTGATCTGATCAGGAGTTGCAACGTTCAGTCGGGTAGACAGAGGTGCAATCTGACCAGCGATACGCCAGCGCTGAGTGCCAGAAACGCCAGCCAGCGGATCGACTGCGTTACTTGCCTCCAGAACAAAACTATTCAGTGCAACAGAAGGAACAGTAGAGCCGACAGTTCCGTTTGCGCTTACCATGTTGAAACCGTTCGCAATCAGATCGCTAACGATATCTTTCCACATAGTTTGGTTATTTACGTAACCAGATTTTTTAATGAACTTGCCCATTTAAAAGTTCCTCTTTATTAAGGTGCTACAACTTCAGCGATTGGGAAAAGAATACGCATACCACGGTTATCTTTTCCGTTTGCATTCATTGCGCGATACGTAGTCTTGATGGATGCCGGAGAAACATCAACATTCGATGCCGCAGAAATAACGTCAGCCGAAGTGTAACCCAGCATATCAAGAACGATATGATACAGATAGCGGTGCGTGTTGATCATATGAGGGAACAGCACGATTGCCTTGTTACCTTCAGCGATCATAACTTGCTGCAACGGATTGATAACAGGAATTCCATCAGGAGAAGGAACCACTGCGCTGATCGGTGCAGTTGCCGCATTGATATCGCGCTCAATTACGGTGAAACGCTGAATTGATTTTTCATTCAGAGTATCAGGATTTCCAGCCTGACCGCCACCGATAGAATAAATCGCAAACAGCGGAGAGTTTGGATCTACTTCGCCAGTTTCAGCAACAACGCCACGCTGAACAACAGCCCAACTAAACGCGGTGCCAGTGTTGTCCAGACCTTCAGCGTTAACCTGAAGAGAGAAGCCGTGATCGGAAATTGCGAGATCGTAAGAGAACGGATACGCAGCGAAATCGGCAGCAGCGTCAATTTTCCAATCTTTCGCAAGATCGATGAAGTAGTTTGATTCCAGACCATCAACCGCAAGACGACCAACTTCAGCAGTTGCGTTACGCATTACAGCTTCGAAAGTTGTCGCATTAAGTTGGCTGGACGGCAACACATTCATCGCCATAGTTTTGTCTGCGTCGCTCGCAGAAAGAATCACAGACCACTTCTGGTTTTCATACAGAGAGTCGATTGTGTCATTTGGAGACAGAACAATTTTCTTCGCAGTGGAAGTGATATTCGATCCCGCAGCACCATCAACAGCAACAACAGTAAAGCCAGCAGTTACCATTGAGGCAGCGAGTTTTCGGACGAGATTCTCAAGCCCTACAATGTTTTGACCTTTTGTATAAGTCATGAATTACTCCAGCACTAAGTAAGTTACAGAAACTTTTGGTTGAGCAGGTGACGATCCCAAATTACGCATAACACCGTAATGAGTCACACCATCCTCAACTGACAGAAACGCGAAACGACGATGTTTTACCAGAGTTTCATCTTCTATCATCACGCCATCGTCTTTCAAGAAATCAACAGTTGAGCGGAACACGTATGGGTTTCGATCATTTCGATCTTCTGTTTGGTGGAATTGCAATTCAATATCGAACGCGTTTAATTCCACAACCAACAGCATACAAGTTTTCGCCATATCCATAGTGAAATTAAGATTTTCACCTGGAGGAATGAAATCTTGAGCTTCATACTCCACATTTACTCGCGCACCTTGACCAGCAGAACCGCCGAGATTTGACCACACCAAAGTGTTGTTTGCACCCGCAGTTAAAACTAATCCCACTTCACCAGCTTTCGGAATAAGTTGCGAATCTTCGAGACTCACTTCCTGTTCGTTATTCTGATTTTGTGTAACTTTGAGAGGACTTTTGAAAACTAAATTGTTTCCTAACTTCGCGTCTTCCCATGTAGTTAAATCGTCTGCGAGTTGATACATTTGTTTGTCAGCAGACACCCAAACCATCATACCCGCAGAACGTGCGCCAGTAGGAATTGCATCACGATCAGTTACAGCTTTCACGCAACGCAATCCCCCCTTCAAGTGAATATCTTGAAGGAGGAATGGCAGAGCAGAGTTAGACGGTAATAGAAACGAAGTTAACATTACCGGCATCACTTTCTCCTTTTATTTTACGGCATACCTGACAGTGACGAAGTAGATCCGTAGGTCAGTTCGAAACTAAAGCTGTACTGCGCACCGAACGGGAAGTCAGCACGATAGATGTAATACAACACACCATCAATTGAAATTTCAGCAGCACCAACAAAGTTGAAGTCACCGAATTCCATCGCACCATCCCACGAACCAGCGAAGCCGCTTGTCGGATCACGGAAGTAACCGTAAGCGAGTTTTGCAGGCCACGCAACATACCAGAACAATCCGTTTGCTTCAGTAGAAGAACCAGCAGGAATATTCAGGATCTGTTTTCCGGTTTCTGTCAGATTCGTTTTCAGCGATTCAAAGAATGCTTTATCGTATCCAGCAGCGCTCATAACTTTTGCGTGTGTGCCATAACGAGGGCCATACGCAGTCGGAACGTCAGCAGGTAAAACGTTAACGTTACGAGTTGCAGTAACGACAGCGCTTTCCAGTTTGTACACCGCAGTGATCTTCACAACAGACGGAGAAGAAACAACAGTAGTTGTCAGCATTCCGTTTTTGTCGATTGAAGGAACAGTCGCACCACTCACAACGGAAACACTCCACGTTGCATCTTTCGAAACATCTTTGGAGGTTGCATCCGTGAACAACGCAACAGCGGCATACGGCGCATCAACACCACCAACAACATCGGTAGCACCGTTAATCGTCAGACTTTCCGGAAGAATATCTGCGACGTTACGAATGATCACGCTTGCCTGACTATTCAAAGTTCCATCACTTGCGCGAAGCAGAACAGTTTGATCCTGAGTAACTTCTTTCGCAGTCATCAATCCAGTCTGATCAATAGTTGCGTAAGTTCCACCTTGCAGAATCAACCACTGAAGATTAGTGATTGGCTGAGTGCTGTTATCACTCATTAAATAATGCGCGGTGAAGTTACCAGTTGTTTTCTCGTCAATCGTTGAAGGGCCAACAATTTCGATACGCACTTTCGTAGGCGGGTTTCCTTTCGCAACAACAGTTTTCGATGCAGATTTAGTTACACCGTTTTCCGTATACGTTGCAGAGAGAACCAGACTCAAACTTGGAATATCCAGAGCGCCAACAGTTAAGCGTCCTGAAGTTCCATCGAAACTCGCATAAGGAGTTACGGTAGTCATTTTAAATTCGTCTGCCTGAATTTGCAGAGTATGACCATCAGTGTAAGTCGCCAACACCGTGTAATCATGTTGAGTGCTTTGCTGAACTTCGTCTTCACCGAGAATTTCGATTTTACTAAGCGCAACAGTTGGCACTACATTAATCACGGTAATATCTTTCGTCGCCGTGCGCGTGATTCCGTCATACGTAAACGTTGCAGTAAGAGTCACAACAGTATCCGCATTAACCTGACCAGCGTTCACCGTTTTATTAACGATGTAAGCAACAGCAACGTTTGAACTTTTGAACGTATCCGGATCGACCGTGCGGTTTGTTCCAGTATTCATAATCGCAAGGAAGCGATAGGCAGAAGAACGACCTTCGATGATCGTATCAGCACCTTGAATAATGAAATCAGTGAGGAATTCAGCAGCAGACTCTTTCACAATCGTGATTGTTTTCTTCGCGTCGATAAACTGATTGTTTGTCGCGGAAGTGAAACCTGCCTGAAGTTCTACCTGACGGTTCGCAGTTTCTTCTTTCTTCGCAGTAACTTTATTTCCACTGATAACAGTGTACGTAGAAGGAACCGCTTGGAAGAAGTCCGGAGTAACTTGTTCTTTATCGCCGTTCGACCAGATAACAAAGAAAGTATAACTCGCTTCACCTTGACTGTTAATCGACGACGCGCCAGTGATTTGCAGTTCAGTCATACGCTGCGCTTTCACTGTAACTTGTTTCGATGCAGTGTAAGTGTTGCCGTTGAAATCATACGTCGCCGTAAGAGTTGCAACAGTGTCAGCGTTAATGCGAGCAGCTTCACCAACCATTCCAGTAAGAATGAGAGCAGTCGGACGATCAACAACAAAGTTATCCGGAGAGATTGCAGTCAGACCGCCTTTCTTGAACGTCGCGTAAACCGCATAAGTATCGCGTTCACGGAAGAACAGAGAATCTTTACCGACGATATTAATCGAAACAATTTCGTCGTCCGGAATAAACACGTTGCGAATATGCAGATCGTAAGTGCCTACAACAATGTTGCCGTACACTGGATCTTTCAGTTTCGCCGTAACTTTCAGAACAATGTCTGCGCCCAAATCCGGAGCAGTAACAGTTCCGTCTGCCGCCATCGTCACGCCTACAACGTTTTCTTCAATCGACCAAATAACGCCAGCCGGATTCTGAACAACATTGTTTTCCCATTCAGCAGTTGCAACAAGTTTGATACTTGCGTTGTCGCTCATATAACTTGCATTGCCTGGGAGACTAATGCGCAGATTTAAAAGTTTTGGAGAAGTCCAGTCAACGTTGTCCAGACTTGGCTTGCGCCACTCTCCGATAAACTTATGTGAATCCACAGGATCACGACCCACAATGGCAAGCACAGCGCCAGCCACAGGAGTGATGGAACTATCCACTTGTGCGTAATCTTTGCTATTGATTCGAATTTTCGTGCGCGGATAATCGTCATGATCATGTGCAGTCGGATCGCGGGGATCACTCATTCGCGGATCGCTATCACTGACAGCAACAGACGAAGCGTGATTATCTTTTAAAATAACTTTACCGATTCGCGCCGTCGAAGCCAGCGGAGTATTCAACTGGCCAGGATCGATCCCTAAGTCAGAAGCGTTCTCCACAACGAAACGGAAAAATTGCGAAGACTTATAAAGATTCGCATAGTCCGTAATCTCTTGCCACGTTCCGCGATAAACACCATCAGACGTGTGAGAAGTACGAAGCAATACTCTTTGGAATTTAGGAGAAGCAGGGTTCCCATCAATCCACAAAAGGTTGTACGGCTTATCAGCAAACGAAGGTTCCGTATAACTTACAACAACCTGATAAACATCTTTCTGATTGTTTGGATACGGTTTAAATTCGAACGTCACTGGATTTCGTGGAGTGAGGCCACGAGTACGCGCAAGCTGAATATACTTCTTCGCGTAATCCAGAATATTAGTTGTTGCCATTATTTGCCTCCAACAGATCAGAAGCATCGATCGATGCGTATTTGGCAACTGACGCGCTATCGGCAACGAACGTTGTTCCCGCAGTTCCTTTGGTAGCATCAACATTAATCTTACCAGTTGAGTGCTTCAATTCCTTAGCAGGTTTTTCCGGATGCGTGTGCGCTTTCGGTTTACGTGCGTCGGTATTGCGAGGATCTGAAACTGAAACAAACGTAGGACGATCTTCAGCAACAGCTTTCGTAGTGATACGAGCTACGCCATAATCATCTTTCGTTGCAAGCGGCAGAGCGGTACTGCTTGGCAGATCTTCTTGCGCGTAATATTGCGGTGCCCACAGCGAAGCGATTTCTTTTACTTCTACCCACGTATGATCGAAACCATTAGCAGGAGTTTTCGCAGTACGCGTAAGCAACGTGCGATAAAACTTTTTAGAAGTATCCATGCACAGCCAAACAACGTTCAGCGGCAGAGGAATATCAGTCGGCTCAGTTGCAGAAACGACAAAACTCGCACTGGTATTCAAAACTGGATTCACTTGACGAATAACTTGCGTCAGATGATTTGTTTCAAATTCCGTAACGGCGAGTAAAGCAGAAATGATCTGATTGAAAGTAGGAAGCAGATTAGTTGTCACGACAGTTCCCCTTCTTTCAGTTTGCGCCATGTCACCGTGTCATTTTCAAACACCAGAATTTGACCAACTTTCGGAGAAGCCTGATCTTGTACTGGAATGCTTTCGGCACCGGAAGATTTATTGACGCTGAACAAACTGGCTGGCGTTTCCGGATGCGTATGATCAAGCGGAGGACGAGCATCAGTCAGTGTAACGTCGCCGTCTTGCACCACACGCGCTTCAGCTTCAGGATAAGAAAGATATCCAACGCCGTGCGTGAGAACAGTTGCGACAGGAGGAAGCATGTCAGAAATAATTCCGATATCAGCATCAGAATAATGCTGTTCTTCCATTGCATCGTCATAAAAATACAGTTCTTCCCAAACATCGTTATCGGGATTCGTACTGTCATGCGATGTGCGTTTGAAAGCGCTTCTGAAAGTTTCGGATTCAGGATTGAAATCAATCCGCACCGCATTTTCCGGAAGCACAACATAACGAGGAACCGAATATCCGCAGAAGAAAACCAAACCGAGAGAACTCCCTTCCACCGGTAGGCGGAAGAGAATTGGGTTTTTATTCTGACTATGGATGTTCGTAAGAAGTTCGACGTTATTAATAAACTTCTCTAACTTTAATTCCATGAGTCTTCTCCAGAAGAAGCATTAAATCACGGTTGAAGTGCTGCCTTTCGGATTGATGTTGAAGCGATAAATCAAACGACGAGTCATACGAGTTGGATCGAGAACGATATCAATAATCAGATCGCCATTCTCAATTGTTTGATTCGTGTTGTTTGTTTCATCACACACAACTTTATAGCCAGCAGAACCTGTAGAGCCAGTTCGTAAACCGCGACCTAAGCGAATTTCTTCTAAGAACTTTTCAATCTTCGCGACAAGCGTATCACGCAACACGCTATCGTTTGGATCAAACAGTCCGGTACGCGCCTGACGTTGCGCCACTTCAAGAATGTAACCAACCATTCGTTGAATAGGCACTTGCTGGAAAGCACTGTCAGTATTCAACAGAGTGAACGCTTCCCAAATTGCATAACCGCCGCCCAAATTTTCAGGAAGTTTGCGCAGGTAGTTGATCTGTTCACGCGCAAGTGCATCGCGAGAAGCCTGATCGTAGAGCGCGTTGGAACCGTAAACTTGCAGGTTAGCAGAAGCAGTAATACCAGCAGGTGCAAACCATGTTCCACGGTTGTTGTCAGTCGCGCAGTACGCAGCACAAACCTGACCAACAATCGGCACCCAAATATAACGACCAGTATCTTCATCGAACTCTTTAATGTGCGGAGAGTAAAGACTCATGTTACGCGCATTAATGTTCAGAGTTTGACGACGATAGCGAATCGCTTTCGCAACGCTCTGTTCTTCCATCGGCACAGCGCCAATGACGTGACAGTTAATGTGATTGTTCGCAGCCAGCACCATTCCACGGTGAACGATATGATCATCAAGACCACCAGACACCAGCAGAGTAATGCGTTGTTCTTCAGGATCACCAAAGTAATCTTGATACGCTTGCGCCATCATATCGGAAGTAACTTTGTCGCCGTCACTACCACCCGCCATGAATGCGAAATCACTTGTGAGGAAGTCGATATCATGCGTGAAGTATTCGTTACGAATAAAGCGAATGTTTG